ATGATTCTAAAGATGATATGGATAATTTTGTTTCGAATAATCTTCAAGAATATATAAATTTAGGACTATTAAGGTATATTAAAATAAATAATAAAAAATATTATAATTCATCTCATTCCAAAAATATTGCACATAAATATTCAACAGGAGAGGTATTAATTAATTTTGATTGTGATAATATATTAAATAAAAATATTATAAATTTTATATATCAAACATTTTTATCAAATGACATTAATAACATATGTTTATGTGATTTAGAATGTTTAGGATTTATAGGATTAAGTAGATTTAATTATTTTAAATTAGGTGGTTATAATGAAAATTTATTTTCATATGGTTATGATGATAAAGACATAAAATTAAGAATTAAAAAATATCTTCATTGCTTAGAAATATTATTACCAGAAGAATTTTTTTATAATAAAAATTGTGTTATTCATCAAAATGATGAGGTTAAATTTATCAATATGAAAAAAGAATTACCTAATGGAATAATTTTTACTGATATATATCAAACAATGGAATATAATAAAACAATTATGAATTATTATGATGATAATAATATTATGAATCCAAACGAATTTGAAGGAATTGATTTTGGAAAATTAAATTAATAATATGAAAAAATATACAACCAATGAGTTTATAAAAAAAGCAATAAATATACATGGAAATAAATATGATTATTCTTTAGTTGAATATTATGGTTCACAAAATAAAATAATAATTATTTGTCCAAAGCATGGTAAATTTGAACAAACACCAAATAATCATTTAAATGGCAATGGTTGTCCTGATTGTGTGAAAAATAAAAAAATGAATACGATTAATTTTATTGAAAAGTCTAAAGTTATTCATGGTAATAAATATGAATATAATTTAGTGAAGTATTGCGGTTCACACGCTAATGTTAATATTGTTTGTAAAATACATGGTGTTTTTAACCAAATGCCAACAAATCATTTAAATGGTAATGGTTGTCCTGATTGCGGATATAATGAAAATGGTAAAATATTTAAATTAGATAATTTGGAATTTATAAATAGAGCAAAAAATATACACGAAAATAAATATAATTATAAATTAGTTGAATATAATGGGTGGAACAATAAAATAAAAATTATTTGTAATAAACATGGTATTTTTGAACAAATGGCTGGTGCTCATTTATGTGGTAAAGGATGTAAATTATGTAACGAATCAAAGGGCGAAATAATCATAAAAAAATATTTAGATAAACGAAATATTAAATATATTAGAGAAAAAACATTTGATGGTTGTAAGAATAAACGTTTGCTATATTATGATTTTTATTTACCTAAACAAAATTTATTAATTGAATATGATGGTTTGCAACATTTAAAATTGGTTAACTATTTTGGTGGTAAGATTGCATTTAAATTACGACAAAAAAATGACGAAATTAAAAATTTATTTACAAAAAATAATAATTTTAAATTATTGAGAATAAAATATAACGAAATTAATAATATCAATCAAATATTGGGGGGAATAATATAATGGCTAATAATACAACAAATATAATTCAATATGGTTCACGAACATTTAGTGAAATAAGAATGGATTTAATTTCCTTAATTAAACAAATGTATCCTGAAGTACTTAAAGATTTTACCGATTCAAGCGTTGGTGCAATGCTTATTGATTTAAATGCTGGTGTTGCCAATAACTTGAGTATCAATACTGATAGGGCGTTTCAGGAAAATATTTTAGAATATGCACAACAAAAGTCATCGATTCTTAATATTGCAAAAAATATGGGATTTAATATTCCTGCAAGAAGACCAAGTGTTACAGTTGTAGATTTTACAGTAGTAGTTCCTGTTTTAGGTAATGCTCCAGACTCATCATATTATCCTGTTTTAGATATGGGGGCACAAGTAATTGGTGGTGGTAAAATTTTTGAAACTCAATCAAATATTGATTGGAATTCACCATTTAGTAGTTTAGGTGACCCTAATCGTAGAATTATACCAAATTTAGATTCAAATGGTATTCCTGTAAGTTATTTTGTTACTAAAAGAGAAGTTGTTATAAATGGTGGAACAAATATATATAAAAAAATAATTAATTCAACAGATGTAATACCATTTTTTAGTATAACATTACCTGACCCAGATGTAATTGAAATTGAAAATATAATACTTTTAGAAGGAACTAATTATACAACAAATCCACCAATTAGTGAATTTTATAATACAAATAATAGATATTTTGAAGTTGATTATTTAGCGCAACAACGTGTATTTGTTGAAGATACACAAAGTTCAAGTGCTAATACAAATACACAAGGATTGAAATCTGCAACATGGATTGATGTAACAAAAAAATTCATTAAAGAATATACTCCACAAGGTTATTGTAAATTAACATTTGGTTCTGGTGATGCTGATGTAAATGCATTTAAAGAAGGTTTTCTAAAAGAAGGTGTAAGTAATGTTTATTTTCTTGAAAATTTTTTAAATAATACTGCTTTAGGTGAAAAACTTAAAGCAAATTATACATTATTTGTACGATATAGAACAGGTGGCGGTATTAGTTCAAATATCGGTACTGATGTGCTTACACAATTTGGTTCATATAATCTTAGAATAGCAGGTTCTCGTCAAGATTATAACCAAACAGTACAAAGAAGTTTAAAAGTAACAAATCCAATTCCAGCAATTGGTGGAAATGATGGTTTGAGTGTAGAACAAATTAGACAATTAATCAAATATAATTTTTCAAGTCAAGAAAGAAGTGTAACATTAACAGATTACTTATTACAGGTATATAAAATGCCGGGAAAATTTGGCTCTCCATTTCGAGCCAATGCATATAAAGAAAATAATAAAGTGGTTATTCCAATACTTGGTATTGGTTCGGATGGTAAATTATCTAATACAAGTAATTCTTTATTAAAAGCAAATATTGCAGAATATTTATCACAATATCGAATGATTAATGATTACATTGAAATCAGGGATGGTCAAATATTTAATTTAGCATTTGATATTGATGTATATGTTGAAAATATATCAGATAATCAAGTTGCGAATAGTATTATAACACTTGTTATAAATTTTCTTGATATTAATACACATGAAATGAATCAAGACATATTTCTTGGTCAACTCCAAAAAGAAATTTTGGCAGCAAATGGTGTTATAAATGTTATTGGTATAACGGTTTATAATAAAGTAGGTGGACAATATTCAAATAATATAATCGCACAACCAATAGTAAATACAACTACTGGTGAAATTTCTGTGGTTAATAATACAATTCATTCAATGCAAGATTCAATGTTTGAAATTAAATATCCACAAAAAGATATTACAGTGTTTTTAAGAAAAAAAGTGGGATAATGGAAATAATTAAAAAAACTATACTTCAAGCACTAACTACTGGAACAACATCTGGATGTAAAGGTAATTGCAGAATTATTATTCCAAATTTAGTTGCAGTTTATTACATTAAAATTTGTCTTGTACAAGAAACACATGATTTTGGTTTTTTTGATGCAGATATGATTGATTCTTTGCCTTATGGTTATGAAGAACCAATTGGACTTGGAAATTTATTATAAAATTTAATTATATGATAATAACAGGCACAACAATAAATAGTAGATTAACGGAATTAAAAAAATATACTAAAGGAGTTCTATTTTTTCAACAATATATTGACGGTGGTTCAACATTAACTGATGGTGTTGACTATAATAATTCAACAGAAAATGTGATTGTTGTTTATTATATTGGTGGAATTAAATTTATTGATACTTATATTGGAAGTGCGACAACAACAACATTTAATTTTACTGGACAAGGATATAATAGTCCAGATTTTATTAATAAGCCATATTATAAAGATTTTAATAAAGAAAATATTATTAGCAATCCAGAAATTAATAATGACATATTTATAATAAGACAAGAATTATCGGCATTCGATTTAAATTATAGATTAGAATATATAAAAAGTTTAATTGATTTAACGACATATGCTGGTGGTAGATTTTTTAATATAGTAAGTAATACATAAAATATGAAAATAATTCAATCTTTTGCACAATTTAAAGAAGGTAGTCCTTATAGTAACAAAAACGTTTTTTTAAATTTTTATTCATTTTATTTAAGTTATTTAACATTAAATAAATATTATGGTAATGTAACAATGATTTGTAATGAAGAAGCATATAATTCTTTTATAAAATATATACCATATGATGAAATAATTATAAAAGAAAATAAAAATGATATTAATTTTTGGAATGCCTATAAAATAGATGCAATGAAAATAATTGATGATGATATTATACATGTTGATTCTGATGTTTTTATTTTCGATGATTTATTTAGTGAATTCATTAATAATGATTATTGGGATATTATGGTACAAGATATAACACCAGCAAAAGATTCATATATAGTTATGGGTGATTTTGTAAAAGATAATGAAAAATTTTTAAGTGAAAATGATATAATTTATTTAAATGAATATGATAATAGATTTACAAGTTGTGGCACTTTTGGAATTAAAAAAAGGGTCAGAGATATATATTTCAATGCGGTTGATAAATTACATACAGGAATTAAAAATGGTGTAGTAACTGGTAAAAATCTTAGTATCTTAATGGAAGAATTAACGGCATATTTAGTTTCAATTCATTATAATTTAAAATTATATGATATATTAACACACGAATTAATTGTTAAATATAATAAATCACGTGCTGGTGATATAAAAAAATATACTCATTTATGGTTTGGTTATAAATTTACTGATAGAAATATCACATTAATGAAAAATAAGGTTAGACAAGAATTTCCACATAATTATTCTTTGATTGATAAATATGAAATGGAAGTTTTAAATGAAATTAAAATTTAATACGAACGTATTTATAAATAATAAAACATAATATGGCAGTAGGTACATTTGGCATAACAAGACCAGCAGATGTTAGTATCGATGATATTGATATTTATTATAATTATATTCCTAATAGGGAAACATTAAATAATGATATATTTAAATTAAATACTTCTGAAATATTATCATATAATTATTTACCAACAGATGAACAAATTTCTGGTAATGAAAATCTTCTTGAAGGATTATATAATTTAAGACTACCAGCATCAGTATTTTCTAATTTAGGTATTTATACATTATATATAAAACCTAAAAAAACCATAACTACAATTATTGATTGTAGTGTATTATCTTCATTACCAAGTGTAAGAGGAATTGTACTTGATAGTAATCAATTACCATCAAATATGAAAGCAAATAATGCATTACAGGGATATCGAATTGAATATATTGATGCAACTACCAATAAAAAAATAAGAAATGTTGTTCGTTATGTAGTAACCTCAAATAAAGTAGTTCCTGTTAGTGAAAATGTTGGAAATACCAGTCAAAAAGCTATTAGATATCGTTTTGATGATAGTGGTTCTTTATTATTTTTACAATTAACACCAAGTAGTTCTTCAGACGTAAAACCAAATATTTCACCATTTATTGGTAATCCAAATCAAACAATTATTATTTCAAATACATTTTTTTCACCACTTGTAATTGAAGTCGATTTAGTTGCAAATACAATTGATACTCTTTCTAATATTGTTGCTGGTGAACAAATTAAAGATGTTGACAATGGAATATTAACATATTACGATGAAAATAGGGTTATTACAAAACAATTTAATATTTATGAAATAAAAGATGATGTTGGTAATGTGCCATTATATGAAGTCAAAGAAAAACGTGTGAATCTAGACGAAACACAAAACTTTAATTCAGTTACAAATGGTTTATAATAAACGAATTTAATTAAATTTCAAAAAAATCCCAATCTTAGATTTGGGATTTTTCTTTTTATTGTATTTATATTAAATTGTAAAGACTGTGGCAAAAGTAAAAGTAATAAACACAAATCTCGACCAAAATTTAAATGGAACTTTTTTTAATGACTTTCCTTCAAAAACAATATTTACGTTTGGAAGTTTTAATGTTACATCTAATTTTGATGGTAAATTAACCATAGACTATACCAATACACTTAGTTCATTTGTTCGTCCAGTTACATTAGAAACAATGGGTGTTACTGATGTTCAGTCACAAATATTACAAACATATACAACAAATGCTGTATTGAATCTTGATAAATCAGATTTAAATACATTTATTAGATTTGGTTCTGCTTATGAATTTTTAAGAGTATCAATACAAAATATTATTCTTGCATATCCGGGAAGTCTTTTTGCAAATTCTCAAAAAGTTCGTGGTGGTAATATAACATTTTCTGGCTATTCATATAATGCAACTGGAAATACTGCTACATTTTATATACCAACAGCATTTACAACAAATATTTTTGGATTAGTCTTTAATTCAGGAAATACAACTACATCAAGTGATGTTGATATTAAAAATTTAAATATTTCATATAATAATTACGTTGTTTGGTTACCATTTACTCCAGAATCTTTTTATCCTATAGTTGGATTTACAGGAAATTCTACAAATAGTATGTATACTCTTTCAAAATATTATTTGAAAGTGCAAGTTACTGGTGACCCATTTTCTTTCATGAAAACAGGTAATACACCTAATTATAAAATTAAAACAGGTAATGTTGATTTTCATATAAAACCAAACAATATTATATTTGAAGAGTATCGAGCATTACTTAATGATTATGAAAAATATATCGTTTCACAAAGAAATGGAACTGATGGATTTCAATTCGTATTAAAAGACCCCACATTACTTGATGATGGTACAATTATATATTCAGATGCAATAATGCTTTGGACAACATCTGATAAATATAATATAGATATAAACACCCCAAATTATCAAAAATTTTTACAAATTGTATTAACAATTGGTGCAAAATATGATAAAATTAAAACGGATTTAATTGCAAGATTTTTAACACCTTCTTCACTAAAAACATATGACCAAACAGAAGAAGGTAAAATAACTAAACTACTACGAATTTATGGTAGAGAATTTGACCAATTAAGACAATTTATTGATTCTTTAGTTTATATTAATAAAGTTACATATGACAAATTAAATAATATACCTGACCAATTAATAAAAAATATGTCCAGAACATTTGGATGGGATTATTTTTCATTAGTTAATGAAAATGAATTGGTTCAAGGATTTTTAACTGTTAATGATGAAGAAAGAAATTTAAATGAAAATCTTTTACCAGCAGAAATTGATATTGAATTATGGAGAAGAATATTAAACAATACGAACTATTTTTGGAAATCAAAAGGAACTCGTGAAGCAATTAAATCAATGTTTTTATTGATTGGTATACCTGAACCATTCATTAATATTACAGAATACGTTTATACTGTTGATGGTAAAATTAATCCAAATAGTGTTAATATTGCTCAACAAGATTTTCCTTCAAATTCATTACCTTATGATACAAGTGGTTATCCTGTTGCACCATTAGAAACTAATGATTTTTATTTTCAAATTTCAGGAGATACAGATAGTGGTCAAGCATATCTTGATGTATTTCGTATGGCAGGATTTAATCTTTCTTCAACTGTCGATAATAAAAAATCTTGGATTCAAACGGGTGCAACAACAAGAATTCATTATGATACTCCACAATATTATCAAAAAGATAGTAAACTTGTAATTAATACCAAAGAAGTTGATATTGCATTAGATATGGCACGTGGTATAGAATATGATGTTTATGATTATATTAAAAATGTAGATTTTCCAGCAAATAATAGTGGATATACATTACCATATTCATATGTTAATATATCATTAGATTATACTGGAACTTCAAATACATTTCAACTTCCAACACCATATGATAAAACTCAAGGTTATTTTGAAGTTCGTTATAATGGTATATTATTAAACGCACCACGTATTTTTAATCCCCCATATGGTTATGGTAGTGATATTCCACCTATTGGTATGGGTAATTTAACTGCTGAAGAAGTATTAGACCCAGAATATTTAAGTGCTGATTATAGTGTTTCTGGAAATAGTTTTACAATTTTAAATGGTAATTATGCAACAAATTCAAATAATCGTAGAGATGTTATTGAAGCAACTTTTATTTATAGTGGTGGAACACGACCAGTTACAGGTATTACGATTCAATATATTGTAACACGTATTAAACCACAATTTCCATATACATATATTCCATTACCAAGTTTTCCACGTGGTGATGTTCAAGTAACAATAAATGGTATTGCACTAACAAAAGGCACATCACAATTTACTGCAGATTATATTATTGACCCAAATAATACTACTGGTCATAGTCAAATTATTTTACAAAATACAGATGTAATTTCATTTTTAGCAATTAATCCAGAAGTTCAAGTAGCATATGTTGAAGTTCATGGTAGTAATGATATTAATGCAAGAAGTGAAGTGGTAAGAATTGATAGTTTTAATAATAGTAAAATATATTTTAATCTTAGTGCAAATAAGTATGTTTATAAATTAAATTATAAGGCAAATAAAGCATCTGATATTAAATTTTTAGTAGATGGTATTGCATTAGAACCATATAGAGATTATGATATTAACGTAATGAATCCATACGAAGTATATTTACCAAATGGTCTTAGATATGGGAATGTTCTTAGTGCTTATTATCTTGTTGGTGGAAATGCTGCATTCACACCAGTTGTTTCAGATAGTTTTGGAATTGGGGATATAAGTAAATTATCATTTTTAGAATTTATTGAATTAATTCAAAGAAAAATGATTAATGCAAGAAATAGAAAAACTATATCAGATTTTAAAGGCGGTTGGTATCCTGCATTATTAAGAATTTATGAAATGTATTTACAAAGAGCATTGCTTCCAACAGGAGATACTTTGCATTCAAATGGATATACTTTTGAAAACTTATATTCGTTTTTAAGTAAATATAATGCATTCTTTCAAAAATTTGTAGACCAATTATTGTCAGCTACAATTATATTAAAAAAGGGTGGATTATTAATTCGTAATACTGTATTTACTAAACAAAAATTCATGTATAAGAGAGGTGTAAACGTCTCTCCATCTGGAACAACATATTATTATAATCCAGAACCAAATCCTTATGATTATGGAAATTCTATTCCACCTATTGGTGTTGGTAATTTAACATATAGAGGAACAGTACAATATTTGGGCGATGATGGTGCTATGTTTATTATAAAACAAAATCCAGAACCATCACCTATTGATTTATATGTTGAAACTAAAGCAGGTACTGCTGGTATTGGCTCGATGATAAATATTGGTGGTAAAAATATTACCGGATTAAGTCTTATAAGAGAATATGGTGTTATGTATAAGAAATCAACATCTACAACATGGACAAAACATTTTGTATCAGGTAAACCTTCAACTAATTCATTTAGTTTTACAATAAATGGTTTATTAGAAGGTACTGTATATAATTATAAAGCAGTTGTTCATTCAGATGTTCTTGCGGATACTGGTAATACATTATCATTAAAAACGTTATCAACACCACCCCCAACACCACCATCAGGTAAAACAAAACAAAGTACATCAAGTTCTTCATCAGCACTTTATTATACTGGTGGTTATGCAATTCAACGTTATGCTGATGTTCAATGGTATGGTATGCAATACAGACCAATTGGAAGTACTGCAACATTTAATGTAACACCAACATTATTTACAAATATTCCAGCAACATCTCAAGTATGTAATGTAACTATTGTTGGTGAAATAAGTAATACTTTTACAGTATCTGCTGTATGTGGAGTAACACCAATTACTTGGTTAACACCACAAACACCTGCCCCACCAACTCCAGCAGGTATAACACAAAGTGTTACAATACAATCAACTACAGTTGCAAGAACTGGCTGTACAATATATACGCCAACAGTTGGAATACCTAAAATTGTTGTATTTGAACAAAATGGTGTACCACAAACACATGTAGTAAATGTAATTACTTGTACTGGTGGATATTGTTATCCTACCAATGTATATCAACCGGGTACTATTACTCCACCAAATGCTGGTGATTGTTACTATGTAAATATTTGTTATTATATATGTAAAGGTACAAGTGCAGCAAATCATATTACTTGTGTTTGTGTAAAATGTAATGGTACTACAATTAGTGGATGGAATTGTAGTGTTGCTAATCTTGGTAAAGGTAGTGGATATTATGATGGTAGTTTTGGTACTAAACTTATATGTCATAGTGATAATTTACAATTATTTACATGTGCTATAAGCGATAATACAAAATGCGCATCAGATATTGCTGAACTTTGGATTGGTGGTATTACAAATAGTGTTGGAACATATACTGTTGGTTCTCCATATTTAATAAGTGAAACAACATCAAATATTTCTTGCTGTTGCTGTTGTGGTGGTAAGCCAACACCAGAATAATAAAATAATGAGTATTTATAAATAATATAATAAAATAATATAATATGCCAACACCAACACCAACTTGGACAACAACAACTCTGACTGCAGGACCTCTCGCAAGTAATTCATATACTATGTCAATTCCAAATTTGTCAGCAAGTACTATATATGAATATAGAGCATATTTTATTGTTAATGGTACTGCATATTATGGTAATATACTTACTGGTACAACATTACCAGCAACACTTGCTTCACCGACAGTAAGTACTGGTACTGCAGGTGCTGCTTTACCAACAGAATTTCCTGTAAATAATAGTGAGGTAAATACTATAGGTGATGCTCCAATTATGGAATATGGAATATTATATACCCAACTTAGTGCATGGGGAACAGATTCTAATTTAATTTACTCAAATTATCCAACTTATTTGAAAATAAATTCAACTTGTTCTGTAATTGGTGCAGGAGTTCCTTTTAGTAATTTAGCATGTGGTCTTGCATCAAATACTATGACATATTTTCGAGCATTTGCAAAAAGTGCTGTTGGTATTGGATATGGCAGTGTTCAATGTAAACAAACATTAGTTAATACAGTTTCACTTTGTAGTCTTTGTGATACATCTGGAAGTGGTGATAGTGTAGAATCAAGTGCATGTTTTATATATTCAATAACAAGAACTGCTGGCGATTGTTTCTATCCAACAATTAATTGGACAGTAGTAAAAGGAGCAACATCAGACCCAGAAGGTGGTACAGTTAGTGTTTATTGTAATGGTGCTTGTATTCGTGGTGGTGGAAGAGTTAGTAGATTAGCATTTTCATGTAGTGGTTCATTCGCACCATTTCTCGTTGATTCAAATGATGTTATTGTATTATGTGCTGAAGCAAATACTGATGGTTCATCATATACTACTGCATCAGCAAATATTAGTAGTATATGTAATTGTATTGGTCATTATACTGTTGGTTCACCATATAGTATTTTTGCAGATACAAGATACAAGATAATATAAAAAATAATTATTCTGTATTTATATCTAAATAATAATTAAATGGCATTTATTGAAAAAAAAGACCCTATTGTTATAGACATAAAATTAACATCAAAAGGTAGAGAATTATTATCTCAAGGTAAATTAAATTTTAAATATTATACTATTGGTGATAGTGAAGTAGATTATGCATATACAGATGCAGTTAATGCTGTTTCTACTGGATATACTGCATTTAATACAAATATATTAAAACCCGTTGATAAGAATCCGAATGTATTAAGTTTCATTCCAAGAAATTTAAGTGGTGACCCATATAATGTAATATCAAGCATACCAGTTAGTTCATATAGTGTTGAAAATAAAGTAGATTCTATAGGATTTTTTACAAATGATGGTGATTATTTTATTGTAGATAGTAATCACGTAAAACAACCAGATGCAATGGTTCGAGTAAATGAAATTGTGGGTGGTTTAGACCTTGTATTATATAAAGCACCAACATATGGCAAAAGTGGAAATGAACCCAAAGCTGGTGATTTATTACTTATAAAATGGACACCCCATACAGGATATTATGTTTATAAAAATCATCCCTCACCTTATTTATGGTATAAAATTATTACTATAAAATCAGGTACTTTAGCAAAAAATGGTCGTCATATTACTGTTGATAGAGAATTACCTGATTTTAGTATGTTGGGACTTTCTTCAGGAATTACTGTAGGTGCAATGATTTATTATAATACAATTCATTATACTGGTGATACTATAGCAAATATGTCTTCTACTGAATATCTTGATGAAAGTGTTTTATCTTTTTTACAAAATAGTCAATGTCCAACAATTATATTTCCTTTTTGGAATATGTCAATTATATTTACAGAAGAAATTGCAGGAGTAAAAGCAGCAAATATAAAATATACACAATTTAAAAACAAAGCATTTGGTAGTTTTGTATCATATATTCAAAATCAAGCACCTATTTATAAAAAATTGGGGGTTATTCATTATACAAATTCAAGTCCAGCTAATGTTTATGGGGAAGGATTTTTATTAGATTCACCAGTATTAGAAATTCCTACAATAATGTGGCATAAATCAAAAAAAACAGAATTAGGACTTAAATTAAAAGCATATTCAGCAGATGGAAATCCTATGTATGATATTGCAGATAAAAATGTTAATCATGGATTAAGAACTGCTTATTATTATCTTGTTGATGTTAATGATACATCATCAACGCCATATTCTGTTGGTAAAGTATTTCTTGAATTAAAAATATTTGTTATAGAAGACCAAGAACTATTATATGCAATGTCATATAAATCAAATAGGTCTTGGACTCTTCCTAATTATACAATTAATACATAAATAATATGGCATCTACTTATACAATTTATGCAACATACGCATTAGTTCCAACTGGAAATACAGCAGCAGGATATAGACGAGCAATTCATTGTAATTATATTAATAGCACACAACTTATTACTACTAATATTAATGTAGAAGAACTTCGCATTAATTTTGTAAACAATAGTGATTTTAAATTCTTAAGTAGTGCAACAGGATATACTGCTATTACACTTGCAACAGGATATACTGTTAATAGAATATATGTAATATTTCAAAGAATTTTTAATCAACCCGGACAACCAATACCAAAACCAGTATCAACTGATTGGAAATATTTAGATGTTACCGACCAAATTATTGGACATCATAATCCATTAACTGCAAAAGATTTAACAAGTATTGTTTTTAAAATACCATTCATAAATTATACTCATTATTTAACTTATGATTTAGACTATCTTAATTATCCATCAGCAAGTCAAACAGGTCAATTATGTTTTGGTGATGAAGAATATTTTTTTGGAAATGTAACTACCGAAATTAAAGCAGATGTTTATACTACAGACATGTCAATCAATGTAAATTTAAATGAATTTAATTCAAGTACTAATTTATCTTGGGAAGGTGGTTTTTCTAAAGTTTATATTAGTGAAGTTGCATTATTTGATAGTAATAAAAATTTAGTTGCTATTGGTAAACTGAATGACCCTGTGCCAAAAGATGAAACAATTTCCAGAACACTTCTTTTTGCAATTGATTTTTAAAATAATCATAAAATTTTATATTTTTTTATAGTTTCTTAGTATTTATTATAAATTATGGATAAAATTTATAATAAAAATATGAAAGATTTACTTACGCTCAGTAATACAAAACCAAAATCTATTATAATTGAAGGTGATTTACATAATAGATTTAAGTTATTATGTAAAGGAAAAAGTTTAAAAATTGGTGGTGTTATCGAAGACCTTATACAATTGTATTTGGATAACCCCAAAGCAATTCAAAAAATGATTGACGAATTTAAAGAAAAACATTTAAATTACGTATAATATATAAAGATGCTATTATGGAAAAATACATATGGTCATTAGATATAAGTACAACTAATATTGGAAGTGCTTTATGGTCTGATAAAGGAAAACTTATTGAACTAAAACATCTTGAATTAAAGACTGATAAAAATATTCCTGTTGAAATTAGAGATATTCATAAAGCAGAAATTTTTAGAAAATATGTAAATGAATATAAAGAACGTATATTACATGAACTTAACGGTGAAATAATACATATTATTGTAGAAGAACCACTTGGTGGAAGCAATAATGCGAACACAGTATCATTATTATATGGATTCAATGGTATTTGTAGATATATTTTATTTACTATATTTGGTTTATATCCTAAGAAAATAAGTGTATATGACTCACGTAAAATATTTTGTTCTGAATTAGTTAAAGTTACATTTAAAAAGGGAGAAAAAGTTGAAACGCTTTCATTTCCACCTGAATATCGTGATAAGAAAAAGTTGTATATCTGGGAAAAAGTTTGTAAATTAGAACCCCAAATTGAATGGTTTTATAAAAAAGATAGTAAAGAACCAAAAGATATGTGTTTTGATATGTCTGATAGTTATGCTGTTGGATTTGCTGGATTAAAACAATTGAAAATAATTAAATGAAATACATATATTTAATTCAATCATTAGAAAATAGTTATTATAAAATTGGAGTATCTAAGCATCCAAATAAACGTCTAAAAGAATTGCAAACGGGAAACTCTTCTGAATTAAAATTAATTGATTCATATCAATCAGAATTTGCACATCAAATCGAAAGAACATTACAACGAAGATATTCACACTTAAAAAAAGAAGGTGAATGGTTTGATTTATCTGTAATTAATGAAACCACTTTCAATAAAGAATGTCAAAAAATTGAGGAAAATCTAGTATTTTTGAAAAAAAGTGGAAATGTATTTATAAAAAACCTTGTGTTTTTGGTATATTTGTATTAAGTTTGACAAAACATCAAAAAATAATTTTATCTAATTATATATACATGAAAAAAGAACGAATAGAAAAAGCAGTAGAAATCCTTAATTACGCAACAAAAAATCAAATATCGGTTAAAGAAGCCTCAGTAAAATGTGGGTATTCAGATACATATGTAAAAAACATCAAAGCATTGGCATATGATGAATATTATAATGGAATTCTTGAAGATGAACTATTTGAATTATTTAATCAAGCATATGAAGAATATAAATATTATCGTGGTTTTAGTATAAAAGAAGATAATATTATAAATAAAGAAAAATCAGATGGAAAAACAACTATTACTGGTAAAGGAAATGAAATGGAAGTTGAATGGAAAACTGGTTCAAATTATCCGGTAAATCACATAAAAACTCTTGATGAATTACTTGAAGTAGCTGATGTTGATTTAGATATTTGGAAAGTAAAAGATTTTGTAATTAATAAATGGGATGTTACTTCATGGAAAAAAGAAAATCCTGAAACAATTCAAAACTTTCAAGTTAAAGCACGTCTTGAAAAAGATGTTCAACTTAGTGAAGCAATAGATATTCAAAAGATATTTGCTGACATGGCACAAACGTATAAACCACCTATTTTAAATGTTACTCCAAAATTACAAAAAAAATCTGAAGAGAATAATTTACTCGAAATTAGCATATTTGATTTACATTTTGGTAAATTAGCATGGCATGGCGAAACTGGTGAGGATTATGACATAAAAATCGCAAGTAAAAGATTTATTAATGCAATTGAAACATTATTAAGACATGCAAGTGGATTTCCTATTACCCGAATATTATTTCCAGTTGGAAATGATTTTTTTAATTCAGATAATATGTTTGATACGACAAGTCATCAAACTAGTCAAGATGAAGATGTTAGATGGCAAAAAACATTTACAGTGGGTGTTAAACTTTTGGTTGATGGCATTAATATATTAAAACAAATTGGTGTACCAATTGATATAATTGTAATTCCCGGCAATCATGATTTTGAACGTAGTTATTATATGGGTTCATATTTAGAAGCATGGTTTAATGGTGATGAACAAGTATGTGTTAATAACGATGCTTTACCACGAAAATATTATAAACACGGTAATGTTTTACTTGGATTTACTCATGGTAGTGAAGAAAAAGAAAATTCATTACCATTATTAATGGCAAGTGATATTGAATCTAAACCATATTGGAGTAATACTTTATATCATGAATTTCATATTGGGCACATTCATCGTAAAAAAGATATTAAATTCACAGTTTTAGATAAAGCAAAAGTATTAAGCGAAGACCTTGGTGTTACTGTTAGATATTTATCAAGTTTGACAGGTACTGACCAATGGCATTTTTCGAAAGGTTTTATAGGTGCTATAAAAGCTGCAGATGGTTTTATCTGGAACGATAAGACAGGATTATTGGCGCATTTAAACGCTAATTTAAATATTGATTAATATAATTAAAACATTAATGTCAAAAAGATTAACAACTAAAGAATTTATAATGAAAGCTAATCATATTCATCACAATGAATATGATTATTCTTTAGTTAATTATCTTAATAATAGAACAAAAATTAAAATTATATGTTTGACGCATGGTATATTTGAACAACAACCAGATTCACATTTACGTGGTCGGGGTTGTCCTATTTGTTATGGAAAATTAAAATCTAACATAAATGAATTTATCAATAAAGTAAAAATTATACACAATAATAAATATGATTATTCTAAATCAGTTTATATTAATAATACTTCTCCAATTTCTATAATTTGTCCTAAACATGGAGAATTTTTTCAAGAACCAAAATCGCATTTAATTGGTAAGGGATGTGCTAAATGTGCTGGTCTATTTATGAATACTGAATATTTTATTGAGAAAGCAAATAAAATTCATAGCAATAAATATGATTATTCTAAAGTAGTTTATGTCGATAATATTAGTAAAGTAAAAATAATATGTCCCAAACATGGTGAGTTTGAGCAAAAACCAAATTACCATTTAGGTGGTTCAGGTTGTTCATATTGTTGTGGTCATAAATGTAATAAAGATGTTTTTATTGAAAAAGCAAAAAAGATTCATGGTAATAAATATGATTATTCCAATAGTATCTATATTTCAAATAGAAGTAAAATTGAAATTATTTGTCCTATTCATGGTTCTTTTATTCAAAAAACAAGTAATCATTTAGTTGGTAGTGGTTGTCCTATATGTAAAAGTAGTAAAGGTGAACAACAAATAATTAATTATCTAAAAAATAATAATATTAAATTTGAACATCAAAAAAAATTTGACGATTGTATTGGAAAAATATTTAAACTTCCTTTTGATTTTTATTTACCAAATCATAATATATTAATTGAATTTGATGGAAAACAACATTTTGAAATAGTAAAATTTAATAAATTATTATCAGATAATGAGGCATTGATTGAATTTTTAAATTTAAAACAAAATGATATAATAAAAAATGAATATTGTTCGAATAATAATATTCAATTAATAAGAATTTCATATAAAGAAAAAAACATTAATGAATTTCTAAATAATAAATTAATAAATATTTTAAAACCTCAAATAATTTAATAATATGGCAAAAAAAGATAATAATTTAATAAAATTGGCAAAAGATAATAAAATATCTACACCAGAAAAAGAAGAAGAAAAAATAATTAGTCCTGCAGAAGAACGTGACTTAAAGGCAAAACAAAAAGTTGAAGAACTATTACAAGATGTACAATTAACATCAGAAAAAAAAGAAGAAGAATTGCTTGAAGTTGATGAAGAACCAAAAGGAATTGAATGGCTTGAAGAACAAATTCAATTACTTTCTAATGCAAATGAAAATCTTAAATCAGAATTAACCCTTGCAAAAGATGATTATGTAAGAATTTTCGAAGAAAATCAACATCTTAAAGATGGTGTTGGAGATGGTGCAATAAAATTAAAAATAATTGAGTTGTTTAATGAATTACAAAATAATCATAATCAATTAGGTACTGACCCTATATCAGGTATTGGTAATTTTAGAATTTATTGTCCGGGTTTCTTAAATCGTTTAATATTATTCTTTCCTTTCTTGGAAAATATTAGAAGGTTTTAAATTATTGATATAAATAAATGAATTTTTAAATATAATATTTATGAAAACAAATGAACAAATTATTGAAAGATGGTCTAAAACTGGAATGTTAGATGGTCTTCCTGAAGATAGAAAAGAAATGGTTGCAACATCATTTGAATTCTTATTAAATTATTTAGTAGAAAATGATATATCTAATAATGGAGATATTGAATCACTCTCATTTCCAATAATAAGACGAATTGGTGCAGTTGTTGATATTACCACTGATGATATAGAAAATATTGTTCAAGAAATTAAAGAACAATATTATGAATATAATACTTTTGATGAAGAATTATATGAAAACGATAAAGAACTAGCTTTTTGTACTGAATTTTCTGAAAAGAAAATTAATGAAATGAAAAAATAAAATTAAAAATATTTATATGATTTGCCTTAAATTCCTTTGATTTAGGGCATTTTTTTTTTATATTTGTATAATGGTTAGAGGACAAGAATTTCACGCTATCATTCAAAATATTTTTGGTGATGTTAATGGTTATTTGCAAAGCGAACAATTGCAAGTAAATTGTCCTCGTTGTCAAGAAAGAGAAGGTTTATCTTATCCAGATGAAAAATTTAATTTGGAAATAAATACTGCCAAACGAATGTTTCGTTGTTGGAAATGTGATGAACCTAAATTTTCTGGTTCTTTGGGTAGGTTAATTAGAATGTTTGGTAGTCATATGGATTATGATATATATAAGTCATATGCTAACATTTTAATTGATTATAGTAATAATGAAGATGAAAAAGAATTTGTACAAATTAAACTTCCTAATGAAATGATATCGTTTTCTCAATTAGAAGAAGGAAATCCTGAACATTTTGAAGCATATAATTATATCATTAATGAAAGAAAAATAAGTCGAGATATTATTTTAAAATATCGGCTTGGTTTTTGTACTACTGGAAAATATGCTAAAAGAATAATTATTCCATCTTATGATAAGAACGGTGAAATAAATTATTTTGTTGGTAGAAGTTATGACCCGAAAGAAAAAAGAAAAAAATATTTAAATCCATTTGCGGATAAAGATAAAATCATTTTTAATGAAGGTTTTGTAAATTGGGATTCTACTGTATACCTTGTTGAAGGTGCGTTTGAAATGTTATCATTTCCCGTCAATATTATACCAATATTAGGAAAAACATTATCAGCCACATTGTTTTTGAAACTGCAAGAATTAAAACCTGATGTCGTTATTTTGTTAGACCCTGATGCCTATAAAAATGCTATAGAACTATATTATATGTTACATACTATTTATGTTGGCTGTGAAGAAAGGGTTAAATTAGTTAAAATTCCAAATGAAAAAGATTTAGATGAACTTCGTAAAAATAAAGGAATTGATGAAGTAATTAAAAGTCTTTATACTGCAAGAGGTTTAACTATAGATGATTATTTTATTAATAAGTTACAAAAACCATATGATAATAGAACAGGAAGATACGATACTTATTCAAAATATTTTGAATGGAAATCAACAAGCACAAGAAAAACTATATAACAAATATAAAAAATCTGTTAAAAATTTTTTAAAAAGTAAATATTCTATTTATTACGACCTTGAAGATGATGTATCTGAAATAATGATTAAAGTTTTTTTAAATTTAAAATCATTTGATTGTACAAAATCAAAATTTAGGTCATGGGTTTTTAGTATTGCTAAAAATTATATGATTGATAAATGGAGAAATAATTCTTGTACCGCTACATCAATAACTGGTAATATATCATTTACATCATCAGCAGATATTAGTAATTCATTCACCACGACATCCAATAATACATGCAGTTTAACATTTATGGCAAATGGAATATGTACTACAAATAATATGGAATTCGAAAATAATAGTTCAATAAGTTATATTTCAACACAAATATCACCACAAGATTTTACATTGCTTGATATGAAATACGTTCAAGGATACGATTATTGCGAAATTGGAAAAGAATTTAATGTTACAAGTTCTACAATTAGTAATAGAGTTAATTATATAAAAACCAAACTCAAAAAAAATAACCCAGAGATAATTTACAATTAAATCAAGTATTTATAAAAAATATTTGATACTATGAAAAAAGGTATTTTCGAGTATGTTAATCTACAAAAGCAAAATCTTACCAGTAAAGAAGGAAAATCTTATGTGAGATATATTGTAGTTTCTGATGTAAATTTAGAAACAAAAAAAGTAAAAGAAAAATTATCTGCACTTGGTTTTCAATGGAATGGTAAAGAATGGTGGATGTTCGGAAATAAATTAAGTACTGCAGTTCTTGATGGATTAAAAACAATTAATGCTGAATTAGAAACACAAGGTGGTCAAACTGGTAATCTTGAAGATTTTATGTCACAATTAGAAAATCTTAAATCCGAAGTTCAAAATTCAAGTATGCCAGCAAAAACAAAATCAGAACTTGAAACAAAAATAGAACAATATATTGAAGATATTGCAAATGCTACTGATGAAAGAGCAGCAAGTGCAGAATTTCAAAAATTTTTAGATTTTTCTCATAAATTTCATAAATATAGTTTCAGTAATATCATGTTAATCTATTTACAAGACCCAAATGCAACACAGGTTGCAGGTGAAGGTAAATGGAATAAAAAATTTCATAGAAAAGTCATTGATAAAAAGAAAGCAATTTCAATTTGGTGTGCAAATAAATTTTTTAAAACTGCAGATGGAAAACTTTCTCAATATACTTTAGACCAGCAAAATAGAGATAATGAATATGTTACAAAAGTTGAAGCAGGTATTGAACAAATTGATAATACTAAAATGAATGCAATTAAAACAAGAAGAAATATTGTTCATGTAAAATTCGACCCATGTGTTGTTTATGATGTTGCAAATACAGAAGGTGAACCAATTCAAGATAAACCGGAATGGGAAGGTGAATATGATGACCGTGCCGATGCAAAAGCATTATTTACAATTGCAAAAAAAAGTTTGGAAAAGATGGGCATGAGAGTAACACAAGACCCTGCAACTGCAGGTGAAGCTGGCTGGAGTAGAAAAGGACAAATAAATGTTAGTCAGAATGCGACTGGTAGTGGTGCTGCATCAACAATATTTCATGAATGGGCACACGATTTATTACATCAATCAGGTGGTAAATTTTATAATAAAGCATTAGATTATTTTCAGAAAAAAGGTGATTTAAATTTTGCAATGATAAAACAAATTAAAGAAATTCAAGCAGAAACAGTATCTGCAGTTCTTTGTAAGCATTATGGATTATCAGTAGAACATCACCCAACATATATGGCTTTATGGCAAGCACAGGGTAAATTAAGTAGCAAACAATTAATTAAAGAAAATATTACAACAATTACTGATGTATCAAACTTTATAATTGGTCAAATTGATGTATATAAAGATGAATTTGAAGCTGCAAGAACAAGTATGCAACAACAAATGCAACCAGAACAATAAAAAAAGCATCATATTCGATGCCTTTTTTATTTTTGGGACTCTTAATATATTTACTTAATCTCAATTGTTTTTTTAGTTAACTTTGTATCACCCACGAGTTTAGGAACAATTACTCTAAGTATTCCATCAACTAATGAAGCACTAATATTTTCTTTATCAATTTCGTCTGGAAGCACAAACATTCTTTCGTATTTACCAAAATAAGTTTGTTTACGATTATATTTTACATCTTTTATTTCTTTACGTTCAGCTTTAATTGTCATAACATCTTTGTCAATATTAATATTCATATCATCTTTTTTTACACCAGCTAATGATATTTCTATTTGAAATTCTTTATCATTTTCAATGACATTATGTTTGGGTATTCTTGCTGTTGTAGTACTTGTTGATGCATCATTCATCATGTCATCAAACAAACTTATGAATGGGTCATAGTGAAATCTTTTTATTAACATATTATATAAATTTTTAAATATAAAATTATTTTTAATTAGAATTAATCAAATGTTATACCATAAACAAATATATGACATCTTGACACTAAAATAGACACGTTGACAAATTTTTAAAATCCTTGCATTATACGTGGCTTTTCAATATATTTGTAAAAATAATTTTATGTAATTTGATTATGAAATGATTCAAAAAATTGCCCATCTTGGGGATATTCATATACGCAAATCACCATCTCGTAATGAAGAATATCAAAAAGTATTTGAAACCTTATATAAAAGTTTAGAAGAACAAAAACCTGATAGGATAGTAATTGTAGGAGACCTCGTTCATGATTATTTAAATCTCGAAAGCGAACAATTAGTTCTAGCTTCAAATTTTTTAAATACATTAGCAAATATTGCTCCTGTTAGAATAACTCGTGGTAATCATGATTTTCTTCGTAAAAATAATAAAAGAACTGATAGCATTGAAGCTATAACAAAAATATTAAACAATCCTAATATTATTTATTATAATAAGACCGGATTTTATGATGATGAAAATGTAACATGGGTGGTTTGGCATCATGGTGATAAGAACAACAATTCTTGGAAAACCAAACAAGGCAAGCAAATTGAAATTGATAGAAAAACTAATAAGAGGGTTTATATTGACCTTTTCCATGACCCAATAAATGGTTGTAAAACCACAACAGGTTTTGAAATGAAAAGTAAATCATATTATAAACTTTCAGACTTCAAATCAGACTTTGGTTTTTTTGCTGATATTCATATCCAACAATACTTAGATAAAAATAAAACTAAAGGATATTGTGGAAGCCTTGTAAGTCAGGATGTTACAGAAGGAGATTCTTGTTTTCACGGATATCTTCTGTGGAATATTTTAAATAAAACAGTTCAAGAAATTCCCATATATGATGATTATTCATTTAAAAATATTAGAATTACACAATATGTTGATTTTGATGATTTGGATTTCGAAATTGAAAATCCAACCAAATATATGAAAATTAGATTCATTTGGGGCACATTACCACAAACACGTACTAAAGAAAATGAGAGAAAAGTAATTGAATATTTAAAATCTAAACATAAAAATGTCACAATTTCACATAAAAATGAATTTCTTGAAAATGAAAAAATTGATGTAAATGAAAATGTTTCATTACAAAATGTAACCACAAAAGAAGTTCAACATGAAATTTTTAAAGAATTTTTAACTAAAATAGGTAGTGATGAACAACTTGTTAATGATGTAATTGCATTAGATGAAGAAATACTTACAGAAATTGATATAGTTGAAGACCAAAGTATAGAATGGAATGTTGTCAAATTTGGTGGTAAAAATTTTATGTCATATGGTCAATTTGATATTGACTGGAGAAATGAAGATGGTCTATATCAAATAATCGGAAAAAATACTTTCGGCAAGACAACTATTTTAAAATCAATTAGTTATGCGCTTTTTGGTAAAACTTTGGAAACTGAAACTCGTATGAAATACGGTGACATACGATTTATTAATAATAGAAATGGTGCAACATCATGTGAGGTATATATGATTATTGAAGCTAATGGTGAATATTTTGGTATTAAAAAGAAAACAGAAATTAATAAAAACAAATGTGGAGAAATTACTGGTGCACCAACAACATTGAGTTATTATATGCTGGCAACGCCAGATGATGAAATGAATGACGAAACATCAATAGAAAAACTTGATGAAAACCATAGAGTAAAAACTCAAAAGAAAGTAGAATCAATTATCGGCAGTTATGATAATTTTATGCGAATTGTAATGACAACTTCCGATTCACTCAATCGCATACTCAGTAACGATATGTCTACATTTATCGACAGTTTGCTCTATGATAGCGGATTGGATATATTTGATAAAAAACTTGAAGGTCTTAAAGTTTATCAAAAACGGGTTAATGAAAAACCTAGAGTTTTATGTAATGTAGAATTTACAAATATGGAGAATGCAAGGTTACAACAGGAAATTATTGCACTTGAAGGAGAAATAACTCAAATTGAAACAGTAAAACTTCCTGACATTCAAAATCGAATTGAAATTGGTAGAAAATATGTGGAAGACCTTTCAAAGAAATTATATAAAATAGACTCAGAAATTTACAATCTGGACGTAGATAAAGCACGAGAGGACATAAGTGCCAATAAAAAGAATATCATTGAAATAAAGGCACAAGAAATGGTTTTAAAGCAAAGTATAATACCATTGAAAGAAACATATGATATTGAAAAATTAAAAATTCTTCTTGAACAAAAAGATACACATAAAACTACTGAATATAATAAAAAATTAGAAATTAAAAATCTTGAACGGCTAAAATCTGAAGAAGAACATAAAATTGAAATAATTAATGGTGATATTTTTAAATTAAAACAAGACGGTATTAAATTAAAAAAAGAAATTGCTGACCTCAAAAATAGTAAAATTTGTAGTCAATGTGGACAAGTTATTGAAAAACAAGAACATAAAGACCATATTGAAAATGCTGTTAAAGAAAAGGAAAAGGAAATGTATATTATTGCTGATAAAATTAATGTAAAACAAGCAATTGATATACATGAACATCAAATAATAATTAATGTAAAGATTAATGAAATTGAAAAAATAAATGAAAGTATAAAACAATCTGCATTAGAAATGGAAGAGATTCTTAAAGAAATAGGAACACTCACCAATGAAAAAAATGATGTTGAAAAACGTAAAGAATTACAAATAGAATTAGACCAAGTTCCAATAAAAATTCAAAATGAAGAACTAAAAATTGGTATTCTTGAACAAAAGATAACAAGCCATGAGAATAGTTTACTTCAAATTGAAGAAAATCAAAAGATTGAAAAGGGTATTGCTACAGCTAAATTAAAATTAAACGAACTTGAAACTGAAAAAACCAATGAGAATGAAAATGTATATATTAGAAAAACAAATATTGGTGAAAAACAATTAAAAATTAAAAATAATGAAGTATTAATTATAGATTTTAAAGCACAAGAATATAGAGATACGGTTATGAATCTTTATAAAAAATGCGTTCATCGGGATGGTATACCAAGACAAATGTTAAGTAATTATATTATACCAAAAATTAATTTAACTCTGGAAAATATATTATCTGTTGCACAATTTAAAGTATGGCTTGATTTAGATGAACTTAGACCCAAATTAAAATATAATGACAGACCTGCAATTATTGATTGTATTAGTGCTAGTGGTAAGGAAAGAACATTTTCTAGTGTAGTATTGAAATTTGCATTAAATCAAATTAATGTAAAAGCAAAACCAACAATATTTTTACTTGATGAAGTAATGGGTAAATTAGATGAGGATAGTATTGAAGAATTTATTGAAATATTACAATTAATAAAAAATAATATGAAGAAAGTATTGGTTGTTGAACATAATGCAAATATTAATCCTGATTATTTAATTAATGTCGAATTAAATGAAGATGGAATATCATCACTTATATTAGAATAAAAACGTATTCTAAAACTATTTATGGATAAACTGTAGATATGGATTTAAAAAAATATGATGAATTAAGAAAAAAGATTAACACTAAAGACTTTGAGGGTAATAATAAGGGTCTTGATAAGTGGTTATATTTATTCTCTTTTATTGGAAATGCTGGTTCTATTTTCTTTTCATACTTTCTTGTATATCCGGGTTTATTAAAAGCAATTACAATTAATTTAATCGGTGGTATTTGGGCAAGTATTTTTGCATTTACTTTCACAATAATATTTCTTGTTATTTTTGAAGTAATTAAACGATATTTAATTAGGAGTTTTTCAACAGATTTTGTTTCAAATAAAAAGAAAATAAAAGCAAGTATTGTTGGTTGGTTAACAATATCAGTTTCAATAATTCTTTTGAGCTTTTACTTATCAATAATTGGTTCAAAAAATTTGGCATCAACAAGCACTTATAAAGATAATGTTATTGAAAATAAAACAACAAATATTACCGATAGTTTATCAATATTATATGAAAAGAAAAAGAAAACATATGAGGATGATAATACAACTTTAAGAATGATTAATAATGATTTACGTCAAAAATTAACAGAAACTCCAGTTACTTATATAACAATTAGAAATCAATATCAAGCAAATATTGATAAAAATGTAAAAATTATTGAAATTAATCAAAATGAAGTGGATAAAATCGAAGATAAATTATCTCAAAATGTTGTTGATTTAAAAACAAATCTTAGTGAAGTAAAAAATGTTAATAAGACAGAAGATGTACAAAACATTATTTTATTTGTAATTGTTGCATGTTTTTGTGAAATTATCATTTTTGCTGGTGTATATTTTAGAGAATGGTTTGAATATAATTTATTTATTATACATCAACAAAAATTTGAAAAAATATATACGAAAAAAGATAGATATCGTTCACTATTAACATTTGTATATAATGATGGTAAATTAACAAATGGCGATAAAGTAATAAGTGGTTTAGAATTAAAAGAATTGGTTGCTGAGAAAACAAATATAGGAAATTCTAATAAAATGGTTGAAGGATTTTTATTTGATATGGATAGACTTGGAGTGTTTAATACTGTTGGTAAAAGAAGATTTATTGCTGTAACATATCATGAAGCAATGAATATAATTGAAAGTTTTGATGATACATTGAGAATATTAGAAAATATGAAATAATTATGAAAAATATTGAAGCATTAGAAAAAGGTAGACTCATTAAAGAGGCATTAAAAATTGTAGATAAACTTGCTAAATCAGATTTGGCAGATATAGACGGTAAATTTACAAATGATGATTTTGATTATGGAAGTTTACAAGATTTAATAATAAAATCTCGTTCATTAAAGAAAAATCAATGGTGGAAATTATTTTAAAATATGATTAGTCAAAGTGAAAATATAATTAAACGCTTACGAAAAGAAGGCAAAGTGACTGAAGTAATTATGACTTCTGAACAAATATCTGAATGGATGAAACAAATGGTGAAAATTAAAGAAGAATTTAGAATAAAAGAAATTAATTCTTGGCAAGCAGCTAAAGATGTGTATTTAGATTAAATTAAAATAATTATGAGTAAAACAGACTGGAATTTAAGATTTATGAGAATGGCTGATTTAGAGGTGGCTCAATGGAGTAAAGACCGTTCGAGAAAAATTGGTGCAGTAATTATTAAAGACAGAGAAATAGTTACAACTGGTTTTAATGGAATGCCACGAGGTGTTAATGATGATGTTGATGCCCGTCATGAAAAACCCGAAAAATATCATTGGTTTATCCACGCAGAATCCAATGCAATAATTAATGCAGCACGACAAGGTAAAAGTACATTAGGTGCTGATATATATGTTAATTTATTTCCTTGTGATACATGCGCTGGATTTATTGTTCAAGCAGGAATAAAAAAAGTTTTCTGTGATAAAGAACCTGATTTTAATGACCCTAAATTTGGTGAAGGATTTAAAAGGGCATTGATAATTTTATCTGAAGGAAGTGTAGAAGTTATATACATGAATTATGATGCACATAGATAATGAAACATATAAAATAAATGAAGTAAATCGTCATAAAACTCAAACAGTTAAAACACAAATTGTATTGGCATCAAGTTTGAGAAAAGATAGTTATTATATTACTAGATTATTACATAAAGATTTTGGTAAAACAAAAAAATGGAACACATATACTATTAGTAGAGATGGAACTATTTTTCAACATTACGATAATAAATATCATTCAGATTTTCTTGGCATTAAAGAAGTAGATAAACAATCTGTTTCAATTATAATGGAAAACATGGGAAGTTTATTTCAAACAACTGAAGGAAAACATATTAATTGGATAAATGAAGTTTGTGATGAACAAAATGTAATTGAAAAACAATGGTATGGATATAATTATTGGGAAAAATTTTCAGATACACAATTAGAAAGTTTAGTATTACTTTGTGAGGAATTATGTGAACAATTCAATATTCCAAAAGTTTGCATTGAATTTCATCATTATCATAAAGATACTATTAAATTTAGAGGTATTGTATTTAGAAGTAATTATATCGAAGATAGTAGTGATATAAATCCATTATTTGATATTTCCAAATTCAATGAAATGTTACATAAAGAACTTGTATGAAAAAAATTATAAGAAAAATTGGAGATTGGTGGTGGTTAAATGTTGGTTTTCATCATTACATGCATAAATTAGAGAAATATGTTAAAAAGAATTCAATTGTTTTAATATATACTGATGTTGATTAAGTATTTATAATAAAATTTATATGGATAATAAAAATATAAACAACAAAAGTACACCGAATCAAATGCGTATTCTTATGAAAAGAATACGTGAAGGAAAATATGAAGCAAGTGAATCACCAAAAGAAATGAAGAAGGATTTATCTATACGTGATATGCTTAAAATTACACGTAAAATTAATGAGGGTATTGGTGATGATGAACAAAAAATAGCACAGAATAAAAAAACCGTCTATGACCAAAGCAGAGAAGAAGAAAAATTTAATGATTTTTTTAGAGATATGAATGTTAATATTAAATTCATTGATTTAGAAATTTATGATAATTTGGTTTTCTGGGGTGGTACAATTGATGGTGTAATTCAATTTATTTATAAAGTAACACCCGATGAAAAAACATCAGGAGTTGAATTTAATTATTTGGAAGATTTTTCACCAGATAATCCCGAAAATGATGAAATTGTAGGTAGAATTGAATCATATTATGATACATTTTTTAAATACTGGAGAAATAACATGTTACAACAATAATAATTAAATTTATGAACGCAATATTATTAAAATTTTGGACGTTTTTAAAACAAAAAAACAATATGTTAATTGCAATTGTAATTGCTATCATTTTGTTTTTGTCTATAGTCGATTATTTTCAACATAAGAAAATTGTAGGACTGAAAGATAAATATGATACAGAAGTTAAATTAAAAGATGCTTTGCTGGATACTGTTCATGTTTATAAAAATAAACAAGGCGAAATGGTTGCTGAAAAATTGACAATGCAAGAAACAGTAAAAAATCTTAGCAAAATGTATGGTCAATTAACTGCTTCTCAACAAGAATTGATGGATAGAGTAAAAGATATTAATAAAAAGAATGATATTATTGCAGCAGCATTAATTCAAACCAATGTAAATCTTGATTCACTAAAAGGTGGAAAAGTTAGTATCAATGAAAAAGATAGTAGCATTACTTTTAAAGATTCAACAAAAAATATTAAATATGATTTATTAATTAGTCATGCAATTCCCGCATTAAAAAATGTTAAACCATTATTAACATTTAAAGAATTTTTACTACCAAATAAACAATTTATTGAATTTCATTGGGATAAAAAAGCAAAAACTGATTATCCCGTATCATTTAGTGTAAGTAATAGTAATGATTATTTTAAAACAGTAAATATTGATAGTTATGCAATTCCTGCAATTAATAAAGATAAGATAGATAAATCTGATTGGAAAAAATTTACTGATTGGATTGGAAAAAATAGTAAATATGTATTAATTGGTGGTGCTGGTGTTGCAGTAGGACATTTTCTTATAAAATAAAAATATGTTTAAGCAAACATATTCAAGAACACATGTTTTATTAATATGCGTTCTTTTTATTTTTAATGCCGATTAAGTATTTATAATAAAATTATTATATGAATAATGATGATGTAAAAAAAATCGTTAATGATGAAATTAATAAGTTTGTTAATGATGCTTTAGATAGGGAAGTTAAGAAAATACTTAAAAAATCTGGAAGTCAAACAAGAAATGAAATGATTTCAACAATAAAAGATAGTATGGAAATGGTGTTTAAGACATTATGGGTTAAAAAGGATTTTTGGAAGACAGGAATTAAGTAATCGATTGATTATTAATGAGTTATGAGAAGTAAAGAAGCAATTGCAAAAAGTAAAAGAAATTATTATCTAAGAAATAAAGAAAAGATATCACAATATGCTAAAGAATATGTTCAAAAGAATAAAGAAAAAATTTCACAACGTCAAAAAAGATGGTCGTTAATAAATAAAGAAAAAATTAAAAATCGATTATCTGAATATTATCAAAATAATTCTAATATAATAAAAAAACGTAGTTCTGAACGTTATTTAAATCAAAATAATAAAATTCGATTAAAACAAAAAGAATATTATAAAAAGAATAAAGAAAAAATTTCAAATATTATTTTAAAATATCGTGAAAAACATAAAGACAAAATTTCAAAATATTTAAAAAATTATAATAAAATTAATAAAGAAAAAATTGTAAAGCAAAGGTCTGAAAATTATTTTAGAAATAAAGAAGAACGAAATAAAAAAAATAAAGAATATAGAGAAAAAAATGGTGAGAAAATTAAGGAATATAACATAAAACGTAAAGAATGGATAAAAAATTATAATTATATATATAAAAAGAATAGAAATTCTAATGATGCTTTATATAAACTAACGACTAATATTAGAAGTTTAATTCGTTGTTCCATAAAATTAAAAGGCAATAAAAAATCGTCAAAAACACAAGATATTCTCGGTTGTACGTTTGAAGAATTTAAAAAACATTTAGAATCAAAATTTGAACCTTGGATGAATTGGAATAATTATGGGAATTGGAATGGATATCCCAAAGAAATAAATACTGCATGGGATATTGACCATATAGTACCAATGTCAACAGCAAAAACCGAAAAAGATGTTTTAAAGTTAAATCATTATACCAATTTTCAACCGCTTTGTTCATACACCAATAGACATATTAAATCGGGAAATATTATTACTATAAACAATTGATAATATTCAAGTATTTATACTAAAAAAGAACAAATAATGGCAACATTTAAACCAACATTAGCAAAACCGATAAGTGTACAGTCAAAGAAATATGAAAGTAATTTTAATAAAACTATGCATAACACTGCACCTGATGTTAAGTTAAGTGAAAGTATTGTAATGAATGAAATTGATTCATATTTAAATGAAGAAGATTTTAAACTTAAGAAAAAAATATTTTCATTGCCGAAAATGGAAGCATTAGTTTTTTCTGACCCAAAATTAAGTGCAGAATATAATAAAATGATGGGCGATGGTAAAGATGATAATACTGGAACAAATCGTTATGGATACCACGCAAACGAAACCGTTCAAAATATATTGTTCAATGATTATGTGCTTAATAGCCCAAAATATTTACAAAAATATAAAATGGCAATACCTGTAAAAAAAGAACGCAGGGACCAAAGCGGCATTAATCAATTAAAACAAGCAGGAGAAGAAAAAATGAAAAAGACTGACAGTACAGGAACTAAATTAGTTGAACCCAAAGTTAAATCTGAAGTTGATGAAACTAGTGAACCATTAACTAAAGTATTATTTTTAGTTAATGAAAAAGACCCCAAAAATCCTGATTTATTTGCATATTTTCCTGAAGAAAATTATGACAATAAAGGAAATTTAAAAGTGGGATATTCTCATGTTGGTCAACACGGTGGAGTAGACCCAAGGTATGCAAAAGAAAGTAGACTTGCAACTCCTGAAGAATATCAAAATCTTAAAACCGAACTTGAAAGTATTGGTTATAATTTTGATGTATTAAATTCTACAAATGAAAGTACGGGTGCTGCAGGTGGTTCTGGTGCATTCGCTCCAGCATTAGGATATAAGAAGAATACGATTAGTGAAGAAAATGAAATTGACGAACCAAATGAAGAAGATTGTTTTATTTCATCAAATGGTTATAAACTTTCAGTTAGTTGTGGTGGAAAATTTATTGGTGAATTTGTTGAAGACCAAGACGCATTTGATGCAGTAAAAACTTGGAAGGATTCTAATAAATGGTATCCTAATACATGGTTCATTTCAGACCACGGAAATTATTCTTTAGTTGATGATAATGGTAATATTCTTAATGAAATGACTGGTACTGGTGCTGCAGGTGGTGCAGGTGATACTGGAAGTAATGTAAGTGGTTCAGGGGCATATGTTGGACCTTCAGTATGGGGTAGTGGTGATTTAATGAAAGTAAAGGGTAAATCAAAAGTAAAAACTAAACCAATGTTTCCCGGTGGTACAATAATTCAAGAAAATAAAAATTATCTTGTTGACCCAAGTGGTTTTGAAAATTTTATTAAAATATTAAATGAAGAAGACCTTTCATATCAAACAAAATTAGGTCAAGAATATAAACAATCTCATACTGGAAGTAATAAAGGATTAGGCGTTAGTGAAATACCACAAACATCAGAACGTGAAAAAAGTAAAAAAGGAATTGATGATAATACATCATTATATATTGGTCAGGATGTCGATAAAATGAGAGATGACGATGTAAAAATTTTACATAATGATATGACACAAAAACATTCATATTTTCCGCATCCAGATAATCCAAATTTACCTGATGATGGTATTTCAGGTATTAATCAACAAGGTAAAGAAATAAGTAAACCTTTTGGAACAAACAAAGAAAAAGAAGATAATTTTATTATAGATAAAACAAATGCATTCACCAGTGATGCAGTTAAACATTGGAATAATAAAGACACTGGTATTGAATTAAATACAATAAAAACTGGCGACCCAGACAAACCAAATCTTAATACAATGGAAGAATCAAAAAAAATCGAAGAAAAAGCTAAGTCAGCATCACAACAACGTCTTTTTGGTATGGCACATGCAGTACAAAAGGGCGAATTATCTCCAAATAAAGTTAGTGATAAAGTTAATAAAATTGCAAAAAATGTTAGTAAAAAAGATGTTGAAGATTTCGCTTCAACTAAACATGATAAATTACCTGACAAGGTAGATGAAGATTCTACAACAATGGCAAATGCATCAAAAATGCAACCTAAAGAAGATTCAATGTCAAACAAAATGGATAATACTACAATGCCTGTTGGTATGCAACAAACAAGTGGTGGTATGAACGAAGATTTTAAATTATTAGAAGAATTAAATAACGAATTGAATGCTTATTCAATTCATCATCAAAAATTAATAAAAATGAGTGAAGATAGAAAACCATCTGCATTGGTTTTAAAAGACCGTGTTACTGGTGAAAATCCAGTCAATTTTAAGAAAGACTTACAACATAGTGGTACTAAAGAAATCATTGATGTTGAAAAAGAACTTCAATGGAAAGACCAACAAACTGATGTTGGCAAAGACCCACAAAAATTAGGTCAGGATATTGAAGAAAAAGAAATTAAAACAACAGATGCTAAAGGTGATGAATCTTTAAAAAATGTTGGCGATAGTACAAATAATAAAGGTGATGAAATTCCAAAACGTAATATGACAACTGAGGAACAAGATGAAGTTAATTTGTATCGTAATGGTCAACATAGTTTGGTTTATGATAATGAACCGGGAAAACGTTTTGAAGACCGCATGAAAAAAGACATGGGTGATAAAGTATATAATATAAGACAAAAACAACTTAAATTTAAAGGTAAAGCACCCATGTATAATAAAGACCCACAACCAATTGAAAAAGGTATTGATAAAACACAATTTAATAAAGAAAAATCTGGATTTAATGATGGTAAGGGTCTTAATGAATCAATGGTTACTGGTAGATATATTGATGCTTTAGACAAAAGACGTTTAATTGATTTTAAATTAAATGAAGTAAAAAATTTAATTACTCCATCTGGAACTGCAAGACAAACAGGTTTGTTTGAACTAGATTTTACTGGATTAGGTAATACATATAATAGTAAAACAATTGATAATAAAGTAATCGTTAATGAAGCAGTTGTTAAAGCAATGTCAGAACATAAATTTTATACAGATGGTAAGATAGTATTTGCGATTAAAAATCCTGTTCAGAAATTAAATGAAAATGAACAAAAAGTAGAAAAACCAGTAATAAATGAACAAATGGATAAAATGAAACATTTACTTGGCTACAATCCCGAAACATTTACAAATACGAATAATGTAAAGAAAAATAGAGGATTTTAATATATGGATGTTAATAAAATAACTAAAGAACAATTTGATACCGCATATAATAAGTATCTGCCAAATAAATGGATTAAATTCGCTTACAAATATTTTTCAAATGAAACTGAAAAGAAAAACATGTCATTAAAAAATACTATTTTATATGTTTTATTTGGATTATTTGGTGTTGGATTTATATGTACTATTTTTGGTTTATCAAAACCAATAATAGTTACTATTACAATTATATATAGTATTTTACTTGTAGTACTTGTATTTTATTTATTCAGTGCAGTGTTTCTTAACAATCTTAGAATAAATAAAATTTGTGAAAAACTCAATATAACTAAAGAAGAATATAATACTTTAGTTACAAAAATTTATAGCTAATTTGAGATTAATTTCTTAAATTTGTAAGGGTATTATGTATTTAATACCCTTTTACATTTATAAGTATTTATGAGAAAAATATAATAATGGCAAGGAGATTAACAAATATTACTTTTATTGAAAAGGCAAATATTATTCATAATAATGAATATGATTATTCATTAGTTCAATATGCTAATAATTATACTAAAGTAAAAATAACATGTAAAAAACATGGAGTTTTTGAGCAAACACCTCATAATCATTTAAATGGTCAGGGTTGTCCTAAATGTGGAAAAATAAAAAATCATTTATCTATCATACTAACAAATATTGAATTTATTGAAAAAACAAAAGTTATTCATGGTGATAAGTATGATTATTCATTGGTTGAGTATGTTGATTCAAAAACAAATATTAAAATAATTTGTCCTATTCATGGTATATTTGAACAAACACCAAATGACCACTTAAGTAATAAGGGTTGTTCTAAATGTGCTGGAAATTATATGGATAATAAATATTTTAAAGAAAAGTCAAATAAAATTCATAATAATAAATATAATTATTCATTAGTTGAATATAAAGATAATAAAACTAAAATAAAAATTATTTGTCCCATTCATGGTATATTTGAACAAAGAGCAAATAATCATTTATGTGGTATTGGTTGTTCTAAATGTAAACAAAGTAAAGGAGAAATTCATGTTATGAATTTTTTAAAAGAAAATAATATTAATTTCGAATATCAAAAGAAATTCAATAATTGTAAATATAAGTCATATTTATTTTTTGATTTTTATTTACCTAAATATGGTACATGTATTGAATATGATGGAATACAACATTTTAAATCAATTAAGTTTTTTGGAGGTGAAATTGGATTTGATGTACAACAGAAAAGAGATAAAATGAAAGAAGAATATTGTAAAAATAACAATATAAATCTCACTAGAATTAAATATGATGAAAATATAAAAAATAAATTGAATTTATTAATATAATTAAATTATGGTAAGTACGATAAGTAAGGAAAGATTGGCAGCATTAAATTGTGTTTTAGGACTTGATTGTAGTAAATATCAAGCAGATATTACTTGGAGTAAAGCAAAAGCAGCAGGAATTGATTTTGCATTTGTAAAAATAACCGAAGGAACTACAGGACATGAAGATAGCATTTATAATGTAAGGAATAGAGTTCTTGAAGCACAAAAAAATAATGTTAAAATATCTTATTATCATTTTTGTCGCCCCGGAGATATCAATAATCCCGAAGATGATGCTAATGCTGAAATAACTAATATTATTAATCATTATAATATATTACCAAAACCTAATTTTCCATTAGTTTTAGATGTTGAAGCATATGCAAACAATATTATTTGGAGTGATACAGAAAAAATTGACCATATGAATAAATTTATTACGGCATTTATTAGTGGATTAAAACAACGCAATATTTCAGTTATTATTTATTCATATAGAAGTTTTATTAATACAAATACTAATCATAGTTTTGGCTCAAATCCGCTTTGGGAGGCAGCTTATTTAGACGACCCAGAAAATTATCAACCAGCAGTACCACAAGGATGGTCAGAATGGAAAATTTGGCAATTTACTGAAAAAGGACTAATTGATGGTTATGTTGGTGATATTGACTTAAATATAATGAAAAAAGATTTTTTTAATAAATTTTAATGAGTAGTGTTCAAAAATATATTATAGTTAAAGATAGAGTTGAAATCTATAAAGATTTTGCTATGAATTTATTATATTATATTTTTAATTATTATATTGATAGAGAAAGTTTAAGTGCTGATGAAGATATTCGTAATCACTATATATGGTGTTTTAATAAAGTTTGTGATGAATTTAAACAAGAAAGTATTGATTTTAGTCAAAATAAAGAGTTAAAAGAATATTTTTATGCATATTATTACCATCAATTTTATAAAGTTAATAATAATCAGGATACATCAATAGGATATTATGAAAAATTTTGGAGAAATATATTCGAAATTGATAATCAAAAGAACAAAAATATAATTAATATCTTAATTGAAATATATAATATTTATGACAAATCAATTAATCAAGAAAAAAATGTTTTAGAGATTGTCTAAAAATCCTTGCATATTGTATTTATTATAATTAAATTTACGAACATAAAAATAATATTATTTTAAAACCAAAAAGAATTATGGCAAATTTGAAACTTGATTTATTAAATTATTTAAACAACAACAAGTATTATGAAGAACTTGAATTAGTTCGTCTTGCATCAGACCCAAATACAAATTATAAAGAAAAAATTGATAACATGGCTTGTAGACTTCGAAGCATTTCAATTTTGAATGCACAAATTGGTTTAGTTGCCCAATATTTTCAAGAACCAGCACCCGTACCTGCTGCCGAAACAAATACTCAGCAACAAGTAATACCTAAAGGACAAGTACATCAAGGTCAGAGTCACGGTGAATAATGAATATATTAACTGAAATATATCAATTTTTATTTATATCTTCCATCATTTTTATGATATATATCTTTGGTGATTTAGTTATAAAAATGTATGGGAGGTTTAAATTAGACAAAGAAACACAATTTGTTTTAACAATTTCTGAAAAAATCATATTATGGATTTCTTTAGGAATATTTTTTACATATTTATTTTAAATGAAAACAATTGAATTAGCACTACAGCTAGTAGAAGGTTACTTAATTTCAATAACTCGAAATACTGTCAATGGTTGGTATGAAATAGAAATTGGAATACCGAATAATTGGGTTTTTGACGAAAATGATGAAATTAAATGTGAAATTTTAGCTGAAGATAAATCAGGTAAAATGATAAAAATATCACCTAAAAATCAAAATATTGTTATTGATGACCTAATTGCATTTTTTGAAATTATTATTAACACCAATAAGAAAATTGCCGAAAAAGAAGAAGAATTTAAATTGCAAATGGAAGAAATGAAAAAGGGTCTTGAAAAAAAAGCAAGTGCATTCTTTAAAGAATTAGATGAATTAAAAGAAAATTCATTTAAGAAAATTAATGATAATTTCGTTAAAAACATACATAAAGACAATAATGATGAAAAGAAATTAAAAAAAACCAGACAACCTAAAGTAATTTTATCTACTGGTGAAACAAGTACAACAAAAACAACCACAGAACTATTAGAAATCGATAAAGAATAATTTTATGACTATTGATAAAAAAATATTATCAATTGATTATAATGATGATGATAAAGATATTACAGCATTTAATGAATATCTTGAAACAGATACTGTACGAAAGAAAAATCAAACAATTTCTGAAATTGAAAAAATGGGTAATTTTTATCTAAAAGAAATTAATAAAAAAAAGAAACAAAAAGAACTTAAAAAAACTAAACTAATTCCATATATCATAAAACATTCAAAAGGTAAATATGATGTTGATGATATTGAGGAATTAAATTCATATAGTTTCGAAGATATTCAAGATATTTATAATCAAATAAAAAAAGAAAATCGTTCAACAATTTCAAAATATTTACATTTTCTCTTTAATATTAATTAAAGATTAATTACATTTGTATTATAATATAAAAACAATCGTATATGGCAAATCAATTATTTGAAGATGTATTTAACAAAGCAAGCATTTATGAAATGCTTTTCTTTAATGTAAAATCAGTTCTTATTTATTCTACACTTAAAGACCTTGAAGAAAAAAACAAATCTTTATTTGATAGTTGGAAAGATTTAGCGTTTAATAAACATTATCCAGATAAAATATATAAAGACCTTGTAGGTGATGAACTTCGCCAATTTGAAGAATCCATGTATCAAAATAATGCACCAAACTATCCTGAATATAGTAGAATTATTACTATAACATATGCAATGTTATATATGGAAAATGGTACATTGAAAAGAAGTTTAAAAAAATTTACAGGAGAAAATGAACATAATATAATTGAACAATTTATGGATATTTTACATCAATTATCAAGTGATGGTGAATTATCAACCCCTAAGAATTTTCCAATGCTTTGTGGACATAATATCATAAGTCATGATATTCCCCTTTTAATTAAAAGATTTATAATTAACAAAAATAAATTTAAAACAAATAAAGAATTACCATTAATTTTGAAAAAAAGTTTAATTATGAAACCTTGGGAATCTGGTATTATTGATACTATTAATGTCTGGAAATTCAATGGTTATGATTATATGCCATTAATGCTAATTTCTGATTTTATGAATCTTAAAAGAACGGTAGATTTATTACCAAATAATGAATTATCAAAATATTATTGGAATAATGTCGTAGAAAACCCAGAAGAAACTCTTGAATTTATATCATTACAATCAGCTACACAAACAAACCTTGTCATTCAACTCATGAATGAATTAAGACAATTATAATAACAACATAAAGAAATTAATTATCTAAAACAAGAAATTAATAAATTAAAAAAGTAAGATAATTATGGAAATAAAAAAGGGGTGTGTCATTTCAAGTGGTGGTGCTTGGGGTGCATTCGGTGGTGGTACTTTAGCAAGAATTAATAAAGATTATAACACCATTGTTGGAGTATCAACTGGAAGTTTATTAGCACCACTTGCTGCATTAAAAGAATGGGAATTACTTAAAGCAGGATACACAACAGTTACAAATAAAAATATTTTTGATACATATTGGTATAAACCATATCCTATTTCAAAAACAGGTAATATTAGAATATTACCAATAATAATATCATTATTATTAAAACAAAAAACTATTTGCACATCAAATGTTTTAAGAAAAACAATTGATAAATTTTTTCCCAAACAATATTTTAATGAATTAAGAAAACAAAATAAAGAAATATTAGTTGGTACACAAAATTTTGCACAAGTACCTTCAAAAATACATTATTTTAGTTCATTAAATGAAGATTATGAAGATATGAAAGATTGGATGTGGTGTAGTACCAATGTTCCATTTTTTACTTCTTTAGTTAAAAAAAGTTGGAATAATGAAACTGGAAGTTTTCATGTCGGTTTATGGAGTGATGGTGGTTTAACAGATTTGGTTGGTATTAATCAATTAATAAATAAAGGATTTAATGAAATTGATATTATTTTGCATAGAACAAAAAATACTGACGTTTATGAAGGTAAAAAAATTAATAGTCTTATGGAAAATGTAACCACCAGTATTAATGCTATGAGATATGATATTGAATTTGAATATTTTTATGATAGAATAAAAAAATTAAATCGACAAGGTACAAAAGTTACAATCTATTGGTTACCAAGAAAATTAAGTTCAAATAGTATGATATTTAATCAAGAAGAAATGCTTGCTTGGTGGGAAGAAGGATATAATACGGCATTAGACCCAAAAAGAATTGAGGTTTTCCAGCCAATTACTAAAAAACAATATTTTAATCGATTTTAAGCCTTAATTTTTCTTTAAGGTCTTCAGGTAAGTATCCATATATATATTGGCTAAATCCTACCCAAAAATTCCATTCTGATAGTAATTTGACCTTATCATCATAAGATAGTTTGTTCCAAAGATTATATGCTTCAATATCGTTTTTTATACTTATCATTAATAATAAATACTGAAATAGATTTAATTAATCCATTTCAATATATTAGCAAATTTATCTTCAATATATGGTGCATCATAATAACTATCATATTCATCTTCTTCCATATAAGCACATCTTATATTATAAACTCCATTAAGTAAATAGTTAAACATATCGAACATTGTATCAAAGAAAATATACATATTATTTTCATGATTAAAAATAAATGCGAAACTTTCTTTCCATCCATCATTTTCAACTTCGAGAGAATAATTAAATATAATTCCTAATGTTTTACTACCATCAGAATATTGTTCTTCATGTGCCGATTTTAGTTTTGTTCTCATTTTTCTTTATATTAGTATAAAATTTAGAATTTGAATGCCTTCTTAATATATAATCTATATAATTAATTGTTTCTTGAATTGGTGGAATACCACGAAATTTAAATACTTTTTTAATACCTGCATTATATGATGCAAGAGTTAATTTCCATGAATATTTATCAGTACAACCTTTACCACGCCAATAATCATATAAATCTTTTACCATTGTTAATCCAATATATATATTTTTTTGATTATAAGTAAAATTAAATGTGTCAATATTAAGCATTAACGAATATGCATCTTCTGTTTCCGGCATAAGTTGAAAAAAACCTTTTGCACCTACAGGTGAAACAATAGTATCAATAAATTTTGATTCATTAAATACTAATCTAAAAATCGTTCTTATTGGTAATTGAAATTCCATTGTTTTATCATATATAAATTCTATATCATTAGTATCTACATAATTTGGAATTTTAATCTCTGCCTGAAACTCAATAGTATCAATCATTTTATGTATTTTTTCTAATCTCTTTTGTTGTTTAATTTGATTAAGTTTTACTCTTTCATTATCACTACCATGAGTTCTCATCATATTAGGATTACCAATATTTGTAGCACTCATAATACAAGTAAAGAGAATTACAGTCATAAATAATATTTTTTTCATAATTTAATTTTTAATAATAATGTTATTTATTGAAAATCAATTAGTTGCTAACTATAAAAATTTTAAATATTACCACAAATTAGTGGCATTTTTAAACTAAAATGCCCGAAAAACACTATTTTTTCGGGTATTGCCTTATATATTGGAGAAATTTGACCTGTACTTTCAGTAGAATCGGCAAATTTATATGTTTTTTTTAATTGTTTCAAATTTTATTGTTTTAATTTAAATTTATAAGCAGATATAAATACTGTGATATTTTTAATTTATTAAACAATTGATTTTCAACGTTTTTTAAATTCTAAATTACCAACTATTTGATATACATCATATAAAATATCTTGTACTTTTTCAATCTTTTTTCTTAATTTTTTATGTTTTATAAAAACAGGATGTTCAATTAAATGAGTTTCAATAATCATACTAACTACATGAGACCTATCAAGTGCTTCATGATAATAAAATTTAGATAATTTATTTTTTTTCTTTGCCATTAATTTTATTCAATTATTTTTACATATTGACGTTTTTCCAACATTCTTTCGATTGTTTTTTCTGGTGAATATAGAAATAAATAAGAATTGTTAATTCTATTAAAACCACATTTATTAGCGATTGCAAATAATTTATATTCATTTATTTCAGTATCTTTTTTCTTAACTAATTCATCAAGTAAATAATATTCATGTGCTGGAACTTTAATAATTTCAAATAATTTTAAATTTTCTCTAACTTGTACTGATTTACGATTATAATAATAATCAGCATCAATAGAATTATCTTGAAATGGTTTAATTAATGCAATAATTGCAGTGTTTTTATCATAAAAATCCCTATAAATCATTTCAATGAACTCTTCAGTTATTCCACGTTTACGATAATCTTTACGTAAAATAAAAGAATAAATAAAAACAATTTTTTTAAAATCTTTTATTTCAATTTCTTTATCTTGAATAACATTTATTAATTCAGAAAAAGTATTTTCAACAATACGTTCTGTAATTAATTTATTCAAATTCACGTCAAATTTTATTCCTAATTCAATATTCCACACTGAAAATCCATATTCACCAATAATAAGTGGTGGTTCTTGATTAGCTATTTTAATTTCTGATACACATCCTTCATATTCGGTAATAATATTTTCATCATCATTTACAAGGTCAAAATTTTTACGATAACCCTGTGTTTTGAATGTGATATTACTCCATAATCTCCAATCACTATCATTCATTATGCAAATATATGTAAAATTATTTTAATATGCAAATTCATTGTAATTCATTTGATTTTCCCATCTTGGTAAGTAAATCAATATAATAATTCTTTATTTCATTAACATGTAAATATTCTTTAGGTTCAAAATTCTTATCAATCCAATCCATCCAATAAAGTTGAATACCGAATCTTTCTATATCATTAATAAAATCATTAATGGTAACTGGTATTGATAATATATATTTTACAGTATTTGAAACATTTTTATAAATAACATAATGTTTTGGATAAAATTCAAGAATAATTTTATCATCATTCGTGAATCTATACCAATTCATCATATTCTTACAATGCCAACCCTCAAAAAGAGTTTCACAAGATTTTTCATTAAATACTGGATATAGCATATCAATAGTGAAAGAAAGAGCGAGAAATTGTTTGAACTTCTCGCTCCCTGTTGTTTGTATAAATGGAACTACCTTTATCATTTATTTTATTTCTTTAATATCATATGTTCCATCACTTTTTGGTGTAAAACGCCAAGTTTTCCAATAATAATCATCATCATGTCCATTATCACTGATAATTATCAATAAGCGTATTTCTACATTACCATTATCCAATTTTTTTACATATCCATTGCTAACACCATTTTTAACATAAAGTAAATCTTTAAGGTCAGTTTTACTTAAATATGTATAACTATATGATGCTTCACCATTAGAAGTACAACCATTATAATCAGTTTGAATAATATCTGAGGCAACATTCCATTTACCATTATCATAACGAAGTAAATAAAGATTCCTTTCTATTTTTTCTCCATAATGTAAAACAGGAAAATTCTGAATATTAAGTGTATCTGCATATGAAATCAAATACAATTTGCCATTTTCACCATAAAATGAATATGTTCTTGTTTTTAAATATTCATTTAAATCTCCACCCTTTTGTGCGCACCAAACTCTTGTTTCATCAACATCAATATATGATGGGTATGTTCTAAATCGACTTAGTTGTAGATGTTGTTTTTGCCCAAACAAATTGGCAGTAAACAGAACAATTATTAATAATCCAATAAACTTTTTCATCTTTTTATTTATTTGTTTACTTGAATATACGAAAAACAAGCATAAATGTTACAAAAAACACGTATTTTTGTACGTGTTTTTGTATTTTAAATAAAAAATGGTCTTATTTTAACTTATATTCACCGACTGCCAATACCATAAGATTGGTAGGCATTTTTTTGTCTTTCATCTCAGTTTTCATTACTGCATCAATGTAATAATCAGAAAAAATTTCACCTATATTTAACCATGTCCTGTCATTTATTTCAAAAAGTGTTTTTTCTGTATCAGCATTAATAAATTTAACGGTTAGTCTTGGAGTTTCTTTCGCATATTTCATAATATTTGTTTTTCTTCGGTTTCTTTATTTTGATTATTCATTGTAGATAATCCAGATAATAACTTAAATACATCAAAAAATATCACTTTAATAATCCAAATTATACATACCCATTGAAAATATGTAATATTAATTGTAGTAAGTGATTGTAATACTAATTTCCATATAACGGAAATAAAAATCGCAATAACAATAGATTCTAAAAAGTAATATACCATTACTGGAAAAATAAACCATATGTTTTTAAAATTATCCATAATACTCTTAATTATTTAGTGTAAAATTAATTAAATTTTTAATAATTCCTGATATTTCTTAACATAACTTATTTAGTTTATATTAATAATACATTCAGATGAACCCTTAAAATAAATTTTAGGTTTATAATGAATTAATAAATTATTCTTTTTATATTTTTCTTCCATTTCCCAAATTATTGACCTGTTAAGATTTTGTAATTTAATTTCTATTGTATAATTATATGGCATTTTTGTTTTTGAATTAAACCTATTTTTTATTTCTCCAGTGCAAATTCCATATTTATAAAATTTTTCATTTTCATTCCAACAATTTAAAATATAAAAGGTTGCAATACCTTTTTTGGAAATCCAGTCCAATTTTTTAAAATTATTATTTTCTCTACTACATTTTTTACAACCCCTACCTTGTAAATGTTTATTGGGTGTTTGTAAAAAATCACCATGTATTGAACATGTTATAATTAATTTGGTTGAAGTATTAATATATTTGGCATTAAAATAATTATATTTATTATTATGTACTGCATTAGATTGGTTTATAAAATTATTTAAAGATTTAGGTCGTCTATTTTTTGCTAATTCCATTCCACATTTTGAACACCCATGCTTTAAATGATAATTAACTAATGTTTTCATTATACCATGTTTGGGGCAAATAAATTCAAATTCTGTAGTTTCTTTTAAATAAAGAAATTTTTTATAAACATATTTGTTGAAATGAATATAATTAAATTTATTTACAATATATTCATATTTATTTAATGCAGATTGTACTGTAGGTTTATTTCCATGTAAAAGTTTATCTGGTGTACTTTTTAATAATCCAAATTTATCTTCAATTAAAATATGGTCTCTCATTTTTTATATTCACCAATTACTTTAAATTTTTTATTTTTATAATGAATATTATTTTCAATTAATTTCATTAAAAATTCTTGATGGATTATCATAACACTATGGTAATTTAATATTATATGTTTTAGATAAATACAATAATGCTTCAGCATTTCCTTTTACATCAAATTTGGGGTTATGATTATGGGATGTTATTCTATGTTTTTTCCATTTATACCACATATCGTGTTCAACACCGCAAAACAAATCCCCAATCCTTCTTGAACTCCAAGAAAATGGATTACTACCATAAAATTTATGAAAATAATAATTTAAACATACACCAAAATCATAACCATTATTATCTGAAATACCTATTGGTTGACCATTTACATTTTCTTTTAACCAATCTGCAAATCTTTTCATTACTATATAAGGTTCATCAAATTTAAGATGTTCTTCTCTACTAAAACCACTTATAGCTAATGCATCAGGATTCCATTTATCAGAAATTGGTCGCATTTGTCCATAAAATGTTTTAGAAAGTGATGGTTCAACAATTATTGCAGCAAAACAAACTATTGAATAATCTGGCATATATCCACCATCACTTTCAACATCGACACATATTAATTTATTTTTATTCATACTTTTAATGCCATTTTTTGTAAATTTGCTTTAAATGCTTGCCTTGCAAAAATAAATAAAAATATTTCATAAAGTGTATGCATTAATGCAAAAGCATAATGAAATATTGTTACAAGTAAAGCAACAATTAAACCAAAAGTTAATTTATACATCCAACCATTAAAACGATTGAATAATATTACAATTCGTTTCCAATGGATTTTTTCTTTTTTCCAAAGAATTATAAATAAATTTGTTTTCATAATTAGAATGGTATTTTACGAATTAATGAATCTGGTATTAACTTATATTCCTTTGGTGGAATATAGAGAATAGTAATTGTTTTAATACGTGGTAAACTAAAACCAGTTAACCAATTACTTTTAGGTACATCATAGATTAATTTTTTCTTACATCTATATGCAATACTATCAGCATTACTTGGAGCAAGATATACATCATTTAAATCATCATAATCTTGTTTATATGATTTATAAAATGTTCCAACAATAATATTATTATCATCTTTATTTTGAGTATAAAGAAGAATAGTAACAGGTTTTTGTTTATGCAAACTATCTTTTTTATTATAAAAAAATTCGGTAGCATAATGATTATTAAAATAATCATAATCTTTAATAAAATGAGTTTTATTTTTAAAAAGACTCTTTTGTACAAAAAAGGTATGTAATGGACTTGTAGATACAATTTCTGTTTTGGTCTGCAAATGTCCACGAATAATTAAATTAGTAGTAAGTGTGACAACTAATGCCACACCACCACTAATTAAAAGTACTAAGTATCTATTTTCCCAAAAATTACCTTTGAAAAAACAAAGACAAATAAAGGAAACTATTATAACTGATAATATAAACGTTAACATAACTTTAAGTTTTAAGTGTTAAAAAATTACTATTTTTCTTCCTCAGTATCAACCCATTCAATTCCCGGACAATAATCACTGTAACTTGCATTGAAATATTCACCAAATACGCCACTACTATTTTTAAGACCGTTACCTAATGCTTTCAATAATTTCCAAATAAGAATACTTAATGGTATAAGTATGAATTTAAATATTAAATTATAAAATACGAATTTAATTGGTATACATACTATGTAAAAAAATCCATATACTATTCCATGTACTGCATATTTCACTGGATACCAAATTAAATAAATCAATGGTTCAATATACCATACTTTTTTACCAATTTGATATTTATTAACTATATTTTGTAACCAACCGCCAATAAGTACATAAAGTATATAGATAATACCGACAGCAACAGCACCTAAACCAATACATACAAAAATTACCCAATTTACAATACACCAATCAATAGCAGCAATTATACAATATGTAAGACCATTAACTGCAAAATATGTTACTGCAAGTAAAAACAATGTAATTAATGCACCAACAAATTGTTTTGTTCTTTTAATAATGTTTTTTAAATTAGCAGGATTAAAAGTAAATGCATTTGAAATTGATGTAGATATTTTTTTAAAACCATCATTAATTGGTTTCATTCTGGCATCCCATTTAGCTTTTTTTATTGCTTGAAGACGTTCACGTTCAGCTTTTCTACGTTCAATTTCTTCTTCTCTTTTCTGTGCTTCTTCTCTAAAAAATTGACGAGATTTTGCTAATTCTTCACGCCATTTTTCCCATTTTACTAAAAGTTCTTGCTTCTTTTTTTCATATTCTTCTGGATTTATTTTACCATCAAGATGATATTTTTCAAGCAAAAAATAATCCAAAAAATTCTCATCGGATTTATCAAAATATATTTTTGCAGTTATTGGCATTTTTGTATCATTATTCCAATACATGCCATATACTTGTCGTTCATCGATATTCATTATCCAACCATCAGTAAGTTTTTTCAATCCCCAAAGCAATGTTTTAGGGATTAATAAAAATATAAATTTAATTAAATGTCTAAGTAATACAAATATTACCATAAATAATGAAAACAATAATAACCAAAAATAAGGACAACCATTTTGCATTGTTTTAGGGGTAGGTGCATTACTGCGAAGTACGAATTTAATCAAACGATAATGCCATGATTTCATACTAACTCGCATTAATTTAGGTTTTTCAGATAAAGTGATAAATTGTGCATCACTTTCTTGCAGATATACTTTTTCATCAATAGTAATATTACCACTATCAACTTCAACGATTTTAATATAGTAGTCGTCAACACCATTTTTATAGAGAAATCCTCTATAGTGAGCAATATCTGGTCGATTATATTCAACCACCTTGTTCAATAATAATTCTAATTTTTCGTTTTTCATTTTATAATAAATTAATTAATTTAAAAATCTTATCTTTAACATTACTTTGTTTTAATACCTTCATTTGCCATTGGTGTTCTAATGAAATTGTTAGGAAGCCATTTCGATAAATCAAGGTCATCAATTGCAATAAATTTTTTTATCTTATGGCCTTCAACATATTTTAATATTTCATTTGCACGACATTCTTCTAATTCAGTTAATTTAAAATATTTAATACCCCATAATTGCGGTGTAATATCAAAAATTTTTACATCGACCTTATTTATTTCAAAAATACGATTAAGTTGTTCAATAGTATAACTATCTTTCCAATCGCTTGACAATATAATAATTGGTTTTGTTTTTTCAATAATTTGATTAAACACTTTCACGCATTTTTCATCGAATTTATAACGATGATATTCGGAATTCCATTTATCTTTATTAGTATAATATTGAGTGGTGGTACACATAACACCATCTAAATCTAAAAATAAAACCACATTATTATTCATTTTCATGTTTCCAATGATAATTTTTAAATAATCTTTCTTTCTTTATATTATAATTTAACGTGTTTTCGTGACAATTCATTTCAATACTTGCTTCTCTAATTGTATTCCATATTTTAATTATATTCATATTTTTATCACATTGTATTACTTTTTTTAAATGACGAATATTATTTCGATAATTAATATTTTTTAGAAATATATTATATTTTCTTTTTAAATAATATTTGAAATTAGCATCACAATATATAAATTTTAAAAATCTATGTGCATCTGAATACAAATACATTTTCCAAACATTTTGTTTATTTTTACTAACATCACAACAATATTTTGGTTTAATATTTAATTTATTTAAAATATATTCTTTAATATATAATAACATTTCATTTGTAGAAATTAAATTAATTACTAATCTATTTTTATTTATCCCTTTCAATGAAATTGACCCATCACCATCAAATAATCCAGCAATAAAATATGAATAGTATTTCTCTTCAATATTTGGAAATTCCAATACATTTGTTTTATTATTAGTAATACCTAAATTAATTAAATGCTGGGTAAATATTTCATTGCCAATCTGAATACTATATCCAGTATATGTTTTATTTGTTCGTTTATCAAAAATTTCCCTTTTACTAATTTTATGTTCTGCGCCAATTGCTTCTTTAAATCCTACAATTACTTCTAAATCTTTAGATATTAAACTAACCTTATTGTTTGTTTTTTTAATATTACCATCAGCACATATAAATCCAAGCCAATATGCTTTATCATTAGAATTAATTTCTTTAAAATAGTCAATATTAAGTGCAAGATGACTCATATTTAATCTACTCTTTTTATTTATAATTTTATTTTTCCTTAAAATATTACTAATTTTTGGCTGAGTACTGTTATATAGTAATGCAATTTCTTTTTGCGATTTAATTTTCGATAATTCAATAATTTCTTTTTCAAATGTTTGTATTGTATCCATAATTATATTTTAGTTATAAATACTTCTCCATATCCAAAAATATTATTGTTGTCCATTTTTTTACTTATACTAATAAAAAATTAATAGGTTACAAAATTACGAATATTTTTTATTCAATACCTAATACTTCTTTAATTATTTTCTTAAATATTTCTTTAGGCATTGCACCTAAAGACATTTGTGGCATACCTGTAAGAGGTATAAAAAGTATTGAAGGTATATTTTTAATATTAAAAGCAGATGCTATTTCATTTTCTGCATCAGTATCTACTTTATAAAAATCAATATTTTGATATTCCTTATTAAGTTCATCAAGAACTGGAGCAATTGCTTTGCAAGGTGAACACCAATCAGCATAAAAATCAATAATTGCAGGTTTACTACTTTTAAATGACCATTCAGTTTCTTTTGAAAAGTCAAATATTTTTTCTTTAAATGTTTCTGCTGTTAAATTTTTCATATAATTAATTATTATAATTTATCTTTTAATTCCTTATCCCAATCAATACTTAAACCATTTTTTAATACTTTCATATTTATTTCAATTTTTTCCACACCTTTTTCAGGAACAAAAGATATTTCAAGAATACCTTCTCTGGTTTTTTCATTAATATCTAAATTAACGTTACTACCTTTTTTAGCAAGCATTTCTTTAATTTTTTCTGCTTGTTCATAATTTTCTTTCATTATAGAATAAGCATAAAATTTACCTAAATTTGGAATAGAAAATTCATTAAAATCAATATCCTCTGGTAATCCAATATCAATAAAACATAAATTATTCATATTGGCTTCTGGGTCAAATTCTTCTTTAATCCATTTAAGAATATGTTTTTTTAATTCATCTTCCCATTCCATAATAATTTAAAATTTTTAAATTTATTATATTTTCTTATTAAATAAATTGTTGAATCATAATATAACCAATCCATGAATTTAATTACTTGTTTAGTGTCACTTAAACGAACAGCACCAATATTTTTATATCTAATAGTTGATTTAATATTTACATTAATGGTTTTTTTATATATTTAGTTAATTCATTACAAATATGTATGTAAAAGTACCATTAATGATGATAATTAAATTTATTTATTTAATTTCTGCCAAATAGCACAACAATAACCAATTTGGTTTTTACAATCATCTAACGCATAATGCACCATACCACTTATAGGATAATGTTCTTTAACTTGTGGAGCAAATGAAACTAATGTACGTACATCTCTTTCATTTCTAAAATTCCAAGGAGTACCTAATTTAAGTGCAGTATATGCATCCTCCAATATACCAATATCAAATCTTGCACCATTTCCCCAAATTTGAATATCTTTAAAATCATTTTCAAATATCATAAAAGTATTGAACAAAACTAATGCACTTCTGAGGTCATTACCTTTTTTACAAATTTCATTTCTTGCTGCTTCACTTTGTTGTAACCACCAGTAAAGTGTACTACCATTAACTATTAAGCCAACATCAAGACATGATTGTAAATCAATTCTTTCATAAAATTCTTTACCTAATTCACCTGTTTCAAGGTCAAATTCAACAGCACCAATTGAAACAATTACTGCATTGCTTTTATTACCCATTGTTTCAAGGTCAAGCATAAGATGTCCTAAATTTTTCATAAATTATTTATATTTTTATTATTGTGAATATAATCCAATATTACCCAAAGTTTTTCAACTTCATCCATATCGAGATTATCTTTATACCAAGTTAATGCTTTTTTAAAAATTGGTTTGCGATATTCGTATTCTTCAACATATTTTTTATACATTGAGCTATTATGTTCTTTACTATATTGAGCATTAGCAAGCATATCACACATTTTAAGAATTATTGCACGATAATCTCTTACAGTTTTACCCATAGTAAGTAAATGTCGCATCAAACGATTTTCTGCTGGAACATCAGTAACTGCTAATGTAATGTCTACAACATCTTTATTTGATATTATTTTGATATCATTATATGATTTTTTTGCATCTTCCAACAAATCATGTGTGTAGCATGCTGCAAGAGTATTAATAAAATCATTATGATTACAAAATATATTCATATGATTATTTAATGTATCGACAACCATATTAATATGAATAAAATAATTTCCATCATTATATTTACAATTAGCATCATCATAAGATTTTTGCGCAAATTCTTTTATTTTTTCTAAATTTATCATGATGCAAAAATAATGAAATAATTTAAATAAAAAATTTTTTTTACTATAATTTTTATAAAAAATAAATATTATTATAGTATTATTAATTTTTTTATTTACATTTGTCAAAAAATATTTAAAAGTTTGTAACCTTCTGATAGAAGATTCGTTTAATAAAATAAAAATTATGATTAATATAATTAAAGTTAGTGGATTTCATGTTTTATCTAAAGGAGACCCAACTATTGGTATAAACGATGTTCGATGGAAATTACAACATGATTTTTATTTTGATAATCAAGAAGAACTTGAAGTTTTTCGGAAAGATATAAAATCATTATTTGAAAATTATTGTGGTGAAGTTACAGTAAAAACTTTTGAAGAAGTAGATGAATTAATTGATGGAAGCGGAACTTAATAAATATAATTCAATAATTTTTCTTGATATAGATGGGGTACTTAATTGTCAATTGTTTTATACTGAGAGATATAAACATTTAACTCAATATGATGGTATACCTTTTTATAAAACAGTTAAGAAATATTTACGCAAAATGTTAAAAGCAAATGAAATTTCAAAATTAGATTATTATAAAAATGAAATTTGTCCTATGCGCATAGATTTATTAAATAATCTTTGTAAAGAAACTAATTCTGCTGTAGTATTGTCGGCTTCAATGAGAAATGGACATACCCTTGAAAGACTTCAAGAAATTTTTAAATATTGTGGTGCAACATTTACTATTATTGATAAAACAAAGCATACTGGATTTGAAAGAGGAACTGAAATATCACTTTGGTTAAAAGAAAATTGTATGAAATGGTTTGGTATTCATTATTATGATTTTTATCGTTTTGCTATAATTGATGATGATAGTGATATGCTTCTAAATCAACAATTCAACTTTTTTCAAACCGATAATTATTCGGGTTTAACCCCTAATATTTGTTATAGAATAAAAAGATTTTTTATACATAAAACATTTTAATTATGAAAAGGATTATAAATTTTATATTATTTATTACGATAATTGCAATTGGTATTTTTTTTGTTGTTGTACAAAAACATAAAGGTTTTAAACCCTCTACTGTAGTTTTAACAGAACAAAATCCACAAAAAACTTATGAACAAGGTCTTTGGGATGGTTTTAATAAAACTGTGAAATATCTTCACGATAAAAATTATCTCACAAAAGATTCAATTAAAATTGAAATTAAAGAACTTGATAGTGTTTTACATTCAAAAATAAAATAATATGGGAAATAATGTTAAAATTGTCTCAGTGATTAGAAATAATGAAGCATATGTCCGTTGTGGTGATATTATTAAAACATTATATGTAGATTTAGCAGATGCTACTGATGATGTTCTTAAAAAATATTTAAGAGCACAAATTGAAGTATGGGAAGATTATGAAATAGGTATTTTAAGACAATACAATAATAATTATTAAAAATTATGACAGACCGTGAATTAATTGATAAACTAATTAAATCAAATAAACCATCAGATATATTCCCAGATGATTGGAAAAAATTGTATAGGGATTATTGTAAACTCATTCATCCAGATTATCATCCAAATTCATTAGCAGCAGAAGCAATGGCGAAAATGAATAATTATAAAGATATTCTGGAAAATGGTACAAAATTTACTGATGAAAGCGGTGATTTTAGAGTATTTGAAAAAAAAATCGAATATATTGTAACTGATGCTAATAGAAAATTAATTACGAAATCAGTAAATAATTATAAACAACTTATGGCAAAAACTGACAAAGCGTCAGAAAGTTTTCATAGATATCTGCCAGAAAGTATGGTCTTAGAAAAAAATAAACTTACTATAAATTTAAAAAACCGTAGTGTTCCTCTTACTGGACAGAAATTAAAACAAATTCATGTTAATTGGTTGTTTAGTAGAATGTTCGAGTTTGTGCTATGGTTAAGGCAAATTAGCTATTCTCATATGGGATTAAATCCTACAACAGTCTTTGTAGTGCCTGAAACTCATGGAATTATAATAATTAGTTTCTATCATATGACCACATTATTTAAGAAAGCTGAAACAATTTCGGCAAAGTATAAAATGTGGTATCCTACCACTCTTTTTTCAGAAAAAATAGCAACTCCTGATATAGATTTGGAGCTTTGTAAAAAAATTGCATTATATTTGTTAGGAGATAAGTCAGCAGCAGGTACTAAATTAAAAATGGATAAAGTTAATGTAAATCAAAATATCTTAACATTTTTGTTAACAAAACATAAAAATCATGTTGATGAATATAAACAATATAGAGAAATATTGGCAAAAAATTTTGAAAAGAAATTTTATTTATTAAATTTGTAACTTAATTTTTTTATATAAATATAATGAGTTTTATTTAAATTAAATAGTATTAACAATTAAAATTTTAAATTATGGGATTTAATACAAATGATGCCAAGTCTTTCGAAGATATGGCACAAGAACAAGAAAATGCAGAAGTAAAAACTGCAGAAGAAGCAACTAAAGTTGCTGATACCACAGAACCTGTAACAGAAACAGGTGATAAACCTTGCGAATGTACAGATGAAAACTGTGAATGCAATGACGAAACAACTAAAACTAAATAATTATGGGTGGTGGTAAATGGTCACATGATGCATATACGCACATAAGTGCAAGTTATGCAAGTAAAAGTGCAGATGATATTTTTTCAAAATCTGCAATAAATGATATGCTTCCAAAAAATATTACAGTTAGAGAATCTCGTGACAGTGATGAACATCCAAAATCTTTAGCAATAATGATTTTTCTTGATGATACTGGTAGTATGGGTAGAATTCCTGAAGATATTATCAAAAATGAACTCGATACTCTTATGAATACTATTATTGATAATGGCGTAGAACATCCACAAGTACTTTTTGGTGCAATTAATGACCACCATTGCATCAGTACTCCAATTCAGATAGGTCAATTTGAATCAAGTACTGAAGACCTTGATAAATGGTTAAAAAACGTAGCTATTCAAGGTGGTGGTGGTGGTCAAGACATGGAAAGTTATTTACTTGCATGGTTAATTGCTGGTAAACATACCAGTATTGATTGTTTTGAAAAACGTAATGAAAAGGGTTTTCTTTTTACAATTGGTGATGAAAAAAGTTGGGATTTTGTTGATGCAAGTACTTTAAAAAATATTCTTGGATATAAAGAAAATGAAGAATATACTGATGAACAACTTCTTGCAGAAGCACAAAGACTTTATAATGTATATCATATACACGTTAATGAAGCTAGTTACAAAAATGACCCAGATGTTCTTGGCTATTGGAAAAAAATGCTTGGTGAAAGACTTATCATTTTGGACGATTATCATGCAATTTGTGCTACAATTGCAACACTTATCGCAGTTCAGCATGGTGCTGATATTAAATCAGTTGTAAGCAAATTTGATGAAAAAACTGCTGGTTTGGTTACTACTGCTCTTGCAACAGTTGTAAGTGGTGCTGTCGTATCAACAAGTGATGAAGGAGCATTAAAACTTTAATAAAAATATAAATGAAACAAAAGGGATATATTAAAATATATCCCTTTTTTTGTAACAATATAAATTGTTTTTCGTATTATTGTAAAAAATATTATTATGTTAAGAAAATTCGAATGTACATATGTTTCTCCAAATTCTGGAACAGAAGTTAAAGTAAATATCGAACAAGACTTTTCTGAAGGACATGATTTGAAGTCTCAAATAAAAACATTTTTTTTAACAAGAATTGCTCCATTAAATACCTTGATATCTTTTCGTGAAATAAAAACATTATATACTATAATTTCTAAGGAAATAGGACAATGGAAAATTGAAGAAGCTGATGTTCAAATAAAAAGAATGCAAAATCAAATTCCGGGGTCTGTATGGGAAAAAGATTATTCTGAATTTATGAATGTTATGGATGAATCAGATGATGAAATAGTCAATCCATGTCCTTTAATGTTTGGTTATTGTTGGGTTGTAAGAATAAAGTAAAACATAATAATTAATCATAATGAATTCAATATCAATTTGTTTAGGATTTTTGTTTGGAGATGAAGGCAAGGGTGCATTTGTAAATTATCTTTGTAGTAAATCCAATAATCCATTAGTTATAAGATTCAATGGCGGGCATCAATGCGGACATACAGTAGTTATTGATGATAAAAGACATGTATTCTCAAATTTTGGTTCGGGTACACTATTAGGCGCACCAACATATTGGTCAGAATATTGTACTGTAAATCCTGTGGGAATACTAAAAGAAGGCAATGCATTGAGAAAAATGGAAATTCATCCTCAATTATTTATTAATGCAAATGCAATGATAACAACACCTTTTGATATTTTGAAAAATATTAAACTTGATAGTCTTAATCTTCATGGTACTGTTGGCGTTGGTTTTGGTACAACAATTAAAAGAAATGAAGATTTTTTTCATTTATATGCCAGAGATTTACAATATCCAAAAATTCGTGATATTAAACTCAAACTTTTACAAGAAAAATATTATGAATATATTAGTCTTGCCAATTCCAAAACTCAAAAAATAATTGATGATTTTAAATTAGCATGTGATGACCTTGTAAGTAGATTTGATATTGTAAATACAATATATGATATATACTTACTTGGTTCATCAATACCTACTGATTATTTTGACTTAATTTTTGAAGGTGGTCAAGGCATCATGCTTGATATGGATTATGGATTTTTTCCACATGTTACACGAAGCAATACAACAAGCAAAAATGCAATTGAAATCATAAACAAACTTGGAATTACAATTAATGAAAGAAATGTCGATACATACTATATAACACGTGCATATCAGACTCGTCATGGAAATGGTCCGATGACAAATGAAGGCATGGACATTAGTTATATTAAGGATAATCCATTAGAAACCAACGTAAATGATGGATGGCAAGGTGTATTCAGAAAATCAATACTTGATATTGGATTATTAAGATATGCATTTGATTGTGACAATTATAATAATCCAAAATCTCGAAAAAATGTTGTAGTTACTTGTCTTGACCAAGTTCCAGATAAAGTTCCAGTTACTGGTATTGGTGGTGGTAAATTAATTACTGTAGATGCAACAGCAATTGGTTCATGCATTGGTATTCCCAAACAATTTTCAAGTTATTCTGATAAAGGTATTGATTAATTCGAATTTATTTTATATATTTGGCAATAATTTAAAATAAAAAATGTCACCACATTCAACATACTTAGGACATGGTTCTTATGGTACTCCAAATAGTGAACTATTAAAAGAAATTTGTGATGCTGGTTTTAAACCAATAGGTATTACTATATTAATGTGTGAAGAAACATTTATTTTTAAAAATAAATTTGAAGCAGTTGCTGCAGCAGAAAAATTCTTACCAGAAGGTTGGTGGTATGGAATCGATGAATGGATAGAAACTCGCAAAGAATATGTGAAAGATATGTATCATGATGATGAAGACCTTGCACCTATAGTATATTGGCTTGATAAAAATTATGCACCTAAAAAATAAAAATAATGAAATTTCTTATTCAAAAATGTAACGGAAATGTTACTCACGATTTCTCATTTACTCTACTTGAATCAATTAGATTCAAGAATTGGTTACTTCATTTAGAAAAAGATAATATTAAAGTCAAATTTCTTAATACTGATTGTAATGTAGAAACTATTGACCCTTCAATATTTAAACCAATGCATTTTACATATGTACCCATAGGTAGTGTAGAATTTGTAACAGCATTTTTGCAACATTTTTACAATCTTACTCCAAAGCCAATAAATGTTCCAGAAGAATTATTTTGTTATACAGAAAGAATTATTTTTAATGGTAATCAATCATCATTAGATGGTTTTGACGGTGAATATTTTGTTAAAAGTAATGACAAAATAAAAGGATATTCAGCTATTATTAATACAAATAAAGAATTTAAACCATTACCTGAAGGTAATTATCAAATTTCTAAATATATTAATATTGATAGTGAATGGCGTGCTTTTGTATATCAAAATAAATTAGTTGGGTTGCAAAATTATTGTGGTGAATTTACTAAATTTCCTAATATAAATAAAATTAGAAGTATGATTAAGAAATATAAATCAGCACCAATTGCATATACATTGGATGTTGGTGTTAATGATAAAGATGGTACTTTCATAATCGAAATTCACACATTCTTCTCCTGCGGACTTTATGGTTTTGTAAACCATGCCATATTACCAAATATGTTTTATCAATGTTTTCAAGAATATATTCAAAAAGAAAAATGAAATTTAAATATATTAAATAAAAATTTTAACAATGAAAGAATTTCCAAAATTATTTAAAAAAACCAGTACTGGTGCTATTCAAGAATGGCAAGTTAGTGTTAATGAAATTGAAAATATACCTACAATTATAAGTAATTATGGTCAAGTTGGTGGTAAAATTCAAGAAAGCAAAGAACAAGTAATTAGAGGTAAAAATATTGGCAGGTCAAATGAAACTACTCCAATACAACAAGCTGAAACTCAAGCTAAATCTGATTGGGAAAAACAATTAAAAAAAGGTTACGTTCAAAATATTGAAGATGCACAAGCAGGTAAAACTGATGATATTATTGAAGGTGGTATTGCTCCAATGCTTGCACATAAATTCAGTGAACAAGGACATAAAATAAAATATTCTGCACTTTGTCAACCTAAATTGGACGGGTGTAGAGCAACTTCGCAATATGATGATGGTGCTGTAACTCTTTGGTCAAGAACCAGAAAACAAATAACAAGTATGCCACATATTATTAAAATACTTGAAAAATGTGGACTTAGTGATAGATTTGATGGCGAACTTTATAATCATCAATATCATAATAGATTTGAAGAATTAACTTCATTTATCAGGCAAGAAAAACCAAAAGAAGGTTGTGAAATTGTTCAATATCATATTTATGACATTGCACTTCCCAATCTATCTAATGGTGAACGTAATACTCTTTTACAATCACTTAAGCCATTTTTTGAAAATACTGCAGTTCATATTGTTGAAACAATAGTAGTTAATAATGAAGATGAACTTATGGAAGCATTTGAACATTTCCTTGCAGAAGGTTATGAAGGTTGTATGGTAAGAAATATGGATGGATTATATGTAAATAAACGTTCATATGATTTACAAAAGGTGAAAGAATTTCAAGATTCTGAATATAAAGTAGTTGATGTTAAGGTTGGAAATAAAGGTAGAATGGCAGGAAAAGCAGTATTTGTTTGTGAAACTGAAAATGGTACTCAATTTGCAGCAAAAATGATTGGTAATATGGATAATTTAATTAAATATGCTGAAAATCCAGAATTAATTGTTGGAAAAATGCTTACAGTTAAATATCAAGGATTGACTACAAAAAATAATGTACCAAGATTTCCAGTAGCAATGCGTATTAGAGAAGACATTTAATATGATAATGAAAGGCAAGTATAAATTAATATATACTACAAATAAACACGAAGAAAATTTATTGGTTGAAGTTGAATTAATACCAAATGAATTTCCATTAAAACAGTTTCAAAATGTTTATCGAGGCATTGCTTATATAAACGGTGCAATATATAATGGAATTGATATTTCTCATTCTGTAAACGCTAAATTTGCTGCAGAAGAAATTGGATTAAAATTAAGAGAAGAATTAAAGAAAAAATTACGACAAGAAGGTAAAACTTTTAGACAAAAAGGGGAAGAAATAAAATGATAACAAAAGAATTTAAAGAACAATTATTAAAAGAAATAATTCTTTGTAAAGAATTAAATGAACTTACACTTGAAATTAAAGATATGTTTTTTGAAATAATTAATCAAGAAATTGAAAAAAGATATTCAATAATGATTGAAATCAATAAGATTCTTTGTGAAACTAATGCATATGATGCATGTTGTAAACATGTATTAAATTTTAATCCAGATAGAAGTGATAATGTTTATGCATATATTGTAACAATAATTAGAAGTTCTTTTGCAAATACAATAATGCCAATTTTAAGAAAAAGAGGTAAAACTAAAATAATTTCAATATGAAAATCAAAGCACTTAGAACTAAAAAAGAACCAAAAGAATTTGTTGAAATCAGCAATATTGGTGGTATAAATATGATATTTACATGTATACTTCCAGTTCTAATGAATATTACAGCAACAATGGATTTATTAAAAAAATATTATGAAGAACACTCACCACTTCCAAAAGAAATTAACTTAGATGATTATGAATTAATAAAATATGATTTAATTGAAGCGGGTGTTATTTGTGCTGATATTAGAAACAAACTTAGTCCACTAAATAATTTGGTGAATATGCTTAAATTATATTTTAAAGAAGAAGATAAAGAAAAAAAAGATATAATAGAAACATACATTAAAAAAGAAATTGAACAAAGTGAAATTTCTATTAAATATTTGTCTGAATTATTGTAACAATTTTGTATCTTTGCTCGTATTATTTATTTTAAAATTAAAATTTTTATTAATTTAAAACAAAAATTATGAAAAAAAATTTATTTATTGGAATTGGAGTATGTGCAATATTCGCATTATTCGCCTTTCTCTGGGTGGTTAGTGTAAGTAACTCAGAAATACGCACTCACCAAACAGGTGATGCACAGCAAAAAGTATGTGCTGCATTCTTTGATAAAATGTGGAAAATTATTCATCAGGATGCACAAGTTGCTGACCAGTATAAAGATGCATTTGCAAAAATTTATCCTGACCTTATTGCAGGTCGTTATTCAAAAAATGATGGTTCATTAATGAAATGGATAACAGAAAGTAATCCAAATTTTGATACAAAATTGTATGATAAATTGATGGCAGCTATTGAAGGTGAACGAAATGGTTTCTTTGTTGAACAGGAAAAACTTATTGATATTGACCGTCAACATAAAACTATGTGCCAGACATTTCCAAACAGTATTGTTATTGGTAGTCGTCATAATATAGGTTATTTAGCAGATGCTAATGGTAAAGTTCTTAAAGAAGGTATTACAATAATTACTTCCGAAGTGACTGAAAATGCATATAAATCCGGTAAAGAAGATAATGTTGATTTATTTAAAAAGTAAATATTTGTGGGAGCAATCCCATAAGCGTAGATAGTCTCAATTGGTAAGGCACATATACAAATGTATGGTCTCGGCAAAAGTGCACTTGAATTAATTGCCCATAGTATGAGTTCGAATCTCATTCTGCGCTCGAAGACGAGTTGGAATTAGGCAAAGCCAATGGATGGGTGGAATAATATGCCTCTGGAAAAAATAAAAACGTTCTCCACATAAAGGAAAGTTATCGACTAAACCTAACTTTGCCAGTAGATAAATGAACTGGTTTTAAATAAAAATTATGAGAAAATTAGCAACAATACAAAAAATATTATCCATCAATCCAATTCCAGATGCTGATGCAATTGAAGTTGCACAAGTATTGGGTTGGAAAGTAGTTGTAAAGAAAGATGAATTTCATGTAGGAGAATTATGTGTTTATTGTGAAATAGATTCATTATTATCTGAACGTTCAGAATTTGAATTTTTAAGAAAAGACAAATTTCGTATTAGAACCTGTAAATTTCGTGGACAGATTTCGCAGGGCATTTGTTTTCCATTGGATATTCTTCCTATTGAACTTCAATGGCATATTAATGAATTGGATAAATCGGAACTTATATTACATGAAAATGCTATTAGTCCTATAGGTCTTGATGTTACTGAAGAACTTGGTATCACTAAATATGAAGCACCAATTCCTGCTGAACTTGCAGGTGATGCAAAGGGTGGATTTCCTTCATTTATGATAATAACTGATGAAGACCGTATTCAAATACTTCCGCATATACCAATAGAATATGTTGGTCAGATGTTTATAACGACAGAAAAACTTGATGGTAGCAGTGGTTCGTTTTATTGGAAAAATGGTGAATTTGGTGTTTGTAGTAGAAATTATGAATTTTATGAAAGTTCAACTAATTCATTTTGGAAATTCGCAAGACAAAATTATCTTGAAAAAAAACTTGGTGAACTTGGAAGAAATCTTGGATTACAAGGTGAAATTATTGGTGAAGGTATTCAAAAGAATAGATATAAGTTAAAGGGTCAAACAATTAAATTTTTTCGTATGTTTGATATTGACAAATATGAATTCTTACCTTATGAAGAAATGGTTGATATTATAGTTAATCAATTTAAGTTAGAAACCGTTCCCATATTGGATTGGAATTATGTACTTCCAAATAGTGTTGATGAAATACTTGCTTATGCACAAAATAAAAGTGTATTAAATCCTTTAATTGAAAGAGAAGGAGTAGTATTTGTAAAGCATGAACTTAAAAATCAGGGTAGACTTAGCTTTAAAGCAATTTCAAATAAGTTTTTAATTGATAATAAAGAATAAATATTAAAACAAATGAGACAAATTAAAGACATGTGGATTATCCAAATTGATGTTACAAATTTATGCAACAAATCTTGTTGTAATTGTACCAGATTTTGTGGACATTACACAAAAGAAAGAATATATTTTATGGATTTAAAATATATTGAAGATATTTTAATTACCTTAAAAGATTTTCAAGGCACTGTTGGTATTATGGGTGGTGAACCACTATTACATCCACAATTTCCACAAATATTAGAACTTTTTAAAAAATATAGAGCATATGATAAAAGAGGTTTATGGACAAATAATAAGGATTGTATGAAATATGCTGGTAATTATTTTATAACAAATAATATTATTATTAATGAACATACTGGTGATTTTATATCAAAACATACACCATTATTAACATCATCAGAATCAATAAAAAATAAATATAATATAAGTCAAGATACAATTAATAAATGTATTGACAAATGTTGGATTCAAAATGAATGGTCAGCAACAATAAATCCTAAAGGTGCATTCTTTTGTGAAGTTGCTGGCATGTTATCATATTTATTCAATGGTGTTGACGGTATTAATATTTATGACCATCCAGATTGGTGGAAATATGATTTAAGTAAATATCAATATCAAATTGATTGGGCATGTAAAAAATGCGGTGGTGCATTACCATTAAAATCAAAAAAATCTGATATACAAATTGATGATGTATCTGAAGATAATTTAGAAGAATTAAAAAAAATTGATTCGCCTAAAATAAAAGCTAATAAATACAGAATATATGATGATGGCTTTCATCAAGATGATGAAAAAAGAGACTATTTGTGGAATTGGAAATAAAATAAAAATAATGAAAGACGCACTTGGTGATAGAATGAAAAAATATTATGAGGATAGAACTCGTATAAGTCTTCCTCGTAGAACCTATACTATAATTCGTATTGATGGTCGATGTTTTTCACAATTTTGTCGTGGATTAATAAGACCTTTTGATGATGGTTTAATTTATGATATGGATGAAACCGCTTGTTATCTTTGTAAAAATATACAAGGTGCTAAATTTGCATTTGTACAGTCAGATGAAATTAGTATATTATTGACTGATTTTGATGATATTGCTACAGATGCTTGGTTTGATGGTAATATACAGAAAATGACAAGTGTTGCTGCAAGTATGGCAACAAATGCATTTAACATGGCAAGATTAAAAAGATACGTTACTGAAAATGCTTGCCCTGATACTTCATACTTTCCTACTTCACTGCAAAACGGTGCGGTATTTAGTGAAATACTAATTAAAGGAATTAAGTTTGCTGAATTTGATGCTCGTGTATTTACAATTCCTTCAAAAACTGAAGTTGCTAACATGATAGTTTGGCGACAAAAAGATTGTGTAAGAAATAGTATTTCAAGTGTTGCCCAAAGTCTTTACAGTCACAAAGAACTGGAAAATAAAAGTTCAAACGAACAACAAGAAATGATATTTCAAAAGGGTATTAATTGGAATGACTATGCACCTAAGTTAAAAAGAGGTAGACTTATTATTAAACAGGAATTTGAAATTGAACCTGATAGAGATAAATTGAATAGTGCAGTAGCAATTCGTAGTCGTTGGGTAAGTACTGAATGTCCAATTTTTACTCAAGATATGGAATTTTTATATAATTTAATTCCAGATATGGAATAACTATTAATAATTAAAACATAAAATCATGTCAGTACTTTATTTAGCATTATTAGTTCCGATAATCGTAACTGCGATATTTTATTATTTTAAAAAACGTGAATTTACTTGGTGGGAATTTTTTATTCCAATTGGTTCTGTCCTTGTTGCAATAATTATATCCAAATTAATTATTTCTTATTCAAGTGTTCATTTCACAGAATATTGGGGTTCAACAATTACTGCAATTTATGAAAATGAACCATATAATTATTGGAAAACAGAAACTTGTTCCAGACAAGTTCCTTGTGGAAGTGATAGTAAAGGTAATACAACATATTGCACAGAATATTATGATTGTTCACATCAAGAAGATGTTGCACCTCATTGGTATGCTGTTACAGATATAGATGAAAGTTTTACTATTACTGAGAAACTACATGATGAACTTGTAAAACAATTTGGAACTACTAAAACAATTGTTGGTTCTCATAAAAATTATGCACCAAATGATGAAGGTACTGGTTGTAGTGGAACTAAATTTGAAGGTAAACGTGTAGGTAATGTTTCATACAATTATCAAACAGTTTGGAGTGGTAATGACAATACCAGAAAAGCATATACAAGTATACATACTTATGTGAATAAAATTAAAGCCAGTGATTTATCTGTATTTAATATATCAGTTGTAAGTGAAAAGAAAGCAGATAGTCTTAAATTATTTAAATATCCTGAATATAATGGTGGTGGACTATTTTCTATGTCACAAGGTATGGATTATCCAACAATTTTAGGTACTAATATTAATAAAGAAACACAAGAAAAATTTAAAAGACTTAACGGTAAATTTGGTGTTAGCAATAAAATGCGACTTTGGGTGCTTATTTTTGAAAATAAGCCAGAAAAAATTGCTGAATATCAAGAAAATTATTGGGTGAAAGGTAATAAAAATGAACTTGTACTCTGTATAGGTAAAAAGGGAAATGAAATTCAATGGGCGCATTCATTTTCATGGGCAAATTCAAATGTATTAACTACAGCAGTAGCACATCAAGTATTAAATCTTTATACTTATAAAGATAGCGTAATTAAAATGCAATTACCACCAGTTAATAATAAAATGTTTAGAAATAAATTAGGAAAATTAAAACAATTACCACCAATATTTAAAGATACTACAATAAAAATTCAATCACCAAAATATCCAGTATTAACTGAAAAAACTTGGGATGACCTTTATCAATATCTTAATCAAAATCTTAGTCAATTTAAGAAAAGAACATTTAAAGAATTTGATTATTTAACTGTTGAACCTTCAAGTACTGCAATTATTATTATATATATAATTGCATTTCTTATTAGTATTGCTGTAAATTATTGGATAATAACGAATGATATATATGATATGAACGATGATTAAAATAATAATATTTTTTAATTGTTTATTATTTTTATAATGTTTATATTTGACAATTAAAAATATTATATATATGAATAAAGATTTTTTTAATCAAATCAAAGAGAAAAGAGAAAAACTCGAAGAAATTAAAATAAAATTAAAAGAAAAATTTATTGGAATCGATAATGTTATTGACAAAATAATCGATTATATTTCCCTCTGGTATTTAATGCCAAATATTCAATTCAGACCACTTATAATTTCATTATGGGGTATAACTGGTGTTGGTAAAACTGATTTAGTTAGAACTCTTGTGAGCTTATTAAAATTTACTGATAAGTTCATTGAAATTCAAATGGATATGAAAAACGATTACATGAAAAACATTGAAAGTTTTTTAGAAAGTGGTGGTATTGATACAAAAGAACCTGCAGTATTATTACTCGATGAAATTCAACGTTATCGTACTTTAGATGAAAACGGAAAAATGCTTGAAAACAAGTATTTTAATGATGTTTGGACATTACTTTCAGATGGTAGGTTTCAAAATAATTCTGAACGTAAAGTTCAAATTATGGAAATGCTTTTTGATGAAATGTATTGGCTTGATGCAAGAGATAATGAGGAAGAACCAAAAGATATTGAATCAAAAAAAGATGAACAATCTAATAAAATTAAAGTTTTAAAAAAACGTAGATTTAAAACCTCACATTGGACAGCAAGTAGAATAAAGAAAACTCTTAATTTAAATAATACTATTGAAGAAATAATGGAAATGGATGCAGAAGAAAGAATATTTCTGGTTCAAAATAGTTTAAAAGCTGATAATATTAATGAAGGTAAATCATATGAAAAACTTTTAATTTTTATTTCTGGAAACTTAGATAGTGCATTCAAAATGTCGGATGAAGTTGATGATAGCGATACTGATGCTGATGTATATCATGAATTATCAAAAAGAGTTAATATTATTAATATTAAACAAGCATTATCACATCAATTTAAACCAGAACAAATTGCTCGTTTTGGAAATAATCATGTAATATATCCATGTTTAGATAAAAAATCATATTATACAATCATTAAAATGAATTGTCAAAAAATTCTTGATAAAGTAAAAAATGAGCATAATATAGATATTAAATTATCTAATGATATATATGATATAATATATAGAAATGGTGTTTTTCCAACACAAGGTGTAAGACCAGCAATTTCAACAGTATTTAATATACTTGGAAGTAATTTACCGTATTTTATATATAATGCTTTTTGTGAAAACGTTAATGAGTTATATATTGAATATGAAAATAATAATTTATTTGTAAATATTAATAAAAAAATATATGAAAAAGAAATTGTTTTAGAAATTGACAATATTCATAAAAATAAATCTGTTGATGAAAGAATATTATATATTATACATGAAATTGGACATGCTATACTTTATTGTTTACTATTTGATACACCGCCAAAACAAATAAATATCAATGCTGCTGGTTTTAGTAAAGGTTTTATTATCGAACATGAATCAATTGATAATAGAACATTTTTAAGAAATCAAATAGCAATATTATTAGCTGGTTTTATTGCCGAAGAAATGGTTTTTGGTGAGGAATTTAAATCTACTGGTGCATTTGCTGATATTATAAATGCAACAGATATTGCAGCAAGATATGTTAGACATTATGCTATGGATGGAACTATTTCTAATATATTAAAAAAAGAAGTAGATACATATTACGAATCAAATTATGATGTTGAAAAAACTAATGATATTATTGAAAATATATTAGGTGAAGAAAAGAAAAGAGCAAGAGATTTATTAAATAAACACATTACTTTATATAAAATAATTGTAAAACATTGTATTGATAATAATGATATTTCAATTGTCAATTTTTTACAATTATGTAATGAAAATGGATTAAATTTAATACAAAAAGAAATTAATGATAAATTAATTTATTCATATGATGAAAAAGTTCAACATTTTTTAAATTTAAAAAAATTGTAAAATATTTTCCTTAATTTTAAAGGAAAATAACATCATAAATTTTATATTAATATAAATTTAACACTTCTTTCTTTTTAAAAAAGTATTTATAATAAAGTCTTTATTATGAATGCCGTATCATCAATTATTGCAAATGTTAGTTTAAAGAAAATAGTGGAACTAATGGCTGTTTATATTCATGAACAAGCGTTAGAAATTCGAAAAGAAAATAACATTGAAGACGGACATATAAAAATATATTCCGATTATGTAATTTATCCAACAAATAATAACGAATATTATGCATTTCATTATGTGGTTTATATTGATAATCAAAGTGAAAGGTTTTTTATAGTATCTTGGACTCCTTCTACAGAGGATGAATTCTTAGATTCAATAAAATATTAATTAAATTTAATTTTTTTTCGTAATATTGCATTGTTATTTACAATTTTTGTATATCTTTGTATCATTAATTATAAAAAATAAGTTGAAATAATAATATGAGTTTTAAAGGTAAAATATATAAGCAATGTCCTGAATGTGAAGGTTATGGCAAAAAAATAAATTACTTTGATTTACCAAACCCAATAGATATTGGAATAATCTCATTACATATAATGGAGATAAAAACTGAAAGAAAAACAAAAGCGGGAAGAAATTATTTAGAAAAAGAATTATGTGAAATGTGTGATGGTGTTGGAATGTGTTGGCAATTTTAATAATAAGCTATAATTAAAAAATAATATGGAAGAAGAAAAATTACTTGAATATAAAATGTATTTCTTCACAATTTACCAACTTACTGGTATTCAGGCTGGTATACAATGTGGTCATGCAGCACTTGAATATGCTAATAAATATGGGAGTGATGAAGAATTTATCATTTTTGTAAGAAATTGGAAAACTTGGATTATCTTAAATGGTGGTACTACAAATGAACGTAGAGATATTGAAGGTATTGTTATGGGTAGTTTAAATCAAATTGCTGATGATTTACAACAAAACGATATACAATTTTCTTATTTTCAAGAACCAGACCTTAATGATGCACTTACTGCATTGTGTTTTATCGTAGATGAACGAGTATTTAACAGAAAAGATTATCCAGATTTTGTGGATTATATTCTTGATATTAAAATGTATCCCGAAGCAAAAGAAGCAGCACCTGCAGAAAATATAATTATGCTTAAAACACAAAGCATGGAAAAACTACAAGAAATGTTTCCAGAATATTATAAAGAATGGGTACGCTTCATTGGTGGGATTAAGAACGTATTCTTACGTGAATTAATTAGAGATAAAAAACTAGCATGATATGATACGTAAAATTTTAAATTTACCTAATAAAACACAAAAAGCATTTCTTCAGAATAATAAAGAAATTGTTTTGAAGAAATGTGATGTTATTGCACGTAAAGAAATTGAAGAACAGCAAGATAATAAACTTTTTCATGATGGTCAGTGTCCAATATGTAAAAGTAGAAAAAATATTATAAATCGAATTGTTTGTGTTCAAAATACTGGCAATATTAATATTAAAATAAGTTTTATTAATATCAAAGGTATTATGATAATAAATACACGTGAAATAAACCATTGTAATTCATGTAGTAATGAATGGGAAAAATATAAAACCAAACCAATATCTCAAACTAATATATTATATATTGCTTTTAAATATTTAAAAGATATTTTAAATAATCCGGAAAATAAACGTGATTGGAAAATGGAAACCATACAGGTTTTTGAAAATTCATATGCAGAAACCCTATATGAACTTAATAAATGGATAAGAACTGATATAAAATTATCTGTTTTAAGACAACATTATAAATCGATTTATGATAAATCAAGATTTCCACAAGTTTCTCAATCATTTATTGATAAATATATTAAAGAATAAAAAAAGATTTTAAAAAATTATGAAATATCCATTTGAATTTAGTGAATTATTATTAACTGATATACTTCTTAAAGAATTTGGATTTATAAATTGGTCTGATGATTGTGGAGATTCTAATCATTCTTCAATAACACTTGCAAGAGTAAAAATTGAAATTCATAAAACAGATGAATTAAGTGATGGCGGTGTAGGAAGTTATGCAAAACCAGAATATTCTTCTGCTCATTTTACTAATAAAGATTTTCATCCAATGTATTTTCTTCATGATTTATATGAATATATTATATCATTTAATAATGAAGAAGTTATTTTAGAATTTTTAGAATTATGTAAAAAAAATAATACATATGTTTATATTGAATCATATATTAATTATATGACAACAAAAAAATAACCTTTAAAGCAGATTCAAATGAAAAGTGAAGAAAAAATTAACAAAATTTAATAATTTATCTCATAGAGATTTATGTGTTAAAGCTGCTAAATATCTTAGATATACTGGAATTCATTCATTTCATAAATGTCAATATGTTGTATGTGAATTAGACCGTGTTGGTGAATGTCCAGATGCATTTGGAATTTCAAGTCGTTCAACACAATTAATTGAAGTTAAAATGTCTCGTTCTGATTTTCTTGTAGATAAGAAAAAATATTGGCGAAAATATCCTGAACTAGGACTAGGCGAATTTAGAAGTTATATGTGTCCAATTGGAATTATAAAAGAAAATGATTTACCTGAAAAATGGGGACTTCTTTATGTCTCAAATGAAGGTAAAATAACTATAATTAAAAATCCTGAAATACAATCTAATAACTATAAAGAAGAACGTTGTATTTTATTATCTCTTTTAAGAAGAGAGGGTATTATGCCTAGAGTTTTTAGTTATAGGAAATATAAAATAGATATTGTTTCTTAAAAGAATTATTAATTATAATTTAATTATATACCAATCCTTATACTTTCCTTTATTAATTTTTATATTATATTTGTACGTATTACAAAAAGATTCTCTAGGTAATTTTAACTTTTTTAATTCTTTTTTAATATTACTTTTGAATTTATAAATTAATTCATTATTTTGATTATAAATTTCATAATTATTAGAATGTGCCATACTCATTTTCTGTTTAGCTTCTTCAGAAAATTTTTTTCCTAATTGAGCAATACTCATTTTTTTCTTAATTTCATCACTAAATTTCATTCCCAAGTTTCTACCCTTACTTGCGATACACATTTTTAATATTGATTCTTTAGTATGTTTTTTTCCTAACTGAGCCATTCTCATTTTTTGTTTGGTTTCATCAGAACGTTTTTGTCCTCTATTTTTATTAGCAACCAATAATATACTTTCTTTTGTGTGTTTTCTACCCTTACTTGCAATACTTAATTTTTGTTTGGTTTCATCAGAATGATGTTTACCCAACCAATATTTATTATCTTTCATAAATATACGCATTCTTTCCCTAAATTTTTCATTAAATTTAAAATGGTCACCACCATCTGTTAAATTCATACCATTTTTAGTGTCAAAACAATTAAATTGTTTAATATAATATTTTTCTAATTCATTAAGTTTCGATTCTTCGCATTCACAAATTATTTCAAATTCATGGGCATTCCAACCATATTTTATGATTGAATTATATAATTTAGGTTGTCTTTTACATTTTGTACTTTTATATGAATTTAATCTACGATTTATATCAACAGACTGACCAATATAAATCTTTCCAGTAGGTGAAGTTATTTTATAAATTCCGCATATTTTATTCATTATTTAAATTATTTTTCATATCTTTGGTTATTAAATCTAAAATTAGTTGTGTAACGGTAGTAAATTCAGTCTTAGCTTTCTTTCTAAGATATACTAATTGTTTAGAATGAATTCTGAATGTGTAAAAAATTTTATTTTCTTTCATATTGTCTACATATTATGTAGATAAATACTGTATTTATTTAAAAAATTTCTATATTTGTAAAAAATAATTGCGTTAAAAGAAAAATAATAATTATCTTTGTATTATAAATTATAAAAATTATGAAAGATAAAACAATTTGGAATTACTTTAATGAAAGTATTGACTATCCATCAGAAGTGGCACATAATCCAATTCCTTATGGAACTATTTGGTGTTATATATCTTCAACATTTTTAAATGAATTTATTAATTATGTTAATCCGATTAAGTGTTATTTAATCGATAGATATACACCAGATGATGAAAAAGTCGATGATAATCATACAAAAGGTGAATTAAAAGATAAAATTTTATTAGGTAAAAACGAAATGTTTCATACTGAATTAAATTGTTTTAGAGATGATATTGTTATTCTTGCTGAAATTGAAGCAGAAAATTATGATTCTAATAATAAACCAAATAAATTTATGTTTTTTTATTTCGATGAAGATGTTTCGGATTGTTGTGTTGGTAAATTTAAAACTAATGATTCAAAAGAAGAAGTTATTCAATCAATAATTAATTGGTTAGAAAGAGAAAAATTAAATAATATAGGTGAAATAGTTAAAGAACATACTGAGAGTGGAATTATTAATTATATTGAACTTCCATTATCTTTTATTAATGGTTGGGTTAAATTTTAATTTATGAATAAGCCTATATTTAATAATGTTCCTAATGAACATCTAATAATTAAACATAAATCAAATCAAGGTATTATAAATCTTGATTATTGGATAAGTAGGTCTATTGCAACAGTTGGAGTTGTATTAATTATTCCATTAGTTGGTGGAATGCATGTACTTATTACCCAAAGGTCAAATAAAATGCGTGATGAAAAAAATAAATATTGCTTACCGTATGGTTATGTTGACTTTAATGAAAATATTTTTGAATCAATGATAAGAGAAGTATATGAAGAAACCAGTTTATATCTTCCAGATTATAATGACTTACTAATCACAAATAATAATGAAAAACCTATAGAAATCAGAGATAATCCGGGCAATCATCGCCAAAATGTTTCATTTATATATCTTTCAGTATATGATTTTCATGAACATCTTGAAAGACTTCCAATTTATGTTGAAAATTATTCAAATAATGAAACAAAATTAGCTCAATGGATATCAATTTCAGATTTTTATTGTAAATATGATAAAAAACTTAATTGGGCATTTAATCATAATGAAACAATAAAAAAAGCAATCGAATTTTATCAAAGTAATTATATAAAATGATTGAAATATGAAAATACATTATGCTACTGCAATAAATGGAAATGAAAGTGATACAGAAACTTATTATTCGTTAACAGCTTGTGGAATGGAATTTTATGAAGAATGGACATCTATTAAAGAAGCCGTAACATGTAAAAAGTGTTTAAAAAAATTAAAAATTACATCTGAAAATTAATAGTTAAAATATGAAAAGCAATGAAAAATTATTAAATGAAGCATATCAAAGACTTTGGGATGCAATGAATGAATTAAAAATAATTTTAATTAAAAAAGAAACAATAAAAGAATTTCCAATAACTGAAAAAACTTTATTATCTTTAGGTTTTGAAAGAGAAGATGTTTCTGCAGAAGAATCTGGAAACACACCTTATTATTATTTTGTATATAATCTAAAAAATGAAAGAGCAATACTGATTTCATGTGCAAATGATGAATGTAAAGATAATACTGATAGTGATGTTTATGACCATATTGATTATGATAGTAGATGTAATAATTATACTGTTGAATTCTTTAATGAAGAAGATGCTGGATATATCGATAATGCAAATGTATTGGAAAGTTTAATTAGTGCTTTAAAATGTCTTAAAAAATAAAGAATGGAATATACAATTAAAATAGAAGAATTAATTAAAAAACCAATCATTAGAAACGATAAATTTCCAGATTTCTTAAATAAAATGACAGATGAAGAAATCAAACAATTTGAAAAAGAAGTTGCATATAATTTATCAGAAGATAATATTGAACCAAAATTTCCTGATTGGAATGCAGCATTTATGGCAAAAATAATAGATAGACATATTTTATATAATTTATTTAGTTTAGCTAATACAAAATGAGTAAAGAATTGATAACTAATGATGATATTTTTAGTTTTTTAAATGAAGACGAAGAAGAAACAGTAGCTGATAATGAACTAATTCTTCCAAATGGTAAAAAAATTGTATTTAATGACCAACAATTTGAAGCTATTCAAAGAATTAAGAAATGGCTAAAAGAAAAGGATAAAACATTTTTTACTCTTGAAGGACCTGCTGGTAGTGGAAAATCAACAATTATAAAGAAAATATTAGATGATTATCGATATGGTGTTGTAGTATCAGCACCCACGCATAAGGCGACCAGAATCATTCAAAATATTACCGAAAAAGAATCCAAAACCCTTCACTCACTTTTAGGTTTACGTCCGGATTTGGATTTAGAAAATTTTTCACCGAACTTCCCTCAATTTAATCCAATCGCTTTACCACGTATTACATTTTATAGCCTTGTAATTTTGGATGAAAGTTCAATGGTAAATCAAGACCTTTTTAATTTAATTAAAGAAAAAACAAAAGATAGTCGAACAAAGGTATTATTCGTAGGAGACCCACATCAGCTACCTCCGATAAATGAAAAAGAATCTGCAGTTTTTATTCAAGAAGATATTGAAAAATATATTCTCACTGAAATTATGAGACAAGCTGACACAAATCCCATATTATTGATTGCAGATATCATAAGAAATAATTTAACGAGTATTGATGCTGGTAATTTTTCAAGAAAAACTAATATTAATATAAATGGTGAGGGCATTATATTTACTATAGATAAAAGAGAATTCAGAAAAATGGTTTTGGAAAAATTCACATCTGAAGAATTTAATAAAGACATAAATTTTTGTCGAGGAATTGCTTGGAAAAATGAAACTGTAATGCAATCAAATAATGTTGTTAGAACCGCAATTTTTGGAAATAAAGCAGATATTATTGAAGTGAATGATGTTATTTGCGGATATCGAACAATCACAAATGATAGACAAAATCAAATAATTATTCAAAATTCTGCTGATTATCGAGTTATTGAAAAGTCTGGTTTAGAAGAAAATTCTTATGGAATTAGTGGGTATCCCGTTAAAATTCGTGAAGACCTTCCCAAAGGTAAATTTAAATTCGAAGACGTTTTTATTATTAATACGAATAACCACAAAAATTTACATTTATATGCACAAATGCACGATTTTTTTAAAGATTGTGCAAAATCAAATAAGAAGATGTGGAATAAATATTATGAATTCAGGCGTAATAATTTATTAATGAAAAATATTGATAAATATCAAAATGGTAGACTTAGAAATAGTGGTGAAGTTATTGTCAAGGACCTAGATTATGGCTATTTTTTAACTTGTCATAAAGTGCAAGGGTCTACATATCAGCATGTTACAATCATCTTAAGCGATTTTGAAGAAAATTGGGTGTTACGTGAAAAAAATCAATTGTTTTATACTGCCCTTACAAGACCCGAATTAACTGCAACCATATTATGTAATAAAATTGATGAATAATTATAGTTTGATAATATACCAATCCTTATATTTACCATTTTTTATTTTTTCATTTCTTCTATATGTTTCACAAAAACGTTCACGAGGTAAATTTAATTTCTTTAATTCCAATCTAATGGTATTTCTGAATTTATGAACCAATTCATTATTTTGGTTATAAATTTCATAATTATTCTTATGAATTTCACTTAATTTTTGTTTGGTTTCTTCAGAATGTTTTTTACCTAGCCATATTTTATTTCCTAATTTTGATTTTCTTATTTTTTCTTTTGTTATGTCTGAACGTTTTTTTCCTGTATTAACAATTCTTAGTTTTTCTTTTGTTTCATTAGATGGTTTTTTATTTAATTTTATTATTCTCATCTTTTCAATACTTTCTTTAGTGTGTTTTTTACCTAAATGAAATTTTCTTAAACTTGATTTATGTTCTTTAGATATTTTTTTCCATTTATGAATTTTACTAAATTTATCTCTAGTTTCTTGTGAAACAATTCTATTCTTAGAACTATCACTAATTTTTCGTAATGATTCTTTTGAAAGTTTTATGTGGTCACCACCACTTGTTAAATTCATTCCATGTTTTGTATCAAATGTATCGTAAAACTTTATATAATATTTTTCCAAATAATTTAATTCTGGTTCTGTGCATTCATGAATTACCTCAAATTTATGCATATTCCAACCATATTTATTAATTGAACGATATATTAATAATTGTTCATAACATCTATTATTAATATAATCATTCAATCTTCGTTTTATATTTCTCGATTGCCCGATATAAATTTTACCCGATGGTGACGTTATTTTATAAATTCCACATATTTTATTCATATTTTATATCACTTTTCATTTTTTGATTTACTAAGTCCAAAATTAATTGTGTAACTGTAGTAAAGTTATTTTTTGCAGTATCACGTAAATACTTCAGTTGTTCTGACGGTATTCTTAATGAATACATTTCTTTATTTGCTTTCATGGTATATATATTGTATAGATAAATACAAATTAGTTTTGGAAAAGTATTGTAATTATGCAACAATTTAAATAATTTTTCGTAATATTGTATAATATTTAATATTTTCGATATGGAAACTCAATTTAACGGAAATTTTGGTTTATTTAAGATTGATAAGATTGTAAAAAGAAACAATTTTTATGAAATTAGATTTCAGAATACCAATAAAAGACTTGCTTGTGTTAATCTACATAGTTTTGTTGATAACAATAGCATTGCTAAATCTGTGATTGATTTAAAATCCGGTGATGAAATTTGGATTGACATATCGGCATATACCGCAGATAAATCATTATATAATCATAATCCGTTTGGAAGTGTTGGTACGTATAAAAGAGCAGTAAAATATAACAAAAATTGATGAATAACATAGCATTATATTTAAATGAAAAACAATATATTTTTCTGGAAAAAATGGGATTTGATAGAAGGATTATTAATATCTTAATATCTAAATATGATAAAGATAAATTTGATTCTTTTTCAAAAAAAATTAATGAAATTATAATAATGGAAGAAGATATACGAAAACTATTAAAATAGATTAAAATGGAACGAATAACGGATAAATACGTATTTTTTTATAAGTCCAGAATATCAAATTGGCATATATGTCAATTTAAATATAAAGGAATTACTTTTTTTAACACAGAACAAGCATTCATGTGGGAAAAAGCTGTTTTCTTTGGTGATATGGAAACAGCAAAAAAAATAGTTGAAACACCAGAACCAAGAGAAAATAAAGCATTGGGTCGTATGGTTAAAAATTTTAATACTGAAAAATGGATGATTGCTTGTTTTGATATAATGGTAGCTGTTAATTATGCTAAATTTAGTCAAGATAAACGCTCAAAAGAATTACTATTATCAACTAGTGATAAAATATTGGTTGAAACAAATCCAAATGATTCTGTATGGGGAATTGGATTGCATTGGAGTAATGATGATGTGCTTGATGAAACTAAATGGCAAGGTATGAATCTTTTAGGCAAAGCGTTAATGGAAGTACGGAAACAAGTAAAACAAGAAAAAAATGAAATCGGAAACTCTCAAAATAATATGGAAAATAATTAGAAAAGCAACACCAAAAGTAAGAATAAAAAAAACATATTATTCATATATTGCAGAAAATGAAAAACATAAGCATAAATTAAAAGCATTTGAAGGTTCTGTTTTATTTGAAATGTTAGAAAAAACTGTTGTTTCATCTAAAACAAGATATGAAAAATTTATTCTTGTTGATGGTATCTATAGTAATAATAATAAATTAATATATGTGACAAATTTTAGAATAATGTAACAAAGATATACTATTGAAACTTCATGTGGTCGAAACGAAATACAGCGTCTGGAAATCTGAATTGTTGTTCACTGCATGAAGCAATAATCATAATGTACCAGAAGAAACTATTAATAAGATGGTTAATCGTTTCGAAATAAAGTTGAAATAATGAACGAATTAATTAAAAATATCGTGAAACCTGAAAACGGCATCGAGATTGCAATAATCTCTGATGCTGTTTTTATTCAAGGTGCAAATCATGGTCGCCCAAGAAGTGGACATCCAGAAGGTCAGGTTATTTATCATATTAAAGAAGTATTAGAAAACATTGATAAATTTTATGCTGATGATGAAGACCGTCAGGATTTACGTTTAATTGCAATAGTTCACGATACTTTTAAACATAAAGTTGACAATACAAAACCAAAAGTGGGTGATAATCATCATGGTAAAATTGCCGAAATATTTGCTGAAAAATATTGCAATAATACTAAAATACTTCAAGTTATTCAATCACATGATGAAGCATATAATGCATGGTCACAAGGTGGAAGACATGGCGATTGGTATAAGGCAAAAAGACGTGCTGAAAAACTTATTGGTGATTTAAATTTACTTGATTGTTTAGACCTTTATATAAAATTTTATCGTTGTGATAATGCAACAGGTGATAAATCAAATGAAAGTTATGAATGGTTTAAAAAACTAATTGAAGAGAAATGTTAATAATTTATTTAATAATAATTGCGTTATTACTAATAAGTGTTTTTATTTTTTTCTATGGTAGAATTAAAAAAATAATCACTTCAATTATTAATAAAAGAATTTATAAAAAATATTCTATTGGTTCATATGTATTATCGGATTATGAAAAAAAATTAATTATTAAAAACAGAAATATTTTATCAGAAAATCGTGTATCAATTAATAAAATCAGATTTGTATTTACTCCCATATTTCAATATGATATTGAAACAGATATTATAAATCCACGATATGATGTAATGATACCAATGCTTGGTGGATATGTAGATAAAAAATCACCAATCATCAGTGTTAATAAACCACATCATTTACTTAGTATTATAACAAAATTTTGGCAAAATAATGATAATTTTGCCAATTTAAAACGAATATTAAAACATTGTAAAAAAGGTGTTGTTATTATGATTGCCAATAAAGAATGTTATGAATATAATGTTGATGATGAATATATTCAAATGGCAATTTTAGATGATGAAATTGAAAAGTATAATCAAAATAATGAAAATTATGGAAACTAAAAATTTATCATTATCCGAGCCAAAAATAGAAATTGATAATGTACCACTTGCAGAAGTTGAATTTACTAACGATTTCAGACCAAAATGTGGTAAGATTCAATATCCCTCATTTAGGGATGCTCAAGAAGCTATTAATTCTGGTAAAAAACATAGAAGATATCTTCATGGTCAAAGAATGAATAGAAGAATGGGAAAAAAAGATATACGACCCGTAAGAAGCTATAAATGTGATGAATGTGGTTTTTGGCATTTAACAAGTCATCCTGATTATAATGAATAATATAAAGATTCATATTCCCTTAATATAATGCATATGGACTACCTAAAATAATTAGGCTTCTTAACTTATGCTAAGAATTTTGGACGTTTCATCGATTGTGCCCGTTATAACAGGTCTTATTTGGTCTCCACGTCTGTTATCGTCAGTCCCTGACGATTTGTTATTGTCAATATTATTTGTTAAATCATTAAGTAATATTTTCTGACCTTCTTTTAATATGTTTTTTGCAGCATTTATATCCCTATCATGAACAATACCACATTTAGGACACTTCCATTCTCTAATAGAAAGATTTAAGTCTTGATTTATATAGCCACAAATATGACATGTTTTACTTGAAGGATAAAATCTATTAATTTTAACAATTTGTTTATCATTCCAATTGGCTTTATAATTAAGCATTTCAACAAAAGTACCCCAACTAGCATTTGATATAGATTTATTAAGTCCTGATTTTGCTGATTGACCATTGGATAAATACTTACCATTTTTGTCTTGTTTTGGCTTGCATCTTGTTGACATACCTTTAATATTAAGGTCTTCTAAACAAATTATGTCATATTTTTTAATTAGGTCAGTACTTACTTTATGTAGATTATCTACACGAGAATTGGTTATCTTCTTGTATATTTTAACCACTTTCAATCTTTGTTGTTCAAATTTTTTCGAATTTTTTGTTTTTTTTGATAAATGTTGTTGTGCTTTTTTTAATTTCTTTTCATATTGTTTAGTATATTTATTGTTTTTATATTTAAATCCTTCTGATGTTATTGCAAAATCTTTTAATCCCAAATCTATTCCAATACTTTTATTAGTTTTAGGTAATTTAACATGTTCGGTTTCAACTAAAATACTAACAAAATATTCATTAGTTGGTGTTTTGGTTATTGTGCATTGTTTTATAATTCCCTTAAATTTCCTATCAATAATAACACCAATTCCTCCTTTAAATTTACGTATATATAGTTTATTATTAATTAATTTTACTGCTTGAGGAACGCAAAAACTATTTTTATTGTGTTTAGATTTAAAATTTGGAAACTTTGTCCTACCTTTAAAAAATCCATTATATGCTCCATCAAGATGTTTAAGAGACTGTTGTAAAGATTGTGCACAAATTTCATTAAGCCAAATATATTCATTTGAATGCTTTAATTCGGTTAATGCTTTTGTATTATCATAATAATTAAGTGTTTGATTATTAGTTTCATATTCTTTTTTACGTTCATTGAGAAAATAATTATAAATAAATCTAATACAGCCAAAATGTTTATTTAATAAAATAATTTGGTTATTATCCGGTTTTAGTTTATATTTGTATAATTTTAACATTTATACTATTCTCTTATTTAGTATAAATACTTAAATATTTTGAAAAGTTATTTATTTTATAAAAAAAATTTAGTAATATGAGTAGATTAAGAAATCAATATTTTATGTATGGTATTTTAGTTTCGTATAGCGAATACAAAGAACGAAAAGAGAATCGATTAAAATATTCTAAATTTAATATTGCTAATTTTATTGATGAAGATACTATTGTTTTTAGTGATGGTGATATAATAAGTAATGAAATTCATGGTATTTTTACTGGTCGTGATGGTGAGTTTGTTATTGTAGGTAAAATGTTAAAAAGTATTGATAAGTATAATAAAGAACCACTTATTGTCCCGGAATTATCTCAAACCGATGAAATTATTGTCAGAACTTCAGTGGAAAATAGTTATGGTTTTAAAGGAGATTTTCATTATTATTTTGTGAACCACCCATAATTAGGTTACTTAATTTATGTTTCGAAAAAATTTAACTATTTTAAATAATAATTTTTCATTATGCAAGTAAAACCACGATTCGAATTTTTTAAAATCATTGAACAATATTTTATATTAAAAGATGATACTAATAATGATATTTGTTTAACACTTTTAGAAGTCAAATTACATGATAGTAAATTTGAAATAATGGAATCTACATATAAATTTTGGACTATTGTTGGAAAAACACAAATATCTTGGGGTAATAAAAATAGTGATAAAACACCTATTTCATATGATGAAACTGCTTATTGGAAGTCTAAAGAAAGAAATAATTTATTTAAAGGTGAAATTCATGGATTTTTTATTGAAGAAATAAAAAATGGTTTTCATAATATGTTCTTAACAAAATTTCCTCCAGATGAACAAGAATTTGGACTAAGAACCCAATTTAATTTTAAAAAAATTTAAATAATTTTTTATTATTGTTGCATTTCTTTAAAAAATCAAATATATTTGTATTTAAATTAAAAATTATGAAAAAATTTGAAGTAGAAGCAACTGGTCTAGTTTCTTTATTTATAGATAATGTAGAAGCTGAAAATAAAGAAATTGCCAATGGAAAAGTATTAGAATTACTTGGATGCGAACCTAATGAATTAGGTGGTTATTCTGTTACTTTTGAAAATATAAGACTTCCAAATGGAATTGTTTTAGATGAATTAAGTATGTGTTTTAAAACATTTGTAGAACCAAATGATATCGTTAAAGATTTAAATGAATGTTTTAATACTGACGAAATTGAAGAAAATGACGAAGTGTCATACAATTAAAATAATAATATGAAAATAAAATTTGGCGATAAATTAAAATGTTTAAAAACAATATATAATATTTTTCAAATGCCATTATTTATCGAAAATGACAATTATGAAGTATTAGGCATTGATGAAGATGATATAACATTAAATCATATATTATATGGTAATGAATATTGTAGTTATAATATAAACTTTATTTTAGAAAATTTTGAAAAACAATGATTTAAAATAAATTATAAGTATTTAAAGAAAAATTAATTTAATTATTATTAAAATGGAAATCGTAAAAGTTTATTCGCCAATAGAAGATAAAAATATTCAAAAGAATCTTCAAAAATCAGAAATATGGACTAATGCCCATCATTTTGATGAGCTTACTGATACACAAATAAAATATGGTAATATGTTTGAATACACCATAAAATTTGATGGATTACGACCAATAGTAGTCAATAAAGTAAGAAAATTACAAAACAAATAAGTAATTATACTTTTAAACATACTATTTATAGTAAAATAATATGAAGATAATTCCATATAAAATGAAAGTGTTGAGGATTTTGATGTTCGCAATGTATTTCTTAATTTATGGATACTCGATGTCAAAAACCACAATTGAACCAAACCGTCCTGTTTGGGGATATATATGCGCATTAGTATTTTTAATGTTATCTATATGGGGTATTGTAATTTTCATTAAAAATAATAAAGATAATGGAACTATTTAATTCTTTATATTTTTGTATTGGTGTTACTTTTGGTGCAGTTCTCATGTACTTATTAATTTTTATTGATAAAATTTGGATTAAAATAATGAAGTTTTTTCATAAAAAACGTTAATTTTTGTAACAAAATGCTAATTAGAACGTATTAATGTAGTATTGGTTATACAAAACAAATTTAAAATGGACTTTAAAAACAAGTATCTGAACTGAAAATAGTAACAGCAACAAAGCCGAGAGTGTATTTACAATGGATTAATACTGAAAAAGGTAGAGATAAACACGATTGTTATGAAAGAATTGAAGATGTTTACACTAGATATGTAAATACATATAATCCATCAATGATAGTAATTCAAGGAAATAAGTTTTTTAAAGACCTTGAAGAAATGTATCAGAGTGCGTTGGCAAATGAACGCTAACGGTTGTGTGTATGAAACGTTGCCACGCACGACACTTGATATAAGCCAGAAACCTTAATTGGCTATGTTTTATACACGTTGTTATACACAGTACGGTTTATTAAAGTAAAATGTTGATATGAAAAACGAACAAAAACTTTTTAAGAATAATTATAAATAAAATTGAATATTATGAAAAATGAAGTAAAAAATGGTAAATTAATTTTGGGAAGTTTTATTTTCAGAATAAATTTTAATGAAAATCCAACTCTTGTTATCGAAGAAAAAATAAATGATAATGGAACAAAACAATTTACAGGTAAATCAAAATGGAATCCATTTAAATTTATTGTCGTTGGTGAAAATAACATTGAAGGAAAATATGAGTTATTTGATAGTGCTTTTATAATTCCAAATGATAATACTAATATATGGAAATTACATAAATGTCAAATTAATTTAAATTTTAATGAAATTAATTTTGAACGTTGTGAACATATTAATTAAAAATTTTGTAACAAAATGCTAATTAGAACGTATAATGTAGTATTGTGTATAACGGTGGCGGTATGAAACGTGCCGATGTAGAACGTTTCAAATTATACACAGGCTTGTCACGGCATGTTTTATACCGTGTGTTATAGCCAGTTAATTTTTAAATTATGAAAAAAGTTTTTAATAGAGATGGTAAATATGTTGTAAGATTTGCTGCCGATGCAAAAGAGCAAATTCAAAAATGGCTTGGTGAAAACTGCCCTTATGATTTTGCTGTAAAATTTGCAAAAGAAGTCGATTGCCCTGTTTTCGGTAAAGCATTAGAGTTTCCTTGTGTGGTAGTTTTTTAATTGGCTATAACGGCTGCGTGTAGCATATCGTTGCGGATTTTGAAACACTAAGCTATCAAAACGAGATGAATTTAATTAGTAGCACAAATAATAAATAACCTGCTAACACCGCAATGGATGCTACACGTTGTTAGGTGCTGGCGCAATTTTAAAAACAATGGAAATACTTACTAAAATTTTTGCAGTAATTGGATTAGTAGTTGTGGCTGCCGTGTTGATGGCATTACCTACAATGTGGTTATGGAACTGGCTTATGCCTACAATTTTCGGACTTATTAAAATCGGATTTTGGCAGGCATTAGGATTGAACTTATTAGCTGGCATACTTTTTAAAAGTAGCTCGTCAAGTTCAAAATAGTAATAGTGTGCAAGCGCAGCCGACCCACGCTTGCACCTAACGGCTGGGTGTATGAGAAGGTTTGCTTAGATGAACTTTCAAATTACCACTACTGTTGATAGCAAACTTTCTTATACACCTTGTTATGCTCTCGTGCCGACTTATTAAGCATAAATGCTGATTTGAAACACGAAAGAAAAACAAAAAGAATTTTGGGGTGGATTTTTAAAATTTGAATATTTATATATAAATTAAAAACTATGAGTGAAGATATACGAAAAATGATTAATAAGATGAAGAACTTTAAGCAATTTGTGAATGAGAATATTGGAAGTATTAATCCATATATCTATGATAATCCAAAACTAATTGAAATGTTAGAAAAGGTAATAGAACCTTCTTCATTTATTTGTACTTATGTGGCATCAGCAGTGAAAATGTTGGAAGGTGATAAAATAAAAATATATGGATTTAGTACAAGTGAAAATCCAGATGCTAAATATTTTGTAGAAGAAAATGGTGATGATAGTGATGAAGGACATCATTTTGCAGTAATGAATGATAGATATATCATAGACCCTTGGGTATTTGATAATTTTAATAGAAGTGTTTTTGATTTACAAAATAAAAATGATGAAGAAATAATTGGGTACTTGTATGGTGATAGAAATAAATGGACTGACATTACCAATAGAGTTGAAAAATTTAAAGATATGTTCCCAAAAACTTATGAAGAATTATTAAATTATTATACAAATATTAGTGCGTAGGGAAATTCTTTTTGTTTTTCATCACAGAATTCAAATTGAAACACTAAACTAAGGCATGGAGCATAACGAATGGCAGTATGAGAAGTAGCGGATTTGAAACACTAAACTTTTCAGAACAGATTAACTATAATAGAAGTACAAATGCTGAATATACCACTGAAACCGCTATTTCTTATACTGCGTGTTATACACAGTACGGTTTATTATGGTAGAATGTTGATTTGGAACACAGATAAAAACTTTTTAAAAATGTGTGTTGGAAAAATTAATTCTGAATATATATATATAAACTAAAATAATATGAGTAAGGAAATACGAGAAATGATAGATAAAGTGAAAAACTTTAAACAATTTGTGAATGAGAATGTAAATAATAATCTTTCAGATGAATGGACTCATGATATTGTTGAGTATTTACAAGGATACTATGGTAAATCTAAAAATTACAACAAACTTTACAAATTGATTAAAGAAGTTGTTGATATGGGATTACGAGCAAAATCATTCATTTCTTTTAGAGAATTTTTAGATTATCATAACCCAAAATATCACGAAACCAATAAAGTTGATAATTACAAAAATTTATGGTGGGGTAATGTAGCGTACTTATTAGGTAATACTGAGAAAGTTGAAAAGGATGGTGTTGATGAAACATTTATGTATGAAGTTATTGGAATTATGAATAATGTGATTGATGAAAGACAAGAAAAGGAAGGGTAAATTTTTAAAAAGTTTTTTACACAGAACTTAATTTAAAACACAAATGTAGTATTGTGTATAACGGTCGAGGCTATGAGCAGTTGCCTTGTAAATACTGTTCAATTAACCGACAAACGCTGATAGGCAATTGCTTATAGCCTTTGTTATAAAACGTTTTGAGCGATGGAAATAAAAGAAATTACAAAAGAAGAATTAACAAACAGATACCAAGATTTTTTAACTGTCGGGGATTTAAAGAATTTTTTAAATAAACACAACTTACCTGATAATGCTAAAGTTGTAGTTCAGAGAGTTGAAGATATTTATTATGAAAAACATAATTGGGGTGTTTATTTAAAAGAAGGTGAACATACATTCAAAGATGAACAGGGGAATATTATTAAAGAAAGTTTGGAGCAATATCATCCTGCTTGGTGTTGCGTAAAATATAATAATGAAGATGATGTTCTGTTTATTGACTTGCACTATTAAGCGTGGTGGGAAATGTTTTATAACGTTTCGTGTATGAAACGTGGCTTTGTTCGAATGTTTCAAGTTAGCACGAACCTATCAAGCCATGTTTTATATACGGTGTTATATGGCGTTATTTATTGAATATTAACAATTTAAACTAAATATTATGTGGAATTTTTTAAAATCAAAAGAAGAAGTCGAAAGTTGGAAAATGCTTAAAAATTATTTCGATGGTGATGGCATGGAAAAACTTGCTCAATTACAGGCTAAGTACAATCAAGAGGAACATTTCAAACAAATTGAACTTAAACGTAAAAGAGAAATTGAGGAAAGATATAACTATTTGAAGGCTATGTTAGAATCAGAACTTGCGTTATCTGAACAGGAAACAAATGATTATAAATACTTCAAGTTCGTAGTTACTGGCTCTTTATAATGCCATATAACGGTCGCAAATATACCCAGTTTTGGATTAAATAGTATAAACTTTAAATTACAGATAAAATGAATAAAAATATAGAAACTTTAAGTAAAACACAAAAACCCAAATTGGGTATATTTGTTGTTATAAAACGGTTTTTTTGTAAACACGATTGGCAACAAATAGATATGACACCTGACCCAATACCACAAGAAGGTGAATGGTGTTGTAGTTCAAGATTACATAAATGTGAGAAATGTGGTAAAGAACAAATGCTCGGAAGTGGGTGGTATTCTTAAACTGTTTTATAACGGCTGCGTGTAGCATATCGTTGCGGATTTTGAAACACTAAGCTATCAAAACGAGATGAATTTAATTAGTAGCACAAATAATAAATAACCTGCTAACACCGCAATGGATGCTACACGTTGTTAGGTGCTGGCGCAATTTTAAAAACAATGGAAATACTTACTAAAATTTTTGCAGTAATTGGATTAGTAGTTGTGGCTGCCGTGTTGATGGCATTACCTACAATGTGGTTATGGAACTGGCTTATGCCTACAATTTTCGGACTTATTAAAATCGGATTTTGGCAGGCATTAGGATTGAACTTATTAGCTGGCATACTTTTTAAAAGTAGCTCGTCAAGTTCAAAATAGTAATAGTGTGCAAGCGCAGCCGACCCACGCTTGCACCTAACTATAATATATAAAGTTTACTACTTAACTAATTAATTATGAACAATAAATACATCAACATTTTAAAGATTTGTTTTGAAAAATTAAATTATTTTAATTACTCAAGACATACTATTGAAATTTATATTTATTATATTGAAAATTTTTTAATTGTTGTGGATAAGTATCCTCAACATTTAGTTTCAAATGATTTTCAAAATTATCTTAATAAATATCATTTTACTTCTATTTCACAACAAAATCAGATAATTAATGCAATTAAATTTCTTTATGAAAAGGTCCTCGATAAAAAATATGACAAAATTAATTTTCAGAGACCTCGTAAAGAAAAACACTTACCCCAGATAATTGATAGAGATTTTTTGCTCGATAAAATAAACCAGATTCAAAATTTAAAGCATAAAGCAATTATTTCTTTAGCGTATTCTGTTGGATTAAGAGTGAGTGAGGTTATTAATTTAAAGATAGAAGATATTGATTCAAAAAGAATGCTTATAAATATTAGACAAGCAAAAGGTAAAAAAGACAGAATAGTTCCATTATCTCGAAACATATTAGAGATACTACGAAAATATTATGTGCGATTTAAGCCTAAAATTTATTTATTTAACGGGCAAAATAATTCTTTACAGTATTCTTCTGAGAGTTGTAATAAATTAGTAAAACATTATATAGGTAAAGAATATCATTTTCATTTACTTAGACATTCTTGTTTTACTGCTTTATTAGAGCAAGGAACAGATTTAAGAGTTATTCAAAAAATAGCTGGACATAGTAGTTCTAAAACAACTGAAATTTATACACATGTGAGTACTAATTTACTTAATAAAGTTTTGTTACCAATTTAATTATAAGTAATTATGTCAAAAAATTTTTTTAAATCAGAATCTGAACGTAATCTATGGATTAAGTTAAATGCTGAACGTATTAAATATTTAAATGAAGTAAATAATCATATGATAAATGAAGATTTGGGTAGTATTGATAAAGAATATTCACCCATATGGTTATCAAAAAATCAATTAGAATATGATGAAAATGAAAAAGATTATCTACGTTATAGCTTTGAAGAACTATTGACTCTCACTCCTCAAGAATTATACAAACTTTCAAAAGAAAAAAATCAAAATAAATTAGAAGAATTGATTAAAAATTTGTAACAATTTTATTATTTTTTTGTAACATTTAAAAACAAAAAGAATGAAAAACATACAATTAATTTTTACAATTTTATTATTTTTTTGTAACATTTAAAAACGAAAAGAATGAAAAACATACAATTAATTTTTACAATATTATTAATTATTGCTTGTGGTACTACAAGGAAAAATCCTTATTTAAATCATCATAGACCAAAGGCAGGTAAACATTATCTACATAATAATTATAATGTATTGTTAAAATCAGATAATCACATAATAAGACATCACAAATATGAATGAACTTTTTATAATAAATACCTATGAAGATGGAGCTATTATTGCAAGTACTTCTGATGGTGAAACAGTTTTTTTAACTAAAACCGAATATCAAAACTATCTTAAAACACATGAAAATGAGTGTAAATAATTTAACAGATGTTGAGATAAAAAATATCATTAAAAACTCTAAAGAAACATCTAAACAATATTTTCTTAAAGGTTGGAAAGCACACGAAAATTATATATCTGAAACATCAAAACAAAAAAACATAATTGAATTATTAAAAGAAAGTAGAGACTTACTTTTATTGGTAGCATTACTTGATAAACACAATAATTGTATTAATATGGTTGATAAAATTGATTATGTTTTAAATAAAAATTAATTAAAAATTACCACCTTCAACAATAACATCTTGTTGGTCTTTTGCACCAGCATAAACACTTTGAGCAACACCCAATATTACACCACTTGGAAGAAATAAACCACCAGTTATCATTATATTTTTAGCACCAATAACTGCTGTACTACGAGTTGCCGTTGCAATAGCTATTTCATTATAGAAAAACCAAGTACTACCGCCATTATTAGATAAGAAGACTTTGCCTGTCATTGCAGTACTACCAGTTGCAATTAATTGTGAATTTATAAATGTAATTTTATCTATACGAGTACCATTAGTAGCACCAGTTACTACTTTTGTTATTGAACCACTACCATTTGATGCAGTATTTCCAGTATTTAAACGAACCATTCCCAAAACCCATGAGTTTGCAAAAACAGGTTCTATATTTATTGACATATGTTAAATTTTAAATAATATTATTTATTAATAAATACTTATATGTATTATTTAATAGCAATGTTTTTAGATTTATAAATTATTCCATAAAATTTATCAAACAATAAATCAAAAATACTTGTTTCAGCAACATCTCCATAATGGTCTGGATTTAAATTTTTTCTACATTTTCTTTCAGATTCATAGCAATAATTAAATCTATCAGTATCTTTAAATGTATTAATATTTAAATATACAAGTAATAACCATTGAATGAAATTCCAATATTGATAACCTTGTGAAACAGTATCAAGATGTAAACAATAATTTATTGTTTGTTTCATTTCTTCTTCAGTTAATTCAACATTACGTCTCATTACAACAAAATTATCAGTATCCCAATTATAGTGGTTTTTAAATAAAATTGGTCTGTAACCAGTATCTACTGAACCAAATAAATATAATTCATCTGCAATCCATAAAAATTGTGCTGCATGACTAAAAAGAAGACTGACATCATAACCATTCTTTTTACCCCATTTTTTCATTACTGCACATATAATTTTACTTAGCCAAGTATTACCTTTAACTAAAAAGTCATCTCCTGTTTTTACGTCATTTAGAGTCATAGTATATATTTTCATATAAATACGAAAAATATGTTAAAATAATTTTTATATTTCCCAATTTTTTTATATATTTGCACCCAATATAATATCATATTGGTATTATTAACTGAATAGATAGCTATTACGGCACTGTTCTTAAAAACAATTTAACATGAAAAATTTATTCACATTACATGCATTTATGCATGAAAACGGTTATACTGAGAATAGTATAACAAAACTTACTGAAGTACTCACTTCAATTATGTCTAAAGGTTATTTTATTGCACCAAATGGTGCAACTATTGGTGCAATTAGTGTTCATCCTTATTTTAAGGATAATGAAAAATCGATAAGAATTCGATTAAACACTAATGATGTAAAAGATATGATTATTGTTAATCATCCTTCCAATTCATGGGCATATTTGGATAATTTGACACCAGATAATTTATTGGTGGGTTCTACTAAATTTTTTAAATCATCAATAACTGAAAGAAATCAGAACAATAAAATTGGTGAGTTAGGTAAATATGTAATAGTACTATAATAATTAAATTCCCCACATTTATTGTGGGGAATTTTTTATTTTTTAAAATAAATTTGTATTTAAATAAAATATAGTTATATTTGCAGTCTTAATTTTAATTAACTAAAAACTTGAAGTCATGAAGAAAAATAATTTAGTTCCGAATAAAGGTCTAAGCCTTTCACAAGCTCAATCAATTTCTAATCTCTGCAATCAAAGAGCTACTGAAATTGCTAAACAATTAATGGCAGTAAATAATTACACTAAAACAGTAAATGTTGAAGGTAAAGACCATGAAACCGTTAAGGGTGTTAAACTTCCTGATAATGTTGTTATTTTATTACAGGAAAAAGCAAAACTTCATGCTTGTCAGGCATTTCTCATGGAAAATATGAAAGCAAAAGAAAACTTGCTTAATGTTGCAAAAAACATTGCATATACTATACCCGATGGTCTTAAAAGTATAACTCCAGAAAAACCCAAATTTGTTTATCCTGTAATTTTATCACAAGTTAATGAAGAATTTGGTTGGGAACAACTTACTGCATCTGAATATAATGAATATCTGGAAGCCGAAGCATATGCCTCACATATTGGTCAATTTATTCATGAAAGGTCAATTCTTGCAGGATTACGCAATGAAATTAATAATATACCTTCAGTTGAATGGATGGTTATTAAAGGTGATGGAACTAAAACCCCTGTTGAAATAAAAGTACATCATACTTCTGAACAACTTCTTAAAATTCATGAAGAACTTGCAGCACTCCATCGTAACTTTGAACAAAAGGTAAATTATTACAAAGCAAAAGTAAAAAACCTTACTACCGAAGAAAATGCACGTATTGCCAAACTTAATGCTGATGCTCAAAATAGTGCAGAAAAAACTAACAATGACCTGCAACTTACTTACGATACTACAATGAAAAAACATCATGAAGCACTTAATACAGCTAAAGCTGAATTTGAAAAAGACCGTCAGACAAGTATTAAGGAAATTGCAAGTATGCGTATTGAAATCGACCCAAGATTTCAAGAAATTATTAATACATTTTTGAATCAACTTCCAAAACAAGAATAAAAACTTAAGGTGAAGAATAGATAGAGCACAAGCCGAGTCTGTTCTTCTTTGTGCTTAGTAATGAGTTCTTTAAATATATGAAAAATTAACAACGTTAATTCGCAAATGTCTCTACGGGGACATGTGCTCCATTAAAAGGTAAAATCGCTTTCCTTGCGAAAAAACAAGTTTTCTATGGGATTTTTACAAAACCACCATGACTGCTGACTAAGTTACCTTCGGGATAATTAATCAGAGGTAGAAAACGACTTCGCTTTTGTCCTTGCCATTGTGCAAGGGAAGGTCTGTGCCAGTGGCATTATCATTGTTAGGGTCTATATAAATTCATTACTAAGTGACTTATTTTTAAATAATCAATAAATTATGGAAACAATATCAAAAGAAGATTACTTAAAAGCAAAAAAAATAATTACTGAATATTATAAACAATTGGAATCTAAAAGTAATTGTACTTGTTATATAATGCATAGAACTAAAGATAATTTAATGTTTGTAACAACAGATAAAGAATATGCTGATGAATTATATAAAAGTGGAGAATTTGTAATGAGAGAAAGTCGATTGGTTAATCCATATTAAAATAAAAAATCATGAAATTTGAAATAATTCCAAATCAACAAACCCCTTGTGTATTTGAACTTGTTCATGATTTCGAAACCAATACCGAAATATTAAAAGTATTTCTTGAATTTGCTTGTAGTCATCATAATGCTGTTGGATTGGCAGCAAATCAATGTAGCTTAGATGAACAAAGATTTATGCAAAATATCTTTGCTCTTCGAAATTTAAAAGAAAATTCTTGGAAACTAATTATTAATCCAAAAATTGATAAATATTTTGGAATGATAGAACCCAAACTTGAAGGTTGTCTTACTTGGGTAGGTAAATCAATTCTTGCGGATAGATATCGTGCAATCAATGTTAGTTATGATGATATAGATGGTAATCATCATACAAATCAAATTTATGGTGGTTTTGAAGCACAAATTTGGCAACATGAAGTTAATCATCTTAATGGTATTGAAGAAAATGTTGTTGATTATAATTATAAATTACCAGCAAAAAAACAGATTCAAAGAAATGATTTATGCCCATGTTTTTCAGGCAAAAAATATAAAAACTGCTGTTTAATATATTTAGATTAAAAATTAAAATATATGTGGAAATATTTAGTTAAAAAATTTTACCTTACTAATGCAATGAATCAAGATATTGAAGAATATCTTGATAAACTTGGAAGTGAAAGTTGGGAATTAATTCAAGTCATTCCAAGTAAATCTCACGCTGATTATTTTACATTTTATTTTAAAAGACATGTTAGTGATAATAATTCAGATTTACCGATATAAATAAAATTAATAAATTATATTATGAAAAATTATGAAATTTGTTTATTGATTTATATTATTGTAGTATTTGTCACCTATTGGTTATTTGTTTATTTTAAATATGGAATACTTACAAGTATTTCAGATAGTTACTATAGAGAAAATAATAAAGCATTATTTACATTATTCATCTGGAGTATTGCATTTCCAATGATAATACTTGGTGTTAGTGTTACACCTTTAATGTTTTTTGCCGGAGCATTTCTTGCATTTGTTGGCGCAGCACCTGCATTTAAAGAAGAACAAGAAGGTACTGTACATATTATTGGTGCAACAGGTGGTATTTCACTTGGATATATTGCAATGATAGTTGCTTATCATCAATATTATCTTCCAGCAATTATGGGATTATTTGCGATTTTAGCTGTACCCAAAAAATTACCTAAATTTTTAGATAAATCTTGGATGAAATGGTGGACAAATGGTATACCTAACTATACTTGGTGGATTGAAACAATGGCATTTGTTCTTGTTATTATTAATTTGATTATTAAATAATATATGATAAGGTCTAAATTTGAATTAAATGAAAATGAGGTAAAAGCTGCAGAAAAATTCATTGCTAAATTACCTAAGAGATATAAAAATGAATCAAAGAAAATGATATTTGATTTTGGTAATGGTATAGGTATTGGTGTATCCATTAAAGTTGGTGATAGAGAAAAAAATATAACTGATTATAATACATGGTAATATGAAAACAGCAAAAGAATTAGCATTTAAAGCATATATTCAATTTTATAATCTTCATCCAGATGAAATGGGCGAACGTTTTGAACACTGGTGGAGAGATAATTATATTGATGGCGAATATAAAGATAGTTTTCAACCAAAACATAATGTTTATGTTGATGGTGAACGATATATACAAGCAGAATAATGGAACAAAAAGAATTTATATTGTGTGCTGCTATTGATTATAATGGAACTATAATATCTGGACATAGACATAGTGATTGTTATTCAATCTTACAAAAGTTAGTTTCTAATCCAGTACTACCACCTAGAGAAAAACAAGGTTTTCTCACTTCAGAAAATCGTTTTGTTAATAGAGGTGAAACATGGAAAATAGCTAAAGAAAATAATCAAATTAAATATGGATATGATGCAAGTGAAAATGAGGAAGATTCAATACTTATTTCTGAAAATTTATATTAATATATTATGAAAACAAATGTAGATAATAAATCAAAGCAAAACAACGAAAATCTTGAAAAAATTTCATTTTAATTAAAAGTATTGATTATTTAAAGAGTGTAAAACATAATTATGAATGGACTTTAAATGCTTTAGAATATAAAGATGGTGGAAGATATATACCAGTTACAGTTGATAATTATGAAGTAAGGATAAACGATACTGCAAGTAAAGATGCTTTAGAAACTATTATAACAATTGCTTTAAACAAATTAAATAATGAACTAAATTTGAAAGAAAAAGAATTAAAAAAATTATTTAAATCATATTAATATATGGCTTGTCAAAATAAAGAAAAAACTGGAAATTGCGGGCATCATCAATGTGAATTTTCATAAGAAACTTTACATGGTTATGAATGTGTTGATATTTTATATTTGAATAAAGTTCCATTCTGTGAAATAGGTAAAAATTGTCATCAAAAATGTAAATTTTCATGGATTAAAGGAAGTAATAGCGAGGTAGAAAATGCATGCCGAGAATGGTGTAAAAATGAAGAATCTATTGCCGAAGATGCAAGAATGGATATGTGATAATTTTATTAATTTTTGTAACATTTTCATCAATAATTCGTATAATCATTTGTTACAAGTATTAACTAAAAACGAAAAAGATGAAAAATTTTATTAAATTTACGATTTTATTGGTTGTTTTAGGAATTTTTGCATTTAGTTCAAATCCTACTATTACCAAGGTTAGAACCTTTACTATTGAAAATGGTAAGAAAGCCTATAATTATTGCACTGGTTCGCTGAAAGAAAGCAAGAATGAAACCGTTAAGAAATACAGTTCAACAATACTTTAATCTCGAAAATATGACAATTGGAGTAAGAACCACAAAACAAGTTTATGAACAACTTGACAGAATTGTAGAAGCCGAAAAAAACGGTGGTAAGTATCACGGAATGTCCTATGAAGAGGGTGTGAAATATGCTCTTGAATGAATATTAGGTGATAGTAAAGCCGAACCAATGCCTAAAGAAAATTAATTATGTTATCACGTTGAAGAGTATGTAAATAAAATTTATCTACTTCAAAATATTTATGATTTCTGGATATACTCCAATACCCTCTATCCCATTTGCAAATGCATTTGGGATTGCTTTTCTTAATATGTTATATGCGCCATTTACATCTGAATTTATTTTAATATTACTATTTTTAATTTTATATATCCCTCTATGTTCACGATAACCACTAAAAACATACACTGTTTTATCATTCTTTTTATAAGAAGGTATATAATCTAAATTCAGAAAACTTGCTTTACTTGTATAACTTTCTTCTCTACACATAACATTAATACCCCGTCTTTCGCATTTATATTTTAGCATATCTATAAATCTACTATGTGGTATTTGTACAAAATTTTGATTATTTGTTTTATTTAATCTACTTTCATTTTTCCAATAATTATTTTTACCAATAATTAATGTGTTAATGTTATTATTAATTAATTCATTAATAATTATTTTACTTGCTTTATGTAAATAATTATCAACCTTACATTTTCTTTTTAAATTTAATTTGTTTAATTGCTTTGAACCATATTTTTTATTTCTAATTCTTAATATTGATTGTAAACATGCTTTTTTCTTATTATAATATTGATTTATTGATTTTAACGGTTTTCCATTAATTATATATGGTTTAATTTCTTTAATATTACTAACAACAGTGGCTAAATTATTTACCCCCAAATCAATACTTGAATATTTATCATTATTCAATAATATTGGTATATCCTCTATAGTTGAGACCACTTCAATAACATAATATCCAATTTTAGGTATTATTCTTATACAATCAATAACATTAAAATCATTTATTTTGGTTTTAAATTCAATGTTTGATTTACTTAATTTAATTTTATTTGTTTTTTTAAACACTTTCTTAGAAATAGCTTGGTTAGTATATGATACAAAAAATCTTCCATTTTCTTTATCTAAATAATAAGGTAATTTTGGCTTTGATGTAAATTTAGATGGATTTATATTATATACTTTTAGCGCAGCAAAAAACGATTTAAAATTATGTTGTACGGCAATAATAACGTTTGATGATACTTTAGCAGGTAATGCCCAATATTGTTCAGTATTTTTCATTCGATGATGCAATTCATATAAAACATTATTTTTATTATGAATAAATTCTTGTCGAATAAGATATAAACAACTATTATATAAATTTTTAGAAAGAAAGCAAAGATTATCAATTTCTTTAAAATATTGATTATCTTGTTTAATAATATGTTGTTCTACTAATTGCATAAATTTACGTCTATATAGACATAAATACTATAATAGTTCAGAAAATTTACATTTTAATAAACATATTTTATATTAGTATTTATATAAAAACTATCATGTCAAGTGTAAAACAAATCATCAATGAAGAACTACAAGTATTCTTAAATGAGGTTGATAATGCCAATTTTCCATCATTTGGCGACCATTTACGTAGCATAAGTGAAGTTGGTGAAGCAAATCAAGAATTAATGACAACCGTATTAAAAGAAATAAAAGATTTTATTAAAAAATATAAGAAAAAATAATTGTAATTAAAAAATATTTATTATATTTGACCCTTGTAATTATTACAGGGGTTTTTTAATTAAAATAACTTTATATAAACCAATAAAAAGCATGTCTAAAAAAATAATTTATTTAATTGGTAGTTTAAAAAATGACCAAATTCCTCACATTGCCAATAAAATCAGAGAATTAGGATTTGAAGTTTTTGATGACTGGTTCTCGCCCGGTCCTGAAGCAGATGATTTTTGGCGTAATTTTGAAAAAGTTAGAGGCACTACACATAAACAAGCACTTAGCAATTATGCTGCGAAACATATTTATGAATTTGATAAGTTTCATATAGACAGAAGTAATATGGGTGTTTTAGTTATGCCAGCAGGAAAATCTGGTCATTTGGAATTGGGTTATATGATAGGGCAAGGTAAACCTTGTTTTATTTTATTTGATGAAGAGCCTGAAAAATGGGACATAATGCATGCTTTCACTAAGGAAAATGGTGGTGACATTTGTTATTCTTTTGAAGAATTACAAGAAGGATTAGAAAAATTAAAACCAATTGAAAGTAATACTAAAATTAGTATGCATGAAAGAAATGGTGGTAATATAGAAAACTTCAAAATTATTGAAGACATGAAAACAGTCTTAGCGTGGCAAGATAATATAACTACAATTGCCATTGTTTTAGCAAAAAATTGGTTTCCAAATTTTTTTACTTTTACTACAAGTCCTAATGATTTTGTGGTATGTAAATGGCATGATTATCATGATGGTGTAAAAAGTAATATTGAAGGTAAACAAACTATTGCAGTTTGTAAAGAATATGAAGATGCTGAAATTATTTTTAAATCAAAAATTAAATGATTAATTATACTAATTCAGATAGAGTAGTGAATTATAATAATTCAAGTACCGCAATTAATACACCAATAATAACCATTGAAGAAATATTACAACTTCAATCCAAACCCAATGGTTGGATTTGTCCTAATTGCGTTCATCATGATGGTAATATTAATTGCAAAATGAATATGTTCATATCATTTGTTGGTTGTTATACCAGAGGTTGTCAAACATTTAAAGAAAAATAATATGAAAGTTATGATTGTGAACCATTAATTAAAAATTAATTAACTTCTACGCTGCAAGCACATGGTATCCCATCACTTTGCGCAACGCCAGACTTGTTCCTAAGTCCGAAATTCTTTATATTAATCGCAGCATTAACATCTCTATCATGTATAGTCTTACAATTTGAACATGTCCATTCTCTATCATTAAGAGTTAAATTCTTGTTGATATTACCACAACAACTGCAAATCTTACTACTTGGCTCAAATCTGCCAATAGTTATAACATTCTTTCCGTACCAATTAGCTTTATATTCAAGCATTGTTTTAAACTCACTCCAACCCATATCAGATATAGCTCTTGCCAAACAATGATTCTTAACCATATTTTTAACAGTTAAGTCTTCAAGACATATTGTATCATAATTATCAATAAGAGATTTACTGATTTTATGTAGATAATCCTGTCTTTGATTCTTTATCTTTTCATGAAGTAAAGCAACTACCATTTTTTGCCTATAGTAATGGTTACTTCCTTTAACTTTTCTTGAAAGTGAACGTTGTTCAATTCTAAGTTGATGTTGTTTTGATTTAAAGAAATCTTTGTTCTCGAATTTCTTTCCATCAGATGTTATTGCAAAATCTTTAATTCCCAAATCTATACCAATAGTTGTTGAATCAATAATTGGTTTTTTATTGGGAATTTTAATATCATTTTCAACTAATATTGATACAAAATATTTATTAGTTACGGTTTTACTTATTGTTACGGTTTTTATAATTCCTTTAAATTCTCTATCTAAATCAATTCCAACATATTTTAATTTAGGAATGAAAATTTGTTTATTATCTTTAGTAATATGTATACCTTGAGGTAATTGAAAACTTTGTCTTGCATACTTACCCTTAAATTTAGGAAATCCTTTACCTTTAAAGAAGTTAGTATATGAATTATCCAAATTTCTTAAAGACATTTGTAATGCCTGTGAAGGTGCTTCCTTTAACCAATAACATTCGTTATCTTTTAATTCTTTTATTTGTTTAATAAGGTCAAAACAATCAATATTCTTTTTATTTCCTGCATAAGCACAGATTTTAGTTTCTAATCCAAGATTATAAACAAATCTAACTTGACCAAATATATTAGCAAGAAGATTTATTTGGATTTGATTTGGAAATATTCTATATTTGTATGCTTTTAACATTTTAACAATTTATAGATAATTTAATTTATCTATAAATACTGAAAATTATTAAAAAGTTATTATATTTGTAAAACATTTTTATATAAAAATTAAAATAATATGAAAAGAATGTTTAAGTTTTCAATTAAATGGCTAATAATTCTTATAATGACATTTGGATTTTTAGTTTTATGTAATTGGTCATATCATCCAGCGAATTGGAATGGTTTTTCGAGATTTATTCTTGGAGCAGAAGGTATTATTTTTCTTATTGATTTATTTCATGAAATATAAAAATAATATATAATAAGAATTATATAAATTATAAATTTAAAAACATTATGATGGAAAAAAAATGGTCATTAGCTGAATTAGCTATTAAAAAAAATGAATGTGCTGAAGAAAAACCAGTTATTATTAAATTAGAATCAAATCATATTTATTATTATTGTGATGTTGATGCTAAATCTACTTTGGATTTAAACAAAGCATTACAAGATAAAGCAGATGAATTACTCTGTATATCATTAAAAAATGATTTTGGAAGACCAAAAATTTACTTACATATAAGTAGTTATGGTGGATATATTTTTGCGGGTATCTCATCAATGGATACTATATTAAGACTAAAAAAATATGTAGATATTATTACCATTGTTGAAGGTGGTGTTGCAAGTGCAGCAACATTTCTTTCTGTTGTTGGTACTCTGAGAAAAATGACACCAAATTCTTATATGCTTATTCATCAATTATCATCTGGTCTTTATGGAAAATACAGAGACCTTCAAGATGATATGAAGAATAGTGATGAAATAATGAAAATGATTAAAAGAGTTTATGCTCAATATACAGAAGTTCCAGAAACCGAAATTGATAAGATATTAGACCATGATTTATGGTGGGATGCAGAAACTTGTGAAAAATATAAATTAGTTGATGAAGTAATTTAATTATTATGTTAAAAAAAGAAGAAATTAAAAACGGAAACTTAGTATTTAATTGCGATACTAATTCTTATGGATTTATACAAGATGTTGGTAATTCACGAGAAAAGGGCGATAGAGGTATAAGTTCAACACCCGATGATGAAGTTTCATATTCAATTGTAGATATAGTAAGCAATGAAGTATATGATGGTATTTGTGAATGTTCACACATGACATCCGAAGTATTAAGTATTGCAATTGAAAGAGATGTTGATATATATTTAGCTATGTTGGAAGCTGACAGCATAATTGCACTTGGAAAAGCCCAAAAGAAAAATGCAACAATACAAAATGCAATTAATAGATTTAATAAAATTAAAGTTGTTGGTTTTTAAATAAAATTAATGTAATGAAAATACCTGTTGAATTATGGGTGGAACATGGGAAGAACTTGAAAAAGATAATGAAAGTTATATTTCCTACTAATATGGCAAACAAAACTAAAAAATATAGAGTTAAAGTAGTTGTAGAAAATCAAATCATAGGTTCGCCAATAACCAAATATGTAATTCAAATACGTTTTCTACATTTATTCTGGTTAGATTATAGTGATGCTACAATACTTAAAGATTGGGCATATCGTACTTGCGAAGAACTTAATACATCTTATGAAGATATTGCAAATAAACATAAAAATAATATAAAATGAAAAAAATTGTTATTTTTAAAAAAGGAAAGGGTTTGCATATAACAAATAAAGGTATATTTTCAACAGAAGATTTATTGAAAATCTTAAATAAAGAAAATAATAATAACGTTAAATTAAAAACAAAATGAATTAGGTTATTGCAAATAAAACTCCAAAAATAAATCATTGGATTGAAATTAACGAACCTACAAATTATTAAATCATGAGACTCTATAAACAATTGCCTGATGCTGTTTTGAGAATAATGATTACACAACAAGGTCATAAATCTGAATATTTGACAGTTTGTGATACCTTCCAAGATGAATGTATCGAAGAATTGAAAAAAATTATTGATAGCCAAAATCTATCAATATTTGCAGAAGGTAAAAAAACCACTGTTCAAGTAAGAGAAGCTGTTGGTGCAAAAAATGGTAAATGTAAATCTTTTGCATTTAAAGGTCTTACACCAAATAAAGTATATTCATTGTTAATTAGTGAAATAAAATAATGAAAACTGAATACGTAAGTTATGAAATAGCTAAACAACTAAAAAAATTGGGTTTTGATGAACCCAGTATTGTTGCTTATGATGAAGTGACTATGGCATGTACTATGACTGGAAGTCCATTTAAATTATTAAACTATAATTCACCAAGTGGTGGCGGATATGTTTCTGCTCCACTTTGGCAACAAGCTCGTGAATGGATTGCCAAAGTTCATGATTTGGATATTATTATTGAACCTTATTGGAATTCGGAATATCAAGAAAAAAATTATTTGGTTCGTAATACAGTAGACGTTGAAACACATTCAAACTTTCATTGTTATGATGATGCACTTATAAGAGGAATGGAAAGAGCAATTATTTTAATACAGAAAAAACTAAAATTAAATGGACGGTAAATATTCAATATCAATTAAAGAAGCTGTTCAAAATTATCCAGTACTTAAACGTACTGTAGATTTAGCAAAAGAATTTAATATTGAACTTCTTTTTCATTATGCTAAATTTACAAAAAAAGGTAAAGTATATCAACACATGTTTGTTACCAGAGACAGTGAAGGTAATAAAGACTGGCAGAGAAATCAAGACTTATTGAATTGGTTAAAGAATTGTAAAGATTATCAAAAAAATTTTAAATCAGATGAAAAAAATTAAACAAAAAACACTAAAAATAATATTTCGAAGTATCGTAATTTCAATTATATTATCTGCTCCAATAGGACGAGTTTATTGGCTTTGTACTGATAAAAACTATTATGGTTTTCCTGCTGTTACACAATGCAGAATCTGTAATAAAACTGTATGGGAATGGCAACGTTATGAAAGACGACAATTTATCATAAAAGGTTGTTCATTTTGTTCTGGAAGTGGACTTGTTCATACAAAATGTCAAGGAAATCCAGTAATAAAAATTAAAGTTGAATATAAATAAAAATTAATTAATAATTAATTTTTTTATTTAAAATAAAAACATATCTTTACAAAAATTTTCAATATAACATATTACTTATGAGAAAACTCGAAATTCAATATGATTTAAAACCAAACGGTGCTGTTATTAGAATTAATAATTACAAAGGTTGTATATTAAGAATATGTAGAATACCTAAAGAACTTGTCTTTGATGAAAATGGTAATGTCAGAGAATTTATTGATTTAGCTTATTCACAGCCAGAAGTTATTAATCAATCTAAAATACCTGACCAAGATAAATGGATTTATCCTGAACCAGAAATCATTATTGAAAATTTAGATAATATTGAAACTATAGTAAGTGAATCAATAGATACTAATGATTTTCATAAAAAATTAACAAAGGTTTTAAAAGAAAATCCTGAATTAAAATCTACTGATGGTAATACAAAAATTACATTTAATCAAGACGTAATTGACCATATGGAAAAAGAAGTGGATATTCATGCCAAAAAAGGCACTAAAGTAAAACTTTATATGAAAGATGGAAAAGTTGGTGCTGGATATGATTGTCAGGGAGAAAGAGCATTAAAATATCTTATACCTGAAACAATTTATCACATAAAAGAAATTAAAGTATATAATTGGAATACTGACATATATTTAGAAGAATTTCCTGAACTTCCATTTAATTTTGTAATGTTTGAACGTGTTAATGAAAATGATATAATTTTTTATGAACATGGTTGTGGAATGTAAATAATATAATTATTTGTATAGTAAGGTTTAATTTATGGAAAATGAAGAAAGAAATAATAGGATAGAAGAACTTGAAAAAGAAAACGATGATTTATCTACTAAATTAATTGATTTAACTTTTGAATTGAACTATAACAAAGAGAAAGAATTACTTGAATTAGTGAGAGAATTATATAAAAACATAAGTGAAGAACTTGTTTGTAAAGAAAGTAAATTAACAAAAAAACAAATTCTAACGAGCGTTAAAAAATATTTAGAACAATTTGCAAAAGATAATAAAATAAAATTATGAATAACACCAAACCAAAAGTAAAATTACTTACATTGTGGATGCTGGATGTTGATTATTATAAGAATGATATTCCTAATCATATAATATCAAACGGCATTTGGGAAACACAAGGTGTTGAAGAAAAATCTAATGAATGGGGAATAAATAGAATTTATACTTTGGTTTGTGTAGATTCTCATAATAAGAATTTAAAAAAAGGAACTAAAGTGAAAATGGCTGAAGCAGTTATTATTGAATTATGCCATAGAGTTAAACTAATTCATTTACCAAAATATAAATCATTAATGAAAAAATATATACCTAAAGAAAATTAAAATTATGAAGTATTATAATGGCGACATGGATGAAAAAACGTTCTTAAGATATGTTAAAGCACATAGTGAATCAGAACGAAAATTATTTCCCAAAGCTATGGTTGCAGAGATATGCGAACTTAATGGTGACCATGAAACAGCCGAAGCAGTTGCAAAAGGTATTAAAGAATGGTATGGTATTGATATGAGAGAAGATGTAAAAGAAATTTGTGAAAAGAAAAAAGCAATTATTAAAAAACAAGATATAAAAGAAGAAATGTATTATATTCAAAACGGATATGTTGGTAATGCAATAGCATGGTGGGCAATTGATTCTAAAGGTTATACTACTAATATATCTAAAGCGGGTAAATATACTAAAGAACAAGCCGAAAAAATTATTGAACGACCACAAGATGTTGCATGGGAATGTTCATATATTGATAATTGCAAAGAAGCTCAAAAATTAATTATTGATGGGCAATACCTTGATGGTAAATATAAAATTATTGGAAAAATTAAATAAATCAAAAACATGAAAACATTAAATATTGGTGATAGAATTAGAATAAATAAAAATCCCATTACATGGTCAAGTGAATTTTCTAATAATAATCCGATTGGAGTAAATTTTAAATATCCAGTAGTTGGTATTGTTAAAAATAAAAAAGATTGTATTGGTTTTACTGGATTATTAATTGAAATTGATGGTAAAGAATATGGATTTAGTGAAGAAACATTGCTTGATGTTTGCGAATTACTTCCAAAATTAGATAAATTACCTCAAGAATATATTGTAAAATGCGAAAATATGGAAGAAACCACTAAAGTAGTAAATACTTTACATCCAAATAGTGGTAAAAATAGATGGAGTCATTGGAATTATGTTATAAAATATAAACATACTGAAAGAGATTCTAATGAAGGTGTCAATATTTTCAATATAATTCCAAACGAATATAAACATCTTCCTGTTTTATTATTTAATGAATGGAAAGAATTATATTATAATAAAGAAACAAATGATATTGCTAATAAAACTAAAACAATGGAAAGTAAAGAATTTGTAAAAGTAATTAATGCTGGAAAAAGTTATTCTCAGCGTCAAGATGCTAAAGAATTGGGTTGTACTAAATATCATTTTTGGTTAAATAAACCAATTGCAAAAAATGGTGATATTCTTGAAATAGTAAAGGAATTTATATCATGGAATGTTGAAACATGTTATATTCTAAAAGACAATGAAGGTATAGAATATATCATTCAAACAATTGGTTGTGAAAAAATTAACTATAATGAATTAAAAGGATTAAAAGAAAATCTTGAAGCAGAACTTAAACATATTGAAGAAACATTTAAACATTTAAAACCTAAAGTAACTCCAGTAAAAGTGGTCATGCCACATTATAAAATTGATGATATTGTTGTTTGTTTACCGGGATTTAATGATAATAATGCATATGGTAAAATTTATGGTGGAGCAGGATATGAATCAGGATTGGTTTTTAAGATTAGAAAAATAGATGAATATCCTGACTATACTGTTTTATTTCCAACAGTTGGTTATGGTATTTTTGATAATGCTGTTCGTTACGCTACACAAGAAGAAATAGAAACATTTAATAAACCCAACTATAAAGTAGATGATATAGTTGTTTGTTTACCGGGATTTGAAACTGTTGGTAATTCTAGTGATATTAACTATGGTGGAGCAGGATATGAATCAGGATTGATTTTTAAAATCATATCAATAGATTATTATTCTCCTTCTCGTGATGTTTTATGGAGAAATAGTAAAGATGTTTATGACAATGCTGTTCGTTATGCAACACAAGAAGAAAAAAAAAATTTTAATGAAAGGAATATTACTATTTCTGGCTATAATGCTGAAATATATGAAAACGATAAGTTTGTTGAATTTGGTTGCAAATCAATAACTTTAAAAACATTAACTACACTTCATGATATTTTTATTGTTTCACATCATGGAAAAGTTTGTGAAGGAACTGTTGAAATGATATGTTCAAAAGGAGTTATATTAAAAATTGATGACAAATTTAAGTCAATTAAATGGAAAAATGTAATCGAAAATAAAACTAAAGAAATTAAAAATGATTGCAGTCGGTGATGAATTAACTGTTGGCCACGATATTATTGATATTGCAGGTGGAATAGTGCTTAAATTAGGAGAGAAAGTCACAATACATGAAGTTGTTAAAACACCAAGTAAATGGTCAAATACATTCAATATGTTCATGCCAGAAGTTATACATGGAGTAATGCTTGATAAAAAATATGGAATGTGGCTTCTTTCTTGTTTTGCTGAAACCAAAACTGATTGTAAATAATAAAAAATTAGAAAAAATATGAGTGATGTCGAAAAATGGTTAAGAAGTAAAGAAGAAGAACTAATAAATAAAATTGGCTTAACTACTTGGAAACAAGATAAAGTCTATTTTGTTGATGAAGTTATTGCTTTTTTATTGGAATATGAGAAAAGACCTGAATGTATCAAAAGTCCTACAGGTAAACATGAATATGTGTTACCACCAGATAGTTTTGATAATCCATATTGTAAGCATTGTTATAAAGAATAATTATGGCAAAACATAAGAAACTTACAGAATTAGAAAAATTAAATAACCATCGAGAAAGATTAATTGAGGGCATTCAAACATTTTATTTATTGAATGAAAGTCAACAAAATACTTATCACATGGGACAATATACTTCATATCTTAAGAAAAAACGTAAAGTATTATCAATGGTAGAAGATAAAATATTTTCAATTACTGGCAAAATGCTGGGTATTGAATAACAAATAAAAAACAATAAAAATGGATAAAAATGGATAAAAAAAGAATTCAAGAATTAAAAGATTTAGCCAAAAAAAATAAATATGAAGAAACTAAAGAAGATATTTTCATACCAACAAGAGAAGAAGCAATTGAATGTAAGATAGATGCAATTGAAGAAAGAAAATCATCTAATTTAGATAATTATTGTGAATGGATTGAAGCAAAAAATAATAATTATATTCCAACTTCCCCATTAATAATTAGAAAAAAATTACCTGCAGGGATTTATGATATAAGTTGGGACGGAAATGGAGGAGTTTATATTTTTAATAAACAAAAACTTGAATTGGATGAACTACTGAATTTACCAAATCCATTATTTAAACAAATTTTAAATGATATGGAATATTTTTGGGATAATGAAGATAAATTCAAGAAATATAAATTCGCATATAAAAGAGGTATTTTACTTCACGGTCCGGCAGGAAATGGTAAAACTTGTTTAGGTGCATTATTAACACAAATGATAATTGATACTAAACAAGGAGTTGTTTTTTCAATTAAATCTAGTAGAGATTTGGAAATTTATTTTGATGCAGTTACTAAATTTTTTAGAATAATAGAAGAAAATACACCAATCTTAACAATAATTGAAGACCTTGATGGATTACTTGAATATCAAGAAAATGAAACAAGAATATTGAATATACTTGATGGTTTTTATCAATCACAAAATATTGTTTATCTTGGCTGTACTAATTATCCCGAAAGATTAAAAGAAAGAATATTAAATAGACCAAGTAGATTTGATAAACGATATTATATCGGTCATCCTGAAGCAAATATTAGAAGATATTACTTCGAACATAAAATAAAAGATGATGATATGAAAAAAATTAATATTCAGGAAATGGTGGATAAAACTGAAGGACTATCTTTATCACATCTAGGTGAGTTAATTAAATCAGTTTTTATTTTTGGAAAAGATATGGATGAATCTATTCGAGAATTACAAAATATGGGAGAATATATTTCCAGTACAAAATATAATAAAAAAACAACAACCGGATTTGCATTAAAAAATAATAATAGAGAAAAAATATCCGAATAACAAATAAAATTATGTGGCGTTCATTAAAAAATAGTAGACCTCACGAAGGAATAAGAGTTAAACTAAAACATATGATAACTGGAACTGGAGCACCAGAACGTGAAGGATGGGAAAGTACTGGAATATATAAGAATGGAAATTGGATGATTAAGCAAAATGAAACAATAAAAAAAGAACTTAAACCAACTCATTGGGATTGGATACCAAAATAAATTATGAAAGAAGAAGAAATACATTTTCACAAATTAACTAAAGGAGATATAGAAAGATTCTATTTTTATACTCTTTGTAAGAAAAAACTTGCAATACCTATCTATTATCCTAATTCAACAAGTATACCTGAATATGTTACTTGTGAAAAATGTTTAAAATTACTTAAACAAAAACATTTAATATGAATTTAACTAATGATGATATAGACATTATAGTTGTTTGTATATTGATTTGTATACTTTGGTGGATTCATCGAAGAAATAAAATAAAATAATAATTAAAACTATGTTGGGCAAAGATATAATCGATTTTATTACTGAAAGAAAATTAGTATATAGGGACGTTATTATTAACTTCTCTTATAAAAACAATGGTGCATATGTATTAGATATTAAAAGTATAAATTCAGATGCCGATGATGAAAATATTGTATTGAATATTGGAGAAATTGATAATATATTATCAGATACTAAAAATAAAATTGGTATCATGGTTGATAAAAGCAAAGCAACTGAAACATTTAATTGTGATGAAACTCCATTTCCTAAAGAAAGTAGATTAAATCCTAAAAAATAATTAGTACATAAGCATGAACATTAACTTGGATATTATATCCATGTGTACAATACAAATCTTAATTAAAATCAGTACAATAGTAAACGAACATTATCTGGACAATAATCAGGACATTGTGTCCCGATTATTTTAATAATTCCAATTAGGTGGTTGTTTCTTAAACTTCTTAAAGTACATTGCATCTAATTCATCAAGCAATCTAAAACATCTATTCTTTAATAATGTATATGGATGATGAATTTTTTCATAATGGTCAATCCATAATTTCTTTGCTAACTGAGGTGAATGCTTGTATTGCATGATGTACATTTCACGCATCCGGTCTTCAATTTCAAATGCTGGCATGCTTAATCTACCTACATAATCCAATACTCTAATTACTTCTTCGTATACTGTAGTGTGTACATTGCCATTAATTGATTTTTCAGTTTTTAATTTTTCGATTTTCTGTTTTAAATTTTCAATGAAATCTGTTGCTTTACTTAGTTCATTACTGTGATTTGGTAATTTAAAATCATGAGTAATATACTCTTCTTTTTGTAACATAATTGCTGAGATATGAGATAATACAGTTATTTTTTGCTATTTTAGCATCTACTTCTTCCTTTCTTTTTAAGAATGTTTTTATTTTAAATCATATACATAAACATCAACAGACATTACATGTTTTATTATTTTTTCAATTTCTTCCCATTTACCCCCCGCTAAACCACAGCCAATACGAGGCATGTGTATTGTTGCACCAGTACGAAACGCCATATCATTAACAGCATTTAAACAAGTACGTACTGCATTATAATCTATTGGTGTATCATTTCCTGCGGAACGAATACCATGTTGTGCAATCATATTTGCTACAACAATATCGTTTTCTACACGAACGAAATCAACCTCACCAAGAATATATTTCTTTTTTAATTTATATGCTACTTCCGGCATTTTCCAACGATTACTAAGAGCAATCACAAAACCTTTTCCCCAAAAACCTAAAGTATTGACCACATGACATAGTATTTTATTACCTTCTCCCTGTGGTTGTGTTGCGTCTCCGATTATGTAGTTTATGTTAGGCATATCTTAAGTAAAATTTATATATTAGTTATAATTTAATGGTTAAAAGTAATAATTAGTTTCAGAAATAAAAATTTTTTCCTTCAACAATTTCAATTTCGTTATTTAAAAAACAAGGTCATCCATTGTTTAAATGAATGACCTTATATTATTTAAGCAATTACTTTCTTTTTTGAAAACATTTCATCAAGTACATCTTCACCATGAATTTGTTGTCTTGCATAATCAATACCTAACATTGCTGCTTTACCGCAACGGTCATCAATCCAAGCATCACAAAAATCCAACCAGTCAATACGAACACTTCTTTTATTTACTTTTGTAACAACATAAAATGCATATGAATCTGCACGAGGAAATTTAATAATACGACCTAAAAGCGTCTTATTTGCTTTTGCCAGTGCTTTGAGTTCATTCATGATTACTTCCTGTGTATCCATTTTGGCTTTTAAACCCTTGAAATAATCTTTTCTTTCGATTTTTTTTGCTGATAACAGCAATAATTCATTAATTTTTGATTTAATTGTTTTCATTGTGTATAAATTTTTTTGGTTAATACTAAAACTAAATGTTTTTATGAATTATTATACGTTAAATCAGCGAAATTATTACAAATTTTTTGATTCTTCTGCTTGTCTTTCTTGTTCTTGTTTCATCTGAGATATCATTTCTTCTTGTTCTTGTAAATATAGTTCTTGTTCCTCTTTTTTCTGCTGTTCGTATAATTTCGGGTTTTTATCATATCTTTCTTGTTCCTGTCTTATATGATTTATAATTTCAGGAGTCATTGGACAGTTTAAATAATTTGGTCTACTCATTTTAATAAATCATACCAATCTTTACAACAATAATCATACTTAGTATAATATGGTAAAGAATTATGTGGAAATTCTCTTTTAAGTTTACAATTTCCTAATTCTGACATTATATGTGATTCCCATAAATCACAATTACCACATTTTTTATCATTGATTTTTGATTCTTCTTTATTTAAAAACTCCACAATCTTTTCGCACAATTCATTACCCTCTTTTTTGGGCAGGAAAGTGCATAAAACAAGTTTTTCTTTTTCTTTACCATTATCATCAGTAACCACTTTTGCTATCGGTGTACTGCTCCATTTACGTTTATCTTGAGATATTCTATACATTATTATTATTATTATTATTATTATTATTATTATTGTTATTATTATAATTATTGTTATTTATTTAAATTATACCATTTAATAAAGCTAACTACTGTAAGCCAAAGTGCTTCAATAGTATTTTCACCACCTTTTTCAAAAGTTTCATCGGAAAAAATACTACAAATTCCGTTAGGATGTATTTCAACATCATAAACATTATCTAATTCTTCTATTTTTTCAACTACTGGCATTAACCAATTCCATGAAGAATGATAATGCAAATCAGGACTTAAAGATTTCATAAAATCTGCAATCAATTCATTGCCTTCAATTATTTCTTGATTATCCATATTTAGTTATTGTTTATTTTGATTTATATAATCACTAATACTATTAATTATTTTTTCGGCTATAAAACCCAAAAAACAAATTAAAACAATAAATGCTGATACTTTTAATATTGCTATTATTATCATAATATGATATTAATTATTAAATTCAATTGTAGTTTGTTTATAAGGTTGCTGTTCTTCCAGATATTTTTCAATTACTTCAATAAAGTTAAGCCGAGTATCAACGCTAATAAATTGAATATAATTTGCATTATTAATTGATTTAGCAAAAATTGTATCACCACCATCGAATTTTGTTTTTATAGCTACAGGTGCTTCTGGATTTTGCTTACAGAGTTCCAATAGTCTTTCAGAAATTCTTTTTTTAAGATTTTCAATGTTTCTTTCAAGATATTCAAGTTCTTTACGATAAACTTTTGCTGTTTTACGTTCCATTGAATTATGATTTATTTAGTTCTTGTAATGCTAATAACGTATTTTGTCTTATAGATTCTTCTCTTGCAATTGCACGTTCAATATCGACAATAAATGCACGATATTCACTGGCTTTAGTCTGCAATCTTTCTGCTCTCTTTTCGTCATGAATGCTGCCATTATTTCTATTATCAGCAACTAATTCTTCTGCTATTTTTAATTTATTTTGATAGTCTTCCAATAGTATTTTCATTTGTTTATTATTTTATTTTACAATATTAAAATTTTGATTTTAATGATTTCACATAATCAATATGTTCTTTACTTTGAGGAATACCAGTAAAATTTAATCTTAAAAATTGATGTAGTACATCTTCATCTTTTGAATTTTCCGGCATTTCTGCATAACTGAACAATTGATGATTTGTAAATTTATGTTGTGAATAATAACTTAAATCGCCATAACAATTTCCAAAACTATCGGAAAATTTATTATTCATAAATTCTTTTATGGTATTTAATCTTTGCTTACCATCAATAATGTCTTTGAATGATAGTTCAGTTTCCCCATTTTTTTGCATTTGTTCCAGTTCTTTCCAACTTCTCATTCGAACCAATATTTTACCGCAATCAATTCCATGATATATTGATTCAATTAAAAGTTGTTTATCAGCAACTGTCCAGACAAATGGTCTTTGATAATATTGTTTTGTTCCGTCTTTTAAAAATATAAAAGGATTCCAATTTAATTCAGTAATTGGAACATTATTTATATGATATTTATCATTATTTTTTTCACCCAAAATATTTAAATTAAATAAAATACTTTCAAGAGTGAAATTAACAGCTTTTATGCTATCAAATTTTTCATCAAAAGGATTTTCACCAATATATAGTGTTTCTCTTCCAACAATATCATCTTTTTGTATTGTATATACTGGCGCATTTATAAAACCATCTACATGTTTAACAACAATTTTATTCTTAAGAATTTTAATTATCATACAATTAACTGTCCGATTTTCTCTTTCTTTATCAAAATAAGGATTAACAGCATTATATTTAACACTAATTTCTTCTCCAAATATTAATGGTGAAGCATTCTTAGCATCAATTAATTTTTGTTTTTTATCTGATATTGTTTTAAACATAGTTATTCGTTTTATTTAATATACGAAATTTTGGACATTATGTTGCAAAAATAATAAAAAATCTTGTACATTGATAGTACAGGATTTAAAATTAGAGAAACACAATATTAATCTTTAAAATTTTCAATATCTATAATTCTTGACTCAATTATTTTCATTAATTCAGTCATTGGTCTTTCATCTTCTTCTGCAGCAATGGCAGTTTCAATCGGTTTTTCATTTGCCTGAATTAATTCAATTTGTTTTTCCAGTTCTTCGAGTTCATATACCTGATAATCATTTTCAAAATATGCTTCTTCAATGATGTCAATTTTACCATCATTATATGTAGCAAAAGCAAACGGGAAATATTCGGCAACCCTCATTTTACTGTGGTCATAATCAGGAACGGCAACCACATGAGCAGGGTTAACAAGACATACAAGTATTACACTTGAACTACCTGCGAATGTTTCAACGTACTTTGTTGCACCACAATGAAGTCCATATGAACAATCAACTGCAGGGTCACTATCACATTCGTGACGTGGCATATGAACAGGAACACCGAGTTCAATATTCATGCTGCGTGTACGCATATCGGTATATTTTGCAGTCTTTTCGGTGCTTTCCTGATTATCACTATTAACAATAGCAGAGAATAATTCACCGAGTTTACCCATAATTTCAATACCTTTTTCTTTTTCGTTCCAGTTTTCGGCAGTTTCTATTTTAGTTATCTGATAGGTAAAATCTTCATAATCAATATCATCAATTTCACCATCATCATCAAAACTTTTCTGAAAATCTTTGTATACCACGTACTTATTCGGACTACATTTCCAGTTTTTCTTTACGTGCAATGCCTGATTGGTAACGAATTCTTCAAATGAATGGTCAACATTTTCATCTTTTCTGTACACTGCTTTGTACACAACCATATAACCTTTGTCTGTCAGGACAAAATCATGGGTTGTAATAAAATCGAAAAGACTTGTACGTACACGTAAATCGGGGTTAATCATCAATAACTTCCAGAAATTAATGATTGCATCCAATGGATAACCATTTTCATGATATTCTTTAATTACCTCAACCAAAGTCATTGGAATTGGCGTGTTGAAACCTGCAAGATAAACTTCACCAGTTTCACTGTCTGCTTCCAGACCTGCCATCATTGCAACCCTTGTTCTTTCGTTAAGGTATGCACGGAGATTTTTAATATTTTCATCTGTGGGATTTTCCTTTGCTATCAATACGAGCTTGAACAGTTCGTCTGCTTCTATGGAACTACCACAGTTCTTTTTATGCAATTTACCATCAATTGATAAATTTATTACATTCCCGGTCTTGACAGCATTAATTTTTTTCATTTTAATTTTATTAAGTTAATAAATTATGTTTCTCTTTGCAATGATACGAATAATATTTGAATATGTTACAAAAATATTAAATTATTATTCATTTTAAACAAATTTCCATTCATCTGCAATATATACTTGAAAACAATCTTCATTAGTATCATTTGTTATTCCATTTAAAAAAGAATCTCCAATATTAGGGTCATCAGTATATGTTGCAATACCTAAATATTTACCTCTTTTCCAAAGATGATATTCTTTATTATATATTAATAAATCTTGTCGTAATCCAATTTCTCCTTGTCTTAAAATATGTTCCATTTAATTAAATTAATAATAATGCCTTATATAATCCTGCTTCAAGTGCTTGTTCATAAGAATCATATTTTATATCACCTTCTTCTATTAATTCTAAATCAGATAATAACAAATAAATATATTTTTTATTAAAAACTGCAGAAGGATAAGAAATTACATTAATGTTATGTACTTCTCTTAACCAACGTTGCAACAATGCCTGTGTTGGTCTTGCATAACAAATATAATTATCACAAGAAAAATCACCTGTTGTATTATCTCCATTAGCAAAATAATTCGAATCTATTTCAACTTCTCCTTTTTTCATTTTGAAAGAAGGATTGTCTGATTTTTGTGTTTTGATATACTCTATATAATAAGAATTTACATATATATTAAATCTTTTTTCTTTAACTAATTTAGCGGTTTTCAAAGAAATAAATTCTTCTTTCATAGTTATTTAATTAATAATAGTCCTTGATATAAACCTTCTTCCAGTGCTTCTTCATAACTCCATTTATCATATTTCCAATCAGTAAAATAATCAGAAACTTTAAATGGATTAAATATTCTATATCCAAATGTTATTGTATCAAATTGAATCTCGATTATGATATCGTGTTTTTCTCTTAACCATTTTGAAAGTAATGTTTGTGTTGAAGAATAATAAGTTCTTTCTGGAGAAAAATGACAAGCATTTATATCAGTTAGATATGGTTTTTTTCTTTTATTTTTTGAAATAACATAGATATAATATTGTTTTTGTGGAAATCCTTTTTCTTTTGCCAATACTGCAGTATTATATGAAATTAATTGTTCTCTCATAATTTTTTGATTAAAAGTAATCCCTGATATAATCCAGCTTCTAATGCTTCTTCATAAGTATTATAATCTCTTTTTTGTGAATCTAAATGATGACAATTATCTCCAACAAATTGATTTTCTTTTCTTTTTGTTATATAAAATATTTGATATTCAAAAATAATTGTATCACAACTTAAATAAGGATTATAGCCATTATTTATAAAAACAAAAATGTTATGTTTTTCTCTTAAGTATTTTTGTAACAAACTCTGTGTCGGTGCTAATATATAATCTTCATAAAATCCTGTTATTGAACACCATCTTTTCAATTCATTATTGTGATAGCAAGATTCACAACCATTATATTCATAAAAACCTTTTTCATTTGCTAAAACTGCGGTTTTCAGTGTAATTAATGTTTCTTTCATAATTATTTAATCAAATTTAATGCTAATTGTAACCCAAATTCCAATGCTTCTTCATATGTTGGATATTCACCATTATCACCATACATACCAGTGCATTTATTATTGTCTTCACAATCTTCTAATTCAGGTGCATAACAAAGAACCTGAACACAATAATTTATTCCTGTGGTATAAAATTCAGGTTGAATAATAACATGAAGATTATGTACTTCTCGTAACCACTTTTGAAGTAATGACTGATTAGAGACATTAATAGATTCATCATATTCAATTATATGGTCATTTAATAAAGGACAATAATAACTATTAGCAAGCGAGTCATATTCACATAAAAATTGTACTCCACCAACTTTAAGATATTTGTTACTAGTTATTATATTGAATAATTTTTCTTTAGCTAATTTAGCTGTTTTCAGTGAAATTAATGTTTCTTCCATAATTATTAAATAATATGCAATTATACAAATTATTTTTGAATATATTATTAAAACTATTTATTATTTTCTTTTATAATAAATTTTATCAAATTCCCTACTAATTTCCTCAAGATTATCACCCTTGCCAGTAAATCTGCTATCATTAAAAGTAAAGCCAATTACAATAAATGCCAGAGGAAAATTATCATAAAATACTGTCTTTCTTATAATATGATTAACATATTCATTGGGAGTTGTAGGAATTTTTGCTTCCATTAATATTGTTTTATACTTTTCAAGTATTTCTGTAAGCATTTTGTCATCCCAAATAAATAATGCTCCAGACCAAACCTTAGATTTATTTTCACTTGCTAATTCAAAATGTAGGTTTGAAGCATTTGCCCAATCAATAAATATCTGTACATCACTACCATATTGAACAATTGTATTTAAAGGCAAATATCCCATTGCTTTATTAATACCAACATCAGTTAAATCTTTGAATATCTTGGCAACAACAGTTTCCATAATTACTTTTATTAAAATTCCATTACTACTTGTAAGATGGTAATTAATTTATCATCAAGACTTTCAATTCTATATGGTAAATTAATGTACTGTAAAACCTTTTCATTCTTTGCCTGTAATGCCAGAACTTCGTCAATTTGCTTTTCCAATTTCTTTTGTACTGCAGTCATTTTTATATTTGACAAGTCAAAATAAGTAGATAAATACGGTTTAATACCACCAATCTTATCTTCTCTACCTTTTGCAGGAATTGCATCAATACTGGCTTTTATATCATTTATTTTCTTACCCCATTTGGTATCTATTTTGATAAATGATTTGCTTGTATATAATTCCTGAATGCTACGAAATTTTTCGATAATATTATTGGTTTGAAAATACTGCATAACAGCATCAGATTTCCTGTACAATATCTTCTGAAAGAACTGGTCTATCTTATATGCTTTCTTGCAATACTGCATATATTTAAGGTTGTTTTCAGCCAATATGATGAACATTATACTTTTCTTATTTGACTTGCCAGACCTTCTATTTTCAAACTGATGGTCATAATCACTGTAAAAAGTAACTGGAATATCTTCACCAAATAATGTTGTGAATATTCTATAGATTTCATGCAATTTAGTTTCATCACCCTGATTGCCATAGAAAATCGGACAATTATAATCAAAAAGATTTTCAAGTTTAATTCTGTATTTTGAATATCCACCTACGAACTTAACAGGAATAGTTGTATTACGTAAGTCTTTGGACATTGAGTTTTTCTTTCTGTCAATTACAAAATCTTCCGGTACTTCTATTTTATCATAATCCTGTGCATACTTGCGTACAATTTCAAAATATTCTTCCTGCATTTCAAGCAAGGTCTGAACATAAGCAATTGGTTTGCCGTTAGCATCACAAGTATTATCAATTGCTACATTAAAAAGTTCAGCAATTTCATGACGCAAGCAATTATCAGCAATATTGCGTTTTTCAATAATATGATACATTTCATACAAAGACTTTAAATATGCTTGCTTAACAATCTTGCGAACAAAAGTATCTTCAAAATATAATAAGTTTTTATTCTTTTGTAATTCATCATAACCACCGTCAAATTCATAACCATTATTACTATAACGACTTTTGCGGGGTTTCTTACCATAAGTACGAGACTTGAAAAAGAACTTAAACAAATGCCTGTCAGAAGGCATCTTCATAAAACTGTATTTGAAATTTGAGAAATCAACATCAGATTGTTTAATAAGATTGCCAGTATTAATACTGCTACCATTACTGAAAATCAATACACCAAAATTATGTTTTACATTAAAGTAATCTTCCAATGTCTGTACATTCTGATACTGCTTGGTGATTAATTCCATAATTTCTTTCTTTGCTGCTTCCAATTTCTTCTTTAATATCTTAATCGTAGTTTCACTGTAATCCAGACTTTCTCTCGATACTGTTACACCTATTTCTCCTACTTCAAGTTTTACTGCAACTGGAAGGTAATAATCACCTGAACTTAAACCAAGTACAGTATAGTCTATCGGATATGCAACCCTGCCTAAACATACGTGCATTTTTTCGCTGTATTCACTTCCTCTGAATAAGAAAGATTTACCCCTGATAATTTGATATTCATTTGTCAAAGTTTCTTCATAATGACTTTCGTCTTTATCAAAACCTTCAAAAATAACGTTTTCAAAATAATAGAGTTGACGTACCATTTCTTTTGCAAATGTCTGTAGGTCTTTCTCTAATACAGGTATACGAATTTCAGTACCGTTGTGTTCGTTCACGGATTCGCTGTGCAATAAAGATATTTTAGGAGAATTTTTACCTTCATATATTTGATATATGTATTTAATTTTATTAAATATTGTAATAATAGAATAAGAATTATCATATTCTCCTTCTCCAAAACCAGTACTACGCTTATAAGCCAGAGGGGTTTTGGACCCCAAGCCGAAGCAACCAATTTGTTCATTATCAATACGTTTAGTACTATTAAACATAACAGAAAACACCTTTTCAATACGTTTTGGTGACATACCAACCCCATAATCAATAAAAGAAATATAATAACTATTAGTTTGTTTGTCATAACCTCTTTTAATTAAAACAGGTGCATTGACTTTTGCTTCGATATGCGAATCAAAACTATTTGAAGTTATTTCACGTACAACACTCCCAATAGGATTACTATAAATATTTTTAGAAAACATTTGAAAAATAATTGATTGGCAGTCTGATGATAATGTAATTTCTCTTTCTTCTGTTGTTGTTAGTGTTTCAACATCTGAATAATTATTAACACCATATTTCATATTATTTGCGTTTTTTGGTTAATACTACGTTTCTCTTTGACATATAATACGAAAAATAAATTAATATGTTACAAAATATTGATTAAGTTTTTGTTTTATTCGAAAATATTTTCCGCAATTTTTACATAAATATTCGTTTGATTTATTTCTGATTCCATGTGACCAAGTTTTATTACTATTACATTTAGGACAAGTAATATTTCTATCAATAACTTTATTAATGGGTTTATATTGTAAACATTTATTTGCCTTTCTTTTTAAACTAATATTAGCGTCTTTATACATAAAATTAATCAATTTAAGTATTTCAAAAGTTTTATGAAATATTAAATTATAACAAATTTGTCTATTTTTAATTTTAGGAATAACTGAACTTATTTTCCACGAATTAATATTCTTATTTTTTAAATATAAATTAATTTCATTTAGAAAATTATATGCTACTGACGAAAATCCAATATATATTAAATTTTTTCTTTTTGCTATGTTACATACAGTACCATCAGCATCAAAAAATCCTCTAATAAAATGAGACATTAAATTATCATCAATATTAGGAATTTTTAATTTTGGTGCATTTTCAAACGATTTTCTTGGATACATACCATGTAACATAAGGTCATTATATAATTCTTTAGATAATTTTCTTATTACCACTTGTTTATTATGATTTTTATTATGTTTATTACAATATCCCATATTAAAATTAAAAAAAGGAAAACATTCTTTTAAATTTAAAATAGTTTCAACATCAATTTCACTAATATTTAAATTGGTTGAAAATGATTCTGTATTTGATTTAGTGAAAGAATATGAAATACAACCATCGCCATATAAAAATCCAAGTAAATATGCTTTTTCTTGTGTATCAATTATTTTTAATTCGCCATTGTATTTCATGTTATGAATTTAATATAAATGCTGTACATCAATACAAAAAACTCCATAAAATTTATGGAGTTTTAATAATTTAAAATATTGGGATTTTTTTATTATACTAATCTATAACTTTTTCCCATAATTTTGAGAAATGTTTCTTTCTTTTTTGTATTCCAATGAAATACAAGCCTTTTTCAAGAATCGTTGGTTTATGGTCAGCAATTTCAGTTATTTGATTTTTATTCCAATATTCAGGCGTGAGATTTTCAACTCTGGTATGATTTAAAGTACAACCATCAGTTCCTACTTCAATTACAAAACCGCCATCTTTTTCTAATTCATAGAGATTATAATCACCACACATTGCATGGCAATGACCAGACTTTTCCGATTTTGCTAAAAATGTTTTTTCAATTTTCTTAATTCCTTTTGGAAGTCTACTTATTGAAAATATTTGGATATCTCCTTGATGTCCAGCGAATTGATTCATGAAATTTAAATTTTTCATATTTTTATTATTTATTTGTAATTTTAAAAAGCAAATATAATTAATTATTTTTAATATTAACTATTATTTATAATTATTTTTAATTTCTACTATTCCAAAAATATTCTAATTCTTTTGGTATTTCATCAGGTCTATGATATTTAGCAGCATCAATACAATTTGTAAAACTACTATCAGTTGGTATTAAATAATTCTGTCCTGTACTTGGACAAGTCATTTTTAACCAAGCCAAAGCTGCAGGAGATTTATCATTTAAATCTTGTTCTTCATTAAAAACTTCTTTGGTTTTATATAATATAAATTCTTCATTTCCTTTTGCATGTTTAATCGTTTTTCTGTCCACCTCAATTGCTCCAAGAAATTTCATCATTTCACCCTCTCCTTTGCTTTCAATTATTTCGTATATTCCACCCCTAACGTCTTCATTAGTTTCATTAATAAAATCTGCTTTTGTTAATAAATTATTTTGATATTTTTCGAAAATCTGTTTAGGCATTTGTCTACCATGAATATAATAACAATCAAATTTTGTTTCTTCAATAATATATCCCCATTCAACAGCTAAACCATTTGTATTATGTAAATTGTTATTATTATCTCTACATATCTTTTTAGGATATTTTGAAACAACACATAATAATTCAGAAAATATTGTTGAATATACACCAGATTCTAAATACATATCATTCCAAGAATCCAAAGTAATTCCAATTTCTCCACAATCAATTTTAAATTCATCTTTAATAAATTTCCACCAAGCTAATATAGCATTTGAATAAACATTTGTTGTAAATAAATATAAATTATTATAGACTTTTAGTGTATTGTCGAGTGTATTGTCGAGTGTATTGTAGAGTGTATTGCGTAGTGTATTGCGTAGTGTATTGTAGAGTGTATTGCGTAGTGTATTGTAGAGTGTATTGTCGAGTGTATTGTAGAGTGTATTGCGTAGTGTATTGTAGAGTGTATTGTCGAGTGTATTGTAGAGTGTATTGCGTAGTGTATTGTCGAGTGTATTGTCGAGTGTATTGTAGAGTGTATTGCCCTTGTTTTTCTTTTTTAAATTTTTAATAAATTTTTTTATTTCGTCATTCATATTATTTTTTAGATTATATATCAAATAAAGAATTGGAAAATACTTTTCTTTATTTGCGACAATAAAATTAAAAAATATTTGTTGTTCATAAATATTTTCAACAACCAAAACAACAGGTTTTTTAAAACCACATTTTTCATAATTCCAATTAATTAGTTTTTCAGCATTTTCAAATTTAAAATTATAATATCTTTCACCATTATCAATTCCTTTAGTATATTTAGTAATGTATTCAGGAATTTTACTTTGAATTTCAGGTGTAAAATCTTTTATTGTTTTCTTCATAACGACTTAAAATAATAAGATTATATTAATTAATTATGCAAATATACGAAAAATTATAATAATTGTTACGTTTATTTCTTAATTCATTTAATATATTTTTAAATTTTGGGTCTGAATCTCGAATTATTTCACCAGATTCAAAATAAACATATCTCTGACCATTACCTATGCCATGACCGCAACAAGCAATGCAATACAAGCATCATGACCATCTTTTGTTGGTGGTTCATTACATCTAGGACATTTTCTAAATTTCCATTCATCTTTTACAAAAGCATTCGTATCAGAATATCTCCAAACATTTGGTTCTAGTTTATCTAAATATACTTTATGACCACCTACATAAAACATCTATCACGAATTTTAGTTGAACTAGTAAGTAAGTTTTAATAACCTACGAACATCATCTTGATTAAAAACATATCCATTAAAAGCATATCTTGTATCAGCATCTTTACGAATTGACATTGATACATTTGGTTCTAATTTCTTACCTGAATATGTACAAGAATTGCCTTCTTCATTCCAATATATATGTGTCATACCTATTTTATCTACTGCACAACCATAGGGTTTATTTGGCTTATATTCACTTATCTTTTTCATAAACTAAAATAAATCCAATTTCTTTTAGAAATTCAGGTGTAAAGATTTTGTTATTCATATTATTTAATATAAATTTTCTTCAATCCATTTATTAAATTGTTCTTTTGTTGTATCTCCAAAATCAGTATCAAAATCATCAAGTAATTTAATCACTTCTTCTCTATTCCAACAATTCTTTACTTTTTTAATAGTGATGGTGTTATTTTTAGAATCAACATTAATAAAACATTCATTATAAAAGTCAGAACAATTTTTCGGTTTTACAATTTCTTCATATTCAACCAAAATTTCAGTTATAATATTGCCTTTATTATATTCAGATATATATTTTTGAATGAATGATTGAGAAGGTTCGGGAAGATTTAATGATTTATCTGTTGTAGCAATAACCTTTTTACAACCAGATTTATTTAATTTAATCCAAACATTTTGAAATCTAAAAATTCCAAGTTCATCGTTTCTTTTATATACTTGATATATATGATTATTATTTAAATTATTTTCATATACATAATCACTTTCTTTTATTTCTTCATCTGAAATAATATAAAGATGTTGATTAATTGTGGATTCATCATTATCAGCAATAGCTAAATCATGTAATTGACCGGATATTTTACCAATAAATAATTTGCTTTTTTCATCAGTAGGAAGCATAAATACCTTACATTTTTTAAACATATTTTTTAGTTTTATAAATTTAAATATTTGCTATGTATGTAATAATACGAATATTAATTAAAATTGTTGCAAATATATAAAAATAATTTAAATAATAGATGTTGATATGAGATTTTTTTATATATTTGCATGAGAAAATAATATAAAATTATGAAAAATTGTAAAGTAAAAATGGAAATCATTGACAAGGAAGGTAATGTAATTGGTACAACAATTATTGAATGCGAAACAATTAAAACTTTAAAGGAATACCATTTTATTAGTGCTTTGGATGAAGCATATAATCAATTGTTGTTAGGAATAAATAAACCACAAAGCTCACAATCAAATGTTGTTATTGGTAGTGACCGTGCGGTAGATGTGGCGATAAAAATGATGGAAATACCAATGGAAGATTTACCAGAATTAGCAAGTGAATTCTTAGAATATTTATCCAAAAAAGTAGGATTTTGTGGCGAAACTTGTATAACTGCTTATGCAGCATATAATCAAATGGTTTTAAAAATGGAATGCAATAATGAACTTTATAAACTTACACAACCTGATTTATTGGAATGGTGGGCAGATAAAGGTTATTGTTTATAATATTTAATTAATAAAGATAATATTATGGAAAAAGAAAATTTAATACTATGTGAATGCGGTTCTCCTGAACATCAAATAATTATTATAAAAGATGATGAATTTAGAGATATAAGAATGGTTTATTTACAAATTCATTTAAAAACTTATAAGAATTTCATTAAAAGAATTTGGATTGCTATTAAATACATCTGTGGTTATAAATGTAAATATGGTAATTGGGATGATATTATTCTCACCACAAATAATTATCAACCATTAAAAGATGCAATTGAATTTTTGGAGAATAAATCAGATTTAAAATAAAATTATATGGATGAAGATAAAAACATGAAAGAAATAGAAAATACTTTCTGTAGTGAAAAAGATGAAATGTATATGTTTATAGTACGAGATTATACAACCCAATTAGTGGGTAGGTTTAATAAAAAAGGTGATTTTTTTTATACTCAACGAGGTGATGGACAAATAAATAAATATTATTCATATAGAGTATTAACATATAAAAAATTAAAATATTAAAATATATATCAAAATGGATAGAGATACTTATATCTACACAAAAGACCATTTTATGAAATGGCTTAATAAACAAATTGATGATGACGAATATGTTGTCTTTACTTCTAATCTTGTAGGAAATGTCAGTGTTAATGCAAAAAGAAATGTTAAAAAGATTCAATTTGGATTAGCTGCAAATGCATTTAAAAATGCTGGAGATATAAGTCATTTAGCATTTGGAGAAACACCATGTGTAGCAGTCTGTATAGCAAAAAAAGAAAGTCTTTCAGATGATACATTAAATTTATTAAAAGAAATAAAATTATAAATTATGATAAAATTATTACCAAAACCGATTATTTCGGAAGAAAATGAATTTGAAATTCAAATGTATGATTGGTTAAGTGATTCACATTATTGGATTCAAAAAAGTGATACTTCTTTTGTTTGCAAATGGTGCAAAGATGATATACCAATGATGTTAAGTCATTCGAGACTTTGTAAAAATAATCCTGAATTATTAAAATTATTATATAATTATAAAAATGGAATACAAAGTAGTTAATGAAGATTGGAAATAAATGGCAAAAAAATCCAAAATATTTAAAAGAATATATATTAAAAAATTAATAAATCATGAATAAGAAAATTATAAAAGATTATCACATAAATTATTGCGCCAATTTATTATTGGAAGAACATATAATTGGTGGTTTAAGAGATGAATCAGATTTTAATACTGCAGTTTTTCATGCAAAAAAATCGTTAATATTTGCAAAAGATTTAATATTAAATGTTAAAGGTACTAATAAAGAAAAAGCTGAATTTATTGATAAAGTAATTCAGGATTATAATAAATTTAAAGTGATAACAACATGAAAGAAATTAACTACGATAAACTTATTCAGGACTGCAGAGAAATAGTTAAATGTGATACTGCAAGAATAAGTAAACCTTTAGAAAAAGGTAAAATGTATTTAATTATTGGTTTTAATCGCAATACAGCAGATGATAAACAAAATCAATGGACTAATCAAGATGGTGAAAGAATTGATTTTAATTACGTGGAAGAACGTGTTATTGCTTCGGGAAAAACAAAAAAAGAATTAATTGAAAATACAAGAGAATACCAGAGACTATGCGGTATAACATGGGAACAGTATTTTAAAGAACAACAAGAGGGATTTAATAAAAATATTGCAGTATTAAATAAAGATTAATTATAATTAAAGAAGAAAAAAAGATTGCCGAGAGGTGATAGATTTACATAAAAATAATATTATTAATAATACAATTCTATGATTTTATACAAAGAAGATTTTTTAAAAGCAGTTAAAACAATTCAAGATTATGTTGAACAATTACAACAATCAGAAAATGTAATTATGTCTGAAAATGAAGACGTATATTGGGAAATGATTAATAAATTACAATGGAACTCTGTTGGTGGATATTCATATAAAGAAAAAGGTGAATGGCTAAAAAATAATTATTCACCAGAACAAATAAGACAACTTAAAGAGTTTGTAAAAAATAAAAGAAGTATTTTGGTTGATAAATTAACATCAATTACAATACAATGGGGAACTGGTGATGATGGATTTTGGGATTTAACTGCACACATAGTTGGATTAGGAAAAAATGAATATTATATGTCATTAAATAATCCATCGCTTGTAAAAGAACGTGCTGATAAACGAGATTATAAAGAAAATTTTCAATATATATTTCACGAATAAAAACAGATATTATGAAATACTTAGTTAGATTTTTCGGTTGGATTGGTATTGCAATACTTTATGTATTGTATATCCTCTGGCATTTTAAATTACCTACAAAGAAATATAAAAAATATTTAAGAAATAATGTTGATATAATTTCTGTGTATGTAATTGGTATTGTTATTATTGTAATTCTTTTCATAAACATTGCGATGACTGTGGAATTGAAATAAAAATAAATATACTATTTTATTTAATTAAAACTTATGAAAAATAATAATGCTGAAAATATTGATGAATTTATTAATCTAATTCATAGATATGAAACTATTACTCTGAAAGAAATTTTAGAAAAAAAGAAAAAGTATTTTGTATTTTCTTTATTAAAAACAAGATTAACTGGTTATGGCCATGTAAAAAAATGTACACTATGCCTTAAAGTAGATACAGTATGTTTTAAATGCGTTTATGAAAAAGAAGGCGGTTGTGTTGATTATAACAAAAAAATTTCAAAATCATATCTAAAAATAGGTTCTGCCAGTACTCCTGAAGAACTCTTAAGTGCATATCGTTATAGAGCCAAAGTATTGAGAAAACTTGCAGAAAAAAAGAATATTAAAATTGATTAAATAATTATGATAAAAGAAGAAAAAAGTACAAAAGAAATTATAGTCTATCATAAACATTGCGATGACTGCGGAATTGAAATAAAAAATAGTATGGCTTGTTCCAATGCAAAATGTGAAATGTGTGGTAAAGACTTATGTAATAATTGTGTTGCACATGAAGAATATAATGGTGGTGATTGTAGAACCGTCTATTGCTCTAAATGTTGGTATTTTGGTATTGAATATCTGGAAAAAATAAAAATATTGGAAAATGAAATAGAAATATTAAATAATGAATGGCAAATTAAATGTATTAACGAAAGATTATTGGTGACAAATAAAGAAACAATCTTTAAAAAAATTAAATAATGAAAACAACTGATATTATAAATGTTGACTGGAATAAGTATTCATTAATCGCTATTGATGAATGCAGAATGTTAAAAGATAACAGACCTACATTAACTATTGATAAAAATTATCATCCAATAGATGTCAAATATGGTAGTATAACTATTCTTAATGATGAAAATGAAGAACATATTTTTAATATTGATGGTCTTGAAGAATTTTTTGAAATCAAAGAGAATAAAGAACTGAAATTATTTATTCAATTCGATGATGATGAACCCCTTGAAGCAATTAAAGTAATAAATGGTAATAATGATAAATTTGTATTGGAAATGTTACCTGCTGAAAATAGTTATGTTGAATTTAAGTCTGGTGGTAAAAAGTTTAAAATGTTTTTGAAAAAAGTAAATTATGAAAAAATTTAAAGCATGGGAAAAATCTAAATTGAATTTAAATGAATACCTAATAGAACCTTGTCAAATTGATGAAGAATTATATTTATCTATAGGCAGTATTGTTGTACCTAAATGTAATTTAAATGGTTTTATTCAGTGTGGAGAAGCAGAATATGAAAAAGATGATATGTTTTATTATATGACTGTTTCTATTGTGAATGGTAAATATTATTATTTAGGTATTTTGCCGGAATTTTATGTGTTTTAAATATATGTACAATAACTTGGAGTTATACGTACTTTAATTATTTTAATGTTGCTATTTTAAGCGTTTTTATTGAGATTTAGCAGTATTGATTATTAAGATGTTAAACAATGACTAATAAATTGCTGTGGTAGATTGTGGGAGAAAATGGGAAAATGTGGTAGGAAAAGTATATAATAATGGTAGTTTTGTATGTCCCACGCAACCATCGTTCGACCCTCATTAATTTTTACCAAAACCTGATTTATAATAAATTATAATATTTTATAATGTAAACTATACTTTACAAATAGAAAATATATTTTACGGCAGTATTTATATTAAAATATTAATATGAATAAAAATTTAATTTATGGTCTTTATTGTCCCTTTACAAATAATTTACATTATATAGGAAAGAGTAGTAAATATATGATAAGACCCAAGCAACACATGACTGAATCACATTCTGAAAAAATTAATGAATGGGTTTTCCAATTAAAAATATTAGGATATAAACCAGTTATTAAAATACTGGAAGAATGTGATGAAAATAATCTTGATGAAAAAGAAAAAGAATGGATAAAAAAATCAATAGATGAGGGATGTTATTTATTAAATGTTGCACATAATCATGCAGATAATATTATAAGTAAAAAAGAATATATATTTGAAGATGCAGATATACAAATAATTAGTAAAACAATTAAAGAAAGTAGAAATTATCAAAATCTTCGTCAGGAAGATATATGTAAAATGGCAAAAATTAGTAGACCTACTTTAAGTATGATTGAAAATGGTAATAAAAAAGCAAGATTTTATAATATTAAAAAAGTGTTAAATGTTCTTGGATATGAAATTACTGTAAAGAAAAAGAATGAACAATTCATCAATCAATAATAGTTGATATAATTTACATTATGGTCGTACAATGGCTTAAGTGTACAATCATTCATGGACAATCTATTCATGTACATTATATAGAATGATTCTACGTACATTCATAAAGGCACTAATCAGTATACTTGGTCTCAGGCGTACAATCCTGTTACAACTATTATTATATATTATACGGATTTTAATTAAAAATGTTACAAAATCAACGATTAGTTTTTATATATTGAATTGCTTTTTCTAATAAATTAATATCATCATGAAGATAACCAATACCACGATTACAGGTATTACATAATAATCCTCTTACTTTACCAGATATATGGTCATGGTCAACAGCTAATGTTAATTTTAATTCACTTTGATGTCTGCCACAAATAACACATTTACCATTCTGTTTATTAAAAATAACATCATATTGGTCTAATGTTAATCCATGTTCTTTTATTGTAGCAATTCTTGAACGTTTACTTATTTCTTTTTTATGTAATTGATAATATTTTGCGCAATGTTTTGCAACCTTATCTTTATTTCTTAATTTATATTGTTTATTATATTCTAATATTTCTTCTTTTGTTCTCATAAAAATCTATTAATTTCATATAAATACAAAGATTTTTATAAAAAACCTCAGTGAATATAATTTCACTGAGGCAGCTTAATGGGTCACAACTCCATTAAACATCAACCAAAAAAACCAAAACACAATGTTGCTCCAAGAACGGAGCGAAAAATATTTTTATTTAAAACTGAACTTCTTTGGTATATGGAATTCAACACAGAACCCATTTGTTACATCTCCAACTCTGAATGTATGAACATTATATTCTTTCATACGCAGTACTGACCTCTGGGGAATGTATTTCAGAGGATATACCAGTACATTAATAATTTTAATTATTGTTTTCATCATTATAGAAATCTGGGGTTGAGGTTCTTTCTCATTAAGCATTTCAACAACCCAGAGTTTACGTTTAAATTTTTTCACATTCCAATCATGATAACCATTTTTTAATCTATAGAAATCGAAGAAGTGTGCAGTATTTCCATATTCAGGTATTCTATATTGTTTCTTGTACATTTGTGCACGGTCAAGGTCTCCTGATTTTTCAAGGAATTTAATATAGTCATCTACATGTACCAGATGAGAACAACCCTGTGTATGAAAATTGTCTTTACTTAATATACCAGTTTGGTAATATCGATTTTTTGCTTCAGTAGTTCCATAACAATTGATATAATTAAGACTGAGACTTTTTTCGAATTCATTATACATTATTTCTTCAGACTTTATTTTATTTACATTACTGATATAACCTATAGAGAATTCGTAGCTTCTGAAGTCATTAGGATATGCTTTTTCCGTAATAGGATGCTGACAGTCTTCATTACGTGCTCTGACCAGTCTGGCTTTATAACCACTGGCAAAGCATTTGCGCAAGTCATTTATACCAGCAAAGATATTTGTTTTTGGAGATGACCAATTTGTTTTTGTTTTCATTGTGTTTTTTTGGTTAAGATATATTATTTCTTCAATTTCAGCTAAAATTCTTTTACCGTTTTCAGATAAATTACTTATTGATTTTTTGAATTTCTTACTATTAATAATCTCTTTCAAATAAGAGACCATAAAACCATCTATAGTAGTATTATTGCAAATCGGATGTTGAGCAGTACCAAAATGATTTATAATTGAAATAATCAAATCTTTCTGGTCTTGATTTAATGGTAGAAAATGTAATGTGGGTAATTTTTCCATAATTGTGTTTTCTTTATAATACGGATATCTTCAGGAAATGTTACAAATATTATATTATTTAGAATGATTCTAACAACAGAGTTATAGGTAGGTTGAAGTCTACTCTCTCAACATACAATGGTATGTCAACCCTTTTATTAATATATTATACGGATTTTAATTAAAAATGTTACAATATTAAATAAAAAAACCACCTGCAAAATAATTAACTTATGAAAGATGAAATAAAAGCAGGTGGTTTGAACAACACTAAAAACAAAAAGCTGCTGTAAAGCTACAACAACTTTTTGAATTTATCAAGTATTTTAAAAGGAAAAACCCCCGCAATTCCTTTTTATATCTGTACTAAGTGCAGTTTCAGGGAATAACAGGGGTTTTTCTACTCGATTGCAATTTGGAGTGTAGCAACTCACTCATCGAATAACCATTGCCGTAAGAATATCATCACTGTATGCAGTTCGTTAAGCTGCCTTACTCTTTTGGAGTGCGTTACTCCACAATACAGTTCAATTCCCGTCCGAAGACTACCATCTACTTACTTGACAACTTAGCTATAGTAAATCATTTTCAGTCAGACTACGGTTGGCATTTTGTTTCTTAAATATCTTTAGAACTTTTTTTAAATAAAATGTTTGTTATATTATCAGCAATACTCATTGCAATTTTCCATACGATTATTATTGGATAGAAGATAGTAATAACTGCATTTTCATACTCATCACTTTTCATGAGATTAGTATATATTCTTCCAACAATAAGATAAAGAAATATGTATAAGATTATTGTTAATGTTGTTGTCATATTTTTTCTAATTTATGTACAATGATACGAATATTATTCTAATTTGTTACAATTTTTTCTAATTTTTTTTGGTGTGTATATCATATAATCATCGTGGTCTAAGACAAAACCTTGTTTCATATAGAATTTCATTAATCTATTTAAATTCATTCCATAGATAGCTGTTATCCAAAGTCTGACTTGTACATTATATTTATTAGCTACTTGTACAATATCTTTAAGAACTTTTGAACCCCAACCTTTATTATGTTCATGTCGTTTGATTTTAATTAAAAGCAGGAAGATGAAATCAGTACCATTTTCACTATCATAATCAAGTTTTAATTCCTGCAGTACATTCTTATATTTATTATTTTTTAAATAAGAAACATAGTTATCAAGTACATTCTGGTTTAGTACATTCATAAAAAACCTTTTGTATAAATACAAAAGGTTAGTGTTTCTTTTTATATTTTAAATATGTTTCATGTACAATACAAAACAGTATTAATAATATTATACCTATTGTACAATATGGAACGGACATTCTATTAGTATATTAATGTATCTTTATAATGTAGCCATTTAATTGTAACCACAAGAAAAGTCCAACAATTCCCATACCAAATAAGAGAATTTTAACTATAAGGTTTAGGAAATTACTTTTAGTCCAACATATTCCTAATATCAGGAATAAAATAAATGAAAGAATAAGATATGTATTCATATTATAAAGTTTTTAATTATTATTTACCAAGTCTTAAGTAATTAGCAATTTCTTGTTCTCTATCGGTGTACATTGAGGCAGCAATATTATACCATTTTTTATCTGCTTCAATCCAGAAGAAATCAATCATAATAAGCTCAGAAGTATCGACTTCATCATAACCAAGTTCAGCACAGAGTTCTCCGTGTGATTGACCCCATTTTTCTTTAAACTCCCGAACTTCTTCATCACTAAAATTTCTTGGGTCATAGGTTTCAATACCAAGAAAGTAATCATTATCATTTTGTACATTCTCATGTACGTTTTCTTGTACATTCTCATATTCTTTCCAGTCTTCTTCTGGTAGAGAATGAATGAGGTTCTCATTTGGTATCATGAACAATAGTTCTTCCAATACCGTGTAGTCACCTGCTTCAAAATCTTTCTTAAGGTCAGCAATGACTGCATCAATAAGTACTTGTTTTTCTTTTACTTTTCCCATTGTGTTTATGTTTTTGTGTACATTGATATACGTACATTGGTTTAAATTGTTACAAAATTATGCGGACATTATAATTATTATTCACCGCACAACTTGCGGACATTAGTGTTAATAATCTATTGCATTAACAACTATTATTAGAATACAAAATGCAATTAATATTATTGATAATGGTAGACATATATGCCACCAAGCAATTATTGCAATTGCTAACATTGACATCATAATTATATTATTTATTGGTTAAACATTTGTACAATATTAAACAATTAATCCGAGTTTAGCAAGGTTGGTGTTAAGAATTTGTTCACCATTTTTACAATACTCTTTCTTAACAATATTAATTTGTCTCTGTACAATCATTGACATTATTTCGGACAATGGACGTTTGAAGTTCAGGTATTGATATTTACCGCTATTTGGTACACCAAATACTATACCTGTTTTAAATAACTTCTGCATTTTCTTATCAGCTTTTTGTTCTTCAATTTCAAGTAATTTATCATTAATATAAGTATCTCTATCAACTTTAATACTTATTGATTTACCAAAATCAGTACAAATTTTTGCAGGTAGACTGGCAATATAATTGTCCATTAATTTAATGTTTGCTCTTACCTGTTCAGCTTTTGGATTGTTATATTCATAATTTTCGTAATTATATTCACCACCATTAGCTTCATCAATTACAAATATACATTTAACACCATTAATATAGATATCAGCGTTTAATCCAATTCCTTCCATACCTCGAAAAGTCTTTACATTTTTAAATGTTATTTTTGGCTCTTTCATTGCTTTATATTTTTATTGGTTAAACATTTTGAAGTTCTAATTTATTTCGATAATCAATTAATTTACCGTGTTTACATTCAACCAGATTTTCACTTAATATTGTATAATACTTACCATTTTCGGTTAGTATATCAGTTTTGTTTGCCTTCATATACTTAACAATATCTTTGTATTGTTCTTTAGTATATGGCATACCAGTATTATAATCAAAATGAAGTTCACTAAATGGTATTATGTTTGGATTTTGTTTTGATTTTTCGCCACAGTTCCATTTAATTAAGAACTTACCAAAGGGTTTTAAATTATATTCTACAGTTTTAACTAAAGACAGTTTTAAGTTTTCCATTGTTGTATTTTTATTTTTTCTTTATTTGCTTTAATATATTTCTTTCTTTTTAATTTTATTGCTTCTTTATTCCTTTCAGAATAATCCTTCATATAATTTTTAATCTTTTCTGAATTATTAATCCTATATTGTTTAATATGTTCTTTATTTGCAATATACCATTGTTTGTTATACTCTTTGTTTGCCATTTTATAAAAATAAACTACAAAGATAATATATTTTAAACTAATGTCAATTCATTTTCATGTACATTGACATTCTGACAACGTTCATCTGTTGTTGGATTAACTACAAAACAATCCTTTTCTGCTTTTTGGTTAGCAATTCTCTTAAATTTCAATCCAACGATAATACCTTTAGGGTCATTAACTCTATAATCGGTTTTGTCTCCATTAATAACAGGAAAACCCATAAATGTTTTTGGCAACTCTGTTTCATTCTTTATATCAAATATTGTTGCAATATTAAATCCTTTTTGAAGTAATGCTTTACATGATATTTCATTACGTCCGGTAAATGAAAATGTTAGATGATAATTTTTGGGCTTATTGATGAATTTAGCAGGGTTTTTTGTATAATCATAAAAAACCACGTCCGGGTACAATTCAAACAGATTTTTGCTATTTATCAAAACTGTTTGCCAGTTTATATCCGAAGTACAATTAAGCCTTACACTAAATCCATAACCGTCTTTTTTTGCTTTATTTTGATACCGTTCTAATTCAGCAATTAACCATTGCATAAAATATTCAGGTTGTTCATAAAATAATTTGGTTTTCTTAATACGGCAATCATTTGTCATTGTCTTAACACCTGATAGAATTTCCATACCATTTCGCCCCGAAGTATGTAAACAATTTAGTCTACATTCAGGCGTACTATGACTGCATACATTATAGCCAGAAATATTAGCAGGTGCTAAATAGATACTATATGTATATTGGTGCGAAATTTTGCCGTTCTTAGCAAGTTTAGCACTCTTGTTAACAGAACCAAGATAAGACAAGCCCGTGTCTGTTTTTGTTTGAGCAATTGTAGTGAATTTCATTTGTGTATGTTTTTTGGTTTATGTGTTATATTACGGATTTAAACCAAAAATGTTACAATTATTTACTATTTTTTATATAATCAATTGCTTTTTGTAATATATTAATATTATCTTTAAGTAATCCAATGCCTCTATTACAAGTATGACATAACAATCCTCTTACTTTTTTAGTTTTATGATTATGGTCAATAGATAAAAAATAGTTTAATTTATCTTCTGGTATACCACATATAGCACAACAACCATTTTGTTTAACATATAATTCGTTTTGTTTTTCTGGTGTTATTTTATAAATTCTATTTACTGCACTTTCTTTTATTTTCTTTTTATTATCAATACGATATTGTTTATATCTGTCCCAATATTTAAGATAATATTCTTTATGAATTTCTTTATTATCAATCCATTGTTGTTTAATTTTTTCTCTATTTTTTAAATAATATCGTCTTTTATTATTTTTAACCTTTTCTTTATTATTAATACGCCATTGTTTTCCTTGTTTAATTATTTTTTCTTTATTTTTAGCATAATATTGTCTACGCTTTTCATTTTTATTTTCAATACTCATACATTATTATTTTAATACAAAAATAGTAAATATTTTCATATTACTACACAATATATAGTACAATGCAAATAGAATAAAATTAAATGAAAAATGAATAGGATTTTATATTTAAAGTATTTATCTTTACTTAAAATATAAAAATATGAAACAATATAGTATTGATTTTGATTATTATGCAGATTTAGTTAAAATTGGAAATGAATTAGAATTAGCATTACTTGAACAACAAAAGGGATATATTGAGTTATTAAAAAAAGAAAACATTCCATTTGAAACTGATAATGAATATGGTGCACCAATAGTTGATGTTAATTATTTACGAGATAAACCATATATTATAAATTATAAACATCCTTTATTAATAGAAGTATTAAATCATATAAATATTAGAAAAAATATATAATTATTTCTTTAATTGTCTACATATTAAACATTTTCGACAATTATTATTTAGAACGATTCTAACATCTGAGTTCAGTGCACTCTTCGGTCTACTCGGTCCCTGTTTCCAGTTACAACTATCAGTTATTTAAATGTTATATATGATTATACGGATTTTAATTAAAAATGTTACAAAATATCAAAGTATTTATTTCCTACTTTTCTTTTTTCGTAATGTTTTAATAGTTTCAGTATTTGATTTAATATTGGTTCAGGAATATTTTCATAAGGAATAATATTACTTTCTTTAAAATAACCATTAATATTGGTAATAGCAGTAACACTATCTTTATTATACAATTCGACAAATATACATTTTATTTCTTTACCTTTAACAATTAAACTTAAGCAAGGTTTATCTTCAATTTTGAGCTTAAGATATATTGAGGTAGTTTCACCATATTTCTTAATGATATCTTTGATACCTATAATAGCATTTCTTTTGTTCATATCATAATAGTTTTACATGACTAGAATTAACTCTATATTGTTTTTTATCTTTAAGATTAACAATAATTAAGTTTTGAGAATATGTTTTATGACAAGACCGGAATTGATATTTTTGATTAGTTTCGATAACCATAAATGTTTGTATATTATCATCTGTATCATATTCTTCGGGTTCAAGTTCATCACCGTTTACATGAGTTACACTTGAAAAATCAACTACATTAATTCTATCACCAATTTCTTTTTTTACTGTGTCTCTATATTTGTAGTCAAGAAATTTTTGAATACTGGAAGCTAAATTATTTTTTTCGTTTTCAAGAAAATCATTAATATCATCCATTGTTTTTTAATGTTTTATATACACAGGAATTGGAGTATGTTTTTCACTACCTATTAATATCATATTGCTTGTATCTGCAGATGATATATACAGATTATACGTTTGTTTATAGTTACCAAGAAATAATAATATACTATCAATTTTAAATTCTCGTTTTAAATTAAGTTCAAGAAAGACAGTATCTTTACCATCGTCTCTATTACTTGACCATCTGCTTATAATATTACCATCATTAGTCTCCAATATACTTTGTCACCTATTTTAAAACCTTTTTTCATTTGCTTTATGTTTTAAAAATCAACATCAACAATACTTTCTTCTGCGAAAATTCTTACAACACTCAAAATACTTTCTTCTGCGAAAACTCTTACAACACCCAATTCGTTGTTTTCATCAAATTCACTTTGGTCACCATACTTTTCAATTTCTTCTTCAAATTGAGTTTGCGGTACATTCTCAGGAACTAAGTACAATCCAATTTCATTTCCATTAAAATCGGTTAATTGAACTAAGTACATTTTTTTATTGTCTTCGGTTTGTAGTAACATAGCTTTATTTTTTTAATTGGTTTATAATAATTATACGAAATTCTGGACAATATGTTACAAAGATTGCCTAATATTATCGAGCATAGTGTAAACTTCTGAATATGCTTGAAACTGACCTTTATGAAAATTATATTCTTCAATGTCACTAGTACTTTGATTCATAATTTCATTCGATTTATTTGCTTTCTCATTTACTGCAAACATAAGTGCATCAAGTTCTTTATCCATTATTTTGTTTTATAATTATTATACGAAAAAACCCTGCATTTGTTACAATACAAGGTCATTTTTTTTTGTACATTGCTTAAGCATTTTCAAGCATATATTCAAATACTTTTGAATCTGTTTCCATACGTTTTTCAGGAACGGCAATATTACGACTATTATCATTTAAGTATTGATTAATTGCATTATACACAAGAAAATCGTTTACTACTCCATGATAGCCAAGATTTCCAACGCTGTCATCTGCTTCATTTTTTGCTTTACCTATAATGTAATTCAATGTACTAAACTTTGAATTATCAACTATTGGTATTTTAACAGCGTTCAATACTTCTTTTACCCGGTCTTCAAGTTTGGTAACCATACGACCACCAAGTAACTCGTACTTTGCAGTTATTTCTTCGGTTATCTGTTTTGCATTGACAGCAAAGTTCTTCAACATTTTATCAAGTTCATTAAAGCTACGTTCAATTGATAAAGTATGTTTTCCAACAATACAAAGATTGAAATTTTTCATTTGTTCTACTGGAATAGTAGCTCCATTGGTACAAACAAGGCGGTAATAACCGAAAACAATTCTGTATTTAGTTAATCCATTGTAAGAATGTTGAACTCTTAACATTGGTTTAACATAATCGGTTGTGCCATTCATGTGATAAGAATAACGTTGGTCTTCAATGATATAGTCAGCATAAAATCTGACGTTGTTAATGTGAGAATATGTTACACTGAATTTGATATTATTATCATTTAACACCTTTTCAATGTTTGGGAATATGTCAGTATTTTTCACCAAGGTGTAAATGTCTGAACACTGATTTAAAAGAAAATCACTGCCATTAATTTGTCCTATAACCTTACGGCTATATTCTTTATTACATGTCATTGTTTCGTTGCGAATTTCAACATCAAATTGAAGGTCGCCAATGGTACAAACTGTTGCACCTACTTTGGTTTTTTTAACTCGTCTGCTCATGATTTTTATTATTTAGTTTATATTAGTATATACGAATCTTAAATAAAATAGTTACAAATATACGAATATATTTTAAATAAAAAAGGTTGCATTATTAGCAACCTCTTTTTATGTACATTGAACAATGATTATTTTTCAATCAAATCAAAAACAATTTCAATTCCATCTTTGGGTTTATGTGATTGTATTGTAACCCTGTTTCTTGCCCATTTTCCAATCAATTTGTTTTTATCTTCGCCAAAGTAATCGCCACCACCTTGTCCGTTACCTTCACAAGTTAATAATGGTAGAGGGTGAATCCTGAATTTAAAATTGTTATAAACGTCACTTACAGGTACTTTGCTGAGATTGACAAATTCTTTTGTATCTAAGTTTTTTAAATACCGGAGTTTTGGATTTCTTTTTGTATTGGGAGTGATTTTATTTTCACCAACAATGTGATAAAGATTGTGTTCTCTTTTTGGTTCATTTTCAGCGTAGTCACCTGCCCAAACAATTCTATTGCCGTACCAGTCGCCACCTTTTTTAATAAGGTTTTCAACTATTGCAACAAAATCATTGTCAATCCAAGAATGTTCCATTAATTTAAGACCGTTTCCGTAGTCGTGTGAATAAACAAATTTCTTTTTGTCTAAATTCACTGGTTTGTAATATTGTCCCATTGCTTTTTGTTTTTATTGGTTTATACTTGTAACTTAATTATAATGAGTATACGGATTTTATTTAAAATAGTTACGATTTATGAATAATATAATTGTAAAGATACTTCATTTAAAGCAATACAAATATTTTCAATCATATATTCTTTATTTTTTTTGGCTGTTGAAGTACTACTTATGTACATTGGCGTTTCGATTTCAAATGTATCTTTCAAATTATCAATTGTTGTGGCTGCAGTATCACCTTTAAAAAATCTAAACCATAAACCTTTATCGGTATTTTTACCTCGTTTAATTTCTTTTTCAATTAATTCCAATTTGGTTATTAATGAATTTAGATTTTCAGGTTTTGCAACAAATTCAGCAAATGCTATGTATGCCTTTATTGTCAAAATTTTATTAGTTATTATCTTTTCCATTTTGTTTTGTTTTATTTGGTTTATAATAATAGTATACGGATTTTAATTAAAAAGGTTGCATTATAGCAACCTCTTTTATGTACATTGAACAATGTTGTTTTATAATTCCAATGTCAATTGTTCAGCAAATTTTTCCTTATTGTGTTCAACATTATAATCAATAATTCCTTTTGCTTCATCAATAATGCCAGACTTGTCAATATCACCAACAAAACCCCAACAGCTATCAGTTACTTCATCATTAAAAGTAACTTGATAACCATAAACATTGCCGGACAATACATCATTATATTCATCAATCAATGATTGTGCTGCTTCTCTGGGTTTATCAATACCAGAATCTTTTTTAATTAAAACATAACCACAATTTGAAACGTCCCACTGGTCATTGAAAGGATATGTATCATTGCCAAGTGATAATGAAACGCCTGAATGAATATAAGCATAGACAATAAATAAGAAATAATCTTTTTTCAATGCTTTAATATCTTCATTTGATTTAGGTTCAGGAAAACCATCTTTTTTAATGTAGAAGTCCCTGTGATAATAAAGCAAAAATACTTCTTCATCTTCGCCAAGCATAGTATCACTATTATAAAATTCATCTGGAATGATATTAATAATGTGATTTTTGTACTGAATTGTTTTAACTGCTTCCATTGCTTTCTGTTTTTATTGGTTTATGTAGATAATACGGATTTTATTTAAAAAGGTTACAATTTACATATTAGAAAAAACTTCAAGAAGTGTTAAAATAGAAAAATCTGTATCTGTATTATAAAATGTAGTTTTTGTAAAACATTCTGTGTATCTAAGAAATGCAGATAAAGTACTAAATTCTGTTTGTTCATATTTAACAGTCTGCCATATACAAATTTGGTCATTTTTACCTAAAAAATAATTACTCCATTTTTTAGTTTCCATATTATAATGAAGTAAATGAAAACCAATTGTTTTAACAAAATTATTTGGTTTAACTTCTTTATAACATAAAGAAATTAATTGTTGTTTTTCATTTAGATTTTCCATAATATGTTTTATTTTTAGTACATTAGTATATACGGTTTTTAATTAAAAAGGTTACGTTATTTTAAATAAAACTTGTACATTATTATAGCTAAAGAAACATATAAAATGATGATTTCTATCATCTACTTTTATTTGGAATTTGTGACGAAATGTAGTAATTATGTAATGAACAAACACTATACTATGATGAACGAACTAAAAACTATGATTAGCACAGTTTTAGATATTAAGTACAATATCGAAAACTTTAATTTTTGGTATGATAGGATACTAAAAATTACTTATAGTACATTGAAGAACGAATTTATCATTACAATTATTAATGACAGTAAACACAAACAAAAAACTGTACATTTAAGTAACCACGAAATACAAAATTATATCTTAAAATATGAAGCATAAAAAACCCCTGTGTCATTCTGGTTAAATGAAGCACAGGGGCAAACCAATATAAAGACAATGAAACAAAACTAATGATTATATTTTTAGCCAAATACTATTTCTCCCATTACTGCATATTGTACAATGCAATCAGCATCACAGGCATCATAATCATCCATTAGTTCTAATGGAGTTTTACCAATTTTTGTACAATGCATTTTAATTCCATTTAATAATTTTTCAAGATTTAGTTCCCATCTGTCAGGACTTTCTGCATCGTATAATTCAAGCGTTCCACCAACTGAAATAACATCACTTGCAAAATCATATTTTCCTTCTGCTTTTGCGGGTACATCTTTAATAATTGCTCCACCGCACCAGTAATTAATACCACCTTCTAATGCTGTACTAACAATATCATTGATATCTTGCGGAGTTAATTCCTGACTGATTGTAATTTCTATTTTTTCCATTGCTTTTGGTTTTAGTTTATTATACGGACAATATACAAAAATGTTACAGTTTAATTTAATATACCAAGTTCTAACATCCAATTTAATGTATCCAGATTTTCATTATAAAGATAAATGAACATTCCACAAGGTGAATATAATATCTCACCACCATTTATAATAACTTCGGTTTTATATTCATCGGTATTATGAAATAATTCAACTACGTGTTTTTGTAATTCACTAACTGGCGTTCTTATTAACGTTCCTATGTCAATTGGTTTTAACATTGCTTTTGTTTTTATATAATTGTATACGAATTTTAAATAAAAAAGTTACATTATAAGGGACAAAAAAAGGGACAATCTGTCCCTTATTTCTTAATGTGAATAAGCAGGAATTTTTTCAATTTTCTCGTCAATCCATTCAACTAATTGGTCAAAGTACAATCCTTCAATTTTGTCCTTAATAGTTCCCTGCAATGTGGTTAGATAAACATCAAATAAATCCAAACCATTTACAAAGATATATACATGACCGTTATGATGATTTCCTTGCACAGCCATTCTAAACATTCTGGTATTGCGTTTGTCGTCAACTATGAAGGCATGAGCACCCCATGACCAGAAAATCGAAACGTTAATATGAAGTAATTGCATAAGTTCTTTTACATTCAGATTTCTGCAACTCTTTGTGATTTTCTGATAATCAATTTTTTCATTAATTTGATTCATCGCTTTTTGTTTTTATTGGTTTATAATGAGTATACGGACATTAAGTAAAAAAGTTACTATTTAGTTAATAAAATTCCAACTTTCTTTTTTCTAAGATAATTAATACTATTAAGCCAATCACAATCAATTTCGCTAACAGCAATTAAATCAACTTTAGTATTATTATTGATTTTATTAAAAATATATTTCATTGTTGCACCAGTAGTAATAAAATCATCAACAATAATATTAAAACCTTTAAACCATTCACTACACATATAACTAAATCCATGACTATTTTCACCATCTTTTTTTATGTAACGAATACATACCTTTTCAAATTTATCATAAAGAATTGTTGCAATAATTGAAGCAATAATAGCACCAGATGAACCACTACAAATCAAATTAATTTGTGCATCGGTATTTAATTTCTTTTCAATTAGAATTAATTTGATTTTATCTCCCATATACTTAATAATTGGAATATTGTATTGAATATAGTCACCAACAGGATATTTTATTGTTGTAAAATCTGCGTGTATTGTTTTCATTGCTTTATTGTTTTTTTGGTTTATATATGAGTATACGGACTTTAGTTAGAAAGGTTACATTAATCTCTTAATAATATCTTAACTTTTTGTTCTTTAAAAAAATTAATAACTTTTTCACAACCATTATTAATTTTACTAATAGCAATTATATCAATTTGAATATCGTCACGTATTTTACTAAAGATACGTTTCATTGTGTCACCACTACAAATAAAATCGTCAACTATAATATTAAAGCCATTAAAATAACTACTATAAAAATGAGATTTATAATTATCTGCTGCATGACTACTTTCACCGTCTTTTTTTATATGACGAATATTAACATCTTTAAAATCTTTATAAAGAATTGTTGCTATAATTGAAGATATAATAGCACCAGAACTACCACTACAAATTAGATTAATTTGGTCATCACTTTCTAATTTCTTTTCAATTAAAATAGATTTAATTCTAATACCCATATTATTAATAATGGGAATATTTTCTTGAATATGGTCACCAACCGGATAATCAATTTCTTTAAAATTACCGTTAATTATTTTCATTGTAATTGTGTTTTTGGTTTATGAATGAGTATACGCAATAAAATAAAAAAGGTTGCATTTAGCAACCTCTTTTATTGTACATCGATTAATTACTTAATCATTTTATTCAATTCAGCTTTGACACGTTTGGCAACGTCACCTCTCCAAGAACTTGCATTACAAAGGAAATATGCTACAATGCTTTTACCAGTATCCATAATGTAATTGTCAGTAATTTTGTTTAAGCTGTACATTGCTTCAAGATATGGTTTAGCTGCATAGTTTACAGGTTTCCAATCTTTACGGATTTCCTCTGCAATTTCGTACAAAGGTCTTACTGCTGTTTTTGTCGTCATAACTTTATTGTTTATTGGTTTATAGTGAGTATACGCAGTAAATTAAAAAAGGTTGCATTATTAGCAACCCTTTATTATGTACATTGACCCGGTTTAACAATTCATATTAACTAATCTCAATACTTTTGCTTCTTCATCAAGAAAACGTACATACCAATATTCATATCCGGGTTGTTTTGATTGTACATTATCTTCTTTCTTTATCAAAGCTGCTTGTCCTTCAAAATCTTCATTGGTTAATGGTTTTTGATATACGTTAACAACATTTTTATTTGGCATTGCTTTATTGTTTATTTTGGTTTTGTAACTTATGTACATTGAACAATTGTTATTTGGGTCTCAATTTTTTATTTTCTTCTTCTGAAATCATTGACCAATCATCACAATTATCTGGCATATCTGCCATTGCTTCATTTTCGGCTTCGTGGTCGGTTCTGTCTTTAATTATATGTGAACTAATTAAAACATCTTTTTTGTCATAATAACGAACAATCCAATTTTTACGTTCCATTGCTTTATTGTTTTTATTGGTTTATAATAAGTATACGTACATTACCCTAAAAGGTTACATTATGCCATTACTACTTTACGAACATTGTGCAAACTCTTTAATTCTGCTTGTAACATCTCCCTGCATCTCATTATTGTAGCTTTAACCGTACCTATTGGAATCTGGCACATTTCAGCAATTTCAATGTATTTCATTTCCTTACGGAAATATAATTCAGCAACCCTTTTGTATTTAGGTTTTAATGAATCAAATGCTTTGTCAAGTCTGTTTTTAAGCTCAATTTCATTAATATCAAAATCGGTTTCGCTGTCTTTACTACCAACAAATTGAAATATTTCATCACCCTCTTCATTAACAAAATCACTGACATTCTGAACCCGGTTATCATTTGCAGTTTTGCGAAAATGGTCAATAAGATGATTATTAGTAATTGCCATTAACCAAGTATTGAATTTTGCTTTTTCAGAATTAAAAGCACCTGAAATACCACTTTCTAAATGTTTGTACACTTTTTCAAACACTTCTGCAGTTAGGTCTTCGGCTGTTAATCTGTCTTTAATCTTACTATTAATGTAATTCAATACATTATTATAGTTCTCATTGTAAATTGTTTCAAAATTTATCATTACTTTGTGTTTTTTGGTTTATAATAATTCGTTTACGTACATTGAACGAAAATAGTTATTATGATTTTATTAGTATTATTTTAACTTACCGAAAACCTCAATTTCTGTGACTATTTGTGCATCATCAACAGCATAATCCTGTATTGCATCAATAAGATTTAAAATACCTTCTAATGCTTCCTTTTCTTTAAAATTTACATTATCATTATTTATGACTTGAAGTAATAATCTTTTTTGTTTTCTTAATAACTTCCAGTCAATTCCAGTAATAATATTAGGTACTTCCATTTTGCTTTGTTTTTATTGGTTTATAATAGTTAAACGTAAAAAAATATAAAAGGTTACATTTTATTGTAACCTTTTATTATGTACATTGGACATTATCTTATTGCTATGTTAGCAATTAATCTTTTTTGCAAATACTTTCTTAATGCACGTCTAAAAGTAGTATACAATTTTGCTGAGTAATGAAAACCGATTTGCTGGTCATTATATCCGGTTTCTCTCATTGCATTAACTAAAATACTACCATGCAAATACTTTTCGTCAAGATGATTTAATAAATGAGTGCTATTTGAAAGTTCTCCCATTGTTTTACCATCTTTTGAAATAAATGCACAATCCCAACAGTCACCAGAGGAAGGTAAAGGCAGATTTTCTTTAGTAACAAGATTACAATAATCTGAAATTTTCTTTTTCATCTTATTAACTTTATCATTGTCAGATTCAAGTTTTTTGGAAACAATGTCACCGGATTGATTAATTTCAATTCCATCGTAAAATAAAAAGCCTTTAATAAACCATTGACCGTTGTTTTGACTGATTCTGGCAGGTGAATATTTGTTAATTCTGTCTTTAGTTGTTGGTGTACGCCAGCCACCAGAATTAAGAATATACATATTGTCTTTTATTGTGACAATATCAGTATTATGCAAGCGTATTGCTTTGATTCCATTTTGATATTCAATACTTAATGTATTGTTATCAATAAACTTTGAGTTTTTTACGTCTTTAGTGTTACTCAATAATTCACTTTTAGTTCTTTTCATTTTGCTTTTTGGTTTTTAATGAATAAATAAAATTTTGTGAAATATATAGTATTTAACGTATTTTATTTAAAAAGGTTACAAAAAATAAATATATTTTAGAACATTTACCATAATATTATATTTACTGGCAAATGTAACCTTTTTTAATTTCTTACGTTAAACCATACATAAACCAATAAAAACAAAAAGAAAATGAAAAAAATAATTGTATCATATTGGCGTACTAAATTTGATGACCTGCCATACGAAAGAAATACAGAATTTGACTATTCAGTTGATATGCGTAATATCATTATAGAAATAATCTTATCTAAAGGTTATCATATTATGTTAGTCCCAACAGATGACCATTTAATTATCTGGATTGATGACGGTAAATTCAAACAAAGATAATAAGTAAAAAAGGTTATAAGAAATTGTAACCTTTTTTTATTTCTTACGTTAAACTATACATAAACCAAAAACAATAAAGCAAATGAAAACATATTACTATACAGTCGGTACAAATGCCATAAATTGGGATAAAGAACCACAATACTCGGTATGTGAATTAAATTGGAACAATTTTGTTCATTTTTGTCACAGTCTTTCTTATCATTTAAAAACAACCATAAGGGGTTGTGAATCTTCTGGTTATAATAATCAAGGTCATTATTTCACTGATTCAAGGTAAAATTGTAACTATTTTCTATATTGTACGTATACTCTTTATAAACCAATAAAAACAATAAAGCAATGAAAACCAACTTAAAATTAGAAATACATGGGAAGAATGAGTTAAATCGTATAGTATTAGAACAGTTAATTCATATCTATCCACAGTTAGAAAAATTCATAGGTAAGAAAATCAATACACTGAACGGTAAAAGTGCAAAATTTATTATTGATTTTCTTAATTTCAATGCAAATGTTTGCAAATTAACTGATAATGATTTTGCTTCTAATCAGGGTTGTTATTTCAGTATAAGTAATTATTCAATTTGTTTGAATTTTAAACTTTGTTTCAATGGTGGTAAATATGAAGATAAAACATATTACTGCCAGTATTTTGAAAAAAGTATTTACTTGGGTGAAATGGATAATACTACCCTAAAAAACTTGACTGATTTTGATAACCTAACCAAAGATTTAACCAAAGTACTTGACTTTGATGAAGAACAGGCAAAACTTAACAAATATCACGAGTTAAAAGAAAAATTGGAAACAGTAAGAGAAACTATAAAAGTAGATTCAGAATTTTATAAATACCTGTAAACAATAAGACAATGTTAAAAAGGTTGTGAGAAATTGCAACCTTTTTTTATTTCTTACGTATACTCTTTATAATTATAAACCAATAATAAAAAAATATGAGTTACTTAATATTGCCCCGAAGGGTATTTAATAGCCCTCTTATTGAATATGCAAATTTCAAAAATGGTAGTTTTGTTAATCTAATAAGATTAAATAAACCTTACAAAAATGGAATTTCTTATGCTGTGTACGAAACTACTAAAAACCCTTTTTGTTCAAATGGTTTATATAAAACATTCGATAAAGCAAAAATTAAATTTGATTTAATGGTCAAAAATGGTTCACAAGATAGTGAACTAATTGAACATAATAAAACAAATAATTTTTAATTTTAAATAATAACTGTAACTATTTTCAACATTGTACGTATACTCATTCATAAACCAATTAAACATAAAACAAAATGAGAATAACTAAAAAAATAACAGTAAATCAGTTAATTGTAATGCTTGCTAATTGGAGCTATGGTGCGCAACCTGCTTCAATTCAGTATGTTACTGAACCTAAATTAACAAAAGAAGGTAAACAGCGTTTTGGCAATGTTACTAAAATTGCAAATGTTGGCTGCATGATTGGTTATAAATACGAAAATGCTGTTAATAACGAACTTGAAAGAGAAGGTAAAGAAAGAGAATTTTTAAGCCAACCTTTATGGAACGGCAAAGGTAAACGTATTAGCACAGCTTTAAGTAAACATATTGAAAAAGGAACGTTTTACCTTACATATAAGGCACAACAAACTTTTAGGTCGTTTCACTTTGATTCAGTGCTTAACCTTATTCCAAATGCACTAATTAAGATGTATTTTCCACAATCTGACCCTGCCAAATATCAGGGTGTTGATAAACCAGTTTATCATAGAGAAATTGCGGTCGAAAACATTAAACGCCTAAAAGTTCGTGGCACTACTTACGAAATAGTATAAGAAAACTAAAGGGGGGTGTAAATTTCATCCCTCTTTTTATAATTACTTTACTATTTAGAACCTGTCTAAACTAACCCCTACCTATATACCCCCGTATCCCCCCCTCCTATAACCCCCTGTTTACACCCCCTCTGGACGGTGGGGGTGCTACACGACTATCTTCACATAGGTTAAAATAATTCTATAAATATTTAATTATTTTAAAAAAATATTAATAAAATTCCTGATATATAGATACTTAACCAAAAACAAAACCATAAAAAATTCTATAAAAAATTTTTTTATAATTAAAAAATTTTTAATCTATTATAGAACTTATTCGGATATTGGATTTCATCAATACTTGGTGGTTTATTAGTAACAAGGACTTCAATTGCTTTTCCAAAACCAAATTTATCAACAATTGGTTTTACAAACAATCTACTCATATGATATTTGACATAATAAGTATTAAAATATTTTGATATAGAATCGTTATTATAATTTTTATAATCATCATCACATATCATTTGACCCATTTTTTCCACAAGATATTCACAAATACCTTCTTCAATAAAAACTGCACCACTATTAATAGGACACATATGAATACCATTCAGATAGTCCAATTGTATTGATTGTAATTTTTTTGTTTTCTGTATTACAATATAAAAATAATCATGCATAAGTTCATGCAAAATAGTTGCTTTTACAAATTGATTAGATTCGCTGATATTAATTTTTTTCCACCATGATAAGTATTTTAATTCATAATCAAAAAATATTATTTGATTAGTAATGACAATTGAATTAGGTGCATTAAATTCTCCTAATTCCAAACCATCTCTTTCATAATATTCACTAAGGTCATCGGTTGCAATATAGACATTATAGATACTATCATCAACAAATTTCTCAAATTCAATTATAATACTATCAATATTATTATCAACATATTCACAAATACCTTTAGTAGTTGGTTTACCATGTTTATAATTTAGTTGTTGTGCTGATAATATTTGCAACACAAATAACAATATAATAATTATATATTTATTATTCATATTTATTTTCTATAATATATAGACTATTGAAATATTATATAACCTTATTAGGAATCAAACGGAATCGGACCTCATTGTTTCGAATCATAACAATCATTATATTAAGGTAGGTTAAATTTTTGTTTTATAAATTCATAAATACAATCCACGGTTTCGCTTTCATGAATCCAAGTACAATTACTACAATCCCAGACTCTTTTTTTCTTAATTCTTATAAATTTTCCATAATCTTGATTATAACATGGATAGAAAGGACAATAACAGAAAGTACAATCTTCCATTTTTTTATGACAGGGATAATATTCACATTCAATATTTAAATTATCCATTATTATTTTTCTTTTGAAATATTGTATTTGTCAAAGCAATCATCAAGTTTTTGTCTATCAATAGGAACTTCATTCATTAGATTTTCAATTTCTTTACGAAAATCCGAATCATATCCAAATAGTTCAATACCTTTTTGAAATCTTTCTATTCTTTTGAGATTAACCATATTTTTTTCCTAATAATGTAAGTAAATTAATAGGTTCATGTATTACATACGGATATACATTACCAAAAGTTTGTACATAATCACAATCAGGATTATTACATTTATGTGGATATTGTGGTGGATATTGTGCTGGATAAGTTGTTAAGACATTTCCAGTAGGTCTAAGAAAACCTTTTTCACATTTAGGACACAAGAAATCCACTCTTATTGTTTTAACTTCATTTTTTACTTCCATAATTATTGTACTTCTTCAGTATCATCTATTAATAATGTTATTTCACCAATATTTTCATGGCTATACAATGGATATGATTGATTGATATAACTACATTCATGACTGCAATTATTACATCTATGTTGAACTTGAGTTACATTTGTAGTATAGCGAGTACCTGTTGCAATCATATTACCTATATCACACTTCGGACATTTTTTATCAATTCTAAATGTTCGTACTTCTTGTTTAGTTATCATTATTTCCTATTTTAGTTACGACATATATACCATTTTCAGTCTGTCTACGTCTTTTTAATAAAAACTTATATAAAAAACTAAAAATTGTTTTACCTAAAATATTTGGTTGATTTAAAATAACAATCATATCATCTTCTTTTAATTCTACTCCATCTATTTTCATTTTATATATTTAAAAAATTTACTTCTAGGTTTACTATTAATAACATTACTATTTATTATTTTTTTCTTTGTTATTTGCCAATATCTTGGACTTTTTTTACCCAAATAGATATAATTACATTTCCAGCCAGTAAGAGGTAACATCCAATATTGGATACTATACCATTCGGTAACTCTTACTTCACCAATACCTTGTGAAGCAATTCCATAAGGCATTATATCATAACTAATAGGATTATAACTAAAAACCTGTCTATCGGTATTTTTTGTAAGTCTTATAAACAACCATTGAAAAAATAGTTTATTTGCTAATCCTAATTTACTCATTTTTTATTTTATTTTTTACATATTTAAATTTTTCTTCTTCAGTTAAATCTCTAAAATATTGTACAGCAATTGCTTTACATTTAAATACAAGTAATGCTGCTTTTAGTCTTTCCATAAAAGTACAGTATTCTTTTTCATAGTTTAATGGTTTGGCGATTTGATAACCCTGCAATTTTTTGCCATCAATAATCACTGTTGCTTGTTCTTGTGTACTATCAGATTTTAATAATTCATCAATTAATATTTTCATAATTATTCCCAATTTAATTCTTGCATTAATTTTTGTGTTCCTTCATCAATACTATCCAAATATCTTTTGGTTATCCAACGTGGTAATTGTAATTTCTCACCATCCAGATAAACTGATTTTAGAAATATTATTGGTAAATATTCATAACCAAAATACAAGAAGTTATTAAGTTTTTCATACAATATTTCTGTGTATGGATTTTTTTCATCTAATTTAATTATTTTCATACCGGACAGATTTTTTTTGGGGTTTTATCTTTCCAAATCATATGTAATTTCATATAGCATTCTGTACAAATGTACAAATCTTTTGAATAATCCAATATATCTGATTCAATACATACTGAATTAAGTATATGTTTTTCACAAATAGGACAATCTCTTGATACAGTAACTCCCGCAAAGATATCTTTATCGTGATAAGTACTGGCAATTTTTTCAAGTTTAAGTAATGTTTTGGGTCTTTTTTCAACAACATATAATATATCAAGTGCTTCTAATAAATCCTTATCGTCTTTATAATCTTTTCTTAGTGTTTGTTGTAAAAAATAGATTGATTTTCTAAGATTTGTCATGAATATTTTTATTAATTTTACTACCTTTTCGATATTGAGATAATTTATTTTTTGTAATATCTTTTATTTTTTTATTTGATGATTTCTTTTTATTTTTATTATAAAATTAAATTAATTTGAATATTGCCAGTGCTTCACCACTACTATTATATCTATATTTTTCATCAAGATATTCACAAAGTTCATCCAGATTATATTGATTCCAATCTACAAAATCACCTACAAGAATTTCTTTAATTTCTTGTGGTTTATTTTTTTGTTTTTCTTCTTCGATTATAAATTTTTCTAAAGTTCTTTCTGCAAGACTATCAAGAGTTTCATGAACATTACCTTTAACTAATACAGCAGGTATTCCTAAATCTTCATCTTCTGGAATATTAATTATCCATCTATATTCCCAAGTTTCACTTGCTTTACCTGAAAATGCTTCAAAACCACCTTCAAGTCTAATGAAAATAAATGGATGTATATCAGAATACCAACCTCTATTGGTAAAATGATGTTCTAAATTTACTAACATAATATAAATAATTAGCAACAAATATAGTTGATATTAATTAGAAATACAAGGAAAATATTTAAATAAATAAACCTTCGTGTAAGGTTTGATTACTTACTGCAACTGGTTGTGGTTTGAATAATGCTGCAAGTTTTTTACTAGCTTTCATATCAATAACAATATCAAGATTATGTAAATTCTGAGTATATGGTAGAATTCCTATTTTTTTATTTGGATGCATATATAATTCTTTTCTTTTGAAATTTCTCAGCCATTCTCTTTGTTCACCATCACAATCAATAAATGTGTTATTTTTAGTTTTAACTCCAAAATGGTCAATTTGTTTAAGGTCATAATCATATATTACATAAATAGGAAGTCCAAAGGCGATATTAAGTGCATATGCAAGTATTGCGCATCCACCTGCGCACCAAGTACTTCCACCTGCTTCAGTATTATCTAATATTGCATATGCAGCATCATTATCAAGTATTGCTTTAATTGACCTTTTACTAAAATTCTCCATTATTCAAGTTCTTTTTGTAATATTTGTGCAGCATCATGTAATTTACGAACCAAAGAATTTTCATATAATTTTTCAACAACTGCATTACCACACATATCATCAATCATTGAATCATTATACATTTCGAGTACTTTACTTTCTTCATCCATATAAAGAATACGGCTATAATCAAACATTTTTTCAACAACAGTCCAATCCCACATTTCTTCTATTACTGAATGACCGTGCATTTCATCTACTTTGCTCATGTGTTTAAGTCTGTTTGCTTGAGACATATCGTGCATTTCAAGTATATTTGCATCACCTTTTAATGTTACAATATGTGAATTATCATACATAATACCAATTTTTGCTCTACCCCACATTTTTATAATTTTGCTATAATTATGCATTTCTCTTATTTTAGCAAATCCAAGTAATTCTTCAACTTTTGTACTATCATGCATTTCATCAATACTACTATCATCAGTCATATATAGTACTTCAGAATTATTATCTAATGATTTGATTTTTGAATTATCATACATAGCAAATACAATTGAATGTTTAATTTCATCAATTACTGATGTACCAACAAGAATTGCACCTTCATGAAGTAATAACTGTCTGTGATTTTTAACAATCATATTACCAATAATTGTTTTAAGTTTTTCATTTATATTTATTGCAAGTTCGCCAACAAACCATTCAGGAATATAACTTTCACTAATAATTATATTGTAATTATCAATGTCATCAAGTCTATGACCGTCTTTAGGACTAAACATTGCTCTGAAGAATGTTTTATTCATTTCATCTTCAGAAGTAATATATTTGCTAATCAAATCTTTATGCGATGTTGCAAATATATTATGAATAATGTCACCATTATTCTTTATTAGTACGGGATAAAAATTGTTATTCATAATCATATTTTTTTATAAATACTTAAAATTTTGTAACATTTTCTAATGAAATTCGTATAATCATTCAAATAATAAAATTAAAAATATGCCAAACGGAAGAACACATGACATTATTACTGCAGTAACTGCACCAGTTGTTGCGGGTGTAACGTATTATCTAACAAAAGATATAAAAATAACTGCAATTATATTTGGATTGTTTTTATTTTCTTCTTTAATGTTCAATGGTGATTTAGATATTGATAGTAGACCATACAATCGTTGGTGGGTACTGAAAATGATATGGATACCATATCAATTAATGTTTGAACATCGTAGTATTTTTACACATGGATTAATTATTGGTACTATTATAAGAATTCTTTATATTAGTGCAATACCATTCACTATATGTGCTTTTAAAGGACAAACACAAGTATTGACAAATATAACGACATTACATACAATAATTATAATTTTTATTGGATTGGAATTAGGTTCTGCAGTACATACTATATCAGATAAACTTTTTAGTTAATTACGAACCTAATAATAATAAAGAAATAAAAATACCAATACAAGTTCCAATTGCACTTCCAATAGTAAAACCAAACCATTGTAACTTACTATCTTTAGATTTTGCTATTCTTCTAACAACAAAATAAGATAAACCTGCAACAATTATGTCTGATAAAATTGACCATAAATAATTTGCTTGTGCAATTGCTCGATAGTTTATGGTAATAATAGCAAATGATAACATTTGAGAAAAAAATAGAATAAAACTATCCTTAATATCTTTACGTTTTACTTCAGTCATAAGCATTTATATTTATGTATCTGAATTACAGTAAATATAAATACTCTGATATTCAGATTATTCCAAAAGACTTGTAAATCTTAAATTTTTATACTAATTTCGTACTATCAATTCTTGATTATATGTATGATTTGGAAGAAGAGAATGATGATATTAGTGTTAGAAGAATATTAGATATTGATTCAGCAATTAAATGTAATGTCAGTAAAGATGAAATTCAGTTATATGAACAATTGTCATTGGCAATGGAATTAATGGAAGATGAAAAATTTAAAATAACTGATAGTATATTAAAACAAAATAGAATATATTTTAGTGTTGCAACACCTTATCCAAATGGACTTCCAGAAAATATTGCTATATTGTTTTTTAATATAAATAATGATTATAATGTTCAAATAAATGAATGCAAATGTGTTAATGATTTAGATAACAGACATTTTGCAATTAATTTAATAAAATCTTGATTTTTTGTAACAATTTAAATTATTATTCGTATAATTGCATATAATTTGGTGTTGTTGCAGATGTTGGTTCTGCATTCTGTCTGTGAAGTGCAAACGAAGTACAGCATTACTTACGTGGGTTCAATTCCTACCAACACCACAACTGTTTAGGTTCTGCTTCGGCAGATGAGTGGTTCAAATATAATACGCATAACATAACCCGAAGGTGTCTGGGTCTGGGTAAAAATTATAAAAGCATAACTTCCCGATATGCCCGACACCTTCCTAAACTTTTTAAATATTATAATTATGCCTTGGTACGGAAAATATGATGATGATGAAACTGAAGAACAAAAAATTGTTCGTAAAGTTAAAAAAGCAATGAAAAAAGAAGATTATGATGGTGGTAATTTAAAAGCCATTAAAGCATCAGAAGAAGACGATTAAATAAAAATTAATACTATGTTCTATTGTAATGATTGCGCAAAAAAGAATGATTATCCAGAAACAATGTGTAAATCTGTAGGTAATTGTGAATTATGTGGAAAATATGTTGTTTGTAATGATAGACCAAGTTCATTATTATCCAAACCCATAGATTCAAATGGTAAAGAAATAAATTCAATTGAAGAACAAAAGAATCAAGAAATTGAAACACTTGCATTTGAAATTTTTCAGGAAAAGTTGGGATTAAGATTTAAAAAGAATCTCATCACGGAAGAAAAAAATAGAATTACAAATCTTTCAGATTATCAACAATACAGAGATGAAGCATTAAAAATTTATAATCAAAGACAAGCAAAAAAAGAGAAGGCGGTTTTCAATAAAAAATATCCTGTCATTAAAGTAGAAGCATCAGGTAGACCTGAATGGTATAAAGGTGCGAGAACATTATGTTTTGTTTATTCAAAAAATCATGGTAATTTTGTTCTTGAAGGTTATCGTGGTGAAGTTGATGAATATCTGAAAAAACATTATACTCATTATTTTTATTATGCATCAATGTGGTATCATGGTCGTTCAAGAGGAATGTGGGATTTTTGGAAAGAAAATGTTAGTATTTTTTCACCATCTAAAAGTCATAAAGATTGGAAATATAAAGTAAGACCATATTCTGGCGGTAATGATAATCTTACCGAACAAGAAATCAATGAAAAAACTTTTAGATTTAAAAGACTTCCTAAATGTTGGATACCTGAATTTGATAAATTATAAAACAAAAATTAGAAGTAATTAGAATAAATTAGATTCTGATTTAATATTCATCCCCTTCGTGCATTGGAAGCTCTTTAAAATGATATGGTTGTTTTTTATTTGCTATATCAAATATTTCTTCATAATATAATGGAAAAGTATTATATGCTGATGATTGTGCAAAAGTAGTTGAATTTAATGCTCTTTGTACTGCTACAAATTGTTCTGGATATTTTATACTATAATCAAATTTTGATTGATATGGAATAATACCCTTTTCTGTTAATAAGTCTAACATATTATCATGTAATGCACTACGTGATGTTGCTAAATACAAATCACCATTATTTAATAAAACACCACGAGCATCATTTTCAAAATCATTAAGATTTTTTGGATTTTTGTATATGGAAATTGGTTTTTTTAATGGCGTATTTACTAATTTAGTAACATATCCAATAAGTTCTGCATCAATTTTTGATTCTTGTGGTTTTTTTGTAGAAATGCCTAAGTTTTTTTCATAATATTTATCTGCCATGCTAGAATTATCACCTATTTGCCAATCAGAATAAAAATTACTAATTTCTTCCTTAATTATTTGGAGTACAGATTTCATTAGAAATATTTCTAATAAATACCAAATAATACGAAAAAAATTTTTTAATCGGTATATCCTATGATTTCAATAGTTTTAGGGTCGCAAAGTATTTTAACTTCTTTACCATCAATTTCGACATGAACAACTATTTTCTTATTTACCAAACCTTCACGATGATATGTTCTACCCCTTTTGCCTGTTTTGGTTTTTACTAAATATCCTGAATCTCTACTCATATTAAATTACTTTGTTTTTTACAAGCAACAATAACAATTTTTAATGCACTGCTACCATCATTTAAATTTAAATCTTTTTCTTCGTCATAATATATAATTTCCCAACCATCGGTAATTAATGTATCAAAAAATTTTTGTAATAAATTATCGTCTGTAAATGTTTCGCTGAATCTTTTATATCTTATAATAGATTTGTCCAAAATTAATAAATATTAAGCAAATATAACATAAACATGATTAAAAAGCAATAATTTTAGTATTTATATTAAAATTAATTTAATCTTAAATCATACTACAATGAGCAAAGAAAGAGACATTCAGATTTTAGAATATAAAATCGCAGACCTTCAAAAAAAAATTGAGCAATTTCAGGAACATAAAATTTCTGATAAAAAAATTGATAATCTTAAGATTTTAAAACTTAAATATGAAACGGAATTAGAAGAATTAGAAACGGAATAAAAAATTTAAATCGGTAGTCTAACTACCGATTTTTTTATTTAAATAATTATGAACAAATCCGTGGTCTCTATCAAATTCACTGACACTAATAACATCTTCACAATATTTTTGATAATCGGAATTGTAATAATTTATAAATTTATCAATATTTTTTAATATATCTTTATCATTATTAATATCATCAAATTGATTTTTTAGTATGACAATTATCCAAGATTTCCAATTTTTATGTAAGTCTTTATATTTTTCTTGAAGATAATTATAAGCTATTTCAATAATATATGCTAAATATGGTTGTGTTTCTGGTTTGATTAATTCTAATACTGATGCATATTTTTGTATAAGAGCATTAATTTCATCTATGTTTTTATTTGTTAAATCTATCATAAGCATTCTTTGTAATCTGACAAATCTCAACTTTGCCAATAAATTCTTCTAATGTTTTTGCATTTGAATAACTCATAGCATTTCTTAGATAATGTTCAAAGTTTTCAATCCATCCTTGCAAAAAGTATTCCACTTTTCTAAATCTGACAACACCTTCAGATGTTTTGAATTTAGTTTTACCCATTGCTTTTTGTGCTTCTTTTGTACTCATACCTCTAAAATATTTTTTTATTGGATAACCTTTGGTAAAGAGATATCTAGCAACATTATTATTCAATTTTATACCGTATAAATAATTATCAGCACAACTTTCAAATGCTTTATTAAAGATAGAACCAAGCATAACATAATCTGCACCTAATGCAAGTGCTTTAATAATATCTGAATAATTTTTCATACCACCGTCTGCAACAATGGCAGGTGTTTTAAAATTACAGTCATATTTACATATTAATTTTTCTTGACGAACTGCATGAATTAATGATGCCATTGGATGACCAACACCACTTTGTTTTGTAGTTAAACAACCACCGCCATTTCCAATACCAACTCGAATATAATCAACACAATTATTTTCTGCATACCAACGATATGTTTCAGGATTAGCAATATTACCAACCATAATTGTAATATCAGGTCTATGGCATTTAATATCTTTACAATAATTAATAATTTTTTTTATATGACCATTTGCAACATCAATAAGAACATGTGCTTTAAGATGAAAATCTCGATAAGAATTTAATTCATACTTATCAAGGTCTGCAAATCCCATACTTACAAATACATTATCATCAGTTGTTTTATTATTAAGTATTTCACGAACAAGAAATTTTTCGTATTGAATTGTTCTTGGCAGTGTAATATTAATTTTATTTTGTTTAAAAATATTCATATTATCAAGATTCACAACAGTATCCATTGGTGCAGTAAATAATGGTAATTTATATGGTAGTGTAATATCTTTATAACGACTTGTTATATCAGTTACTGATTTAGGTACAATAAGAATGTCGTCAAAATCAAATTGAGGTGTTAAGTCTTTCATAAAGCATTAATAATAAAAGAAGTGTGCGCCTTTAGCAAAAGTAATTAATGAGGTTGTTGAGTTTTAATATTTGATTCTTAAGACTTTATTCGTGGTGAATTTAGGAATTTTTAACATTCTAATCGCTATCATTTACCAATGTATCATAAGTTTCATTATACTAATGTTACTCAACGCAGCACTTCAGTTTCATTTATTCTTCAGGAGAATCCCAAGGAATATCTGTGGTATAATTATAATTATCAATTTCTTCTTGTAGAGCATCAACTCTTTTTTGAAGTTCAGTAATGATACTATTTCGTTTTTCTTCATCAAACTGAACTTTATAATTTTTAATTATTTCACTATAACCAGATACTTGAGTGCCTTCAGCAACTGATACTTCATTCCAAAATGCTATAAGTGCTTTATTTTCAGAAAGCACATAAATTTTAGATTGAATCTCGACATTTGCTGCATTAATGGCAAATTTTAATCCAGTAAGTTCATCGATTTTTTTCAAAAGAGTATTGTAGATTTTTTCTACATTATACTTTTCTGCATTTACTGAACCTTCCAAATATGAATTTTTTTCTTTTATTTGTTGTTTGAGTTTGGTAATTTCACCAATCAAACCTTTTCTTAATTTTAATGCTTTGTAAAGTTTCATTTTATATTTAATTTATAAGGCAATATTAATGATTAATATTTAAATATGCAAGGGTTTTATATTTTTGTTTTAATTCTAAAATCAATTGACCAACCATTGGGCATATATTTGGGTTGCATGGTATCAATAAAATGATTTCTCCAGAGTTTAACAAATTCCATTATTTTTTCTTCAGTATCGAGTTTTTGTACAACATGATAACCGTGGTCATATAAATGTCTATTTTCTTCTTTAAATGCATAAATTTCATCGATATGTCGTTGTTTTAATAAAAGATACAGCTTATACATTTGAATGTACGTAAAGTCTTTAATTACATTATATGGTATATTTGTTTTTTTGGATATAAAATGTAATTTTTCGAGTTTTATTTTATATGGCATTCTTCCATAACATTTAAATATTGAATTTATTGCATGTATTATTATTGCATTTTCTTTACCAATTTCACGTAATTTTGTGGTATATTCTACATTAAATTCATTAATTGTTTTAACGCCAAACGCATGCGCAATATCATCTTTATATAGATTTGCAAGTAATTCATATTCTCCATGTATTTCATTATTAATTAAAACAACATCGTGGTGATTTTTAGATTTGAATTCCTCTGGAAAATATGTTCTATAACAATAAGGTACAATGTGATGTCTTTGTAACCCATCTTCACGTCCAGTAACAACACATCTAGTTTCTCTTATCCCACGACCAAAATCTTCATAATCTTCAAAACCATTACCTTTTGGTATAAAATTTAATTGAATTTTTTTATCTCCAATAATTTTTGCCAAAGTTCTTTCTAAATACCAATAAACTTTTTTTTCGCCACAAGTAAACATATGTTTTCCATTTGGATGATAAACTTTCCAATTTTCAGAATTAAGATTTTTACTTCCTAATTTTAATATATTATTTTTACCTATTTTCTTCGTCATAAACTTTCATAAAATAATTATAAATTTCATCATAACTGCCATATAAAATAAAATCTTCATATCTAAAATTTAATGAATTTTTAAATTTTGATATTGCATTTCCTAATTCTTTACCTTTAAGGTCGGGAAGCCAAGACATAACTAAATCACCATTAAATTTTTGAGAAATAATTTTATTTTTAGCATCAATTTTTTGTAATTCATAGAGTTGTTCAGAAAATTTTGCTTCAGGAAAATATTGATTAATTATTGGTAAATATGTCTCTTTATTGGGATTAAAATTATATTTATTATAAATGCCATTATCTTTCAAGTAATTCAAAAATAAATGATATGAACCACGTTTACGATTTCTTTTTCTGTCAATACTTTTAAGATTTTCCATTTTAAACATTTCAGAATCAAAATATTTACCATTAATGCAAAACTTAAAAATATCTTCAAGAGTTTCAAAACCATTTAAGTATCTATCATAATCATATCCGCCAAAATCAAAAATTTTTTTAGCGTCATTAGTAAGCAAAATATCTCGTGAATTTGAACCATTGAAATTTCTAAATTTATAAATAAGACCTTCCCATCCATAAGATAAACCAAATTTATGAAAGGTTTTACCCATAATATTACCAAGGGGGTCAAAAAATCCGTACGTCTGCGCAATATTCCAATTCTTTTCGTTTATTGGAATAAAATCAATTTGAAAGTCTTGATAATTAAATGAAAATACTCCACCATTACTAATAATTTCGTTTGGTTTGAAAGAATGTTGTATATAATCTCTTAAATTAATGTTATTATTAATACTTATTTTCAATAATAAGTCCAAGTCTCCGTGGTCTGGTTTAGTATAATAGCATTTTAAGATTGTTGTTTCAATTGCAACATCATTTAAAACTTTATCTTGAATAATTTTACCAATTCTTAAAAATTCTTCAGTATTTTTTCTTTCAGTAAATGTGTTTTTTAATGCATGTCCTCCCATTTGATTATTTATTATTTAAATATTATACGACAAATATAACTATTTGTTACAAATAAACAGTAAATTCTTAAAAAAATTTCATGGGAAACAGTATTTATATGAAAGTAAATTATTATGTTTAATTATTACGTATATGTTTATTTAAATCCACTAAAAGCAGGAGAATTTAATGTTGGTAAATTTAATTTTAATTATGAACCATTTTATGTTGGTAAAGGTAAGGATATTAGATGTAGTGTACATTTAAATGTTATTGATAAACGAAATAAATTAAAACAAAGAATAATAGATAAAATTAAGGCGAATAATAAAAATCCTATTGTTGTTAAATTATATGAAAATATGAGTGAATATAGTGCATTCAGGTTAGAAAAATATTATATTCATAAAATAGGTAGACGTGATTTAAAATTAGGTTCATTATCAAATTTAACTGATGGAGGAGAAGGTGGTTCAGGTATAAAATATACTCGTAAAAAAAGAATTAATATGCTTTCTAATAAACAAAGCATTGTTAAATACAATAATAATGGTATTATTTTAGAAATATTTGAAAACACAATTGATTTATCAATTAAATATCCATATTTATCTATTAGTCACATACATAGAGCATGTAAAAGTTTTGGTCGAAGAAAAATTGAAAACTATTTTTGGAAATATCATAATGGGGAGTCTATTGGTGATATTGTTGAGCTTAATGATAAATTTAAACCAATTTTTCAATATGATTTAAATAGTAATTACATAAAAAAATGGAATAACATTAATGAATTACATAAAATTGGTTATTCTAGTGGTGCTATTTTAAAATGTTGTAGAAATAATATGAAACAACAACAATATTATAAATTTAAAAATTTTATGTGGTTTTTCAAAAAAGAAGATGTTACATTACAAATAAAACCATATTGTGAAAATAATGCCAAAGGAAATTACCAAATTGAACATAAAAAAATTGAAATGTATAATATAAATAATGAATTGTTGGGAACGTATAATCCTAAAGAACTAAAAAATATGAAGTTCTTTACAAAAACTATTTATGGCTGTTGTAACAATAAATTTAAAACCTCACAAGGTTTTAAATGGAAATGGGCATAATTTGTTTAAAATATTTTAAAAGATATTACATTTTCATTAATTTCTGGGTCAGAAAGAGTCCAATTATTAAATTCATCTATTTCATCAAGAAATATTTCAAGTAGTTCATGGTCTTTATTATATGCTTCATGTAATAATTCTTCAGAACTTGATGATTCAAAATCAAATTCAAGTTCATCACTATCAGCATTAGGTGCTTCAATTTCTTCAACATCATTATCGAGATTATATTCCCAAATAATACAATTACCATGTGCCGTAAATTCACCTTTTAAGTCTTCAGGTAAAAATCTTTCTTGTAACTTTTCTAATAATTCATTGATATCCATATATATAATATTTTTTAATAAAATAATTTTTACCCATAAATAGAATAATATCAGGCAAAAGTCAAATATATTGAAATTTAAATTTCAATTATAATTGGTGCGTTTATACAATTATAATCTTCATCAAGATTACTGGCATTTATAAATGTAGTATTTTCAATTACTTTTATACCGTATCCACTATGTAAATGACCAAAACAATGAATTTTAGGTTTAATACGTTCAAGTACTTCTTTATAGAGACTTGGTGAACCTTCATGTTGCATGCTATGTGGTGCATAATCCATTATCATAAATGGTGGACTATGTGTTATTAATACATCAGTATCATCAGGAATTGCCATCCAATGTTGTGCAAGTTTTGCTTCTGGGCGATTAAATGCCCAATCATAGAAAGGTTTTTGTACTGGTGTTCCATAAAATTTAATACCATCAATAACAATTTCGCCATCTTGTAAATAAATTACATTCTTTGGTTTATGAGTCAATGCTAATAGTCTATTTCTTTCGAATAACCAGTCATGATTACCAGCAATAAGAATTTTATATACGTATTGGTTGAGACTTGAAAACCATTTAAAAAAATTATGAATTTCATGTTCTTTTCCAACAGAAGTACTATCACCACAATGAATAATACAATCAGCATTAGGCAATACTAATTGATTATGTTTTCCATGTGTATCAGAAATTATACAAAGTTTCATCATCTACAATTGCCAATAATAATTTTCGAATTTTTTAATTCACAAATTAAATTATTTATACTAAGTTCAATATCATTAAACACTTTTGAATTAAAAAGATATTCGATAAGTTCCTCAGAATAATAATTTAATTCAAAACTATAAAAAGTATTACCAACATTATACCAAGTTGAATTGATATATAATTCATATTTATCTTTATTGCGTTCGATTTTTTCTGGCAATTCATTAAATTTATTGATAATAGTTTCACTCACATTGTTTTTTTCAAGAAATTTCCTGAATTCTTCTTTGCTATACTTTTTTGGATATATTCGCCCCATGAAATCAGATTATTTTTTATCTTCTACTGGTTTTACACCAATAGAATAAGTACTATTTTCTTTTTTTTTCTGTTGTAAATTTATTTCCATATTTTTTGTCTTTTCCATTGAATTAACATCTAACATTTTCATTACCAATTCTTTATTTGTTTGTCCATATTCGATAATTATTTCAAGTTGTTTTTTATTGTAAATTTGAAAATCATTAAACATATTAAATCCATCATCATAAATTTTATCAATTCTTAAATTAGCATTATTGAAACCAGTAATCATTTGTTGATTTAAATTATTTATTGCTGCTGTATTATCATCAATACTATTTTGAATTTTATCTAATTTATTAATATGACTTGATTTAACTTGTCCAATAATAAATGCTGCACAAATTAAACCGATACTACATCTAATGACCCATTTTAAAACGAGTTTAGATTTATTTGGTTTTAAATTAATATCTTCGACAATATCTGATATGATATTACTCATTGCTTTAAATTTAATGATTTAAATGTTATTTTGTTATTTATAAATACTCAAAAACAAAAGTTATTTCAATAACATTAAAATTTTTTTATTTCAGCAATGGTATATTTTTAAGGTGTTTAGACGCATATGACCAATATTATATCTCATATTCCAAGGTGCTGTGTATAAGTATGTAAAGACTCCATGATTATTAAGTTCTAAAAAATTTTCATAACAATCATCTATGAATATTTCAACACCTGCTTCTTTTGCTGCATCTACTTTACTTTGTTTAAGGTCAAGACTAATTACTTTTTTTCCGGGAAAATTGTGTTTGTCTAACCATTGTTCTGTAATTTCTTTTGTTACTGGTCTTGAAGTAATGTAACAAGATGGTTCAAATGGTAAATCTTCTGGTTTTATTAATGGTTCTATATTAAGATAGAATTCATCAAGAGTTCCAGCTTTACGCATTGCTTCAAATCTTTGAGTAACATTTCTATCAAAGTACCATGAATTTGGAGTAGCTGTCATTTGAGGAAATTTTTTATGCCATGCACCTGTCCAATCAGCAAGAATTCCATCAACATCTAAACCAATTTTTGGAAGTTTGAGATATCTTTTTGGTCTATCATCACCTTGTGGAAATATATAATAAAATGCATTAATAAAATGTACATTACAAGCTGCATGTGAAATATGTAAACGTCCGCTTTCCGGGTCATAATCTTCACCTTTTTCTATTGCTTGTATATGTCTTTTAAGTGAAGCCAGAACAGATGTCCATGTAAGACCGTTTTCCCAATTTCTATCAAAATATTTATTAGCACCATCAGTAAGTACTTGAACAAAATCTTCAAATGCATGAGGTTCAACTAAATCAAATCTTAATTTTCCTTTGTTAAATCTAAGACCACCACCTTTACCAGTGGTTGCAGTAATATCTTTTTCTTTTTTTTCTTGTTTTTCCATAATTATTTCTTCTACTATGTTTGTATTTTCTTTTCCCATAATATAAATTATTTTATTGTAATTATTTTTATTATTCAAATATTTTTACACCAAACATACCTTCAAGTTCTTTATATGGTGCTTCATATTTTTTTTGTTCTGTTTTAATCTCATCACTAATTGAATAAACTTCTAATTCTGTGATTTTCATTTGAAAATCCTCAACGGTTTTCATTTTTTCTTCCTTATTTTTTGGTTTAATTTTTGTAACATAAGTGAATATTGCACGTAAGTATCCCGGTGGTAAATCTGGATGTGATGCAATTCTTAATGAACCGTATGGTTTTTTTGTATCATTATTACGTAATATCCAACGAGCATCAATACGTAATTCTGTAGCAAATCCTTTTAACCTATCCCAATATGTATTATTAAGGTCAATAACTTCGATATTATCCATATTATATTTGTACTTCAGGATTAATTTGCCTTTCAGGGCATCCATGAATTTCCATTGCACGTACTGCAAGTGCAGCAACTTTACGTAATTCATCGAGTGCACTTTCTTTATTTAAATGATAATTCTCATTTTTTGCTTTACTTAAATGATATTCAATATAATTAAGCCATTCAGCAACTGGTTTATCTTCATCTGGAATTTGGTCTTCTCTTAAGTCTGTATTCCAACGCATGTCTTGATATTTTCTTTCACTATCAATACATTTATAAACATCATGTCTTTCCATTTTTAACCCATTGGATATATCAAATCCATTATTTAATGTATTTTCTAATAATTGAATAAATTTTTCGCCATTATATTCGTTAGATTCCATATATTCAATAATTTCTGGAACACTGGTAAAATATTCTAATGATTTTATTTTATTGTCATTAATTTTTTTAAGTTTATATCCGTTTTTTATAATATTTTTAATACCAATAAGTATATGTTCTTTACTACTGGTTAAAACACCACTACTTTCACGGCATTTTTTATCTTTTAATGACCATAAAACACCACTAAGACTTGCCCAAAAATGACTATTAGGGACTGTATGACAATAATTTACATTCATATTTTTATTTATTAACGATTTCCTTTGCGAGATTGTTGCTGTATTTTATTTTTTCGTCTACGTTCTTTTTTGTAAGAAATAGGAAATTGATTTGTGGTAATATTACCTTTATGTTTAATTGGATGAAATCTTACACGTACTTCTTTTAATTGATTGATATAAAGTTCACGTTTTTCTTCTTCGGTAAGTTCTTTTTTTTCTTCTTCTGGAAGAGGATTTTCAAATACTGGTTCTTCACCACTTTCAATTTCTTGTGCTAATGAAGTTGGTGTTATTTCTTTTGATAATTCAGTACTTTCTGGAATAATTTCATTTGTAGATTTATTATTTTCTGGCATATTTTCATAATTAACATAAAGTTATTTTTGTGTAAATCTACATAATAATTCGATTAGATGCAAGAAAAAAAGGAGACTAGCTCCTTTTTTATTTTTATTCCAATACTGGAACTTCTTCCAAGTACATATACGGTTCTAAAATTCTATCAATTGCTTTTTGATATTTCTGAAGTGGATGATTATCTTCAGGATAATGATTTTCAATCTGAGAAAAACTTTTACCTCTGGCAATACCATAAGCAGCATATAAGATTCGTAAATCTTCTCTATTAGTATAATGTTTATACCATGCTTCGCTTGCTGGCATTTTTCTTTCACCAACAATTTTTACTGTTTTTCTTTGATTTTTATAGAATTTTTGTAATTCAACTTTTGCTTTAATATCTTCTTTCATTTTTAAGATATTGATTTTTATAATTGTTTCCATAATAATGATTATTAAAATTTAATTATTTATTTATATTTACCTATTTTTTATTGGTGTTAATCTCAGAAATTGTACTACGGCTTACATTAAATTTACTTGCGATTTCTTTTTGAACACATCCATTATTTAACATTTTTTTGATTTCTACAATCATATTTGGTGTTAATTTTTTAATTTTATTTCCTGAAGTATAGGTATGTTTTGAATTTTCAGAATGTTTAATCCATTCCAGATTAATATCCCGATTATCGGTTTTAATACCATTAATATGATTAACTTCAAGTGCAATATCGCTATTATTTTTAAATGTTATTGCTACTAATCTATGTACTCTATATGTTTTACGTATATGATTATTATTATTTGTTAATCCAACAACTAAATAATCACGTGAAAAATTTTGTTTCATTATTTTATTTCCATTACGTTTTTTAATTCTACCTAAATTAGAAACATAATACATTTCATTATAATTCAGAATGGGTTTCCAAATTTCACCATTAATATCTTCATTATTTAAATTAAGATATATTTTTCTTGCATAATTTTTATAGTCTTGTTTATTTTTTTCCGTACTAATATTATTAAAATTAATTACAATTTCTTGTATTGGGATAAATCCATCTATATTAGATTCTTTAACGTCTCCAAAATATTGTATTGTTTCAACATATGGTTCTTTATAAAAAAAATTTATAAATATAAAATTTCCATTAAACCATTTAGCTATATTAGTATTTCTGCAAGTACCTATATAATAAGCACCTTCTTTTAAATTTAGTTTATTTATCATAATTATAATTTAATAATAAATACTTTAATTATAAAAAAAGATACTTGACTTATAAATTTATTATGGTGCTCTAGCTACCTATGTATGTTTCATAGCTTTAATTGTTTAATGCTAAGTCTAATTTTTCTGTTAATTTTCGCATTTCGGGCGTACCGTAATAGCAAATAGAAGTCAATTGGTCATTAATGTCAGGTTCGGTAAATGCCACAACATTAGCACCATTGTCTTGCAATTTGTAATATAATCTTTGAAGTTTTTCTTCATTATCGACCGATAATGAAATAATGTAATTAGAATTTTGTTTCCAATCTTTGAAATGATTAGGAAATTGATGTGCAAATTCTGCTAAAGAATGTGCTGATTGTACAAGTTGTTGACCGTTTTTTAAGTCTTTTCTTGTTACTGTAACTAATTTTATCTACAATTTCATGACTTTTGTTTTTTAATTTTTATTTTCTAGTTAGCCACAATACTGCATCACAGCAATATTGAGGCATATATTATACCATTATCATCCATTTTGGGAGCATATAATATTACCTCATTTCCCAAGTTCAAATGTTTGGTAATCTCATTAATATTGTTATACGTATTATCTAATATATACGTTTTATTTTTATATTTAGCAATTACTGTATGTGCAATAATTAATTTATCATTTTCAATGATTGGATTAATTTCACCTATTATTTCTTCAAAATAATCATCTAATTTTTTAAAATTAATTGTTTGTGTAAATGAATCTTTTTTAAAATTTTTTTGAGCAATTGAGACATTTTCTTCGTTTATTACTAATTTATCATTTAATTCTTTTTGTAAGAGATTAAATTTAATATTATTTTCTTCGTTTATTATTAAATTTTGAACTTTATTTTCCATAATTAAAATTATTTATTTGATTTAATTTTATTTTTTAATATGTCTTGTTGTAATTTTGGTATATAATTTTCATACAATTGTTTTCTTGTAACTTGCCATCCAATTTCAGGTAAAGTATAATCTTCAAAATATGTGTATCTAATCATACCACATAAGTTTGAACCAGCTTCTTTAATTTCGCCATTTTCCATCTTTACCTGAAATTTACCTTCACCAAGATGTATTACTAAATAATCTTCTATTTCCATTTTTTTATTTTATAAATTTCAATTAATCAAGTTTTGTCTTAATTTTACCGTACTGTGCCTAACACGCAATATAAAAAATTGGCTATCAAACTGTTGTGGTAAATTGAAAGTGACTACAAAGCCAACTTTTCATATTGCCACCGTTGTAATTACATTGCGTATTAATATAGTAAACAGTATTATTAAAAATATAAATACTTTGAGGGAACAAAATTAATCATAATTTTTGAATCTGCAACTATTTTAATATTTATTTTTTATGATTCCGGTGGGATTCGAACCCACGAATGACATGTTTTTAGAGAACATCGCTATAACCAACTCAGCTACAGAATCATTAATCATCATCAAATTTAAATATATTTTTTCTAATTATTTCATAATTATTAAAACATAAACACATAACTTTAAATTCTTTTCCTTCTTTTGCTACTTGATATATGTATTTTTCACCTTCTTTAATTACTTGTTGTAATTCTTTTTCATTAATATTCCATTCTTTACGTTCTTTAGAAGTACTATTTTTCATTATAAATTCATAACCATCACAAAAACGTTCACATTTAGAAACAGGATATGTTCGTTTAAGTAATTCAAAGTCTTTCATGAATCATTCTGGCATTATTTATAAATTTTTTATTTTTATTCGCAATAATTAAGTACATATAATACTAGTTGGTCTAATTTTTCGCCAAGTTCCCATTGATTTTCAGCCATAGCAATTACAAAACCATCATTAACTTTGATTTTACCATAAACAACAGGATTGTTGTTTTCATCTCTTTTTCTTACGATTGTACCGTAGAAACATCTATCAAAACCTTTATCACCTCTTCCAGCTTTCGCCATAAAGACCTCAGTGATTTCGACTTTTATTTCTTTTTTCATAATTTCTTATTTGAATATATATACGAATTATATATGAAAATGTTACAAAACATGTTGGAATTTTATGACAGTTGCGTTAATATTTCATTGAATTCTTCATCAGAACCACCAAAATTTTTTTGAATATCTTTTATTGATTTAATTTCTAATACTGCCTCACCATAGGCATCTTCGTAAATAACAAGTAGTTGATTTTTATATTCTTCAGAGAATGGTTTAAATAGTGTCATGGAACTATCCTCATCATATATTGTTATTGCTTTTCTTATTCCCATCTGAATTTCTTTTTAAAAAAATATTTGTATTATAATAACCACCTAAAACATTTGGTTGAATTTCATTATAATAAATTACTTCCCAACCCTTAGAACCTAATTCATTTAATTTATCAATTAAGTCACGACACACTAAAAATTTTATTGAAATTCTATTATATTCCCACATAATATATTTTTGTACATAAATACAAAATATATTATAATATTAATTTATGCTTTTGTTTTATCAATAAATGTTTTTACTGTATTATTATTTATTTGTAATACTTTGCCTTTTAATGTTTTAAACATTTCTTCTAATGTTAAATCACAATATTCATCTTTCCAATCAGCAATATAATAAAGTTTCCTACTTTCTTTCATTACCCCAAAAAGAATTGGGTCTTTTTTCTTTTCAATTTCTTTTTTGGTTAATTTTTGACCATTATCTTTAGGGTCATAATGTAAAATAACATAATTATCAAAAATTTTCCTTTCATCAATATCTGATTTGATTTTATATACATTTTCAGGAATAATTCTTCCAAAATTTTTAATCCAAGTTAATTTAAGATTTTTATCTCTGCCAACTTTTTCATAAAAATCAATAACTTGTTTTTCTGTAACGTATTTTTTTAATCCCATTACAATAAGATATGCTTCACCTCTTGCAACATCAATAATATTTTTTAGACTTTCAACTAATGAAATCTGACCCATTGTTGTGGCTTGTTTTAGTGCATTTTCATAATGTTCAGCAATTTCTCCAATTGGTGAAAGTTCTTCATAAGATTTGGTAAGTCCAGTAAAGAACTCAATAACTGTCATGCTTTTTTTATGTTTGGGGGATTTTCTAAGCAACCAATTTGCAATTCGTGTTCTTAACGTTATTTTATTATTATTCCAATTATTTGATGGCACTGCCCCCCATTCTCCACTACCTACCATTACACTATTTTTACCATATATATCATTATCGTCAATTTTTTTATGTTTTGGTAAATTTTTGTCTATTTCAAAATAATCAAATATTTCTAATTCTTTGGTTAGACCTTCTTTTGCACTTCTTTCTGATATCATTGTTATTTATTTTTATGTCGTAAAATTACATTTGTTGAAATTCTATAAGCTAATACTGCTTCTTGATTGTAATGTTCGAGAGTAAAATCAATAATTTCATTTATTTGTTCTTCGGTACAGACAATTCTACATGGTATCATTCTATCTACATAAATTCTACCATGTGGACTTACCCATTCACCTTTTGCTGTTTTCATAATAGTTACACCACCTGTGATTTTTTTCACAAATGCATCCCATTCTTTATGATGTTCATAAGTAAACTTCTGGTCTTTATTGTTAGAAGCAGGTACTAATATTTCCCATAATTCATTTGCCATTATTTTATTTCAATTATAGCACCAAAATTTTCTAATTCAGATTTGAAAGTTTGAGCATTGATTTTTGAAGTTTTTTCACATAAAGTACATGGTGCAGAATCAACTAATTCTTTTGCTGTTTTAAGTTCCAAATTAAGAAGTTCTTTTACTTTTTTAATAATTTGTAGTTTTTGTCCACCAATTTCTTTCAAATAAACATTGAATTCAGTTTGTTCTATTACATTTGTTTCAATTATTGGTGTGAACATTAAAATACTAGTATCTTCTGGTTTGATACCATAATCATTTTCAAGAATATTAAGTAATTCTTTTGCTTCTAATACAGTTAATTTCGATAATGTATCAGCAATTTCGAATAATTTCGGATTTGTTACCATTTTATTTTAAATTTTGGGTAAATATAATAATATTAATTTAATTATTTTAATAATTATACGAAAATTATTTAAGAATGTTACAATATGAAATAAAAAATAACATGAGCGTAGCCAGAATTCTGTTTAATTGTTCTTTTATTTCATATTAAATAAAAGAAAAAACAATTATTTCATCATTTGTCTATTTACTTTAACAAGTAAATCCCTTTCAGGTGCACCAACCCGACTATTATAGACCTGCAATCCGTCTAAGTCTGTATGGCTTGCTCATTCAACAGTAATAACGACAATTTAAGTCTCCTGTTTTATGCAGTTGAGTTCTGAACTTCCTCTATACTTTAAAAAGTACAGCGATGAATCCTCTGTGTTATTTTTTTGTTCTAAATTTATAATAAAATACTAATGATAGCCATACAATATTAGCAAAGACAATTGATAGACCACCAAGAAAACTTAGCATTTGATGCAAACTTGGATAATAATATAAATTCCAAAAACCCCAAAGAGTAAAAAATGATAATGGAATCCAAGAAACTCCTTTTAAACATTTATCTTTTACCAATCTATATATGTTTATCCAACAAAAAAATCCTGAACAACATTCAAATAATCCGTTGATTAAATCATTAGCTTGCATATGTTTATTATTTTAATGTGTAAAGATATAAATAATAATTGATATTATAATAAAAATTTATTTATTTTATGATTTGAGCGAGATATGGGGTTCGGACTCACGACTTTCTGTTTGGTAAACAGACGCTCTACCAACTGAGCTAATCTCGCATGTTGCAGGGCATTACCCTGCATTTTACATTAAGGCATAAGCCTAAATGTTTTTAATAAATCAAATAATTTTTTGTTATTTGCAAAATACTTATAACTATCTGCTTTTTCATAAGCATCAAATTGAGTTTTTGTTTTAACATAAAACTGTAGTACTTCACCACTCGTAAGGGTGAACTCTACCAACCAGTATTTAGCTGGTTGTTTCGGACTAAAATTGGAATTTTCCATAACCATAATTCAAGCTAATTGCCTAAACTACGGAGAATTAATACGTACAGTTTTCATATCACATTAAATTTTATAGTCAAAAAATTTTATAATTGCTTCATCTAATTTATTGAAATTTAAATTTTTTTCATTTAGTAAACAATAAATATTATTTGTTTGATTCATAGTACTCAATTCATTATTAAGTTCTGGAAAATAATTAGCAATATTACATATTCTTAACAATGACCCATTTATTTTAAATGGTGATAAATTATCTTTTAAATAATCATAATAATTATTACAATGATTATTCATAATTTCTTTACTAATATTTTTATCGTTTAATAATTTTAAAGCATATAAATCACAAAACAATTCTTCTCCAATAATTCTAATTTGTTGATGTAATGATTTATCAGGTTGTTTATTGGGATAATGAGTAAGTAAAAAAGCATGTCCTATTTCATGAAATATTATAAATTTAAATGGAAAAGCATTTAAATTTAAATAAATATGAATTCTATCTCCGTTTAAAAAAGTTTTACCTACAGCAACACCAATACCATCATTAGTTAAATTAAATTGTAAAAGAGATTCTACAAATAATTCTTGTGATTCAAATAAATGAATATTAACAAAAAGTTTATTTTCTTCAATATGCTTAATTGCAAAATCAATTGTTCTTAAAATATCTAACATTGATGTTAATTGAGGAGTTAGAATAATATTTGTGTTCATATTTTAAATTTGGTTTATTTTAATTTTTTCGTATAATTTTATCCATCTTCTTATTGCATTATCACTTACGTCATATTTTTTTCCAGTTCCAACATAACCTAATTTTTTAATTTCTCGTTGAAGTTGTTCATATGACGGTCTTTCTTTAACTTTTCTTTGATTAATATGAGGCGAATATTTTCGTTCTTTTTTTATTTTTGGTATTAAACCTTTACTACCTTTACAATGCGTTTCTAATGTAGCATTACAATTTGGACATAAAAATCTTAAATTTTCTAATCTATTATCATTATGTATTCCATTAATGTGGTCTAAAATTAAGGATATTTTTTTACCATACCACCATTCATTTTGACCACAAAAAATACATTTATATTCAATTAAATTTTCTTCAATTATTCTACGTTTTATTACATGCCTTGTAATGTTATTAATGGAAAACAATTCATTATTAGTTTTTTTTGGATATAAGCCATTGCTTATTTTATTCTTCATTATTTCACTTTGACTTAAAAAATGCGATGTATCTATTTTCCATTCTTTTATTCTTCTATGTAGTGTTTTATATGCAGCACCTGAATCATTTCTTTCAAATTTTAATAATACTTCTCTATATAATGAACATTCATTTACAATTTTACGTAATTTATTTTCTTCATATTTTATCATATCGAACTTTTAAAATAAATACGTTCGAAACGTAAAAAAGTACGTCTGAAGAGATTCGAACTCTCATGATTCCAATTACACTTCTCTACGTTCGTAGCGTAGCGTGATACAGACGTATATTGATTTAGTACCCCTGACAGGATTTGAACCCGTATTCTAAGTTTCGAGGACTTCCGTTCTATCCGTTGAACTACAGAGGTGAATTAAAATTCAAATTGTTTTAAATTTTCATCACGTTCACTAAAATTTTTAATTAAATCAATAACTTCTTTTTTTAATTTTTTTTTCTCTATATTATTTTGAATATTTTCAATTTCCAACAATAATAATGCAAGACCCTTTTTACTTTCATTAATTATTGTACGAGCATTCAAAATTGATTGATAAAGTTCTATCGTCATTTTTGAAAAATCCATAACTATATGTTTTTTATATTATCAGGTACTGGTTTTAAATACCAAATACCATTTTCATCAACAATAAAACTTTCTGGTTTATTTGGTTCATATCCCCAAGTACAAAAACCACCACATTCACATAAGTTTTTTATTCTAGGTAACCATTCTCTACCACATAATACACATATAACTTTTTTTTCTTTATTCATATACTATTTTAGTACACCTGATGAGATTCGAACTCATAACAATCACTTTAGGAAAGTGATGCTCGAATCCAATTGAACTACAGGTGCATTATTTATTTCATAAATTACTTCACCACAACAAATAACAAAATCTTTATCTTTTGATACAATAATAACATTTTTACATTTTGGACAAATTACTGTATTCATATTTTTAATTTATTTCATCTCTAATAAAATAATTTGTAAAACATAATGCTGCCATTGCAGTACCATATTGTTCATCAATTTCAAAAGATGAAACTAATATTTTAAATTCATCTTCATTCCAATTAAAATGACTAAATGATTTATTTTTTAATTCATAAATTGATTGATATAATCTTTCTTCTGTTGCTTCCTTACTAAAATTTCCATGTCTTTCAACTACCAATCCACCAATTTTTTTGTTTTCTGAATCATATAACCAATTATAGCATAAACCAGCACTAACTAATTGACTTCTAGTTCCATGATGAACAGCCATTATACTTTCCATAACACTTCCAAAATTATCATTAAACCAACTTTTATCTGGAATTTCAATTAAACTAGCTTCTGCAGGTAAAATTGATGAATATGTCATAATATTCATTGTTTCTATACCACAATCCATTAATGCTAAATGATAGCTTGATGGATAATCTGAATCATTACTTTGACCAATTCCTTTTGTTTCAAAAAAATTACAAGGTATTCTTAAATTCTTCATTTTTTTATGTTATTATTTAAATGTATATAAATTATTTTACAATATTAATTAAAATTTATTAATTATGCGTTATAAAATAATTAAATTTTGTACCCCTACGTGGAATCGAACCACGACTGTAGGTTTAGAGGACCTATGCACTTATCCATTATACTATAGGGGCAATTTATAACTTATTGCGTTACAATCATTTAGAGCCTTCTGTTGGATTCGAACCAACGTGTCTTGTTAAGAACCGGGTTACAAATCCGGTGTAATCGACCACTATACGAAGAAGGCATCTATTTACATTACAACATAACCTTTTTTGGCATGTTCCCAAATTACCATTAATATTTCTTTTCCAGTTTTTTTATCTATAATATAATAATAATAACATTTAGTTCCCACTTTTATTTCAATTTTACCTCTAATTGGTATTGAACTTATTTCTGTTTCAATTAATGTATAATTATTAAAAGGTATTTTAATAAAAAATGAAGAACTTACTGTACCTGCATATTCCTTTTTTACTGTATTAAAAACATCAATATTTTTTGAAATAGAACAGTTAAAGGTAAAAATAAGAAAAAATAATAAAAATTTGGCTTTCATAATAATTATTTTTTATAAATTATAATATCATGAGGTGCTTTTTTATTACCACCAAAGTACAGTCCTAATGTATATCCTAAACCACTTTTCTTTTTAATACTAAAATTGTTTGTTATACCATAGCTTTCATATGGGTTATATAAATAATATATTGTTTTTTCGTTAACATTATCCCAATAATAAATTAATTGAAATTTATACCACACATCAATGTTTATTTTACCTATTGATTTTTGTTCTTGTCTTATACCATCATGATATTCATCTGTAAGAATTTCAATTTTTTTTTCATTTGGTAATGCTCTCCAACCAAATCTAAATGATATATTATGATGCAAACCAATACTAAATCCAAATAATTTATTTACATCAAATTGGTCATTATTTTGTAAATCATAAAGACATGATTCAGTAAACATAAAATTTTTTTCAATTTCTTTAAACTTACCAGTCCAAACAGGTAATGCTAAAAAAAAATATGGAAAAGGATAATGTTTATTTTTTAGTATTTTTATTTTCATAATCACCAGTTTTTGTTATGTACCAATACAATTGTCTTAAACCAATAAATACTGAAATTACAATTCCTTCTCCAAAAAAAGTATAAAATCCAACCGCAAAATCATTTACTATTAAACCAACAATAACTGCAATTATTATAATATATGCCATAAAATAATTGGAAAATGATTTCCAGATTTTCTTTAAAATATTAATTATATTCATGTTTAAAAATTATTAGATTTCAAATTTAGTTAAAATTTTTAGAATTACAATACATATTTAATTTAAATTAGCGCACCATGATGGATTCAAACCACCGACCCCCACGTTAACGGCGTGACGCTCTATCACTGAGCTAATGATGCATTATTTTTTATTCTATTGAAACAATAAATATCGCAAGGTAAACAACAATTTGTTGTATTTCCAATAATTTTATTAGATTCGAAATAACATTGTTTATATTTGTGATTATTTGTAAAATTAGAATTTTTTATTTTTTTTATTAATTTAATGTTTTTATCATTAAAATTTTCTAAATCAATTATAAGTTTTTCTTTTTTATTTTTCATAAAATATTTTTTACAAATATAATAAAATTATTTGTAATTAAAAATGTTTTTATTTCGTTGACCCGGAAGGATTCGAACCTTCAACCTATTACTTATGAGATAATTTCTCTACCAATTAAGATACGGGTCAATTTTGGAGCGAAATATAGGATTCGAACCTACTCCCGAAGTTTGGAAGACTCCTGTGCAACCATCAACACCTATTTCGCAATTATATTGTGGAGAAGACTGGAATCGAACCAGTGATTGTCGTGGTGCTTCAAACCACCGCTATACCAACTCAGCTACATCTCCATAATGTTCCAGTGTAAGCCTTTTACTTACGTTTTTCCTATACTATTACAAGCATATGAATGTCTCACAAAACATTTTCTTAAATTTCATGTTGCCAACCACGAATACAATACAACATTTCACTGAACATTAGAAACAGCTTCTTATGCAACTGGAATTCACACATTTTACATCAATCATATTCTGCAAAACATAATTGTTTATAGTATTATGTGAGTTATGAACTGAATTGCAATACAGTTCATAGTGCGGTAGAAGTAGGATTTGGACCCACGGAGGAATTACCCTCGCTTGTTTTCAGGACAAGTGCAATAGACCACTCTGCCATTCTACCATAAAAATATTTAAACATTATTATTAATATTATAAATAAAAGCGGAGAAAGAGAGATTCGAACTCTCGGTGCGGGTTTCCCCGCACGGTAACTTAGCAGGTTACTGATTTAATCCACTCATCCATTTCTCCAGAAATTTAGTTGGAATAGGTGGATTTGAACCACCGACCTCTTTCTTATCAGGAAAGCACACTAACCACTGTGTTATATTCCAATTATTTTAAATATTCAATTGCTTTTTTGAGCAACGGAATGTTGTCGTTAAATGAACCGAGACCTTTATTACATTTATCGCATAATAATCCTCTAACTACACCATTTTTATGCGAATGGTCAACACATGCTCTAACTTTATCAAATGATATTTCACATATTGCACATTTATTATTTTGGTTTGCAAATAATTTTAAATATTCTTCTTTAGTTAGACCATATTTAGATTTTTTTTGATAAAAAACATTTGCTAATTTAGTATCAAAAATATATCCATTACTATTTTTTCTTAAAAATTCGTGATAACAATTAGTACTACAAAAAATTCCTTTATTTTGTCTTACTTTAATCATAAGTACTTCAAATTCATTATTACAATTTTTGCATATTTTTTTAATTTTTCTACCTCTCATAATATTTATAATTTGTTTATAAATACTTAAGATATACAAAAAATAAGATATATAGTATACTTTTGCGGACTGTGAGGGATTTGAACCCACGACCCTTTGTTTAACAGACAACCGCTACACCATGTCAGCTTACAGTCCAATATTGAGTACGTGGCTGGATTTGAACCAGCGATTTTACGGTTTTGCAGACCGTTGCCATTGACCACTCGACCACACGTACAATAATTCCAACATGTCAAAGAACATTATTTTTTGAGCCAATAATAAGAATCGAACTGATGTTCCTTGTATACCAAACAAATGTTCTACCACTGAACTATATTGGCAATTGAGCCGAAAACTGGAATCGAACCAACATTATCTGGTTACGGAGCAGATGTTCTACCATTGAACTATTTCGGCACATTATGAAAAGAGCATAAAAAAACCCGACTCATTTCTGTGTCGGGTTTGGTTTGATTCTTTTTGTTTAACTTCATTATGAAAACAAAATCCCCGACACGTTACTATTTCTGCCAATAAAATTTGAACAGAATATAGTTCTTCCTATGCGACTTGTTGTGGTCGATATAGAACTAAAAATATTTGTCGTTAAAGTTTTCATCATTTTTATTATTATAAAATCCTTTTTATCTAAATACGTTGCAAAGATATAAAATGTTACAATATATACAAACAATTTTTAAATTATTTTTATAAAAAAACCTCAAAAATATTTTTGAGGTTTTTAAATATGTGATTCAAAGAGTTTTAAATCTTTTCTTCTTTTTCACTTAATTCAAAAACAAAATCCAAATCTTGACCATCAATATTCAAAGCAAGTTTATTTTCATCAAAACTTTTGAATTCAACGAACCATCTTTTTGAGAGGATGAGAGAAAATTTAATCTCTGCGATTTCTTGTAAAATTTTTCTTCTTTGTTTATTAAGAATACCTGACTTAGTTTCAAGATAAGTTTTTAACACACCTTTCTGTTGTTCTTCTGATAGAGATAAGTACATTTCAGATTCAGTTTGTGACATGTATTTCTTTATAGCATCAGCCATAACCCATTCATTCAACTTTAATTCTTTTTTTGCTTTAATTTTAGCAATAACATCTTCAACTTTTGGAAGTGAGGATAAACCTTTAATTTTGGTTTCAAGATTAACTGACATGTAAAAATCTGTTGCTTCTGCAGATGTTACTTTTGGAGCAAAACCATTAAAATCGGTTATTCCTACTTCTTTAAGCCAATCTGTAGCTTCCTGACCAAGCAATTCAACAAATGATTTACTGGTTTTAGGAAATAATGATTTTCTAAAATAATCATATGTTTTTTTATCACCCTGTAATTTTATAAGTTCCCATTCCTGTTTTGCAAGACTGGTTGCAGAAACTGATTTTACCATACCTCTATTAATAAGAGGTAATGAAGTAAGGTCAATAATGATTTTAGTATCTTCATTTGGAGGTACAGGTACTGGACTTCTCCATAAATTATATTTAACATTATTTTCTGCCAAAAGAGTAAGTAATTCATTACTATAACTTACTGGAAGTTTATCAACATTTACAATACCATCTTTTATGAGAGTAAAAGTATTGTATTTGAAAGAACTGACTTTATCTACATTAAATTTATTTTTTGGAAGTAATGCTTCGCCTTCAATATAGATACGAACTGATAAATTTGCACGTGATTCATTCCAAACCAAATCAGTTAATGGATAACCCCTGTCAGGATTACTATTAACAAATTTCACATCAACTTTCTTTTCTTCAAATTCTTTAAGAAGTTTGTTGGCATCTTCAACATTTTTTGCTTCAGAAAGTTGTTTTTTTTCTGATTCTGTTAGAACAGTTGCTGCAGAAATCTTTTTTCTACCAATTCTGTTATATTGAAAATCCGAATGATTTGGGTAGAATAAACAACCTTCAGTATTACCTAAATCTTCAATAAGATTCATCAAGCAGTATGCATTATCAGAAACTTTCTGAATAGCACTAATACCATTAGGAAATCTTTTTGATACATCAGCAACGCATTCTTTAATTGCAGTTTTAAATGCATTAAGTTTTTGTTTTCCAAATGCATTAGCTAATATTTGATAATAATGTTGGTCACCAAGAGCATAGAAAACTTTTTCGGCATCATCATTCATGAGTTTATCGGCAAGTACATAAATTGCAGCATATAATTTAGCTACTTGTTCTTGAGGAACAATATTATTAATTAATGCAGATTCTTCATTACCAATTGCTTTAGAACTAAAGAAATAAATTTCTTTTACATCTGAACCAACCATGATTTTACTGTCCACAATATTATATAACAATACACTTCCATTTGAAACAGAAAATGCAAAATCATAAAGATATTTATCAGTAATATCAACAACAATTTTCTTTCCACCTTTAATACTTGAAGAAATTTTATTGTCAAAAACTGGTTCAAAATCAATAAAACCATCACAACTAATTTTTTCACCACCAAGCATTGATGCCATTTGAGTTAATGCACGTGAATCTGCATAAAATCCATATTCAACAAATGTTGAAGATGCAATGTCATTTTCAAGTGATTTAAGTGTTTTAATAACCTCATTCCAAGAGCAGTCATTATTACACCCATCTGTAAGAAAAATCATTGAAAATGCACCGTTAGGTCTGTTTTTCTTAATTCTACCAATTAATTCCTTAACCAATTCTAATGGTTTTAAGAAAGCAGTTAATCCAACAGGACGAAGCCATTTATCGATAGCATCATTCAAATCACTGAGGGTTTTAAGTGACTTTACTTCAACTTCTTCTTTAAGTATTCCAGCATCTCTACTACCCGAAAACCAAACAATTGAAATAGTATCACCTTCCTTCATTAAATTAGAAAGTTTGTTTTTTAATTGTGTTCTGATTAGAGGGAGTTCATTTGACATTGAGCCAGACACGTCAACCACGAAAATGTGGTTTGTTTTTTTTGCAACCTCTATAGTTGCATTACTATTAACTTCTTGAGTAGTTAGATAATAGTTTTCATCAAATTTTACATTTTTTTTCATACAATTTAATTTATATTACAGTTATTTATGTGTACAATATTTTCTATACGAACATTTTTTATAGATGTTACGTTTTTTCAATAAATTTTCATTTATTATTTTTTTATAAAAAGCAAAGATATGTAATTTTTTTAAATTTCAAAGAACTTTTTACGTAAATACTATAATTTTTAAATTAACTACATTTTGACCAAGAGCATTTAACACAACGAATACAACCTTCTGCAAATACAAAATCAGTTCCACCACATTCCGGACAATTGCCTTTACTTTTTTCACCATCTTTAACATATCTTTTTATAATACGTGCAACACCGTTTTTCCAAGTGTTTATATAATCTTCTTTAAAATTAAGTGAATCAACTAATTCAAATTGTTTAATAATTGGCATTCCATGTCGCATTATACCAGAAATTAGTTTAGCATAGTTCCAAAATTCGGGATTAAATGCATGATTTAAACCTATATGTGTTTGTTTTACACCATTTAAATCAATATATTCAATATCATACCTTTTAATTTTACTTGGTTTTCCATCAATATCAATTCCATCAATAATATTTTTAACCACTTCACAATCTTTTACCGTATTGGGGAGATTGCTTAATCCATTTTCGAATTTACCTGTGAATATTTCGTAAGGTCTATTATCTTTTATGCCAACAACTGCAATCCATTTTTCCAAATTATTTTGAAAACGATGAATTTCGGCTTTTAATCTTTTGGGACGTTTTATTGCATGTATGTCATGAAATTCTTCTTTTTTTTCTTCGATACTAACTAACACCCCATTACGACTTTTATCACGATAAACAGTTATTCCTTTACAACCACTACGCCAACCAGTTTCATATACATTAGCAACAATTTCTTCTGTTACATTTTCCGGAAGATTTACAGTAACACTAATGGAATGGTCTACTTGTTTTTGAATTTTACCTTGCATTTCGACTTTTTTAACCCAATCAACATCATTTGATGTTGCTTTATAATATGGTGATTGTTTAATAATTTCATCGATTTGTTCTTTATTCATTGATTTAACAACATTAACATCATATCCATTTACTTTCAACCATATCTCAAATTTATGATGAAAGACTGGATATTCCATCCATGCAATTCCTTCATTATCAACAAAATCAATACGAACATCTTTTTCTTGTGGATTAATTTTTCGTCTTCTCATATACACAGGTAAGTAACAACATTCAATACCTGAAGTAGTTTGTGTCATCAGAGATACTGTTCCTGTTGGTGCGATTGTAAGTAAAGCAATATTTCTTCGACCATAAGTAATCATATCTTCATATAGTTGCAAGTCTTCATTTTTTATGCGGAGAATGAAAGGATTATTCACTTCAAGATTTGCGGAGAATATTGGAAAACAACCACGTTCTTTAGCCATTATTATCGATGAACGATATGCATCTAATTTTAATGTTTCATGTACTTCTTCGCTAAAATTTGTTGCAGTATCTGTACCATATATAAGCCCTAATGCTGCAAGCATGTCACCTTCCGCAGTAACACCTAATCCAGTTCTACGACCTTTAAATGTCATTTCTTTAATTTCTTTCCAAAGATTTATTTCATATAATTTAATAAATTCGTCTTCTGGGTCAGATTTTATTTTTTCTAAAATGGCATCAATTTTTTCAAGTTCCAAATCTATGATATCATCCATATATCTTTGTGCAATAATTACATCTTGTTTAAATAATTCCCAATTAAATTGTGCTTCTTTTGTAAATGGATTTATAACATAACCATATAAATTAATTGCTAATAATCGACAACTATCATTTGGACATAATGGTATTTCACCACAAGGATTTGTACTTACAGTTTTAAATCCTAAATCCGAATAACAATCAGGAATACTTTCACGAATTACTGTATCCCAAAAAAGAATTCCGGGTTCAGCAGATTTCCAAGCATTATATATTATTTTTTTCCAAAGTTTTTGTGCATCAATTTCATTAGTATATTTTGATTGATTATCAATTGGATATTGTTGAATAAATGTTGTTCCTTGTATTGCAGCATTCATAAAATCATCTGTTAATTTTACAGAAATATTTGCACCAGTAATTTTTCCTTGTGTTAATTTTGCATCAATAAATTTTTCGGCATCAGGATGTTTTATTGAAACACTTAACATTAATGCACCCCTGCGACCATCTTGTGCTACTTCTCTTGTACTATTGGAATATCTTTCCATGAAAGGAACAATACCAGTTGAAGTAATTGCCGAATTTTTTACAGGACTACCTGCTGGTCGAATATAAGATAAATCGTGTCCAACACCACCCCTACGCTTCATAAGTTGAACCTGTTCTTGGTCAATTTTTAAAATACCACCATAAGAATCAGAATCACCTTTATTGCCAATTACAAAACAATTTGATAATGATACAACTTGAAAATTATTACCAATACCTGACATTGGACTTCCTTGAGGAACAATTCTTTGAAAATTTTTTAATGTTTCATAAATCTGGTCTTCATTGATTGGATTTGGATAATTTGCTTCGATTCTTGCGAGTTCTTTTGCAATTCTTCGATGCATATCATCTGGAGTTAATTCATAATAATTTTTTTCATCTTTTAAACAATATTTTCGTATCCATACATCTGTTGCAAGTTCATCATTTTTAAAATAATTTAATGTTGCTTTTTCTACTTCTTGTTTGGAATAAACTTTTTGAGATTTTTCTATCATGAGAATAATAATTTTTTATAATATTTTATTTTATAAATGTATTGAAAAACATTTATAAATACAAGTGTATATGAGTTTTTATTAATTATTTTTTTAAATTTTTTAATGATTTAATACTGAAACTTTTAACAAAAAAAGGGAGCAAATTTGCCCCCAAATAAAACGAAATTAGATACAAAAAAACAGAAATTATTTATCGTCTTTAGTAACTATTAAAGTATTGGTTGATGTTACTGAATTTCCATCTGCAGTGCTGAATAAACTCAAATTCCCATTATCTTTAACATCTTTTTTATTTTCATCATCAGTAGTAATTAAAGATTTTGACAATTTTTGAAAATTACCATCTGTTGTGTTCATACTTCTATATGATACTGATGCATTATTCAATGTATTTGACATACTAACTACTCCATCAGTTGTTGCCATATAAGTAAAAGTATTTCCAGCACTTACACCAAATGATTGACCAACAGAAAATGCATCTTGATTTGCAGCCAAATAAATAAAATTCCAATCATCTTTTTCACATTTCTTTATAAGAGTTTTAATGTCATCAAGTTTGTATTCACGGCTATGGTTTTCTTCACCATCAGTTACAATACAAACTAAAACTTTTGAAGGTTTTTCGTTGCCGAGACGTGTATGTGTACTTCTAACATTATTAATTGTTTTACCAATAGCATCATAAAGAGCAGTCATTCCTCTTGGAATCCAAATTTCACTTGTAAGTTCTTCAGCTTTCTTTATGTCAATATTGTCATAAAGTAAATTGTATTTATCATCAAACAATGCAACTGTTATTGTTGCCTCATCTTTTAATTCTTTTTGTTTTCTTAAAAAAGTATTAAATCCGCCAATACTATCCGATATAATCGTTGACATTGAACCACTTTGGTCAAGTATACAGATAATTTGAGTTTTTTCATTTGTAGGAACGTCAACTATTTCTTCAGTGACGGTGGTTGTAGTTGTTTTTTTAATTTTTTTGTTTGCCATTTTTCATATTACTTAAGCATAAAATTATTTTATCCCAAATATAACATCTTTTTATCAAAAATGCAAGTTATTTTTATTTAATCCAAATAAAAATAATAAGTATGGGAATATAAATACATTAAATAAAAAAACCTGCTAGTTAATTCTAACAGGTTTTGTGACTCCGGTGGGGGTCGAACCCACGTATCCTTGATTAAGGGTCAAGTCCGAATGCCTCTACGGATACGAAGTCAATTTGTGGGTAGTAGGGGATTCAAACCAATCGAAGACCTTTCTAGTACTTTTATGCGCATCTATTATGTACAGTAGCATTTCTTCATTTTTTAACCTTATCCTTTCGAGCACCGTCTTTCTTGACGGCTCGGTTCATCACACCGAAAGACTACCCATGTTGTGGAAGTAGAGGGAGTTGAACCCCCATGCCGAAGCGGGACTTTTACAGAGTCTTGAACCCACCTATGTTCAGTACTTCCAAAATTTTGTGCATTCGGTGGGAGTCGGACCCACGTGGTCACCGCTTAAAGGGCGGGGGCATAAACCACTCTGCCACGAATGCATATTAAAAGCAAAAAACCCGAAACTTTCGAATCGGGTTTATGTTATTTATACTTTGTAATTTATTAGCATTGTATTTTGAACACAGCATTCCCGATTCTCATAAGTTGTTTCTTATAAGATTTTTTACCGTAATAATATGTTCCAAATGTAAACATTGCTTTATTTTTTATTTTAATTATTAATTTCTTTTGCAAATGTATATCATAAATACGAATAAAACAAATAAATGTTACAAAAAATTAAATTATTTTAAATTAATGTGTGATTTATGAAATTTGTATTGCTTCTCTCATTATTTTAATTTCTTGTTGTTTAATATAATTACCTAAATTAGAAGCAAATATCCAACCCGACCTTTCAAATGGAGTTTTACCACCATTATAAATAAAATGAATTTTAAATTTTAGTTTTTTATTATCTTCTTCATTTTCGTCATATTTAAATTCGGTGATATTAATTGTTTTATCTTGTTGTTTATATGTAGCAATTATTCCTTTCTTATTAACAGGTGTAAATTTATATTTAGAAATATATTCTTGTAATTCTGTATATCCTTTAACAAGTCCATAATAATCACTATCAGGGTCATCAAATCCATTAATAATATCAACTAATTTATCATCAATTGCTTGATTAAGTTCAGTTAAATCCATATGATTATATGCATCATTATTTATGTTTTCATAATTAATGTTATTTTTTGTTTTTAAATTTTCTAAAAATTGGTCAAATGTTGAAATATTTTTTAAATTATTTTTATATATATAGTGCAATATTTTATTAATATCTATTGATGTTTCATTATTATCAATTACTAATGGAAATGTTTCTAATTGTTCGTTTGCTGCTGCTGCTTCTGCTTCACCAAAAGATTGACTATATTCTGATAAATAAACATCATTAATTACATCTAATTTGTGTTCATTTAAAAAATCAGTAAGATTACTTTCTTCATAAAATTCAGATATAGTTTCATCATCTGCACCCATCATTTTAGCAATTTTATTTATTTTAGACATATTAGTATTCGATAATGTGCGTTGCATATAATTTAATTCATCAGTATCGACATTTCTATCATTATAATATCCATTAGCAGTTGCAGTAACATAATCATAATTATCTTCTAAATTAAGTATATTAAGAATAGTACTATTATCTACTTTAATTATAAAATAATTGCTATGAAAATAAATTCCTTTACAATTTTCTTTATAAAAATTACTATTTGTAATAAAATTTTCTAATTCTTTATAATTGTCAGAATTTTCATAATTTAATAAAATTTTTAAAAATCCTGTACTTTTTTTATTATATGTATCTATTATTGGTTTAACATATTGTTGAACATCGGGATTTGTAGAATAAATTTCATAAACATCACCAATACTTAATTTACTAAAATCCATAATTTTATTTTCCAATGCATATTTACTATATTCATATGGTAAATATTTATATCTTGGACTTTGGCTTGCAGCTATTGCCCTTTTACGATAATATGTGTCAATTAGTGACTTCTGTGCTTTATCCATAAAAAATTAAATTTCTTCTCCCATTAATACATTAAATTGTTTTTCTGGCATTGGTTGTCCCGTATCAAGATATTGATGAAGTAAATGATAACCACCTTTATCATTTTTATACTGCCATAAATATTCAAATTGTTCATTGCTAAGTAAATGTCCTCGACCAATATATTTTGATTTTTCTTCAAATGTAAGGTTATTAAACCAATCTAAACTTTGATTTTTTGTACCTAATTTTTCGGTTTCTTGCTCTTCGTCAGGTGTTTTCGGTTTATTAATAAATAATTTTTCTACTGGAACTTTTTTATTTTTTAAATATTTAAAATAACTTTGAATCTTATTACCATATTTTTCAATATTACCTGTAGTATTATTTGCATCAGTTAATTCAATTCCTCTATCAGTAGCATCAACAACAACAATATGTAATGGGTCACTTAAATCACGATTACTATCAATAACATAATAAAATGTACTTGTTTTAGTATCACGATAACTTTGCCACATAGTATTTGCTGGTTGCCCAATACAAAAACCATAATGTTGTCCAGTAAGTGCACCAGTAGTATAATGAATACATTTACCAACATCATTACCATCATAAATTTTAATGTTATTACCTTCCCAAATTGGTGATTCGTTGGTGTCTACATTAATTTTGCCTTTCCATTGTTCGAGACCTTTAGACATAGATTCTAATCCATGAATAAATTCAGCAAATTTTAGATAATTAGAAAATGTTTTATTATTAATAATATATCCTACATCGGATATTTGTGGTGTAGTAATTTTATTTGTATTAAGCAATTCAGATACTGTTGTAAATAAACGTAATATATCATTTAATCCTCTATCACCAACTTCAAGATATGCTTTAGACATAATAGGAATAAGAATTTGATTTTTTGACTTATCAATACCTCGAAATTTATTTATTAAATTATTTATATTATTATCATCTATACCATTTTTTTTAAAATAGCAATAGCTTGTTGTTCTGTTTGTTTAGATTCAGCTAAATAATTTTTAACTTCTTCTTTAATTATTTGAATGATATTCATGATTATACGATTAATTCACTTAATAACATTTACAATAAATACAAATAAATACAAAAAAAGCGAAGAAAATTCTTCGCTTTTTAAACACTATATTCAAAACCATCTTTAAATGGTTTGCTGTAAACGGGTCTTACTTGTTTCCAAATAATATCATCGTAGTTTTTTTTGTCATATAACTTAAACAATATTGAACGATATTCTGTCTTTAATGCTTCCATAGCAAATTCTCTACGATTTGTAATTCCATTAACATGGTAAATTCTTACAAATTCTTTTAATGACAATCTTTCAATTTCATTAAAATCAGTTTGTATAATTTTTGTTGTTTTCTTTAACCAATTATAAAATTCATCTGGAACTCTGTCAAGTAATGAATCAAAATCATAATTATTCATTAAATGTTCCCAAATTGTTAAGTTTGAAACATTTGTTAAAATAACATGTAATCTACAATATTCTGCAAACTTAACTTTAACTCTAAAACCATCTTTAAATCTTACAACAAATCCTTCACGATTTTCTTCTTCAAGTTTTTGTAAATCTTTAAGATTTTTAATATTATTTATATCATATTTCTTAACAATTGAAAAATAATTTGAATATTGTGCAACTAATTCATTATAATATGCTTCAATTCCGGTTTCAGTTACAATTCTTCCAAGTAATACAAGTTCTCTTCTATCACCATAATCAACAACAATACGATTTTCTGGATATAATACTTCAAATAAAAAAGTACAATTTTTATTCAATTTATCGTATATGTTAATATCAATCATTTTTTGTGCTTCAATACATTGTTCTGAAATAAATGAACCTCTACTTGCCACAATCCATTCCATACGTGGTGCATAGTAAAATAAGATAATAGGTGAACCATCGACTTTTTCAAATATTTCAAATTCTTGAGTCATATATAAATCAATTTCAGAAGAATCATATTCTTCATAATTTTTAAATTTCATAAATGGACGTGCTAAAATATTACCTTCAACATCAACAACCAATCCACGACAAGACATAGTATATTCGTCCCAAAATTTTTTTGATTGAGCTTTTACTGAATAGTTCAAAATCCAAATTTCATAATTTGGGTGTTTATTTGCTATAATGAGACTATTATCAATATAGTTATTTAATATTTTCCAATCAACTTTTTCAAGTAATTTCACTTTAATTTCCCCTTTCTTTTGGATATGAATAAATTTTGTTTCTTTCTATAAATATTCTTCTTAATTTTTTTGTTTCAGTATTATTTTTACCCAAAACATATGCATATTTATGTTTTGGTTTCATTTCTCTACTTTCACAGGACAATAAATAGTCCTTTGAAAGTTTTCTTATTTGTAATGCAATTTCTTCCGGCATTTTATCAAACATTACACTATCTCCGTTTTGCCATTCATCATGCCAAATAATTTCATTTTCTTTTGCAAGTCTTTTATAAACAGACCTTGCTCTAAAATATCTATCGGATACCCATCTTCCGGTTTCAATTTTATATTGATTTTTTGCACCAGATTTCTTACCCAAATAATAAAAATTACATGCTTGATAAATTGTGCCTAATTCTTTAGCTTCAACATCTGAATAAGCAACAAATAAACGATATTGTGTATTTTTTACCATCCAATTAATTGCAAACATAATCAAAGAACTACCTAAATTTTTGGGCGACCAACTAATACAAGCACCTCTGCTTATTAATCTTTCAATCTTTTTTGTTTCTTCTCCCAATAATTTCGAAAACACACTTGGCATATCAATAATTACTACACCTGCTAAAATTCCATTATATCGTGCAGTAAAAATATGTGTTGGATATAAACTTACTCTACCCAACCATTCATGTTTTTCAATAAAACTTTTAATTTCTTGAAAACATAAATCTTTTTCTTCAAATTGAAATTTAAAATCAGATACTTTTAAATTTTTCGATTCATCAAGAGTTATATTTGCTTGTTTTAAATCATTGGTTAAATTATTTAACCTAATATCATATTGCCAACAATGTTGTTTATTATAATTATAAACCATTTTAATTTATACGAATTTTTTGTAATAATGTTACAAATCTTTTGTTTTAATATGTGCAAATGTATAAAAGAAATTTAAGAAAACATAGAGTATTTATATAAAATTGTGTTTTTATGGTGAGTTCTATAAAAAAAGTGGTAAATGAAGAAATTGAAAAGAATGTAATTAATGAATCATATGTTATAGGTGGTGATAATTTTAATTTTAAACAACTCGTAAAAAATGTGTATTTTTATAATTATAGTGGTTTTTCAACAGAATTTGATGCTGATGTTACAGAAAGTAATATTATAATCACATGGCAAGTTTCATTTTGGTTAAATGATATGGGTATTGAAAATTTTATTATTAGTATAGAAAAACTTGAAGGAACTTATAATATGGAAATGCATAATATTCATTCAGATGAAATAGAACAAAAATCGCAAAAAAATATCGAAGAAACTAAATGGAAATTCGTTATTAACGAAAAAACTTCACTTATATTAGGTAAATCATTATATGTTAAGGATTTAGAATTTGATTTCAAAAATCAAACTTGCAAAGTAAATTTTCAATAAAATAAACATGTTGGAATTCTGAATTCGTCAAATGACGAATTTTTTTATTTGTAGCGATGACGAGAATCGGACTCGTATTTGCTCCTTATGAGAGAGATATCCTACCGTTGAATGACATCGCTAAATTATGTTGAGAATTTAATCTCAACATATGTTCTTTTGTGTCCAATTCTATGTTCTTCAACAATTTTAATTGGTTTTCGCATCCATTGTTTTCTATTTTTAGAAACCAATTTCCAGTTTGGAAATCTTGTATTATTTCCTTTTCTTTTACCATGACAAGTTTCCATGTCATCGTAAATAATTCCACCATACCATTTTTTGCCATTATTTTCACCAAGATGAAAACCACAGTATGAACAATGAATTTTTCCTATTCGTTCAAGATGCAATTTATATGCACGATTGAATTCGCCACGATTTGTGGTTGTTTTTACTAAATTTTTATTTCCCATTTTTCTTGTTACGCTTTAGTGCGTTACAAGAATTCAAAATTTTTTTCATATTTTATATTTTTGAGATTATATCTTTATGTTTTTTCAATGACCATTCAATGCTTTTCCATGTTAATTCCATTGCTTCTGGATTATCTAAATCAATTTCAGATTCATCAATTTCTTCAGGTATTTCTTTGAATTTTATTTTACTATTTTTTCTTAATCCAAAATTCATAAATTTTCATTTTTTATTATTACTGACTTAATATATTTTTTACCATTCCATTCATCATGCCAACGATTATTAAATTGGTCATATGCGAATAATTTAATTCCACCAATATATGGGTCATAAATAAATACCCGAAAGTCATCAAAACCAAATATAATGCAATAATGTCCGTGAGTCCAAGTATTTTTCCAAGATTTCTTATATTCTTTATTTGCTTGTAAAAGAACAATTACTGGTTTTTTAGTAATTATTTGATTTTTTAAATATTTAATATTTTTACGTTCTTCTAAATTGGTTTCTAAACCAAATTTTTTTAGTAAAATAACTAATTTTTCTGGACATAATCCATCAATTGGTGAAATTTTTGATATTTTTAAAAGTGTATTATAATCAACTTTTATTTTAGAATGTTTTAAGTACGACCATGCTACTGCAAGACTACAATCAAAATCATAATTCTGTTCACGCATGGGAATCTGTAATACCATATACATAAAATTTCCCTTCTATTTGTCTCCTTGGTCGGAGTCGAACCGACACGCCCGAAGGCACTCGCTTTTGAGGCGAGCACGTGCTACCAATTTCATCACAAGGAGTTATCCTCTTTTCTTTATAATTCGTCTATATTCAATTTTTTTTCTTTCAGTTATTTTAACTGATTTTCCACATCCACAATCATCTTCTTTTGGATGTGGTTTTCTAATATTTGCCATAATTAATTAATATTTTTTCAGATGGTTTATTATAAACAAGAAAACCACCACTACACATTATTCTATTAGGTATATTAAATTGACAACCAACAGGTACAATTATTATTGGATAGTTAATTGGTGTTGATTGATTTATAATTAATATATTCATTGTTATTATAAGTTTTTATATAAATACTTTAATTAATTTATTCGTAGCGAAGATGGGAATCGAACCCACACGAACATTACTGTTCACAGGTTTTTAAGACCTGCATGTACTACCTATTTCATCACTTCGCCATTATTTATTATTCCAAAATAATGCAATTTTTTTACAAAATGCAATTGTTTCTTCTTCTGTCATCGTATTTTTCATATAATTAATTGGTGTACTTACAAAAACAATATTATCTTTTTCATATGGTTTATTTGAATTTATTCTATCTAAAGATGCTGCTTCTTGTATTGAAAATTTTTTTGTTTTAGAATAATTTGGCAATTCTAATTGTATTCCAGTATAAGGACAAATTCCATTTTGTTTTTGCCATTGTTCTTTTAAATCAATTAATGTTAAATTCCCTAATTTATTTCTTTGTTTTGCTCTTCTAATAAAATCACGAAAACCTGTATATTCATCTTTATGATTATTTGCAATTAAAAATTTTGGATTTCCTATATATCCTTCAAAATTTTTTCGATTGATATCATTACGATGGATTGCTGAACATCTTAATGAACAAAAATGATTTTTATTTCTTTTTATTTCGGATATCGATTTTTCAAAATCATTTCCACAATTATCGCATTTAATTAATTTAGTTTTTCTTTTTTTTAAATTTTTCATCTCCATCAATATTTTAATATAAATACTGTGGAGATGAAAAATATTTGGTGGAGATGCGGGGCATCGATTCCCCGGTGTTGCAATGTGATTAATAAGTTTTCTACAAGTTTATTTGATTTTCCTAAATCAGCAAAATGTTAATTGTATTTTTCCAGAACAACTACAAAACTGTCCAGAATTGTTTTTACTTCCCTTCTGACTTGGAAGTTTTTTGCTGTTTATTTTTTTCCTATTACGCAATTGCAAGTTCAGCACTCTTTACAAATACGCTATTTCCTTTTGTCAAGGAAGTAGGAATAGACATAATGTCTTCTGCATTTATTGTTTTGAACCTTTTTAAAAGTAGTCCGATTCAACTACTACTTGCTTACATCATTTTTCTACATACAGTCAAATCCATTCATCCCCATTATTTTAAAGAACTTATTATATTAACCATGTGTTCCATCAGTTAATGATATTCCATGTTTTAAACCATGAATGAAATCATCAACAGTATTATCTTTATCAAAATATTTAGCAATTACAATACCAATTTCATTACCAATATCAGATAAATCACCACTATAACATATAGATTTAAGTTGTGATATTATTTCATCGCTTATTTTACTAAAATTTTCCATTTTACATTAAACATTTTTTCATAATCATTAGCATCAACAAAATTTATTTGCATATATCCAACTCCTGTCATTATTCCGATTAATAAATACTTAGGATTTATTAATCCTTTAAGTGAATTATCATCAAATATACGGTCTTCAGTAATATTTTTTTCAATTAGACATCGAATAACATATTTATTATCTTTAGTTTGTTTAATAAATCGAGCAGGAATTATAAATATTTTATGCAATTCTTGTTTCATTTATTCTTTTCAGATTTTTTTCTAAAACTCCATTTATAATCAAAACCATGTTGAGTAATTTTATATTTATCAGCCACTTCAATAATTTCTTTTTCGCCTTTACCAAGCACACCACCCATAAACATACTTATTTCTTGAAATGCTTGAAAACTATCAAATATTTTATAAAAATGATAATCGCTTAAAATTGGATTAATAAAAAGTTTTTCATTACGTTTATGATAATGACCAATATTTATTCTATTATAATCACTATCATAAATAAAAACAGGTGCTTTAAAATCTCTAAATAATTGAAGTGAATTATAATTTTTAATATAATTATACTGCTCTTCAAGGTTTCCATACCAACCTTTATTATCAATAATTGTTTTTATTAAATCAAAATCATATGTAATTGTAGTTGTAAGTTTTTCTGGATAAACTTTTCTGTTTTCGCTATATAATTTCCAACCAATATATAGTTTTCCACAAAATCCAATAATAAAAGAACTACAATTTTGATAATTTTTATGTTGTTCATTTTTTATTGTATGATTTTCAATATTTAAAAAAGGTGAATCTTTACTTTTTTTCCAAGAAAATCCCTTTCTTTGAAATATTGATGGAATTTTTTTTTCTTCAACCTCAATTATTTTACGGTCATAAACAAGTGTTTTATCGATACCCATCGTACCAACAACACCATCGTAATAATCTTTTTTATTGTAATTTATTATTAACATAATTTGACAAATTTAGTTTATTATATAAATATATGCAAATAATATAATATTTATTTTTTATTTTAGCACGTCTGGAAGTAATCGAAACCTCATCCACGGGGTTGGAAGCCGTTATCTTAACCATTAGACGACAGACGTATATTATAATTAATTTATTTTGTAGCACAAGTGAAATTCGAATTCACACTTTAACGGGTTTAAGCCGTTTCTCTCTACCAATTGGAGTACTGTGCCATATTTTATTGTGATTATCTATATAACTATTTGATAATGTGGAGCATGAGGAATTCGAATCCTCCTGATTTTCTCGGTGCAGACGAGATGACCAACCCTAGCAGTCCCATACCCCATTTTATTTCGTGTAAAATTTAATCCATTTTCTTATCGTATTATCACTCACACCATATTTTCTTCCAGTTCCAGTATATCCTAATGTTTTAACTTCTTCTTGAAGTGTTTCAAATGATGGTCTATTAACTTTTCTTTGTTTTAATGAATAGCAATTAACACATGTTTTAGAATTATTTTTTATTTTTTTACCACAATTACAAATATTAATTATTTTATTTTTTATTATTTTTTCTTTATGAACTTTAATGTTAATTATTTTTCCATTATGAATATTTCTAACACCTTGTGTTGGCATTTGTGAATGACAATTTGGACATAAAATTCTTAAATTTTCTAATCTATTATCATTGTGTATTCCATTAATATGGTCTAACTCTAAACCAAGTTTATTATTATTCCATATTTCATTTTGTCCACAAATTCCACATTTTCTTTCTTTTAAATTTAATTCAAATAATTTTAATTTTATTTGATGACTTTGCCATCCCATACCATTTAATTTTAAAACAAGTTTAATGAAACTTTCTATGGTATGTCTATTTCGTGGCGATTTACCTCTATTCCAACTTTGTCCAAGAAAATGTGATGTATCAATATTATATTTTTTTATGGTTTTTGAAATATGTGCATGATTACCACCATTAGCATTTAATTTTAAATAACGTAATACTTCACTAATTGCTTTGCTTTTAAGAACAATTGGTTCTAAAAATTCTTTTGTATATTTCATATATTATATTTAATATAAATACATGAAATATTAGGAAAGATTATTGTTTTTTAAAAAATATCTTTGTGTGAATGACTGGAGTCGAACCAGCAAATTTTCGAGTCTAAATCGATTGCCTATTAACCATTTGGCTACATTCACGTTTATTGTCTCTCAAGTCGGACTCGAACCGACACGCTACTATTATTTCGCACTGGTTTCTTAAACCAGCTTGGCTACCAGTTACAACACTGAGAGAAAGGTATCACCTTTTTAACCGATAAATATTAAATATCGGTAATTAAGGCGATATTATGATTGTATTTGGCACTACAATCTTTTGTATTCCCTGTAGGCTTCGAACCTACGACATTTTGCTTGTAAGGCAAACACTCTGACCCATCTGAGTTAAGGGAATATATTTGTTGATAAAAGCCAGCATTAAATCAAATTTTATATGATAATGTTAGTATTTCCAACATCATATTTATTTCTGTACTCGGTATGTTAATCGAAAACATATTTAAAAGAATGAGAATCTTTTGTCCTAACCATTAGACGAACCGAGCATTTATCATTCTGGTTGTATTAAAAAATGTTTATAATGAAAATGAATTTTAGTTTTAAAAGATGTTTCAAAAAATTCTCCCTGCTCTTTCATATCTTCATCGTTTTCTTCATATTTCCAAACAACTATAACATTATTAAGAGATTTTGCTGCTTTTTCTAATATATTAAAAACTGCTTTATTTGATAATGAATTAATATATTCAAATTCACAAGTAATTGTTAAATCAACATTAGAATGTTCTTTAATAAATTCATCTAATGCTTTATCAATATCATCAAAAAACATTGAGGAATTCTCAGGAAATGATTTTCCTGTTATTGTAAGAATACCTTTATTAATATTAAAAAAAACTGCGGGTGTACTGTGAGTTGCATTAATATACAAATTTTTCATAATTTAAATTTTAAATTTATATTTCAGTACTGCATGAGGAATTCGAATCCTGCGAAGCCTTTCGGCACTTGCTTGAAGGGCAAGCCACTTTAACCACTTGTATAATGCAGCAAATTAATTATTTCATTTTTAATATAATTTAATATAACAGATAATTATTATAACACATTAATAATCATTGCCGTCCCCGTGGGATTCGAACCCCTCCTTATCATAGACAGTGATACATACTAACCATTATACTACGAGAACGAATTTCCAACATGTCAAAGAACAGTATACAAAGAAAAATTTTATTTGTTACAAATTCTAAAAAAAAATCCCGACCATTTTAGCAGTCGGGATTTTTCATTTAAGAAAGGAGGTGTTATTTGTAATAAATATTACCCGACTGAATATAATGTATCTTCTGCATCTGCCCATAATAGGACAACTGCCATCTCTGATACCAATATGTCGAGTACTTTTTTCATCATTTTAAAATTAAAAATAGTTTCTTTTATTCTAAATACGTTGCAAAGATATAAAATGTTACAATATATACAAACTTTTTTTAAATTATTTTTTATATACAATATTTTTAGACGTTCTAAAAAGTATTTATTAACATTAAATGGCTAATAAATATCTAACACTAATAAATTAATGGAAAATAACACAATTTGGACGCTTGAAGCTCTTAAAGAGCATTATGATGTTGTATTAAAAAATCAATATGAACATTATAAAATATTGCTTGCTGAAAGAGACGAACGTGTAACTCAAAGGTATCAAGCAATGGAATTAGCTGTTAATAAGGCAGAGGTTGCAACAGAAAAACGTTTTGAATGTGTTAATGAATTTCGTGCACAACTTGGTGACCAGTCGAGAACATTAATGCCACGTATTGAGACAGAAGTATTGTTAAAAAATGCTAATGATAAAATTGATGCACTTACAATTAAAGTCGAAAAATCTGAAAATATAAAAGCAGGTGGAAATGCTATGATTGCATACATTGTTGCGGGAATATCAATACTAATCACAATTATTACATTATTAGGAAAATTTTGGGTTAAATAAAAATTAAGATAAATTAAGTGATTTGAAATAACTATCAAATAATGATTTAATATTTCGACTTCCAACTGGATTCATTGAGTGTATTAAAATTGTTTTTGGTAATTCTAATTTATTGTCAATGCAATAATCTATTAACCATTTAGCACAATGATAACCAGTTTTTTCTTCATATTTAGGTATAAAGAAATTCTTAGCATAATCTTTATATTCAATGTGTGAAATTTTTGTATTTATTGTTACTTTGAGATTTTCATATTTCCAAATAAATCCACCAGCAATTTTTCTTTCACCTCTAGCACATTTTGCAATGTTCGAAAAACTAATATTTAATTGCCTTCCTGCTTCATTAACTGAACCATAAATATTAATTAGATTATTATTTATATCATATTGAGATACTGTCATACTATTTTTATGGTTTTCACCATATGCAGAAAAATCTCTATATAATACATTATGTGAATGCCATATATTTTCAGATGATGTACACCACTCTAAATTATTAATATGATTATTCCATCTATTTCCATCAATATGATTAACTTGTGATTTTTCATTATTAATACCCATAAATGATTCTAAAACTAATCTATGAATTTTTTTGTGTATATTTTTACCGCAATTATATAATGTTACATATAATCCAGATATGTTTTTTAATGGAGTTAAAATATTATTACCTGTTGTACCTTTTGATTTTTTTGTTCTTAAAATACGACCAAAATTTGAAACCATGTAAATTCCTTCATATCCAATAATATCCATCCACTCTTCAGAATTTTCCAAATCATGGTCAAAACTAATAGTTTCTGGAATACCATTTTCTTGAATCGTTTTCACAAATTCATCATAATTTCGTACAATTTTCCAATCAAGAATATTATATATTGGATTCCCTAAATAATAAAAAGAATCGATAGGACTGCGGAAGTCATCAAGAAATAAATTATATGACATAATAATTAATTTAAAATTTTAACAAAGATAATTAAAAAAATTAATATTGCTGTTCTGGTAAGATTCGAACTTACAAACTCACTAAAGAGCATCAGAGTCAAAGTCTGACATGTTTAGCCAATTTCATCACAGAACAATTTATTGTTTCAATATATTCAAACCAGCAATATATTAATTACATCACTAGAGAATTTGGGGGTGATGAGGTATTTGAAACCTCCCCGACAGAACCACAATCTGGCATGCTACCGCTACACCAATCATCCCATATAAATTATATATTATTATTAGGTATTTCAAAGAACTTTGCTAAATTTTTAGTTAACCTTTTGGTTATGCAGTGATTACTACGTGCAAGTAATTTAACATCAATCACTTCGGGGTGACACGGTTCGAACGTGCGAGGGATTTCTCCACCTGCTTCCAAGGCAGGACTGCTACCAACTACAGACCTACACCCCGATATATATAATAAAAAAACCCCACTCTTACGAATGGGGTCAACATTAACCTAAAACTTCTTTCGAAAAATTTAAGCATAATTTCCCCATTCAGACATCTGTGGATGTTGCTGTGGTTGGGGTTGAATATGTATTAAATTTTTCATAATCTAAAAATCCATAATATGAATAACAAAATGACTACAAATATATGCAATAAAATTATAAATACAAATAAAAATTGAAAAATATTTTTATAAAAAATTGCATCACTTTTATTGTGATGCAATTACTTTTAAAATTCTTAGTCAAGTCTTAAAAATTTACATAACCACTTTCTGGCAATAAATTTTTAAAAATCATTCCTGTTCTCAGAGCTAACTTAATTACTAATTAAGCAATGATTCTCTGTTCATAAATACATAGATTGTAAATATAATTTCAATATTTTTGATGATATTCATCAACTTTTAAATAATATATTTAGTATTTATAAAAAAATGATTTTGATGAAGAATAAAAAAATCATAAAAATAATTAATGAAGTAATTACAGAATTCGATTTTTTAGGTAATGATGAACATCTTAAAGGACAGGAAGACATTACTTTGCTAAAAAATGAAGATATGCAAAAACAATTTATTTGTGATTCACTTTTAAGTAAAAAAAATAAAATAAAAATTGTAGAAGTTGCTGATGCTCGTATTGGTGGAAATTGGGACGAGGATTTAGATGATGCAAATAAACTTACAATTGAATATTACTTGAAAATTCAATATACTTATGACCTACAAAAAAAACCAATTATATTTTATTTAAATTTCGATAGCGATAATATTTCAATTAGTAAAGATGGTTTTTATGATAAGGGTGGTAATGATGTTGCACCATATGGTGAATCATGGTTTAACTCATTAAATTGGAATGATATAAATGTTACATTATCTACTGAAGACGGTGATGAAATAGAATTTATTGCATTCAAAAAAGCACCACAAAAAATACAAATGTTATTTATTAGGGAATATACTGCAGACTTTATTGGAACAGAAACTAAATTGGATATCCGTACAAGAGAAATGAATGATAAGATTCAAAATATTCCTTATTGCTAATCATGACAAATGAGAGAAAAAAAATATTAAATAAAGTTAATGAATTAATTGATAAAAGAAAAAATGAGTTACTTAATGAATTATCAAAAAACAATGTATTAGAATTAGATGATTCATATGTAGTTACAACAAATACTATTTAATTACCATTTTTTTAAAAAACAATGCGATTTAGGACTTCTTACTTTTGCGGGCATATAACAGCCACAAAGTTTACAGAAATTTCTTTTATTTAATTTATCACAATTGTTAACACAAATTTCAATTCTTTTTTTTGCTAATTCTTCTGTTTTAAGATTTGGAAAAGTGAAATTTTTCCACCCAGTATAAATTTCTGATAATTTACTCATATTTAACGATAAATAATTCTACCACCCTTATTCACAACAATACTTGGATTCTTTTTTGATTCTATTAATGCATTATGAAGTACTTCTGGTGAAGTAAACGCTTTATCATATATTCTAAGTTTTTGAATTCCACCAATAAATCCAGAATCAAAATTTTGTTCTATAGTTAAATTATTTTTTCTTTCATCTTGTACTAAAATATCTGAAGCAGTATATGTAAAATTATTAATATATAATGTGCCACCAGTATTGAATAATCCATCTGTTTCGATTAATATTCCCACATATACAATATTTTTTCCTGAATTATCTTTTGTTCTAAATGTAGTTTTTATTGGTAACCAGCCATTTTCTCCCGTTAATATAATATTAGGATTTTCATTACCAAATCCGACAGTTAATGCGTTTTCTGGAGTAACAGGAATTCCATTTATACCATAATACATTACTTTATCCAATTCATATTCATATTCACATCTATCCATAAATGGATGTAATCCAAGATTTTGAAGACTTAATATATATTCATTAGTTAATGGATATATATATTCAGTACTATTAATAATATCAATATCAACATTATCACTATACATTATTACTGATATTTTATTAATACTGCCACCACTAAAAAAACTATTATTAAATAATGATAAATTAGTAATATAATCTCTATTTGATAATACTGAAATCGGTTGATTGAATTTTATAAAATATGTATTTCCAGTTCCACCAGTATATTGTATGCGCATTACTGTTAATGGATGTTTTACATTAGGATTACATTTATCAATATATGTAAATGTTGTACTATCAGCACTTAATGATAATCCTGCTAAATATGTATCACCTGTTGGTGCAGTATAACAATCTGTTGAAATAGGATTGGATTCTACCAAAAATTTGTTATTAATATAATTTGTATTTTGACCACTATATATCACATAAGTTTGATAATCGTAATGCCATGAATGTTTCAAACCAAAACTACCACCACCCCAACTTATAGAATATGGTACACCTAATTGCTTTTCTTTATCATTAGAAAATGATTTAAAATAAAATTCAGGAAAATCATGTAGTATCCAAACTGCACGACCATTAGCATAAAAAATTAATTTACCTAATCTTTGTTCTGTACAATCAATTAAATCTGGGTCATCAATTGTATTATTAGGGGTAAATACAATTGTAATTATAGTTAAACCAGTAATTCCACTTAAAACTTGTGTAGATTGATTTGTAATAATATTACCATTTGTATTAATATATTTATAAGTTAATCTTTTATCTTGTGTTATTTCAAATGCAATTACATTATTTTTAATATTATTAATTTCAGGAGCTTCATTAAATATATTTTCTTTATTATCTTCTGGTACTTTAAAACCTTTTTTAATTATTTGTTTTTCTATAATTGCATCCAAATAATTTTCAAAACTTGTTGTTACACCTGTAAATGAAGTTTTTCCTGTTATAGTTTCACCACTAAAATATGGATTATATTTATCTTCTGCACGTGCACCCATCATATAAAATATACCTTGTGAATCAGGTTGCAAATACAATAAATTTTCAATAGTTATACCATTATTATATCGTGCTGGTAATAATTCATATTTATAATCATTTAATTTAAAAAAACCTTGTAAATATCCACCATTAAGTTTGAAATAATTACCTGTTATACCACTTGTAATACCAGTTATTGGAAGAAATTGTGTTATTGCTATAACGCCACTTGTTTCTCCTGATAAAGGATTATAAACTATATTATAACCAACTCTATACATAGAAAATAATGTATCTTTTGGTGTAAGTGTAATTCCACTCCACATAATATTAGTTCTACCATTATCAAAAGAAGTAAGACCAAAATCAATTAAATTAATATTATCAGAAACAGCACCATTCCATTTGGTTAAACTGAAAGCAGTTAATCCTGTATTCCAATTTTTCCATGATTTTATATTAGTTAAATCAATGTGTATTGCCAAATTATTGGGAATTATATCATTTAAACATTCTAAACTCATTTTGTATAAGAATTTAATTATAAATACTAAACCCATTTAAATATAGTTGAGTATTTATTAAAAATGATAAAATTAAACGTATTGCTTCATATAAAGTATTTATATAAAATAAAATAAATTATAAAAATCAAGAACATGAAAAAAAATGATAAAAAAAGACTTTTTGAGGTCATGAGTAGGCTCGACAAAACATTCAAGCCAAAATTAAATGAAGATGTTGAAATGGGTGCTGAAGTAAGTCCAGAAGAACCCGTAGCAGCATTACCATCAGGTGAAGAAACTTCCGAAGAAAAAACTCCCGAAGAAAAACTTGCAGAATTAACAGCAAAAGTTGATGAACTTTATGCTATGCTTCATGGTGAAGAAGAGGAAGAAGTTCCTGCTGAAGAAACTGGTGAAGAAAATCCTGAAAATCTTCAAGAATGGAATTTTGATAAAAAAAAGGGTGAAGAATCTAAAGAAAAGAAATTTGAAAAAGCTGAAGAAAAAGAATCTAAAGAACATGAAGAATCTGAAATTCCTTCTGAAGAAAAAAAAGAACATAAAGAAAAGAAAGAGTTAAAAGAAGTAGAAGATAATGACGGAAAAAAAGTTCCTGTTGCTGCTTGGGATAAAGCAAAAACTGGTAAATAATTAAATTTGATATATTACAATTGAAATGAAAAAAGTATTTGATACTAAATCATTGCTTTTGGAAAATATGGCAAAATTAAATCCAGATTTTAAACTAACTGAAACCGATAAAAAATGGATTCAAAAAGCTGTTAATCCAGAACATAAAGGTTATTGTACACCCATGTCAAAACCTACATGTACTCCAAGACGTAAAGCATTAGCAAAACGTTTTAAAAAGGGTATTGAAGAATCAAAGATAATTTTTAAAGAAAATATTAATTTTCCTGATATTAATCTATATAAAACAAGAATTACAAAAATAAAAGAATTTATAGATTTATTATTAAATCAGGGTGAGCTTGAAGTTATTGATACTTTATATAGATTATTAATTGATAGAAAAAATAAACATATTTCAGTACCAGTTAATGTTAATGAAGATAATTCATCTGAATATTTGGAAAAAGTTGAACATCTTAAAGGTAAAATTGATTATCTTTTTGATACTAATCATTATGATATTCTTGATAAAATTGATGATATAATTTCGAAATTATTTCCGATTAGTGATGAAGAACTTGCAGCAGAATTAGCTTAAGATATTAATAAAATATGATTGAAGAAAAAAAAACACCACGTTTTTGGTCTGGTAGATATTGGAAAAATCATAATATTTCTGATACTTTAAAAGAAGTGGTCGAACCTGATAATATTGATGTATCATCAATTCAAATGCATGATACATTATCACCTTTTATTTGGGATTCAGAAGAAAAAATAAAACCAGAAGTTAGAAAAATTTTATTAATGAATGCTAAAAGATTTATTGAATTTTGTGATGCTGAAAATCTTAAATTTAATGATATTATATTGACAGGAAGTCTTGCAAATTATAATTATAATGAAAATTCTGATTTAGATGTTCATGTTATTCTTGATTTTAGTCAAATATCAGAAAATAAAGAATTTGTGGGTGATTTTTTTAAGATGAAAAAGCAATTATGGGCAGAAAATTTACCAATTCAAGTAAAAGGACATGATGTTGAAATGTATTTCCAAGATAGTGCCGAACCACATTATTCTTCTGGAACATATTCACTTATTAAAAATGATTGGATTAGAAAACCAATAAAAAAAATTGTAAATATTGATAGTGCTGATGTACAATTGAAAGCAGCAGATATTATGAATTCTATTGATGATTTAGAAACACATGAAAATCAAAAAGATTTTTTAAAAAAGCATGAAATATTAAAAGAAAAAATAAAAAAATATAGACAATCAGGACTTAATACTGGTGGAGAATATTCAACTGAAAATCTGGTATTTAAATTACTGAGAAATACTGGTTATCTTGAAAAAATGATTGAATTAAAAAATGATTATTTAACACAAGAATTAAGCCTTGATGAATTCATGAATTAAGTTATGAAAAGATTTATAATAACAAAAGAACAATTAAAAGAATACATTGAAAGAAAAAAATCTGAAAAAGTATTCTATGACATATTAGAATGTTTGCATAAAAATTCAAAATATTTGAATGAAGGTATTTCACATAAAAAAGCAAACCAAACAGTTATTGATGATTTTCAAAGAAAAAATTTAATAACTCCAAGTATATACGAAATGTTGATGAAATACAAAATAATAGATGAAAAACATGAAATAATATAAGATTCCTATTTTTTTGTTCTTAATTAAGTATTTATAAAAAAATATAAGATAAATAATAAGATATTAAATAATATTCAAATGAAAAAACACACATCAGAAGAAGCATATTATGAAAGAATGAGAAATTTGGCAGTTGTTAATAAAACAATTGTAAAAGAATCTCAGAATCGTAATTTAGGCACTTTAATTGATTATAAAAGAGCAGCAGATGGCGTTGCTTATGGCATTATTAAAGAAAGTCATAATTATTACATTAAGAAAGCAGGTCTTAAGGAAGACCCAAATGTTGCTGATTTTGCATATATTGGTGGATTGGCGAATATTACCGAATTTCAATATAAAAAATTATCAGAAGCTGAAAAACAAAGAAATATGTTGTTTCGTACAATTAATGAAGCAGTTTCATTAAAATCAAATAAAACTGGTAGTAAAAAAAGATTAAATGAAGATAAAGCTGGTGAAGAAATTAAAGCAAGTCAAGAAATGGCTGCTGGATTAGATGCTGCAAAAGATACAACTCCTACTTCAGAACCTATTCCTGATTTAAGTGGTGAACCAGAAAGTGGTTTAGAAACTCCTGCTCCTACTGAAGAACCTATTTCTAATACAGGTGCTGAAGAACAAACACCACCTACTGATATTGCAACTGATGGAGCACCTGCTGGTGATGAAACTGGTGAAATACCTGCAGAAGTACCTACTGATGATAAATCTGGTGAAGAAATTCCTGCTCCAGAAGATAATACAGAAGGTAATCCAGAAGACCAAAAAAATATTACTACAAAAGAAATTGAAAAATCTCTTGGTAAATTGACAGAAAAAATAAGAAAAACAGAAATGACAGATTCTCAAGTTAAGTCATATGTTAATTCATTTCTTGCAGCATTTAAAGATAAATTCCCTGATGTTGAAATTGAAGATAGAAAAGCAATGGCAGAAAAAATCACTAAAGTTGTTCCTGATGAAGATATTGAAGACTTGGGACAAAATGTTGAAAAAACTGAACCTGCTGAAGTAGAAGAAGGACAATGTGCAGAATGTAGTAGTTTTGCTAAATTCGCAGAATCAAGAGGATATAATGCACAATCAATTCAAGAATGTGGTGAAGAAGAAATGACTAACTTAGTTAGTGGTTATGCAAATGCACATAATGATGGACAAAATGATGGTGATTTTAAAGCAGTTGCATTGTTTATTACTCCTGAAATTCTTGGTAAATTGAAATCTGATTATGGTCATGATGAATACAGTGAAAAATTAACTCCTTATACTAATGAATTAGGTGAATGTGATGAAGCATCTAAAAAACAACAAATTGAAGAACTTTTTGGTGGTATTGGTAGTGCATTTAAAAAAGTTGGTGGTGATATTAAAAAAGGTGCACAAGCAGTTAGTAATGCTGTTGGTAGTACAGTTCAAAAGGGTGCACAAGCGGTTGGTCAATATGCTACAGGAGTACAACAAGCATATCATGCTGGTGAAGTACCCGGTGAAGTAAAAAAACTTGAAGGTATTGCTGCTAATTTAGGTAAACAAGTTCAATCATTAAATACAAGATTAACTAAATCAGGTCAACAACCTATTGATATTAAAAATATAATAAAAGCAATATCACAACAAGTTACTGGTAAAGGTGCTGGAATTGCTGGTTTAAATCCAGTTGCTGAAAGTCTTGATGACCCAGCAAAAATTGAAACACAACCTATTGAAGAAATAAAAGTGCCTGAACCAAAAGCAGGTCAAAAACTTAGTGCAACTGCACCAATAAAACAAATTAAAGAAGAAGAAGAACCTGAAGTTAAAGATGATACTACTGAAGAAAAACCAGAAATAAATATTGCCCCTGCTGCTGATACATTAGGTGGTGGTGTTATTAAACCAGAAGGTGCTGGCGTTGAAATTAGAATAGAACCTGATAAAAGTATTGACATTTCAATGAATGAATCCGAAAAAAAACTTAGAAAATATATTCGTAACAGACTTGAAGAACATGCTGGTTTAAGAAAACCAATATTAACTGAAAGTAAAAAATCTCCAGCATTAAAAAAACTTGATTCTATAATTGATAAACAATACAAATTATATGAATCTGCTGTATTAAAAAAAAAAGATAATGTAAATGAAATTTTTGGACTTGGTATTAAAGAAAAATTTGCAAAACTTGACCCCAATAATGCAGCGAGTGTTGAAGCATTATTTACTTCAGTATTTAAAAACATATTAATTAATCCTACTATGGGTGCAATTGGTAGAGCATCAAAAACAACTCCAATTAATATTAAGTATGATATATTAAAACAATATGTTGATAATAATGGTGGTACATTAAGACTTGCTGATAGCAAAACCGTAAAATATGCGCCACAATCTATAAAAAATGCTGCAACAAAAAATGATTATTCTGCTGTTGGTGGAAGTGTAGCAGGAACAGTGTAAAAACACATAAAATTAAAAACCCGAAATTATTCGGGTTTTTTTGTAACATTTTTATATCATTATCGTATAATAATTAAATTATATTATTATGATAGATAGAACATTTTTAAAATATAAATTTTTTAGAACATTTATTGGTGGTGGTTCAAAGAAACACGAACTTGAAATATTTAAAAAAGTTCAAGGCAGTAAAGAAGATAATTCAGATTGTGATTGGTTTGAATATAGGAGAATATTTATTCAATATTTTGACGATTTACTTAACGTTATTTTTAGTTGGAAAATATTATTAAAAAATTTAAGCTATATATTTGCCATCCTTCCAATATTTTTATTATCAAAAAGTCCACTAATATCAATAATTATTTTTTTAATATCAATTATATTTCAAATATTATATTTATATTTAAAAAATAAAATAAGAAAAAGATTAAATGATTATAATATGTGTCTAACAATAATATTATGCGAAATAAAGGAACAAACAGGTTTTGAATTCAATAAAAATTAAAGCCACGCCAGTGGCTTTTTTTATTAAAAGTATTTATAATAAAATTACATTATGGACTACGAAGATAATAAATTAAAACTAATTTTTATTTTAAAAATTGGTTATAATGCAAAGGGTGAAGGTCTATATGAATTTATCTTTTCATTAGACCCAACAAATATTGATATGGAAGGTTGGTGTTGGGATTTAAGTCCTGCTTGTGATAATGCAACTCCACCAACAGAAGAATATATTAATGCAATTTTTAATTTAAAAACCAGTTCATTTGATTTATTTTGCCTACATGAAGCAGTTGATAGAGAATATATGCATGGTTATCATACAATACATGCTTTAGCATATGAAATTGAAAAACAAGCTGATGAAAATGGTAATTTTGGTGATTATGAAAAAATGTTTGAAAAAGATGATAATGAAGAATTTCCATTATTAGTATTTCATTATGGTATGACATTAAGTAAAGTCAAAGATTTACTTAATGCCAGAAAAATTATTTTAAAAAATAATGAATTTGTTGAAACTTCTTCGATTAAATTATAGTATTTATAATATCTGATTACCCATGAGGTAAAACAGTTAAGAAAACGTATTTATGCGTTTTTGGTTTTTTTGTCTATCTTACCATATTAGGAAGAAAAGATTTCGAAGTTCGATACATCATTTAGGAATGTACCGAGCTTTGCGGTTTTAATCAAGGATAGTATTTATTATAAATATTTATAAATGTCTGAAGATATTGACAAATTAAAAGATAAAGAAGAAGAACAATTTCCTGACCATATTCCAGTCATTCCATTTGATGCTCAAAAGGAAATAGAAAAAGAAGAACAAAGAAAATTAGCAAAAGAACTTCGAAAAAAATCTGGAAATATTGAACCCATTATTGTTGCAAAATCAGGTCTAATAAAAAAAGCAAGTGAATTAACTCTTCATGAACAAGAAGATGAAATTATTCGTTGTGCTTCAAATCCAATTTATTTTATTGAAACTTATTTGACAATTTTTGACCAAACTCAAGGTAAGGCTGGTCTTATTGTTCCTTTCAAATTATTTGAATTTCAAAAAGAATTAATTCAATCATATTTAGAAAACCGTTTTGTTATTGCTAATAAATATCGTCAAGCAGGTATTTCAACAACAACTTGTGCATATATTGCTTGGTATGTAATGTTTAATCGTAATAGACAAGTAGCTATTGTTGCAGATAAACTTGAAACCGCACGTGATGAATTAATGAGTGATGTTGTTGATTTTATTGAAAATTGTCCTGTATGGCTTAGACCAAAAACTGGTAGAGATACAGAAAAAAATTTAAAAGATACACAGAAATTGAAATATTATGATAATGATTCAAAATTAGGAGCATTTGCATCTAAAACATTACGTGGTATGACACCAACTTTATTGTTTTGGGATGAAACAGCATGGGCAGAAAAGGGTGATAAATTCTGGACTTCAGCACAGCCAACATTACAAACTGGTGGTAATGCTATTATGGTAAGTACACCTTCTGGTCTTGATGCTGTTTTTTATCAAACATTTAATACTGCAAGAAAAGGAAAAAATAATTTTAAAGCGGTTGAATTATGGTGGTATAATGACCCTCGTTATAATAAAGAATTGGTTTGGCTAAAAAATAAAGGTAAAACCACTGAAAATAAAATAATTGATACAAATTGGAGTAAGGAACAGAGAATTAAAATGATGGACGATGGCTGGGAAGCAAGTAGTCCTTGGTTTGAAGAACAAATTCGTAATGCCAATGGTGATATGCGTAAGATAGCGCAGGAACTTATGTGCGTTGGAAAAGATTCATTAATTACAATTAAAAATAAAAAAACTGGTATTATTGAAACATTAGAAATTTTTAAATTTTATGATAAACTTAATGAACAAAATAATTCTTGTGAGTATTTATAATAAAATATAATATGAAAAAAGAAATATTAATTAAAAATTTAAATAATGTAAATATAAAAAATTTTAGTATTATGGGCGGTGTTGCACATTTTAATAAGCTGTTTCCAAATCTATTAAAATATATTAACGAATATACTAAGGAAATTCAAATATATCCGTCAAACAAAAAATTACCAGCAAAAATTTTATTTTTACAAAAATATAATGGTGACATTAACAAAATTAAGATTGATAACAAATTAATGATTTATGACTCAAAATTATGCGATTTTAAGAAATATAATTTAAATGCAGCAAAAAAACAATGGGATTTATGTAATGATGAATTATCGAAAATTGTTGAATTGTATTCTAAAATAGAAACAATAAATTTATTAAAAAATAAATATAAAATTTATTATGGAAAATCTGGAAATAGAAAATTATTAAGAGATGATAAAAAATTATATTTAAGTTTATTATACTATACATCTCATTTGAATTTACTTAATAAAAATTTAAATAAATTATCAATGAGATTATATATATTAATTAATAATATTGATATTTATTGTCACAAGCATAATGTATTAAAATTTTGGAGAATAAATAAGGGTGAATTTAGTATTATTTGTGGAAAATGTGAACCCAAATATCCATCAATTAATTGGTTTAAAAAAACATATTGTGATAATTGGAATTATTATTATAATGAACGAAAAGAAAATGTTAAAATAAATAAAACAAATAGTATTGAATGGTTTCAACGTAAATTTGGTACTGAATTAGGAATTATAAAATATAAGGAACATGTAAATATTAAAATGAATAAATTATCAATATTAAAAGCAAATAGATATAGTAAAATTTCTCAAGAATTGTTTTGGAATATATATGATAATATAGATA